TTTTGAAATATTTTTCCAACAAAGCCATTACTTCTTTTTTGTCTACCATCTGGCATTTCCTTCAAAGCCTGCATCTTCCAAGTCTTTTTGGCAGTCAAACATTGCTCGTTTGCCTTGCCCTGCGTATTTGTTCAAAATATCATGGCATTGAATTACTTTGTCCCAACTTACCTTGGCTTGGCCTGGTGTGAAATCAACATGAAGTGCTACTAATGTTCGTAGCAGAGGCAAGTCTGGTTCGTAATCCAAACTCATGGTACCAGCAATGTGGTCAGGACAGCCTTCAAGGCTAGTGAGGGGATTTTTGAACACCATAAATGCACCGCCAACTTTTTTTGGCGCACCAATGAGATTGGTCAGCTTACAACTATAGGCAGTGTAGTCTTCTCCCACCTCAATTGGTCCTCCCTTGAGACTTTCAAGGTTACTGTTGCGTGCCACAGAAAACACCCCAGTAACGCTTGTGGGCGCCCCTTCAAGACTTTTCAATCCCATACTGCTGACATTGAACATGCCTTTGACCTCGCCAAACCTTACATTGAATCCTGATGATCCCATAAGGAATTGTATATCTCCAGTGAGATTCAGCTTGTTTTCATCGTCAAAGCGTATTTGCCTAATACGCGAGGAATCATAATAGAGTTTGAATGTGTTCCAAATCTCTTTTTGTTCAGTGGTTAAGGCCATAATGTTCTCAATCTCTAAAAACCTAAATAATATTTAGGAGAAATCACATGTTCGGATTTTTGTCAAATAAGTTGCTGCTGGTTGGAGTAGGTGCCTTTGTGCTGTTGTCTGGCACTTTTTACATTTATTTCAAACACACACAAACACAACTGCAAATCATGGCTGCTAATGTGGCCAAAGCTGAGATAGCTATTGACTTACAGAAACAAGCTATCACTCAACTAGAGAACTTTGCACAAGATCAAAAGATCTCCATGGAGATGATGCAAGGACGAATGAGCAAAGCTGAAGCTGATAGAGCCAAACTAGCTAAAGCTATCAAAGACTTGAATATTGTAGGCAATGCCCAGGTTGATAGGAAACAACTTCAAATCAACTTGAACAATCAATTGAATGAGTTGTTCAACTCAGCTGTTGAAGGGACAAAAAATGCGCCAACTACCCCTTAAATTTATTACTGCTAGCTTACTTTGTTTGTCTCTAGTGTCTTGTGGACCAAATGTAAAAGAACTGGAGATCAAAACCAGCAACACAAAAATAACAGTGAGTGAACCTCCATCACCGCGAGAGTTGGTTATCAGCAACTTAAATGTGAATGTAGTTACAGCAGAAAATTTCAAAGAACTTGAGGCTCAGTTAAAAGCAGATCCCAAGAGTGTGTTCTTGGTAATGACCCCATCTGATTATGAAAACCTAGCATCAAATATTGCAGAGATGCGTCGTTATATGCTGCAACAGGGCGCCATTGTGCAATACTATCGCGATATGGTAAAAACCATTACACAAGACACACCCACTCCAGAAAAGACAAAATGAGTAATACGCAAGAAAAGTGGTTTGTGAAGTATTGGCGCCCTGCTGCTGCATGGATTTATTTGGCCATATGTGTATTTGATTTTGTAATCATGCCTGTATATGTTGCTAAAACTAATTTGAAATTGGAAGACGTAGTCAAAGTTTCCTCAACATTTGAAGGCAGTGAAAAACTGGGCGCACTAACACTCTTAATGAAAAAGAACACTTGGGAACCCTTGACTGTTATGGAATCCGGAATGTTCCACCTGAGTTTCGGCGCAATACTTGGAGTAGCTGCCTATACTAGGGGCAGAGTACAAGAGGCTCAAGTAAATCAACAAAGCACACGCCAGAGCGTTGACAATCCCAATTACTCTCCATCATAATCACTCAACATAGTGGCAACAAATGATGGTGTTGTGTCCATCCGCAAACGCTCACCGCGAAGGGTGGGAACCTGCGTATCAAGGTCTCTAGTTCAAAAAGCCTTGGCCACAAAATTGAACAAAAAGGATGAAAAACCTTGAGTTTTTCACCAACTTCTGCCATCAGTTCTGGTGGAGGTTGGGCTTGTTGGATAGGTATATCCAACATAACCGGGCAAAGGCATGATGTGCCTTGAGTGGTAGATCCTGCGCTGGAAATAGGTGCCCCGCCAGTGCTAGAGGGTCTGAACTGAGACTGTGAAACCGGAATGAGGTTTTTTCCAACCATTCTCCCCGCAAGGGGAGAAATATGACCGATCCTCCAGAATGAGATGCGTCTTCCTGTAAATACTGAATGATGCAAACTAATGAAGCCCAAGATTGGGAACAGATAAAAGATCCAGCAAAAAGATGGCTTGGAAGATTCACATATATGAATCAAGGAAAGAATCCCGAAAAGCACGTATTAGATACTCTCATCAAGAAATATCCCAACAAAGCTGGAGTCATATATCGAGGAATGAATTTCACTCGGGAAGAATCCTATACAGAGTTCATGGAACTGTTCAACAAGTCAAATGGCAAGTTAACGTTCAATGTGGTCACAAGCTGGAGTGGTGATCCCAGCACTGCTAACCAATTTGCATTGACTCAACCCACTTATCAATTGAATCCTGCTGTGTTAGCCGCTCATGACCAACAAATGAAACGTCGAGAAAGGCTTAGTGGTTACAGAGGAGTAATTTTGAAAACCACTGTCTCTGCTGGAGTGGGCATTGATGTTGACGCCACTGGGGTTGGACATGAGAGTGAAATTGTGTTACCTCCTGGCACTTATCAAACAGAGATTTACCAAGAAGTAAAACAATACAAACACAGTCTTGAGGATGGCGACACCTCAGTTGATGATGTGATTTTGAAAACAACAGCAGAGAGCTTACGCAGCCGATCTACAGAGCACAGCTTCTTTGACTATGTGATACATCATCATGGCCAGGAATTGAGTCCAAAAGCACAGCAGCATTTGTTGAAATTGTTTGGTCCTCAAACTGGTATACCTTTGTTCAAGAGTTCTGTTGATCAGCATACAAATTACTTTACCAAAAAACCTGAGGTGACGTTTGACTATCACATACCAAACATACGGCTGTTTGAGTTGGCAGAAAAAGGAATTTTCACTCCTGAAGTAACAAATAAGATCAGATTGTTGGGTAAAAAAATCATTAGTCAAGCACTGCCTGTAATAGAGAGTGTTATAGTTGATGCCACTTATTTCAACCCAGCACAGTTGGGTCTGGTGAGTAGGATTAGTCAGGACAACCGAGTGATTGATGCTATAAGAAAAGCCATTAAGCCAGCAGTAGCCCAATTGAATCAAAAAGTTCAGGACATCAACAAAATACAAGATCCAAAAGAGAAAAGGCAGGCCATTGAGCATTACAAGGATGAGATGGTGCGCCTGTTAAGCAGATTGGGCATATAGTAAATACGTCTATATAACGAAGATCAAGCATGATTACAGGCACACGCAAACTCATCAGCAAGGAAATCCAACAGGATGCTGATGTTTATGTTGGATCCACTGGGGAAGTTTGGTTCCAAGAAGGCACCCAAACATTACGCTTTGGTGACGATGAAACCCCTGGTGGCATACCACATCACAACTGACAACAGCACCAACAACTGGATTTTTGCTGTGGTCTACTGGGGAGAAGGGTGGCACAACAATCATCATGCCAATCCTAAAAAATGGAATTTTGGTGAACGCTGGTGGGAAATTGATGTGTCGGGGTGTATTATACGCCTTGTACAAAAAAGTTGACATAATCCCCATGTCTTGCTATATAAGAGAATAGCCAAAAGGATAGACCTTGCGGCAGATTGAGCAAAGGATTTTTGCGATGAACAAAGCTGACCTAGGAATCTTTATCGGAAGGTTTTCTCCTTACCATTCAGGTCACCACCATGTGGTAACTGAAGCACTCAAGCACGCAGACAATTTGGTGATTTTGGTGGGCAGTGCCCGCAGTCCGCGCAGTTATCGTGTGCCGTTTACCTTTCAAGAACGGCGGGACATGATTGAAGGCAGCCTGCCTGCCGAGCTGAAAAACAGAGTGCGAGTTCTGCCTCTAGAGGACGCCACCTACAACGACAGCAAGTGGATCCACAATGTGCAGACGCTGGCTGCCCAAGGGGCGACGCTTTTTGGGCTTGACCCAGCCAAAGCCAAGATCACACTAGTGGGCCACAGCCGAGACAACACCAGCTATTACCTGAAACTGTTTCCTCAATGGAGCAATGTGGAGGTCAGCAGCTTCCGCGACATCAGCGGTACCAACATTCGCAACAGCTACTTCAGCAACATGGGCCACATGTGGGTGAGAGATGCAGATGGCCACCAAGCAGGTGACCTGCCTCAGGATGCAGTGGTGACACCCTATGTGCAGAAGTTTCTCAGCAGTTTCCTTGATACTCCCAACCACAAGCTGATCCGTGACGAGTATGAGTTTGTGCTGAAGTACAAAAGCAGTTGGGCGGCTGCGCCTTACCCTGTGAATCTAGTGTGCGTAGACGCTGTGGTGATCAAAAGCGGACATGTGCTAATGGTGGAACGTGGAGCAATGCCAGGGAAAGGCCAGCTTGCACTTCCTGGTGGATACCTAGATGTAACTGAGCGAGTAGTTGACGGGATGATCCGTGAGCTGCGTGAGGAAACTCGGTTGAAAGTCCCAGCTCCGGTGCTTAAAGGCAGCATTGTCAAGAAGGAAGTTTTTGACGATCCTAATCGCAGCAGCCGAGGTCGAGTGCTCACAGTAGCTTATCTCATTGATCTTGGCACAGGTCCACTTGACACAGTCAAGGGCGGAGATGATGCGGCCTCAGCCAAATGGGTAGCCCTTAAAGATCTTCGGCCAGAAATCTGTTTTGAGGACCACTATCATTTAATCTCTGTACTAGTCGGGGCAATTTAGGAAAAAGGTAATGATGACGCGCATCAAGATTGAAACTTGCACCACCATCAGTAATGTGGACCCCAGCAGTCTCGAGCAGTTGAAACAAACTCTCCGTATCTCACAGAAGCAGGGGTTGATTAGGCCCACAGGTGATCCCAGTATTGATGCGCCCATCACGGAACAAGAAAATGACAAAGAAAACAAAAAAGAAGATCCCAACAATTGAAGCCGCTCTAGCGGAATGTTTGGTGCAACAGGCTGGCGAGCTGTGGCAACCTGCTGAGCCAAGCCTGTTGGAACAACTGCTCCGTTACCGCGAAAGGACAGACAGTGAGTGACACTCCCCAGTTCACAGAAGTTGATCTCAGCAAAACCACACGGCATGGCAGTGATGAGCTAACAGTGGGACCAACCTATATCTGCTTGATTCACGGCAGCTATTTCATAGGCACATTCGGCAAGGTATGGTTTGGCTTGAACTTCAATGGTTGGCATGGCTGCGGCTTGCAATACGATCCACCGGGCACTAACTCTAGCCGTTGGCAGCGGGTGTGGCGGTTTGACAATGCAGAACTCATCAAACAAACTGAATCAGTTGTTGATGCATTGTTGAAAGGCACACCTAATGGGACACTACGACGAACAACGTGATTTTGACGACTATCAGCAAAGTCTACGGCGAGATAAACAGTTGATTGAAGATGTGAAAAGTGGCAAATTTGGGGTGCTCTTGCATGCTGCTGACATTGCCAACAGCAATACAGTGATGGTGAACTGTGGCACATTTGCACGCATGATCAGCATCATCTCACGACTTGACCCGAAAACCTACACATACCCCTGGGAACGATAAGGAAATTTCAATGGTTATGACTGCACGAGCCTACCGGCATTTACGCGATCTCATCTCGGAAAAAAGTTTGATTCAAGATCAAAACTTCACTCTCAGCAGTGGAGCAGCCAGCAACTACTTCTTCAACATGAAGATCTCCATGTTGGATCCCATGGGCAGCAATCTCATTGCTGATGCTATGCTGGATATTCTCGATACATTGGATTTTGACAGCGTAGGAGGGATGGCTGTGGGCAGCGTTCCGTTGGTTACCAGCATTGCCACCAAAAGCTACCTACGCAGTCGCCATTATCCAGCTTTCTTTGTGCGAAAAGAAGTGAAAGATCACGGCGTGCAAACAAAGATTGATGGCCACTGCACTCCGGGTAGCCGAGTGGTGCTGGTGGAAGATGTGACTACTACTGGAGGCAGCATCATGCGGGCTGTTGAGGCTGTGCGGGAGATTGGTTGCCAAGTGGACACAGTGCTCACAGTCGTTGACCGACTGGAAGGTGCGCGAGAGAATCTATCAGCAGAAAAGATTCGCTTGATCCCCCTCTACACACGAGTTGATTTTGAGGATTCATAAATTATGATTATAATTCCTGACTCTCCCATTGCAGTTACACATCTAAAAAGGCCTATTATTCTCCCAGGAACTCCTTTACCAGATTATGTGGTGGAGAAAATACTCGCAAGTGAACAAGTTATTGACGATGATGACTCCTCCTTTGAAACAATGTTTTCTGGGGCAAAACCAATTGATTCGTCCGGCTTTACTGGGGCAGTGACTCAGTGGGTTGAAGGAGAACTTGGAAGTTTAGGGTATCCTATAAATCACAGCAGAGGGATTGACGTACCGCCCTACAGTATCGAGATCAGAACTCGCAGAAAACACGCTACAGCTCCACAAACTTTTGGGTCTCTCAAACTATCAGATATAATTCAAAACTCATGGCTTACATCTGATATCAAAACAAAGTGTCAACTCCACTATCAAGTGATGTGGGATGCGCAACACATGGTTGTTTGTGACGATCAAATCGTGGATTTCCGACATCCTTGGAGACAAGAGGCGTTACAAAAAGCTTTTGATAATGCTAGGGATGAGCTGATTGCATACTATTCTAGGCCCAATATTACAGTGCCTTTGAAATTCACTTCGACTGCTGGCGGAATTTATCTTGAAAGAACTTCAAGGAAGAACAGCAAAAAAAGCTGGTTCTCAGCATTTTACCAGTTTCGAGTACGAAACAATTTGATGGAAAAATGGCATATAGCGGGCAGGAAAAACTCATACGATGAGCTGTTTTCAAAAATTTAAAAGTTGACGTAATTGGGCATCTAGCCTATAAATATGACACAGGAAAAGGATAGACCTTTTCCTTCACATACTGAACAAGGGAGACTTGTTATGTTCAATTACGATAGCGTCATTCTTGACGTCGACAGCTACAAATTCAGCCATCCGTGGCAACTTCCCCCAAACACCACACACATTCACAGCTACGTAGAAAGTCGCGGCGGACGCTTCCCTCGCACACTGTTTTACGGGCTCCAAATGTGGCTCAAGCGTCGGCTGGTGACTCCAGTGACCATGAGCGACGTGGACGAGGCTGCTGGATTGGCAGCCGCACACATGGTGCCTTTCCATCGGGAAGGCTGGGAATACATTGTGCGTGAGCACCAGGGCCGGTTGCCAGTAGAGATTCGAGCAGTGCCCGAAGGCATGGTGATCCCCACTCACAACGTGCTAGCCACTGTGGTGAACACCGATCCCAATGTGCCCTGGCTCACTAGCTTCCTAGAGACAGCTCTACTCCGTGCTGTTTGGTACCCCACCACAGTGGCCACACTCAGCTGGCATGCCAAGCAGACCATTCGAGCTGCACTGGGGAAGAGCAGCGACAACCCCGAAGGCGAGCTTCTGTTTCGACTGCACGACTTTGGCGCTCGTGGCGTCAGCAGCGATGAAAGCGCTCAGCTGGGTGGCAGTGCTCACCTAGTGAACTTCCGAGGCACCGACACTGTTGCAGCCCTCCTTGCAGCCCGACGCTACTACACCGAGGCCATGGCAGGGTTTAGCATTCCGGCAGCAGAGCACAGCACCATCACCAGTTGGGGTCGCGATGGCGAAGCTGAGGCCTATGGCAACATGCTCAAGCAGTTTGCCCGGCCAGGCAGCATCCTTGCAGTGGTGAGCGACAGCTACGACATCATGAACGCGGTCAACCACATCTGGGGCGAAACACTGCGAGACCGTGTGCTAGACAGTGGGGCCACCCTTGTGATTCGTCCCGACAGCGGTGATCCAGTTGTGGTGCCAGTTGATGTGGTTGAGGCACTTGGTGAGCGGTTTGGCTACACCGTCAACAGCAAGGGCTACAAGGTGCTGAACAAGAGTGTGCGTGTGATCCAGGGCGATGGCATGAACATTGACAGCATCAAAACCCTGTATGACAACCTCACAGCACGCGGCTGGAGTGCAGAAAACGTGGCTGTGGGCATGGGCGGCCAACTCTTGCAAGGTATTACTCGCGACACCAATCGATTTGCGATGAAAGCTTCAGCTGCCTGTATTGATGGGGAATGGCGCGAGGTATATAAGGATCCTATTACAGACAAAGGAAAAACATCCAAGAAAGGTAAAGTTACCCTTTGGCAGTCAGGTAACCAATTTCAAACAAGCGTTAACACTCCTCTACGCGGTCTTGAGAATGGTGTGGTGTGGACCGACGTTCTGCAGACAGTCTACCGGAATGGACGCCTTCTCATTGATCAATCATTCCAGGACATTAGAGATCGATCTGAGAAAGTCTTTTAATAAGACTGTCTCGTCATCGATAACAAGATACACGTCGTAGCCAGCTCTTTGCGCAGCAAAGAGCTTGGCTATATTTTGTTCTAAGAATGAATTTTTGGGACCAAACAATGTGTATTTTGACTTGACCTCAAAGATTTTGTGTTCAATCCGGAAATCTGCAAAAAAGGTTTTTTCCTTACCGTGAAACGTGTATTTGATCATTGGTCCTCTTGTGACATTCTCTATGATTCCTACAGCTTTTGCCCGTTCCAAAAAACGCCGTTCATTTGAGTATTGCCAAAATATGCCTTCTATGAAGCCTGAATTTTTAGAGTTGGATTTCCAGTGTGCTCGCTCAAACCCATTTAAGCCAAGTTCATCAATGTTCTGGGATTTGGTTTCTACCATAATACTGGCACGTCGCATAGCCTCTGTTTCACCGGTGGCTGGATTAATTACAGTATTCATAGATTTCTGATTTTTTTCGCTTATCTTTGTGATCCATTTTTGTCCTTCTTCTGATTTAAGCCATTGTTGGTATTTTTTAGCTGTTAGCTTATGGACATTTAATCCAGTATCGTTGTCAATTTTATTTCTTTTGATGTTGGCTACTTTTTCAGCATTTCTTTGGTGAGCGTTATTGCCATAGACATCAATATCAGATGCTTTTGTTTTGGCTGCTTTCTGTGATGCAAGAGTCCCCAAAGTAACTCCTGGAGCTACCTCAATAAATTTTGACTTTCTGATTTTCTGTCCGGCTTGTATCCTTATATGTTCACAATTGGCACTGTTGCGATTACAACAATATTTGCTGTTACGGAATTTCCATTTGGCTGTTTTGTTGCACCCGTAATCACATAAATGATCACCATCATACTCAATGGGTTGAATTTTCTTTTTTTGAGGCTTTCCTTTTGTAGAACAAGCGGGACATTTTGCTGGATTTTGATGACATAGGTGTTTGCCATCCTTAGTTGTATATGTAGCAGGCCCCCCGCATCGGTGGCAATTCATATTTTATTCTCCTTTTGGTTTATTTATACACTTGAAGGGCTTCACCTATTCTTACTGCTATATAAGTGTCCGTCTTTTCTGCATGACCTACCATCAGTATAGACACACAGAAGTTTGCAATGAAAGCCTCTGCTGCCAAGATCAATGGTGAGTGGCAGGATGTCTACAAAGACCCTGTGACCGACAAGGGCAAGACCAGCAAGCGTGGCCGACTGATCCTCACTCGGGAACGTGGCAAGTGGGAAACACTGCCTGTCAACAGTGGATTTGATTGGGCCAACATGCTCCTGCCAGTCTATCGAAATGGAGAGCTGCTGCGGGACTGGACCTTCCAGGAGGTTCGAGCCAACAGTGACAAGGCTGCACTAGATTAAGCCGAACGATTGGGACAAAGAGGGGCATTTTTGCCCCTCTTTTCTGTTCTGCTTAACACCAAAAGATTTGTCAAAAAAGTGCAAACTATGTTGAAACCCACATAAACTACAACTATATAGTTATATGAGCGATTTAAAAACACTTACTTGGGCAAATCACAAGCTTGCCGAAAGTACTCCTTTGATGGCTGCTATGCTTTCTGGAGATATAACACCTGAATGCTACTCTGATCTAGTGTACAGCAAACACTTGTTGTATTCTGTTATTGAAAGCAGACTTGCTTTTGAGTGTGCTGACTTGCCTCGAGCAGGCTGTGCGTTCCAGGACTGGAAAGAGATGGGGTCCCACAGTCCCACTTTACCTGCCAGTTTTTTTGAATTTCACGAGAGACTGGAAACTGTGTCTGAAAGCCAATTGTGGGCGCATGTGTATGTGCACTACCTTGCCCCGCTCTATGGTGGTCAAATCTTGAAGAAGATTTTGAGCCCTCGTTTTCCGGTAAACATGCTGAGTTTTGAAACACCCAAAGCAGCTATTGCTGAGATTCGCTACAAAACACATGCTGGTTTGGCTGAAGAGGCCAATCTCAGCTTTGAGATGACAACAAGGTACTATGACGAACTTCATCAATCTCATCAACCAAACGGCTGATAAATTTGAGCAGCTGATCCAAAACAACACCACTCTCTTGACGGAGATACCAACAGAGGATTTTGGTTGGACCAATAACCGATGGTATAGCCAACAGTTTCGGCTTGCTCATGTGGAAAGATTTCAGCAACCAAAATTCAGTGTGTTGCACACTGTGATCTTTCCTCACCTGACTGATCCCAGCCCTATTTTTGGGTTTGATATCATTGCCAGTGACACCAAGGCCACAGGTTTGTTTTTTGATTTCAGTCCCACTGTTGAAAGTTATGGAATCATATCTAGTCATCTATGGAGTGAGCCACGTGAAAGACCTGAATGGGGAACAATTTTCAGCGAGCATTGGATCGCTTGCAGACCCACATATACGGAAGCTGAAACCATCAGCACATTGGCATGCACACTGTTGGAACAATATCTATCTCAGTTGGGAACAAAAACCACAACAGATGTACCTATGGTCATAAAGAAGCAAAATCAATACAGTTTGAACCAAAGACAAAACACTCATACTACTAGAGTTCTCATGAAGATACTGGGAGAAGAGCGTGGCCAGTATTTTGTGGAAAATATTTTATTCCCAACCATATGAAGAATTGACACACCCTATACTTGTAGTATCTTTCAGACTGAAGCATGGAGTAGAGTATGACACCCGCTACAACGACAGCCAAAACTATTGAAAAATCCAGTGATATGGATGCAACCAAACTGTATCTCAAGCAGGTTGCCAAAAACAAGTTGCTTACACATCAGCAGGAAATTCAATTTAGTCAACAAATTGAAAACAGCAAGAAAAACCTGCTCTTGAATCTGTTCTCTATTCCTATGGCAGTATGGCAGTTTGATACCAAGATTCAAGGTGTAGTAAAAGGGGAAATTGACAGCCACAGCATTTTTGACATTGAAGAAACAGAACTAGCCCCTCTGCTCACAAATCTAGCAAACATTCAACAGGATATTATGCTGTTAAGCACCAGCCCCAATAGTGAACTCTGTCAACGAGTGGCTGAAACCTGTTCTTCGCTGAGTTTCAAACTCAGCTTTTACGACAGCATGGTTCAGCCCTTCAACGACATGGTGAAAGACATTATTAGCGCACAAGGAGCTTACCTGCGCTTTGCACAAAGCAAAGGAGTCTCTCGTGAGTTGTTCCTAGCCGCATACCAAAGCATGTCACAAGACAAAAATTGGCTGCGGTTCAAAACAGTTCACCAAGCCGAAGTGGAAAAGCATGAGTCGCAACTAGCAAGTTTTGTTGCCAACACGGGTATGCCACTTGACACACTCCTTGAAAAATGCCGCCAGATTCGGCAAGAGCAAAAAAACAAGGACGAGGCAGTGGAGATTATGCTCAAGAGCAATCTTCGACTCGTGGTGAGTGTGGCAAAGAAATACACCAACATCAGTCAAACTCCCATTCTTGATCTCATTCAAGAAGGCAACATTGGTCTCTTGAAAGCTATTGAGAAGTTTGATTGGAAGATGGGATTTCGTTTCAGCACCTACGCCACTTGGTGGATCAAGCAGTGTGTGCTGAAAGCCTTGAATGAGCATCATCGTATCATTCGTATCCCAGCTCACATGAGCGACCTTGCCAAGAAGGTAACGCGAGCACGAGCTGAGTTTGTAAATCACAATGGTTTTGAGCCCAGTGTGCAAGAAATTGCAGAGATGCTGGAAATTGATGTGGAAAACGTAGACAAAGTCTACAGTGTTGCGCAGGGCACAATCTCTCTGGAAACGCCAATTGGCGGTGAAGAAGATCAAACCATTGCACATCTTATTGAAGACACTGAAGGGGTGAATGCGTTTAACCTCTTGGCTGAGGCTGACAGCGCATATGCAGTGTCAGAGGTCTTGAAACATCTCAGTCCCAAGGAAGAGCGTGTGATCAGGATGCGCTTTGGTATTGGTGTAAACGAACAAAGCACACTGGAAGACATTGGCAACAAATTTGGTGTCACTCGTGAGCGTGTGCGCCAGATTGAAAGCAAAGCACTGGAAAAGCTCAAGAGTACGGAACTAGCTCAGAAGCTGCAAGAAGCTTTTACCTAATCCACTATAAATAATCTTATGAACAAAACAGCACTGAAACCCAAAACCAAGACAAAGCTGTCAGCTTGCAGGCTCAGTAGAGTCTTGGTTTTGGGTCCGGTGTTTTTCGCACTCGTGGGATCCCCCACCTTTGGTATTGGTCCACTGCTTCTTGCAGAAAGCTGACGATATTTCCTTCAAAATATAGAGTTGTTAAGCTTACGCCTGTTGCATACAGGCGCTATAATTTTTAGGAATGGGAAATCAAATGATTCAATACATTGAAATACGCCAAGCTGAGGGCGGAGAAGACAGTCAACTGTTTGTTGATGATTTGGCACGTGCCTATATTCGCATGGCCAGCAAGCTGGGTTGACTCACTACTGTAGTTAAAACGGTCCCAGGCTTCTGTGTTATCAAACTAGAGGGACAAGATCTTTCACAGTGGGCACAAGAAGCAGGTGGGCATAGGATACAGAGGGTTCCACCAACTGAAAGACGTGGAAGAGTCCATACCAGTACAGTCACAGTAGCAGTGCTAGAGTATCCTTCAGAACAAGCCATTGAAATACTTGACAAAGATCTAGTAATAGAGTGGTTTTCTGGCACTGGTCCCGGTGGTCAAAATCGAAATAAGGTAATGGCCAGTTGTAGATTGCGACACACACCAACTGGGGTAGTCGTTACCGCCCAAACAAGAAGCAGAACCACTAGCTTTGCACAAGCTAGGCAGGAATTGGAGACACGACTTCAAAACAGGTTCAAGAGCCAAGCAGCCTCTCAAACCAGCCAAGAAAGAAAACATCAGGTTGGTAGCGGCCAGCGCGGAGATAAAATACGCACTATCCAAATTCAACATGACTCAGCTGTGGACCATCGCACAGGCAAACGTTGCACTGCGGAAAGTTATCTCAAAGGCGAAATTTACAAGCTTTGGTTGTGAGTTGCATTGTAAATCTAAGTGTGCAATAATACAACTGCACACCAAGATTTTTGTACAGGATCATGACAAAAGAAAAAAAGCTTAAGCCAAAAAACAAAACGTATGTGGTATGTACTGATACAAATCAACGAGTCAAGGGCCTAATTGTTCAAAAAGATGAACAACAATTGGTCCTTGACTTGCCCAGTGGGTATCAGATGCACATGGTTCGAAAGCCAAAAAGAAAATTATATATCCATCATGTTGGTATGCTGGAGTTTACTAGCGATGGCTGGGAAGTCAGCTAGACTTCGTAAAATTTATTGCCTGTGACATTGATGCTGACAAATCCAAGTTGACTACTGCCAATAATTTGATCCTGTGGGCCCAACCCCACATTTGGCAATATAAAGAATTGGTTAGGCAGCAGTTCAGTGTCATAAGCGACCCAATGTTCATCACCCAGCGTACGGCCTGCAGGCAAAACTGCTACTCTAGCAAAATCAATAGTTGTACTCGTTACATTTGTAACAATTACATTTACATAATATCCATATTCAGGCCTAGCAACTACAATGACTAGATTTTGTCCTGGAAGTGGTTGACCACCTCCCAACAATGCTGGATCGTAAACGGTTTCACTGCACATTTGATGTAACGGGGAAAGTTACCATATAGGTGTCTTGTTGTATTTTGGCCAAAAGTCGTGATTGCATAGATGCGTTAAGTAATTCAACGTCCAAATTGGCTTCCAGCCAACCAATCAATACGCTTTCTGTTATTTCATCAAAAGGTATGTAGTTGAGAGGATCAGGTAAAGGTAAAATGCACCGTCCTGTTTCTGACACAGTGTAACCAGCATCTGAACAACTGTATCCCCATAACACTGCCACAATCACATTGTGTAGGCTACTGTCCTGTCGTTTCACTTGTAAATTTAAAGACGTCCAATTGTATGTTACCATTTATATTTCCAATCATTATCCATTGTCGCCTCCTTCGCCGCCACCGCCTCCACCGCCGCTAGGGACACTAGCTTGGAATCTCATTACTACTGCCCAATATGTAGAGCCCACAAATGGGGCCTGTCCAGTGGTGGGCGTGTTAATATTATTGTAAATCCAGAGTCCAAAAGATCCATCAAATTCAACATAGTAAATGGTGTCATTGTATCTATATTGCTGAGCAGGATTATAAGTTCCGCGCCAAATCATAGCTGCATTTACTTGGGTTATATTGCTGGGGAATGTTATTCCAGTATTGCTAATAACTGTAGCACCGTTGTTTGCACGAATAGAACCATTGGCAGTAAAATTACCAGCAACATCAGTACTCCATCGCACTGTAGGAGTAGGAGCAGTAGCGTCATAAAGTCCAACTGTAACGTTATCTGAGTTAAGGTAAAAGTATGTATTACGAGAACTATTTTGAAGAGCTAACCGTTTCTCGCCAGTCTGTGATGAATCACCGGCTCGGAATTCATTTATTGCAACAATACTGCCTCCATCTTGAACGTAACCATCAAGTGTTGAATTTACACTCAACTCAATATTGTTGTTACCTGTTGTAGACAACGTCAGTTTTCGATTATCACCAACCAATTTAGCCTCAGCGCCATTACCTTGCAGGTAAAGCTGGCGCACAGCACTCTTTGTAATATCAAGATACGGCGATCCAGTTGAGTTTAGACTCAACACCTGGTCGGATGTGGATGTTATGACGGCTGTTTCAGTAGATGTGAGAAGTTTGCTTTGTACACCCGTAGCTGATGTGGATAGATCCAAATACGCGCCTCTAAATGGGCTACCTGTGTCAAAAAATCTTATTACGTTACCACTAGTGTCAATTGCTGCATTTCCTACCAAAGTGCTGCCAGTAGGTGCTTTTTGCAGTTGCAGTTGTCCACCAAAACTGCCGCCAACTGGATGTAACAAGACAAATCCACCATTGTTTACAGTGAGTCTGTTTGCAGCGTTCACTGACACTGTGAGGTTGGCATTGTCTCCAAGATATAAGAATGCATTCTTAGTTGAATAATTTTGTCCCAACTGAACGCCAAGGGCTCCATTTGTGCCAGCTTGAATTATGGCTTGTGCGCTAGCACCGGTGCTGTTGTTTAACACAAACACGCCCTCGTTGCCATTGACAGATGTAACGATATCAACTTTTTTTGCTGGAGTGGTGGTGCCTACACCAAAATTACCGGCAATGTTAAAATATGACGTTGGTCCCAACGAAACAACGTCGCTCCCACTTGTGAAGCTAGCAGTGGTTCCAGAAATTGGTGTAAGGAATTGTGTTTGAGTGTTGCTTACCAGTAGGCGCAAGTTTGCGGCGGTAGTAATGCCAACTCCGTTAGGGCTAGTTTCGCGAAATAAACCTGTATTACTTTCTGGGGCAAAGGCAATAGACGGGCTCCCTGAAGACCCGTTTGAAATCCCTGTAAGATTAGCAGACGTACCTGCAGAACCACTATACCCTGAAAAGCCGCTTAAGCCAGAGCCAGACCAGCCGCTAAATCCACTTACCCCACTGCGTCCTGATGCGCCGCTTATGCCGCTGGCACCACTAAAGCCACTAGCTCCACTGAAACCACTGGTGCCACTGTAACCACTTATACCGCTGTAACCACTTACACCACTGAAACCGCTGTAACCACTTACACCACTGAAACCGCTCCAACCACTAGCTCCGCTGTATCCACTGTAGCCACTTGCACCGCTGATTCCGCTTCTGCCACTGTAGCCACTTATGCCACTTGCACCAGATCCAGTAGCGCCACTAAATCCACTTATTCCGCTGTATCCGCTTCTGCCACTGAAGCCACTATATCCAGACTGTCCACTATAGCCGCTTGCACCACTTAAACCAAGGCCACTAAATCCACTAAAACCACTTAGACCGCTTGTGCCACTCCCAGTTCCACCTACAGCACCGCTGTATCCGCTGTAACCACTTACTCCGCTTGTGCCGCTGCCAGTTCCACCTGTGGCACCGCTGTAACCGCTGAAGCCACTTCTCCCGCTCAAACCACTTCCTGTTCCGCCAGTAGCACCACTGTAACCGCTATAACCACTTATGCCGCTTACGCCACTTCCTGTTCCGCCAGTAGCACCGCTAAATCCGCTGTAACCGCTTTGGCCGGAAAACCCACTGCCTACACTACCAGAATAACCACTAGCACCACTGTCTCCGCGTATTTGACCAACGTTGGTCCATTGTGAGGGCGGGCCCAATACGGTAACAACGTACAAGTTTCCGGTGCTTTGGTCAATTACGCCATCACCCAAAGGTCCTGAATAATTTGAATAAGGTGGATTTGACAATACTGAACTGTTGACTATAGAGCCCACTATTCTTACAGACGTACCTGGTGCGCCACTCCATCCGCTATAACCGCTATAGCCGCTTATGCCGCTTATGCCTGATCCAAAACCGCCAGCAACGCCACTAAATCCACTAGTTCCGCTGAAGCCACTGCGTCCGCTTACGCCGCTCGTTCCAACACCTGCTGCCCCACTGAAGCCGCTTAACCCACTATAGCCGCTAGCTCCACTCTGACCAGATCCAGGACTGCCACTAAAGCCACTGACACCACTGTCACCTTTTGGTCCTTGAATTAAACTTGCAGCACCACTAAAGCCACTGAAACCACTCAATCCACTAGTGCCAGTTCCACTACTGCCAGCAGCACCACTAAAGCCACTGAAACCACTCAATCCACTAGTGCCAGTTCCACTACTGCCAGTAGCACCACTAAAGCCACTGAACCCGCTGGTGCCACTTCCACCAGATCCGCCTGCACCACTGAGCCCACTAAATCCACTGAATCCGCTGGTGCCACTTCCGCCAGATCCACCTGCACCACTGAATCCACTAAATCCGCTTAAGCCACTGTATCCGCTAGCTCCACTTATGCCTTGGCCACCAAGGCCGCTGAATCCACTAAAGCCACTGAATCCACTTGTTCCCGATACTCCACTACCACCTTGGCCAGAATGTCCGCTCCATCCACTTGTGCCACTAATACCGCTGCCTGCTGTGCCACTGTAGCCACTGCGGCCGCTCCAGCCACTAGTTCCGCTAGGTCCTTGAATAACACCTACGTCGTTGAATACAACTGCATTGGGACTAGTTGATGTGCAAACATGTAAATGATAATCATTTGTGGAGATGTAAGCATCGCCCAACAAAGGCGGCCACACATAGCCAACACTGTTGAAATAGGCTTCAGTTAAGCTCCCAACACTAGGCACATTGCCTTTGATATTGATGCCCGCCCCGGGTGATCCGCTGAATCCGCTTACCCCACTGTAACCACTGAATCCACTGCGTCCGCTTGCACCTGACCCACTGAAGCCAGATGTGCCGCTCCAGCCACTAACGCCACTTAGTCCACTAGTGCCGGTTGAACCGCTGGTTCCTGAAGCTCCACTAACCCCACTGTAACCGCTATAACCACTTGTGCCACTTTGGCCAGATCCGGTTTGTCCCGTATCGCCACTGAATCCACTATAGCCGCTTACGCCACTGTAGCCACTTGTGCCACTGGCATCTTGTCCGCTAAACCCTGAAAATCCGCTGAGCCCTGAAAATCCGCTCAATCCAGACCCAGATGCTCCACTGTATCCACTTAAGCCGCTTAAGCCACTTGCGCCACTGTTGCCTAGAAGCCCGCTGAACCCAGACTGTCCACTGCGACCACTTTGTCCGCTTTGACCACTAAAGCCACTTGTTCCGCTTTGCCCACTTACACCAAACCCACCATCTTGGCCACTGAACCCACTTATTCCCTGTGGACCAGTTTGGCCAGTTGGTCCTTGAGGACCAGTATGACCTGTTGCACCAGTTGCAGTAGGTCCAGTTGGGCCTGTTTCACCGGTTGGTCCCGTTACACCAGTAGCACCAGTTGCAGTAGGCCCAGTGGGGCCTGTTTCACCAGTGGGCCCAGTAACACCAGTAGCACCTGTGGCTATAGGTCCAGTTGGTCCTGTTACACCTGTGGGACCGGTTACGCCAGTTGGTCCCAAAATGTTGATAGTAGGATAAGTATAAATTGACATCTGATCTGCTTATAACCAACGTTTTGGATATTTATGCAAGCTACGACTATTGTTAAATAGGATTTATAATGTTTGACAAAAGAAGACAACTCACACTATCTCCAACAGACTACTATGAAATTGAAGCCAGCGAAACACTTTGGCATCCATTTCAAATCAGCCCCAAAGGCTTTGTGACGTTCACATCTGCTCACACAAAATTTTACAATAACCAAAATTGGACTATTAGATTGTGGGCAAGTGAAAAGCCATCTGGTATCAGTCTCACAGGAAGCCCGCTGTCAACTCAAAGATTTGTCAGTCCGTTGAAACTGCCCCAAAAATTTGGATTTTATGATGTAACCAACGGAATTTTCAAAGACAACACCCTGTTGTTTGCCTATGGATTAGCACCTGATACCACCTATTACATCAACATTGACAACGTTGAAAACAGGAAAAACGGCTTTTATCTCAAGATAGACTTTGGCGAATTTTAAAGTTACAGTTGCGCATGAGCAATTTGAAGACAAGATTCCTAGAGCAAGCCCTTGTTCTTGACACCGAGACAACAGGACTTGATCCCACGACAGCAGAAATTATTGAATTTGCCACTGCCTTATACCAAGACAGTCAGTGGAAGATCTCAACAAAATTGTTCAATACACCCAATGGCATTCCTCCTGAAAGCAGCGCCAAAAATCAAATCAGCAATAGGATGGTGCAAGGGTCTCCCTATTTTGACCAAAGTGTCTTGTTTGATGTTTTAGACATGCTGGGTGCACCAAAATATTTTGTAGCTCATTATGCAGAATATGATAGATCAGTTTTGGTCAGCAGTTTTGAAAGAATGAACCAAGGTGATGTGGCAGCCATGTTTGCCAATCAGGATTTGTGGATCTGCACCTGGCGTGTGGCTAGGCACATTTATTCCCCCACCTTTCAAGACAAAAGTTATGCTCAAAACTATCTCAGATATCGCTTGGATCTACCAGTGCCTGATACCATTGGTGTGCACCGAGCTGGCGCTGATGTAGAAGTGTGTGGGGCTTTGATTGAGCGATTGATTGAAGATGGAATCAAGCAAGGAGTGTTGGATCCCAATAGAGAAATTGGACCTCAACTTGTGGAGTTGACACAAAAAGCTGTTCCAGTGAAAACCTGGCCTACAGGCAAGCACAAAGGCCAAGTTCTTGAGAGTATTCCAACAGAATATTATCTATGGAGCATGGAAAACCAGGGTATTCTGCGCGAGAATGACCCTGGTTATGACTTTGATTTGGCAGAAAGTGTAAGAAAGATTTTGGAGGTTAGGCTCTCTTCTTGAGCTTGCGACCTTCTTTCAAATGGCGTTGGTTGGGCTCAAATCCTTGAGCTATCATCTTCTCAGCCATATCACGGGCTTGCCTGCCAGTTACCCCTGCTTTTGATAATGCCGTTAGCCAACGGGTCATAAGTTCCTTATGCTCAGCTGCATGTTCTTCAGGACTGCCACGCCAAAATTCCTTAGCGCCTTTTTTCAAACCCTGTAATACATCGCCTATTCCCTCGTTAGTAGCATTGCTCTCAGCAAGTGTTTGGCTGACCATCTCATACTCGATGTAGTTTTTCACAGCCTCAAGATTTTCAGCAGCAATTGTAATCTTAGCTTGCACCCATCCTTCAAGTTCGCTAACAAACTTCAACATCTTGTGCAGTTCGATGCTGTTCTTAGCTGCGCGGTAGAGCTGAGATTGGCTCATACGCACTTCATCATCCACATGCTCTGGTTCTGGCATAGAGGAAGTTGGGGAAGACATGGAGCCCATATCTGGCATGTGCATAGCTGGGGTTGGTGTAGCGAACTCGTCGTTCATTGGTGTCTCCAAAAGGGGTGCAAATTGTGCATTATTTATATATCTGGGCAATGATGCTATAATGTTTTGTTGAACAAGGAAAAATCTCCATGCCCACACTAGGCATCACATGTGTTGACACTAAATTTTATTCAAAAACAAAGGTTGCACTAGAGCGAACCTTGGAAACCTTAAATCATCTTGATATCAAAAAAATCTATTGGTTCAGTGATCAGCCATTGCAGATAGACACTAGTGTAACAATACAACATATACAAATTCCTCAGATTGATAACACTCTTGAAGAGGTTTGTTTTCAGAAAGTCTACTCTGAAGTAATGTTGCGCCAGTGTCCAAAACTGGTGGAAGAAGATTTCAACCTCATAATTCACGCTGATGGCTATGCGGTGAACAAAGATGCCTGGACAGATGAGTTCTGGAACTATGATTACACTGGCGCGGTTTGGAAAAAATGGACCTGGTGGTGTGAAAATTTAGTAGGCAATGGCGGTTTTTGCCTTCGCAGTAAAAAATTGTTATCCGCTCTAGACGCTTTGAATTTACCTACAGATGTTGATGATTATCCTGGCACAGTATTGGAAAAAGACTGGCTGGCCTCACAAGGCTATGCCAAACAACTTCGTTATATTCCAGAAGACAACATCATCTGTAGATGGTATCGACAAAAATTGGAAAAAGAGTTTGGTATAAAATTTGCACCCCTTGCGCTGGCTGATCAATTCAGTATCGAAAGAAACTTTGAAAGCCCTTGGCTGGGCAAAAGCTTGGGGTTTCATGGCAAACATGGGGTACATGAATTTTATGGGGTTGAAATCTAAAAATAATTTTTTTCCGTTGACATTTTTTGAACCTTCTCCTATAAATAACTTAAGGTAGCAAACAACAGTATGTTGCCCAAACACAAAAGGACTGGAACTATAAAAATGTTTTCAAAACTGATGCATAATATTTGGGAAAGGGATTGCTCATTTAGCAATGAGTATCAGCCCGCCGGTATTGTGCGCAAGCCAGTCCCAGCACCTGGAGGTGAAAAGATCTAGATCAACTTTGATATAGACTTTTCAGGACCCTCCAGAGATCACAAGTCTCGGAGGGTTTTTTGTTGGTTGGACATTTATGCAAGGAGAGAGGAAAACGAGAAACAAATATGAAAGCACAAACAGATAATCGTAGATGAAACAATTGAGCTAAACGCTCCCAAAGGTCAACTGGGTGAAAGTCCCCGGTCTAGAGCTGATAATGGTAGACAAATCCATGCAGCCAGTAATATTATTCATCTACGATTGTTTTAAGACAAAAGGATAGAATTTGGTCAGTTGGCAGAGCGATTATGCAACGGACTGCAAATCCGTTACACGGGGGTTTAAATCCCTCACTGACCTCCAAATATTTGTGGCGCCATAGTTTAGTGGTCGAGAACACTCCGTTTTCACCGGAGAGACGGGATTTCAATTATCCCTGGCGCTATTCACCTATATTGACACCAAGATACATATCCTGTAGATACAACTGATGGAGCTGTGGCCGAGAGGCTTAAGGCGACGGTTTGCTAAACCGTTGTACATTGTAAAGGTGTACCGAGGGTTCGAATCCCTCCGGCTCCGGAAATTTTTGAGAATCAAATGAACAAAGTATATGATTGTTTCAGTTTCAACGGAGAATGGGATTTACTGGAGTTAAGGCTCAATACTCTTGATCCTGTGGTTGATTATTTCGTAATTGCTGAAAGCAATCACACACATATGGGCATACCCAAAAAATTACAGTTCAATATTCGTGACAGCAGATTAAGTAAATTCACACGCAAGATACGTTATATCCTGGTTTCAGATATGCCCAATCAAGATGCGTGGGGCAATGATAGATTTCAGCGGAATGCCGCTATGAGAGGCTTGTGGGACGCACAGCCACAAGATTTGGTCATTATAAGCGACTGTGACGAACTACCAAGGCGAGAGGCAGTAGGGGTTGCTAGAGATCACAGCTATAACTTGTTTGGTTTTGAACTAGCTTGGTATTACTGTTACATTAACAATGTGAATGTTCACGGGCATCCTCCAGAAATAGCATCGGTTGGGGTTCGTTTCCAAGAACTCAAAAACCATACGCCAGATGATTACCGATGGGGTATCCGCGGAGCCAAGTATCAGGGCATTTGGATTTTCACCAACAGTGGTTGGCATTTCAGTTATCTTATGGACAAAGAAAAAATAATTGAGAAAGTGCAGAATTTTACTCATCAAGAGTTCAACAACCCAAAAGTTTTGAGCACAATTGATCCAGTTGAAGCTGCATTGGCAGGACGCGACCTTTTGGGCAGAGACTGGATGAGTTGGAAATTGATGGAAAAAAATCAATTGGACCTACCAGCATATATTTGGAAAAATTGGACCAAATTTGAAAAACACTTTTTGTCACCAGGATTAGAATGAAAAAGAAAGTTTATGACTGTTTTTGTTTCAATGGTGAATGGAGCATACTCGAGCTACGTTTGAACACACACACCCCTGTTGTGGACTATTTTGTGATTGTTGAAAGCATTTTCACACATGTGGGTCGCCCCAAGGAATTGAAATTTGATATCTCTGACCCAAGAGTTGCAGATTTTGCCCACAAAATACGATATATTTTAGTAACGGATTTTCCCAATGAAAGCGTTTGGGGTAACGAAGTCTTTCAAAGAGATGCCATTACCCGAGGATTGTGGGATGCAGAGCCCAACAGCTTGATCTTGATATCAGATTGTGATGAAATCATTAGACCTGACTGTATACAAGCCTGTCTTGAAAACCAAGAATACAAGCTTTTTGGATTTCAACAGTTGAGTTATTTCACGTTTTTAAATAACAAAAATGAAGCAGGCAGTGGTCCTCAAGTTTGGAGTGTGGGGGTATATTTTGAAGAACTCAAAAATGCCACTCCTACAGAATATCGAATGGGCATTAGAGATGGACATTTCTCTCACATGTGGTGGTGGCACGATGCTGGATGGCATCTCAGCTATATGATGACAAAGGAACAAATAATTGAAAAAGTCCAGAACTTTGCTCATCAAGAGTTCAACACTCCTGGCGTTTTGAGCAAGATTGATCCCATCAAACGAGCTAGGGCTGGGGAAGATATTTTGGGTAGAGAACATTGTCGATGGCAGCTTTTGCCTTTTGACTCTGTGGATTTACCCGCTTACGTGAGGCAAAATCCAGATAAGTATCAAAAATACTTTTTAGAGCCTTAACACTACACTATGGGCCTATAGCTCATTTGGGAGAGCGCTTGATTTGCATTCAAGAGGCGCCTGGTTCGAACCCAGGTAGGTCCACCAATTTAAATAAATGTGCCAGCATAGCACAGCGGTAGTTGCATCTGCTTTACACGCAGGATGTCGGGAGTTCAAATCTCTCTGCTGGTACCATTATGCCAACCTAGTGATCGTGGTCGACACAAACCGCTGAAGACGGTAAGAGCCTGGTTCAATCCCAGGGGTTGGCACCATTTCAAAGATATACCATGCCTAAAACCCTAATTTCATCATATGCTTAGTCGTAGGGACATGTTGGCAACACAATTGCATCTCGCCACGCAACGTGTTGGGGTAAATCCTCCTCCCCCAACCATGGGAATAAATAAGTCAAAAGTCTAATACAGAGGACTAGAATGAGCTCATCTGAATTTTTGAGAAAGCTTTCTCTTTTGATAGAGAACAGTGGGTATGATACTAGACTGTTGACTCTTCGAGAAAAGGTTGAGAGAGTCATGAAGCAACCTGACTTAGATTCGTGGAAAGAGTTAACAGAATTTGTGCTGCACTTAAACACTGACGGCTTGGATGAGCTTGAAAAAATCACTGTTGACAAAATCAAAAATGTGTGTGCCAAAGTTGAAGCCAAACCTCAATTGGCACAAAACATGAGACTGGTTTTAGATACTCATTATGGGCATTTGGCTTTTTTCACAGGCGGTAAGAAAAGTAACTTCAAGGAAAATGCGCCAACTATTGTGAGTGCTACCACCAAAAGTGGAGAAATAGATCGTGCTGTGGCGGACCGGATTGAAGACCCTGAAGGTTATTTCAAAAAGGCGAGCAGTTACTATAGCAAAAAGCGGAAACGGAAATAACGCTTTTTGGAGTTGACAGTGTAAGTTTGCACTGTAAATTTACGATGTTGAGGACCGGTAGTAATTGGTCCTCAACAAAAACTATGGATCACATGTACTCACTGGTGTGTACAACGGTCTTTTAAACCGTCCTCTGCGGGGTTCGATTCCCCGGTGATCCTCCAATACTTTTGGACCGTTAACTCAGTGGTAAGAGTGCCATCCTCTTAAGTTGGAAGTCCTGGGTTCAAATCCCAGACGGTCCTCCAAATTTTGCGCATCTGGCTGAGAAGGGAAGCACACCCTTGATAAGGGTGGAGAGGCAGGGGCAGTACCTGCGGTGCGCACCAAGTTAAGAATATAATGGGGCATGGGCAAGGTACCCGGAGGATCTTTGCAAGATCCTAGCCTGATCGGCGCGATACCGATATGCTCCACCAATTGTAGGTCGCTGGTGAATTAGTATCACGTTGAGCTCCAACCTCAAAGTGCCGGGGGCGGTACCTGGGTGGCCTGCCAACTATTCTCTCAACCAACAATTGCCATCGAGGTTGGAACAGCCTCCCAACACACCATGAGAATGGTAACTAGCCGGCAGCAATCACCTAGCTGGTGAAGAAATCCGGAAGTGGCATCCGGCGATGGCGATTTAACGTCAAGACAATAAGGGCCTGTAGCTCAACTGAATAGAGCGTGAGACTTTGGATCTCAAGGTTGAGATGGTTTACTCCTGTCATACCTGGGGAAATTGTACGCAGATCCTACGGATCAATGTCAGGTTGACTCCACACCCTCTTAAAGCCATGTAAATAAATGCAGACAATAAGACAGGAGCAGGGTTATATGGGAACGCATGACCTTAGAAAATACATCAATATCTTGCAAGAAAATAGCCAAAAGCCTAACGCTCTGTTAGAATTTGAAGATGACAGAGATGATGGCGACGGAGATGGCGAAGAAGAATATATGGAAGCTAAATTTCGTTTTGTCCTCCGAGGCGTAAAATATGCAGGTATAGTACGTGTGTTTCCAGGAGGCAACGAAACAACTGTAGAGTATGATCTTAACGGTAGAAGATATACTAAGACTATGGACTCTAGTTCAGTAGATGACTATGATGAATTTATAAGGAATGCCAAAGGATTCATCCAAGAAATCAACATGTTGAAAGGCGATGGCCACCATTCAGTGGAAGATATTCCAACTACCTAATATAAATCATTTTGGGTAAATCGTATAGCAGCTTTTCAACTGTCTTGGCAAGACAAGTAACGCCTGCGACGTGTACCAAGTTTATGGTGTCTAGAGTCAGCAAGTGTGGACGCGGGTCTGTGGAACCCGCCAGTCGGGGGCAGTACCCGATAGACACCCATTAAATATTACTATGAAAATAAGTGAAATCACCTTACCAAAAACGCGATGGGATGCACATGGTATTCTTGTAAAAGCTGGATATAAGAGATTGGGCAGCGGAGCATTTGCTTCTGTTTATGAAAAACCTGGCCGCCCATATGTTATAAAGTTGTTCGGTAGTGAAGACAGTGCATATCGTGCATTTATTGATCTAGCAAGAAAACATCCAAACAAACATTTTCCAAAGTTTTTTGGTAAATTGATTCGCTTTCCTGATTTTTATGGTATAAGAATGGAAAAACTCTCACCATATAAAGGAAACTCCAGGTATATCCGAGATTACATCTTGTTTGGAGAAGACGAGACAGAAGAAATCATGCATCGGCCAGAATTAGCAGAAGCATGCGATTTGATCACGACTTTGCTGGGAAAATACAATCTCGATATCAAGAATGATAATATTATGCAGAGAGGAAATACCCTTGTGTTTATTGACCCAGTTTGGGGCAAAGAATAAAAAGCAGACGCCAAGAGATAATATCCCAGGTTGAACCAGCGTTCCACCGGCCTTCATACGGCTGAGTGAAAAGGTGCAACTCCTTTGCCTGGGACTAAAAATATAAGTTGACTGACCCCTCAACGCACTTATAATCTGTGTATTGATAGAGAGCGGTGAGGTAGAGACAAAAATAGAGATTATCCCGGACGGGCGCAAGGTGTGCCAGCAGATTGTTAATCTGTTCATCAGGAAAGTTCGATTCTTTCTCCGGGAGCCAAAAACAAGATAGGACTGACGATGGTCCTCCCTCAAGGGTTCGAGTACATGGTTGGGTTAGCGTCCAACTTGCAGCAATGTGCGAAATCACAGCGTCCTCTGGAGCTGGGTGTAATGCCCAGATAGGCAGCCGGTTAAGCCGAACAAGCCGGTATATCATACGCAGACACGGCGCTGCATGGTTGCTACAAGGAACATTTTGAGAGAATGGTGTGTAGGGATAGACAAGCGCGACGCCCAGGGTTGGCCAACTTATGAGACGTGAACCGTTTCCGCACCAGCAAATAGGACTGCCCATGGTCCTCCTGAAAAGGTTTGAGAACATGCCTGGAGTTTATCGCCTAGGTAGTAACAATGTTTGAAATTTACAGAGGTCTCTGGTGCTACGTGTAACTCGTAGATAGTCAGCCGGTTAAGACGAAAAGCCGGAGTATTTGTTGTTACCTACTCTTTACTGGGGTGTCATTCAAGTCTAGAGACGTGTGCAGCCAGCGTCAAACTATAAATATCCTTATGTTGATATTTGAAGTTTTGGCGCCAGCGAACACAAGACTGGAATTGGGAAAACAACTACAAAGTATTTTAGATGCTGTGCGTGGTCCAGAAAACAGCCGGGTCAAGTTAACCAAACATCTTCTAGATAAAATGTTACAATACAATATTCGTGCCAGTAATGTTGCAGCTATGGTAAAAAAAGCTTTTCGATTCCACAATCGCCCGTTGGCTGAACTGGGAACAAACAACAGAATCATATTGCGGAAAACAGATAAAACTGGCTTGGTGGTAGTCAAAAACACACACGGTGATTATGTGCTGGCTACTATTGACCCCAATTTGTATAACGTTAAAAATCCCAGTCCAGAACTGCGTGTGTAGTTGACAGTTTCCTTCTCTCATATATAATTGAAAATAGATAGATATTTGGCCTGCTTTATATGCAGTCCTACAGCAGGTATTGAGTGCTCTGCCCAAAAGCGTTGCACCGTACACAAATTCAAATGAATTTGTGGGTTTTGGGCAGGAAGGGGAGTGTGCAACCTCCCTGAGAGATTTTTGTTTGAGTGGAAGGAACTCAAAATGACACGACTGTTACCAATTGTTGCTTTGTTGGGCCTATTGATTGGCTGTGCACCCGCACCCTACTATTCCGATCACCGATCTGGCTACAGCACATACCCGCGACACTATGGTCCTCCAACACCAGTGTGTCATTACACTAGCTATTATGACAGATATCAGCGTCGCCACGTCACTGTCCGACGCTGTCACTAGATTTAGGGCCATGTTGGACACCCCACTGGAAAACCCACAGTGGACGATGACGGGGTCTGGGATCATCTCCCAGGTGGTCCACTAAGTTTTCATTTACGAGTTACTGGGTGTAGCTCAGAAGCAGAGCGCTGGTTTTGGGAACCAGAGGCCAGGATTGCGAAATTCCTCACCCGGACCACTTTTTACCTATGAGCAGCTTCCCCCACACCGGTCTGTAAAACCGACGCCTTTCAAAACAGTGGGGAATTGAGGCGAGGGGAGAGTTACCCTGGTTGCTCAAAACTCTAAATAGCCTTGTAGATAAGGTATCTACAAACATTTGAAAAATCAAAGGAAACCTAAAATGCCAAGTGGCAGTATACAGCCGTCAATTTAGGGTTCTCAAGTCTCCTAAGTTGACGGCAATAGTAGGAGACAGCTATGCGTAAATTTATCAAGAATAGGTTTGAGATTTTGGCTGAGTGGATCAGCGCCAATTTGGGTCACCCATATGCGTTTTTGAGCGCAGCAGGTTCAGTTGTATTATGGGCCTTGCTGGGGCCAGTGTTTGGATTCAGTGACACATGGCAGCTGGTAATCAATACCAGCACAACCATTGTTACGTTTTTGATGGTGTTCCTATTGCAGAACACTGGCAATAGAGGCATCAAAGAAATGGACGAGCGTATCAAAAGTCTGGAGCGGCAAAACAATCAATTGCTGACGGAGATACGTGCAATGGTTCACACCAAAGTTTAAGGAAGTGTGGCAGAGCGGCTCTAATGCACTGGTCTTGAAAACCAGCGAAGGCAGGAATGTCTTCCGTGGGTTCGAATCCCACCACTTCCGTTCGTTGACACAGCCTAGTGGACGCCCATATAATTGAGAATGAATATCACTTCTACTAGAGTGGCTCCCACAAGTGAGGAAATCACTGCTGCAAGAAAATGGGTTCGAAAACAGTTTCCCTATGCACTTGCGCCATCGTATAGTCCAGGACAAGGCCATTTGATGTTCAGGTTCATGGAAGAAACTTTTGGTCCTTGTGACGTCTGCTGGACCTATCTTGAGCCAGAAGTGTTGTTTAAAACAGAAGAAGATCGAGCAGCATTTTTACTCAGCTGGGGAAAATGGGACGAATAGCCTGCATGGATCATTTGCAGCTAGCAAGATGCTGCTATATACTATGTACTGTGCCGGATTAGCTCATTTGGTAGAGCAATTGATTTTTCCGTGGCGGGATAATGCCACCAACTGGTGAATAAATTTACCAGTTGTTTGTGGGCAACACTGGCCTAAAGCCAGTACGCCAAATGGTAATCAATAGGTGGTCAGTTCGAAACTGACATCCGGCACCATAATTGAAAGGCAGCAACAATGCAACAGCTTCAAACCTACAGCAATCTCATTTGGAGTTTTGATGGGGCTATGAGCGACAGTCTTTGCAGTCTGTTACAGGACCACATGAGCCTTTTAAAATTCAGTAATCAACCCAGTATTGATGGTCGCATGCCTTGGGAAGACCAAGACGACTTGCCTTATAACCAAATACAAGACATCACAGTCAAACGTGCTATAGAGGCGTATCGCTTCACCTGTAGTCAGTTGGTATATCAAGTCACAAGGCAATTTGCCTACCCCAACTACACTGACTTAGTGCTGTGGCGGCCTGGACGACAAATGCATGAACACAAAGACAATGGTTACACTGACGACAGCAATCTCCGTCCTCGAGTTTGGTCATCTGTTACCTATCTCAACGACGACTATCAAGGCGGAGTGACGTTTATAAAAAATGAACGTGGTGAATACTATAGCTCAGCACCTCGTAAGGGGCGGATAGTGATTTTTGCCAGTGATGACCGTTGCACGCATGGTGTCACACCTGTTGAGGGTGGGAACAGATTTACGTTAAGTATTTGGTTCGCAACTGATCCCTACGCTCTTGAGCGCACTTGACTTCAACTCATGCCACTACGAGACGAGGACAAGAAGCTGTGGCAACAGGTGATGCAAGGGGTTAAGCCATTAACCACTGCAACTCAAGTCCCCTTGCCTCAGTCTCTCCCAAAAACAAGTTCGTCATACCATAATCCCCTTCACACTTGGGATTTACATGGCATGACCTTGAGCGAAGCCTATCAAAGAACTATTGAACAAGTGTCAAACAAACATTTTCCCAGTCTAACCTTCATCACTGGCAAAAGTGGATTGATGCAACAGGAATTTTCACATTGGTTGGAGAAGAATCCAGCTGTGCAGCGTGTGGAAAGTTTGCCAGGTGGTGGGGCCTTCCGGGTGTATCTCAAGAAAAAATAAGCAGGTATGGTGTAATAGGAACTCAGTGCGTTGCCAACGCACAGTCGCCGGAGCGTTACCGGCTACCTGCTCCAAACTTCCTTCTGTAAATATCCCAAACTGTTTACAGAAAGGACAAAAAAATGGAAATAGTTGTAACGCGTCAACCCTCAGCCAATGGCTGCACAATTGGCACCATGAACATTGACGGAGCATTTGAATGCTACACTCTAGAGGATGTGGTTCGTCCCAACGGAGAAAAAGTCTATGGCCAAACTGCTATCCCTGAGGGTCGCTATCAAATCAAGCTGACCATGAGCAACAGATTCAAGATTGTGTTGCCACTGTTGGAAAACGTACCAAACTTTGAGGGTGTGAGAATACATCCAGGCAACACAGCAGCTGACACTGATGGATGCATATTGGTGGGTCAAACCAAAACTAGCAACAGCATTGGATCAAGCCGAGTGGCTTTTGACAAGTTGTTTTCACGATTGCAGGCCCACAAGGGAGAAATTTGGCTCACTGTAAAATAAGTTGGTTGCACGACTCCTTTTGTTTGTTTAGACTTCAACTCTGAACTTACAAAAGGAGAAGTTTTTTGTTCAATTTACAAGCTATTGATCGAAGTTTGTTGTGGAAGCTGGTGTGTTTCCACACATTTGTAATTGCTCTCAGCAATTATCTAGTGACAATCAAATTTTCAATGTTTGGATTGCCGCTAACCTGGGCTGCATTTACTTTCCCACTTATTGTGGTGGCAACTGACTTAACTGTGCGGTTGGTTAACAAAGAAAATGCACGAGCTATTGTTAGTGCAGCTTTTGTGCCAGCAATTATTGCCAGCATTGCTGTTGTGTATCTCAGCGGTGCTCCCTCAAGTGTGGCTTGGCGTATTGGCCTTGCATCTGGTGTTGCTTACCTCTTCAGTAACCTTATGGACGTGTTTGTGTTTCAAAAGGTGAGAGAGCGACTTCAAATGTGGTTTTGGGCACCTGCCATCTCAGCTGTGTTTGCCAACATTGTAGACACCTTTGTGTTCTTTGCTGTAGCCTTTTACAACAGTGCTAACGCCTATATGGCAGCCAACTGGCACATTCTTGCATTGAATCAAACTGGAGCCAAGGTGCTGGTATCAGCAGCAGTGATTCTGCCCATTTATGGTGTGCTGTTGGCTTGGTTGCAAACCCGAGTTGAACGAGACATTATGGGGCCAACAGGCTCATAAAAGGTTTTCGTCCTGTAGCTCAACTGAATAGAGCATTTGAATCCTAGTCAAAAGGTTGCGAGTTTGAATCTCGCCAGGACGTTGACACAAACGGAAACTGTGTAATAATAGTATAGATATCCATTGCAGGAAGGAATTTAAATACCTTTGATGCACAGACGCCAGTAACCTGCGTTTGTGAGGGCAAGCTGGGATTTTGAGCTTGTCCTGTGAGAGTGATCAAATTGTTCTCTCTCCAAAATCAAAATCGAGATTGACAAAAATGTCAACTTCGTATTTTGGCGTGAAAGTCTTGTGCTTTCATGCAAAAGTTGTCTCTGTCATTTTGACTGCGGCAATCCAAGAAAAGAAGGAGCATTGCTTTGAAAACTATCTTATGGCTAGCCTTTGCAGGGCTGCTGTTGATCATCAAGCCAGTAACCGCACAAACATACGGTTTCAACAGTTATACAGCACAACTTACAAGTGTTCAGCCTTTGACAGCTGATCCCAATAGTGTCAAGGAAATCATTTGCATGAGCCTCAACATTTACCATGAGGCCCGGGGCACAAGCCTTGCCAATCAAATTGGCGTTGCACATGTAACCAGAAACCGGCACAAACAAAAGAAAATGAGCATTTGTGACGTAGTGTTTGAAAGAAAAGGGGCGTCAGCTCAATTTTCCTGGAGCAACAAACCAGGTGCCAAACAAAAGCGTCTTGAGATTGAAAGTTGGGACCGGGCACAAGAAATTGCCTACAGCGTTCTCTACACCAAAACTCACGACATCACAAAAGGTGCAACGTATTTTCACGAAAAAACCATACGTCCTGTTTGGGCTTCACGAGCTCGGGAAAAAACAGCCATTGGTGCACATGTTTTTATTCGACTGGAAGAAGTTGCTGAGGCTCGGCCAGTAACGTTGCCGTAAGCAACGCTACTGGTCTTACCATCTTGCATTATCCTCAAATCCAGCATCTTCTAGTTCTTTTTGACAATCAAACATGGCACGTTTGCCTTGTCCTGCGTATTTGTTCAAGATTGTTTCAACAGTCGTGTGATTCATTGCTGACCGCAACGAGATACTTTTGGCTGCCAAACAACGGAGCAGTGGAAGAGTAGGCGTGTAAGGTATAGCCAAGTAATTGAGCTCTGAAGGCATACCTTGGAGTGAGGTTAATGGGTTGAGGTGACAACTAAAAAGATCACCAACACTGCTGGGAGCACCTTCCAGTGAAGTCAGTTGGTTGTTGAAGCATACGAAACTTCCAACCACATTCTTGGGTGCAGCTTTAAGTGAAATAAGTTGGTTACTTGAGCCTAAGAAACTTCCACCAACACTCTCTGGCGCCCCGTCCAGTGTGGTTAGTTGGTTGTAATCGCACTGGAAGTGTCCAAGAACACTCTTGAAACGCACAGGGAACTGGGGTAATTGTCTTTTAAGTATAACATTACCCTGGCAAGTGATCAACCCCTCAGGATCTATTGTGACTTGGCCTGTTGTTTTGAAATTAGCTTTCAACAAAGCCATTACTTCTTTTTTGTCTACCATCTTGCATTCCCTTCAAATCCAGCATCTTCCAGTTCTTTTTGGCAGTCAAACATGGCACGTTTGCCTTGACCCATATACTTTTGCAGAATAGCCCGCACCTCGTGTGGCCATCCCATACCCGACCACAGTTTTTTAGCATTTAAACAACGCAAGAGCGGCAGAGTGGGGCTGTAGTCAATCCATAAAACCCTTACTTCAGTAGGCATTCCTTCAAGTGACTCTAGCTGATTACCCCATGCTCTCAACTCGCCAGTGATGGTTTTTGGTGCACCGTGTAGTGAGACTAGTTTGTTTTCCATGCAAAACAAATCATGCACTTTCTCAGGAACATGTTCCAGTGATGAGAGTTGATTTGTCATACAAGAGAAATTGGCACCAACTGATTTGGGACAGTGTTCAAGGCTTTCTATGTTGTTATTATCGCATTTGAAATCTCCGCCCACATGTTGAGGCGAACCCAACAAACTGGTGAGTTGGTTGTGGCCACACTTGAAATCTCTACCTACCCAAGAGGGTGCGCCTTCTAGACTCACCAGATCGGTATGCTGTACAGCAAAATCGTAGCGTATTTTTCCAAACCTTACCCGCAAGGTTTTTATACCTGGCTTACCATCAAGGTAAGATTTCTCCTTGCTCTTGACACTGCCTGTGCAGGATATCAATCCTGTGTTGGGATCAACAGAGAGTTTACCTGTGTGAGAGTAATATTTGTCAAAAGTTTTTTTGATCCCGGCTAGATCTACCATCGTGCATTTCCTTCAAATCCAGAGTCTTCCAAATCTTTTTGGCAGTCAAACATGGCAGCTTTGCCTTGACCTGCATATTTGTTCATGATTTCTTGAACCTTCTGGGGTGGCTCCGATTCATCAACCCTATGCATGAATACAATTTTTTTGGCAACCAATGCACGTAGCAAAGGCAAAGTGGGCGAATATTGTAACACTAGTCGCCCTAAACCTTCTTGCGGTATGCCTTCAAGACTTTCAAGTGGATTGCCCACACAACTCAAAGATCCAAGAACTTTTTTGGGTGCACCTTGCAAGCTCTTGAGCTGGTTGAACCCACATAAGTAGTGTTCGCCAACAGCATCAGGACCGCCTTCAAGAGTTTGTAAATTGTTCTCAGTACAACGAAATTCATTGTAGACATATTTGGGAGATCCTTGAAGGCTTGTGAGCCCCATGCCCCCCACATCAAATCCTTCCACTTCATAAAAGCCAACTGGCAACTTCTTAACATGCAACATAAGCGTTACGTAACCTTTTGTGCTTATTGTTCCATCAGAATTGATTACAATGCTTTCATTACATTGAAAATAATCATCAAAAGTTTTTTTGATGTTATCAACGTCTACCATTTTGCATGATCCTCAAATCCAGCGTCTTCCAAATCTTTTTGGCAATCAAACATGGCACGTTTGCCTTGGCCAGCATATTTGTTCAAAATTGTCTGCACTTTTCCCTTCTCCACAGTGTGAGTGTCGTCAGCAGGCTCTAAAAATATATGCCTTGCTGCCAAGGTACGTAAGAGAGGCAAATGTGGTAGATACGGTAACCAAGCTGCATTTTCCACTTTCAACGGAAATCCATCCAAGCTTTTCAACGGATTACCAATGCAATTGAAATTATTGGGTATCTGGACAGGTGCCCCCTTCAAATCAACAAGTTGATTATGGTCACAGTAGTAGTTCCAACCTACAATTTCTGGCCCCCCACTAAGGCTTTTGAGCATGTTACGTGAACAGTCAAAACTCACGCCCACTTCAGGGGGACAGCCTTCCAAGGTTACTAGTGCGTTCTCATCTAACGATAGATTTTCAGTTACAGCTTTGAAGGCAACTGGCAGTTTTTCAAAACGTGTATAGTGGAGATTCAACAATTGAATATCGCCATTTACTGTTACCAGTCCATCTGATGAAACTTTTGCACTGTTGTAGTCAAAGCTGAAATGGTCTTTCAATAACTGCAAGATTTCTCGTTTGTTTACCATCTGGCGTTGTCCTCAAATCCGGCATCTTCCAATTCTTTTTGACAATCAAACATAACACGTTTTCCTTGCCCCAAATATTTTTCCAAAATGTATAACACCTTCCAGGCATCGCTGCCCTCGCTTTGATACGGCCAAAAAATAATCTCTGGTGCCACCAATGTGCGCAACAAAGGCAGCTGAGTATCATAAGTGATATACAAACTATCTCCAATTTTTTGAGGAAAGCCCTGCAAGCTCTCTAGAGGATTGGCTGAACAATTGAACACACTGGGGATTTCTCTAGGTGCCCCTTCCAAATCCTTCAATTGATTTTTACTGCAATTATAACTGCCGCCAAATGTGGGTGTTTGTGTCGTGCCTATTGTTTTGGGTCCAAACTTCAAACTTTTGAGTTCATTATTGTCACACTCAAAATTCTTACCAACAGTTTCTGGACAACCCTCTAGTGTCTTGAGTTGGTTGATGCTGAGCATCATACTGCCTTCAATGTGAGAAAATTTCACCGGTAGTTCTTGAAAAGAACTGTGAAATTTGTTGTATAACACAACGTCTCCCATGACACTGACTTTGCCAGCTGGATCAACAATGGGGTCCCCATCTACCATGAAATGTTGAGTTAGCGTGTTCAACACATGCTGTTTGACGTCTACCATCTTGCATTTCCTTCAAAGCCCGCATCTTCCAGTTCTTTTTGGCAATCAAACAGGGCACGTTTGCCTTGTCCTGCGTATTTGTAAAATATTCCTTCAATTGTTAGAAGTTTGCTTTGCATAACATTGTGGGCATACAGCATTAGGCCCTGTTGGCAGTTCAAAGCTCGAAGCAAGGGCAATTTATTGTGATAATTTATGCTCAAGTGTTGGCCTACTCGTTGGGGAAACCCAGCAAGACTCAACACTGGAACCTCTTGTCTAAATCCCACACGACCTGAAACCTCAAGGGGCCCACCTGTCATGTCTTTCAAAGGATTTTTGTTGGCAGTGAATCTGCCTCCCACAATCTGCGGACAACCTTCAAGACTGGAGAGTCCACATCTGTCTAAAATCAAACTGGCATGGCAAACGCCAAATTTTACAGGCAGTTTTCCATTGGGAAACGGTCCTTGTATGGCCAAGAGCACACCATATCCTGGTGTGATCTCCTGCACATTTACTATACCACTATCTTCAATTTGAAAGCGCACCCGGTTGTCTGCCTCACCATTACGAAAATAAGTGTTCAACATGTGCTGAACTTCTTGTTTGTCTACCATCTTGCATTTCCTTCAAATCCAGCATCCTCTAGATCTTTTTGACATTCAAACAGGGCACGCTTGCCCTGTCCTTTGTATTTTTCAATTATTTCTTCAATGGGATTAGTGTTAAAGGATGATGAGCTCAATATTACACCATCTTGGCAAGCTAACGTGCGCAGCAGCGGCAACTTGTCATGGTAAGGCAGTTTAGCATAGTCACCCACCCTATCAGGAAAACCATCCAAACTCTCTAATAGGTTTTTCTGCATCCCAAGCCAAAACCTACCTGTGACTTCTTTGGGCCCACCCTTGAAATTTTTCAATTGATTGCCAAGTGCAACAAAATTGCCTTGGATTACAGGGGGACAACCAACCAAGTCCACGATTTGATTCCGGTCCAATTTTAAGCTGGCTTTGAACAAGCCAAATCTCACAGGCAACTGACCTCCAGGGAAGGGTTTGTCCTTAATAGTGCGGAGATGGCCGCGACCAGGAGTCAGCTCAAGCACATTAACCAAGCCCTCAGGACCTATGTCAAATTTCACAGCGTCATTTGGCTCAAAGAAAAAATACTCTGCCAACAGTTCCAAAATTTCCCTTTTGTCTACCATTTGGCGTTCCTTTCAAATCCTGCGTCTTCCAATTCTTTTTGACAGTCAAACAGGGCTCGTTTGCCCTGGCCTGCGTATTTTTTCAAGATGGTTTCCACTTGAATATACTTGCCCCACAGCACAGGCCAAAAATTGACCTTCTGGGCTACCAAAAGCCGTAACAAGGGCAAATCGGATTTGTAACTGACTTCAATCAAATCAGGAGTTTGGGAGCCTAACCCCTCAAGATTTTCCAAGGGATTGTGATCAAAAATAAACTGCTTGGAAATATTCAAAGAGGCACCTTTGAGTGTTGTGAGCTTGTTGTTGGTTGCCCAAAAATATTCCACGGTCTGTGGTGCGTCTTGAAGATCAGTCAAGAGATTTTTACTGACATCAAACATACCACCTATTTGCAGGGGAGCACCTCGCAAACTCACTAAATTGTTGTTGTATGCAATGTATTCTTGTGTAAAGTCTCGTGGACTTCCCAACAAATCTGAGAGTTTATTATTCTGGCAAGAATATTGTCCTTTTACTGTTTTTGGGCCACCAACCAAGCTGATCAACTGGTTTTCACTGCAATCAAATGTGTCCAAGACAGTGTGAGGACAGCCTTCAAGTGTTTCCAACTTGTTCCTGTGACAGAGAAAATTGCCTTCCACCACTCCAAATCTCACAGGCAATCGAGAGGTCTCTTTGCTCAACAAAATTGATCCATGAGCATCTACAACACCTGTATCATGTATAGTGAAAAGGGTACTTTCCCAACCAAAGTATTCATTCAGTAACTGACGAACAGTTGTTTTGTCTTGTGGGAATTCCTGGTTTACCATCGTGCATTTTCCTCAAAACCCGCATCTTCCAATTCTTTTTGGCAGTCAAACAAAGCACGTTTGCCTTTGCCTGCATAACTGTTCAAAATTTTATGTAACTGCTGGAATTTTCCTTCGTTTCCTCGCTTATATTGCATAGGCACAATAAGGTCCACATGCAAGGCTCCTAATGTTCTCAACAGTGGTATTGTGGGACTATACGTCAATGTTACCCAAGCAATGCTCTTGGGCAAGTGGTCAAGTGACTCCAGTGGGTTGTCTTGAATCTCCAGATTGTCAGATACTGTGTCCGGCAAACCTTGTAGAGAAGTCAACTTGTTGCTATTGAGAAGGATACTGCCACTGACCCAATGCGGAAAACTGGTTAACTTTGATAGCAAGTTGAAGCTGGCGTCGAAATCTCCTTCAATCTCAAATGGGCATCCTTCCAAGGTTCTTAGATTCTTGTTGTTGCAGGTGAAGGTACCATGCACCTTACTGAAACGCAAAGGTAACTGAGATTGAGGCCGCGTTAGGTGTAAGTCACCAGCCACAACAATCTTACCATCTTGATCAAACATCCAACCAGCTGGATATAAGGCATTGCTCTCTATCTTGAAGTTCTGGCTCAAGATGGTTTTGGTTTGTTCATATTCCACATCACTTACCATCTTGCATGCAGTCCTACGCCAGAGTCTTCCAACTCTTTTTGGCAGGCAAACAAAGCACGTTTGCCACTCTCTGAATCAACATTGTAGGTGCCAAAAACATTGAACCAGCTCTCAAAATCTTCAATGGGCTGAGGCATTATTTGCCCAACTCATTCAAGGTGTCCACATCCACAAAAGTTTTGTCTGTGCCTGAGGTCATTATACAAGTGAGGCTCTCACTTTGTCCAGGCACGCTGAGAGTATTTGTTACTAAGATTTCTTTTTGAGGGTTGATCCATACTGACACCATCTGGGTTTGAAACTGACTTACAATAACAGGCTGGTAATTTTCCTTCTTAAACATAGCAAAAGCTTGGCTTGTGGTTGTGCAAAGTTTTTTGCTGTCAACAGGGGTCCAAGCTTGGGCACATGATATGGTTAGCAGAGAAAAAGCTAGAGACAAAATGGGGAGACGCATCAGAAAGTCCTTGAGGTTTTTCCTATTTATCAAAGGTTGACGGTGGCGAAAAAACCGCGTATAACAATGATGTTGAAGCGCACTACACGGTGTGTGGCAAACAAAAGGAGACTATATACTACTGGATGCCCTGGTGGCGGAACGGTCTACGCGGATGACTCAAAATCATCTCCTCTTACGAGGTTGGGAGTTCGAATCTCCCCTAGGGCACCAAAATTTTGGAAGTGACTTTGATGGGGAGTAGCTCAATTGGTGGAGCATCCGACTTTGAATCGGAAGGCCGTGGGATCGTACCCCACCTCCCCTACCAACTTTTAAGACTTGTACCATGTGGCCCTGTATCCCAATTGGCAGAGGAGACAGACTTAAAATCTGTTAGTTGAGGGTTCGAATCCCTCTGGGGCCATATTCCCTTATAGGATAGGTTCTCCGGTTCGGAGATTATATTTTTCAATTATTTTCCCTGTTATTGTGTATGTCTTGGAACACCAGCTATAATTCCTATATGACATACCTAGATATACAACAACATCACAAGCCAAATCATAAACATCCTTTCAAGAATCTGCTGTTCACCTGGTTCAATGAAGTCTACTCCCGGGAGCTCACAGCTAAGGAATATTATCTCCAAATCCCAGGCATGAGTGGAAAAAAGTATCGCTATCTCATGAACAAAATTTCCAGCAGCTTGGAGGAAGCTCGCTACTTGGAAATAGGCAGTTGGAAAGGCAGCACACTTTGCAGCGTGTTGAGCAACAATAGGGTGCAAGCCACAGCCATTGACAATTGGAGTCAGTTTGATGGCCCCAGGGATGAATTTTTTGCCAATGTAGACAAGACAATCCAGCTGGGAACCCAACTCACAGTGTTGGAAAAGGATTTTCGTTCAATTGACTATAGCACTCTAGGCAAGTTCAACATGTATTTGTTTGATGGTCCACACACTGCACAAGATCAATATGATGGCTTGATGATGGCCCAACCCGCTCTAGATCCTGATTATCTTCTTGTGGTAGATGATTGGAACTGGCCGCCTGCTAGAGAAGGAACACATCGAGCCTTGAGAGAATTGGGGGCTGAGGTCAGCTATATCACAATTATGACCACACCAGATGGCAGTCATCCCAACAATCATAGTGAAAACAGTGATTGGCACAATGGGTATTTTCTTGCTGCGGTTTCCAAGAAAGCTTGACAGTGTTGATATGATAGTGTAATATAGATGTGTAAGCGGCGTTAGCTCAGGGGTTAGAGCACAAGTCTTCCAAACTTGAGGCGAATAGGTTCCATCGGTTCGAATCCGATACGCCGCTCCATTTAAACTTACTAACAGTTTTTGAGACGCATACTATCGTGTTTGTTTTTGATTGTGTTAAACTTAAAATTACTACAAACATTCGTAGTTGACGTTGCAGAAAAGATCAATATAGTAAAACTACAAGTTAAGGATCCGTGGTCTAATTGGATAAGGCAAGAGCCTTCCGGTCCCGCAGGTAGCATTCAAGGTTCGAATCCTTGGGGACCGCTCCTAAGCTCTTCGATGGGGGTTCGAATCCCTCCGGGTCCGCCACTTACTACACTCTTATAAAAGAACCCAACCTAATGCAACCACTCACCCCCGATCAAACCCAACGCATAAAAGAATTATGGCATCAAGCCGAAGGAATTGTGATCTTGGCTGGTGCCGGCATGAGTGTAGACAGTGGCTTGCCAGATTTTCGAGGCGCCACAGGCTTGTGGACCGAGGCCAAAGAAAACTTTCTCAAGAAAGCTACAGCCAAAAGTTTTGACACCAATCCCCTTGAGGCTTGGAACTTTTACGTTGGCCGCATGATTAAATATCAAGACACTGTCCCACATGAGGGTTACAAGATCCTCCTGGATCTCCTACAATCACACAACAAAAAAAGTTTTGTAGTAACCAGTAATGTTGATGGCCATTTTTTGAAAGCTGGTTATGACCCACAATATCTCTATGAGATACATGGCAATCTGCGAAAAATTCAGTGCACTCAACCCTGTTGCCGAAACTTACCCTCTATGCCAAAATTTTCTTCCCTGCTCACCTCAGAACAGGAAATCCCCAAATGCCCCTACTGCAACAAGAATGCTCGACCAAATGTGCTGATGTTCAACGACCCAGGGATTGTTTGGACACAAATTGATCAAGGTCAAGAAAATTTTCGGAATTGGGCAGCATCAAAGATGGAGGTTTTGGGTATTGAAATTGGTGCAGGAACTGGAATCCCCAGCATTAGGATCTTTGGTCAAGAACGCACCACTAACTTGATTCGCATCAATCCACATGAGTTTGAAACTTCACGTACAAGTGATTTAGGAATCTCTGCCGGTGGGTTAGAAGGGATACGGGCCCTAGAGAGGGCTGTGGGCTAGCCTTACGCCCTCGCTATCTCTTGCTGATGTTGCATATGGTTATTTAAAGAATCTCCTAGAGATATAAATAATTTAAAATCTTAAGGAATACTCTATGAGCGACGACATCAAAAAATACAGAGCCATTGTGGAACAATCACACGCTAATGTATCAGGCAAAAAGAGGTTGACAGAAAATACCCAATCAACAGCACAAATGATTCTAGAGAGCCTACAAGGACAAAAGGTCAGCAAGGACCAATTGTTTGGCGCGCTAATCAACAATCCTCGCATTCGCTCTAGTTCTGCTGCTGTGCGTGTGTTGCAGGAAATGAAGGCTGGTCTCAAAAAGTCTGTGTGAAACACAACTGATTATAGTCAATAATTTAGTCCTGACCTGGAAACTCTGGGTCAGGACTTTCTTTGGTTAAATACTCGACCTAGGAGACGTAGAGAATGCAACTGGATCAAGTATTAGCACAAGAAAATCAAAACCTTACAGAGGCATTGGGCAAGTGGGGCACGCTGGGGGCACTGGGCTTGAGTGCAGCTTTGGGTGCCTATGGTGGCTCTGCTCAAGGAAGTGCATTAGCCAAAAGCCTTTTGGGCAAAAGTGCACCTGGCCAAGAGCGAGTGGTTTCTCCATCAATTCCTCCACTGGCTGTGCCACCAACAGCATCCACACCACAAACCGTTGCGCCCAAGCCCGCAACCGACCTTCCCCTGCCCCCAATTCCGCCAAAAGCTGTGCCAACAGTGAAACCCAGTGGCAAAGATGTGCATCCCAATTTTCCGCCAGCCCTACAATCTCAGCCTACAGCAGCTCCTGGCGACAAAATCAACAGCTTTGTACAAAACTTGTTGCCTAGTATTCGTGAGATAAATCAAGAAATATTACGTGACAGGACGACGTTGAAATCTATTATGCAGAGGCAAAGTCTCACACCAGCACAACAAACATGGCTGGAAGACAAGATGACCCGTTACAGAGCTAGTAATGTTCGTGAGCTGTTGCAAAAGATGGATGTGATTCCTCCCAGCTTGGTATTGAGCCAAGCAGGCTTGGAAAGCGGCTGGGGAACATCAGACATTGCCCGCCAATTCAATGCCTTTTTTGGTCAAAAAACTTGGGGAGACAAAAATGCTGTTATTGCACCTGGTGGTGAACGCTATCAAACCTTTGACAATCCCGCCCAAAGCATACGAAGTTACATTCAAAATTTGAACAGTCATCCTGCTTATCAAAGTTTGCGACAAACTCGAGCACAGCTTAGGAAAGCCAACAAGCCCTTGACAGGCGATGTATTGGCTACTGGGTTGGAAAAATACAGCACCAAGGGCAAGGATTATGTACGCCAAGTTCAAGGCATGATCCGGGGCAGACAGTGGACAGATTTGGATAAAAATCACTAGTATTGTATACTCCAACTAAAAATTTGGAGAACTAGAGTTGAGTTACAAAGGTAAAATTGTTATTTTGGGATTTGGCAGCATTGGCAGTGGACTTTTACCATTGTTGCTCAAACATTTTCAGCCGGAAAAGATTTTAGTTATTGGTGCTGATGACCGAAACATCAACATCTCCGCCAAATACAGTGTGGCTCACATTATTGAGCCAGTGCTTCCTGGTAATTATCAAAGTGTGCTGGCTCGCTATACTCAACCGGGTGATTTTTTGGTCAATCTCAGTGTAAATGTGAGTAGCAAGGCCCTAGTTGAGTGGTGCCAACTGAACCAAGTTCTCTACCAAGACACTTGTATTGAGCCCTGGGAAGGTTTTTATACTGACACAAGCCTTCCAGTAGAGCGTAGGAGCAATTATGCACTACGCCAAGAGATGTTGGACTACAGAGCCAACCTGCCCAACGGAAACAAAGGCCCTACAGCCATTATGGCACACGGTGCCAATCCAGGCCTAGTGAATCATTTTGTGAAGCGTGCGCTTTTGAACATTGCATACAAACTGGGAAGCAACCTAAACCCAAAAACACGAGCTGATTGGACCACTCTCTCCCAAACACTGGGCTTGAAAGTGATCCACATTGCTGAACGCGATACTCAAACTCCCAAGAGTCCAAAAGCTCGCGGCGAGTTTGTGAACACCTGGAGTGTGGATGGCTTTGTGAGTGAGGGCTTGCAACCCAGTGAGTTGGGCTGGGGAACTCATGAGAAAAGTTTACCCCAGGATGCCCAACGTTTCAGCTTTGGTTGTCAGTCTGCGATCTACTTGAACCGACCAGGTTGTGTTACCAAGGTACGGAGTTGGACACCTGGCGAAGGGGCGTATCAAGGTTGGTTGGTAACACACAATGAAAGCATCAGCATCTCTGACTACTTCAGCAACAGTGAGTATCGTCCCACAGTGCATTACGCATATCATCCCTGTGACTCAGCAGTAATGAGCATGCACGAGCTGGCTGGCAAAAACTACACTCAACAAACCTCTCAAAGACTCATTGTGGATGAAGTAGAAAGTGGGGTAGATGAGCTGGGGGTGTTGCTCATGGGAACATTTGGGGCCTATTGGTATGGCAGCCATCTCAGCATTCAAGAGGCAAGGAAACTGGCTCCCCACAACAATGCCACAAGCTTGCAAGTGGTGGCACCAGTGCTGGCAGGAATTTTGTGGGCCATTGAGCATCCCAATGAGGGCATCCTGGAAGCTGATGAGCTGCCTTTCCAAGAGATTACCAAGGTCACTGATCCCTATATGGGAAATTTGGTTGGCGCCTACACAAACTGGACTCCACTGGAGGATCGCGGACTTTTGTTTCCGGAAGAGGTTGACTCAAGTGATCCTTGGCAGTTCCTAAACTTTAGAGTCAGTTGACAGACAGCCAATGCATGTTATGCTCTATTATTAGAGGAGTAGCAGATGCATTGGATTATTCAGGACAACCTGCTCAATGAGCGCAACTATAGCAGCCTTCTGGAAGCTCTAGTTCGTCTTCAAATCCCTCATGACATTGTCAAGGTGATTCCGTTCACAAGTGGGTTGCCATGGGAAGAGCGAATTACTCCCCTGGTAGACCCTCAAGGACACGTGATGGTGAGTGGGAGCATCAGCCTGGCTACACTGGCTACTGATCGTGGTTGGACCCCAGGCAGCTTTCACAATGAGAACCATGACTTTCAAGTGTGGCGTGAACACATGAAAGGTCATCTCCTCAATGAGGAGGCAGTGGTGTGCAAGTTTGGTGATGTGCCCCATTTGTGGGATCGCTTTTTTATCCGACCCACAGAAGACACCAAGAGCTTCAACGGGCAGATAATAGACTGGCAGGCGTTCCTATCTTGGCAACGTAAGGTGATTGGATTGCGTGAGACCTATACTACTCTTGATGAGAACACTCCAGTTGTGGTGAGTGAACTCAAACAGATATATCGGGAGGCCCGATTTTTTGTAGTAGATGGAGAAGTCATCACAGGCAGCACCTACAAGATTGGAAGCCGCGTTTGTCCAACAGCAGAAGTGCCACCCACAATGTGGGAATATGCTCAACGCATGGCTGGAAAGTGGGGACCAGCTCGAGCCTATGTGATTGACCTGGCTCTTACTGACGATGCTGATGATGGATACAACAAGATTATTGAATACAACTGCTGCAATTGTGCAGGGTTTTATGAGATTGATGTGCAGAAATGGATTATGGCCATTGAAAACATGGAGTTTTAGGTGTTCAAGTTGCTGGCCAAGTTGCCTCGAGAACTGGGGGTAGCGTGTAGCGGTGGTGTAGACAGCATGGCGGTGCTGGATTTTTTGCGCCTCCGGCACAACGTCACTGTGTGTTTTTTTCATCATGACACCGAAACAAGTTCAAAAGCGTTGAGCTTTCTCAGCACATACTGTTATGAGAACTCCATTCCCATGCGAGTGGATTTTTTGGTTGATGCGTGCCCCAAAGGGGTTTCAATGGAAGAACATTGGCGCAACAGTCGATATGAGTTTTTGCACAGCATCGAAGGAGTTGTGGTAACAGGGCATCATCTAGATGATTGTGTGGAGACCTATCTCTTCAACTGTTTGCATGGGAAAACACACACCATTCCCATGTGGCGGAACAATGTGGTGCGACCCTTTCTCACCACACCCAAGAGTGTGTTTGAAAGTTGGTGTGTGAGACATGAGGTGCCTTGGGTTGAGGATGAGAGCAATAAAGATTTGAAGTATATGCGGAATCACATTCGTCATAAGATTGTACCGGAGGCACTCAAGGTCAATCCAGGCTTGAGGAAGGTGGTCAAGCGGCTGGTTCTTCAAAGCATGCAAACAGAAAATAGTTGACAGACTGCGATTTAGCGCATATTATATGAGCAGTTGATAAGGACGCATAGCTCAATTGGTTAGAGTCGGCCGCTCATAACGGTCTTGTTCCAGGTTCGAGCCCTGGTGTGTCCAGTAACCCCCTAACATTTTGACCTCCGTCTCCTGCACCATTATAATCAGCCTATGCAGCCTCCATTTGAATTCAAGGTGACTGATGTAGTCACCGCACAAACACTTATTAAAAACCAATGGCCAACAAAAATCATCACTCTCTTGGGGCAAGAATATCCCAATGGTGTGCCCAGCGAGGGAAGTCATCATCTCACTGTCTCTGTTGATGACATCACCTATCCTGCTCCTGGCTGGAACACACCTTCAACATTCCATGTTGATACTATTTTGAAATTCTCAAAAGGTTTTGAGCCAACTGATCGAGTGTTGTTTCATTGTTTCGCCGGAATAAGCAGAAGCACTGCAACAGCAATTGGGGTATTATGCCAACATCAAATCTCTCCAACTGATGCAGTTGTGTTGGTTGAACAAGCTACCGCAGGGTTAGATCCAAATGAACTGATTCTATTTCACTTTGACAGCCTGTTGGGATTGAAGTTGGGTTTGATGGACAGTTATCGGAGCTGGAGTGTGACTCAAAACGGAAGGCTGGTGAATCGCATGCCACGAAACTTCTCAGCTGAGCTTGAGCGCAATGCTCGAGAGTATTACTCTCAAATGAGTCAGCGCAAGAGCATCAAAAATATGGATCTGTTATAACCCAAACCGTTCCGCGTCGCATGATGTTGAGGGGATGCAGGTCCAGTCTAGGACCAATCTTTTTCAATTGGCGTGTCATCAGCTGAACCACTTCCTCTGCATCTCTGCTGAGAGATGAACACTCAATAACGTCTTTGTCTATGTTTGTCCAATATAATGTTTGGCCAAGATTAGCATACAGTTGTTTGGCCACACAAAATGCCTCAGGCATTTCAATTTTTATATCAAATTCAGTCACTCGGGCTAGTTTTTCCATTCTCACATAACTGAAAAGCGTGCCAGGAATCTTTCTCTGCTCTCTACTGAATTTGGGAAAATGTGGGTTTTGAGGCACTCTTTGCGCCAAATCCACAAACTTGGTGTAGAGGCTCCCTGTGGGGTAGATTTTCAGCACATAAAGCTTGCTGGGATGCTCGGCCACAGCCGCCTCACTTCCTCTACCCAACACAGTCCAGCCACGCTCTCGCAACAGGTTTGACAGTTCTGTTCCAAACCCATAATTCAATTTGCCAATGGCTTTGAGCTCACGCTTCAGTTGTAGTTCAGCTAATTGCATATGATATTTACTGATTTGTGATGAAAATTCTGTTTAAATAAACTAGCTGCTTTATTTTGGGAGACAGAGTTTGATCGTTGTGCTCAACACGCCACACAGTCCATTAGCCGAGCTCATCCTGGGAGATCCTGTTCGACCTCATATTCCAATTGAAACTCGATTCACCAATGGCGAAGTTTGGATGCTGTGCAATGAGCAAGATGATGTTGCGGCTGTGTTGTGTGTAAGTTGGCAGGATTTTGTGCCCGAGAGTGAAAGTGAGTTGTTCCAATGCAGTGGAGTGAGCCCAAGTGTGGCTGTGTTTTACACGGTGTGGAGTCTCTCACCAGGCGCCGGGCAAAAGATGATCCAGGAAGCGCAAAAACGTTTGAAACACGCTTATCCACATATTCAGCGTGCAGTAACACTCAGTCCGCCCACAGCTATGGCACGCAAGTTTCATCTCCGGAATGGGGCATTTGAATTGCAAGTAAATTCCACAACTGTGAATTTTGAATACGCCCTCTCTTGACGTTGTGTTTCGAGTCTGCTATACAATGTCTAGTACGGCCCCATAAGACAAAGGTAGTCAGCTGGACTCTAAATCCAGTGGTGTGAGTTCAAATCTCACTGGTGCCACCAAAAGTTTACAAAAAGGTTTTCAAACAAAATAATGACCTAGGTTTCACACAAGTTTGAACTTTTCTTTGACCCGCAAGCGGCCTCTGTGCCCTTGCGGGTTTCTTCATATCAACTCAACAAGAAGGAACAAAAACATGACTGAGATTTTCTGCGAAGAAATTGTCTTCCATTTTAACAAAAAGAACTTGGAAGATCCCGCTGTACCAATGTGGACCTTGAAAACCAAGGGCCAGTCACTATATGTGAGCCACGTTAGTTGCGAGTGTCCTTGGACCACCAAGGAAACACCTGATAACCAATCTACTAAAGGATCAATAAAAGTTAAGAACGCACTACTAATCATCAATGATTTCAATGAGGCAACCTTGCGACCAGCGACCTCAGCGGACAAGGCACGTTTGAAAGGAGAATGCCTGGTTAGAGTGGGCTGGTTGGGATTGGACCACAATGTGATGAAGGAGTTTTTGCAGAAGAATGAAATTGCTACCACCGAATGGAAAAATCTCCTTGGAGGATGTGGCAGCAGCTATTGGATAACTGATGTGTTGAGCAATAGTGATGTAGTGCAGATGGAATTGGCACTTTGGGGAAAATTCAGAAGGCTACAGCCCAACGAGCCATTGTATAGAGGTTATGATAGCGCAGGGAATGAATGGATTGACGATGATGACGAGGGCGGTTAACTCATCCAAGCCAGCATGAACGCTGTTTTCAACTCATTGTTAGGAAAGTATATCAAAAAGTTGCCAGTGGGGGTTTTGATAGCCTTAGCCTCATAGAGGTCAAACAACCAATCGTGTGCGTCGTTCCAACTGACAAATCCCTGCGAGCGCCAGAGAAGGGGCCACCAAAGGCTGTTGCGAGTCACTAATACTGAGTCTGTCATTCACTTGCCCACGAGAGTTGAAATTGAACTTTGGTATCAGCATCAGGAAAACACAAGATCAACACATCCGAATGCTCTACCATAGCCACACCGTATTTTTCCTGCAGAAAATTTCTCAAGCCTTCATACGTGCTGGCGTCAACAGTGGCAATAAAGTCTCGCCACCAATTGCTGCGCGGCACAACAAAAAGACAACACGCATGAGTCATAGGTAGGCTAGCACTCATAGAGTGTGCGATTCTTGGAGAGTGATGGGTTCAAAAGATTCACATTCTGTTGCTTAAATAGAGTATGCTAATACGTGAACTTTTGAGTGAAGTCAAGCGGCCTCTAACCGTAGTTGACCTTCGATATGAAGAACCCGCTGACCCCAAGAAAGTGCTAAAGCACTGGGGGAGTGAGCCCAAAGAGTATATTCATCCTCAAGATGGATATTTTTGGCACTGGAGTGAAGGCAAACTTTTGCTACACAGTGAGAGAAATGAGCACTACAGTTGGAAAATGACCCAATTGTTGGGCTTGCGCGACTCAACGGAAACAAAGCAGCCTTTGGGAGAACTTTGGAACACCTTAAATGGCAAGGTGGATTTCAATAATCGTACAGTTACCATACTCAAGGAATATACAAATAACACGTCACGCCAAAGAGCCATCAGCAATCTTAAAGAATTACAAGATGCATTCATAGTTTTGATGCGTTATGGTTTAGGTGAAGATTTCAAGGTAGCTGGAGTTCCATCACATGTTGCTAAAACTGTAGGCAAAGTATTGGCCCAAACAGATCCCACTAGTATTGTGCTCAGAGGAGACTCTCCTGTCATGTATCACGGCACAAGTAGTGACAGGTGGGAACAAATACAACAAAAGGGGTTGCAGCCAGGACACACTGGAGAAGCTTATGCGGATCTGCGTCCTGGATATAGTGAACACAATGTTTATTTGGCAACTAATCCCAAAGTAGCAGAGTTTTATGCCAAAAGACAGGCCAAGAAAGATGGCAGTTCGTCAGGTGTAATACTTAAAGTAACAGTGCCTGATCCTGCTAGGTTACTGAGCGATGATGAGTGGATCCCTTCTGGCCAATGGAGCGAGAAAGAACAAAGAGTGATACCGCCTAGCCCCAGTGCTCAATTGCGGCGAGGAGGCAGTCAACAAGCCTTACGCAGCAGTGGGAGGCAGTTGGGCAGTTTTGCATACCGCGGGCGTATTCCCAGTTCAAGAATTGAACTTGTGCGGAATGTGGCTGTGAAAAGTTAGCTGGTTATAGATAAGTCAAAACAAACTGGGTTTTTTCTTCCAAAGAAGGGAATGAGATGGTGATAGACCCGTTCCCAAAATACACTCCTGCTGCATGATCATTCTCCAATTTCAAAAGCAGCATTGATGGCACAATTTTAGCATCACGTGACATTTCATACCATTTGCTCCATGGAATGGAAATAGAGCAGTTCATAGCCAAGTCAGTACAAATTCTGAGTAGTGTTCACTATTCTCAAACTCAATCAAAAATGTGCGCTCGTTAGTGTACTCGAACCTATTAAGTGGTATGCTCATCAACCAGGTATAGACCTTCCCTGAGATCTGCAACCAACGCTGTTCGCTCATCTCAATAGTGTTGCTCATTGTCAACCCAAACTAGGCGAAAGGCTATAGCATCTGATTGATGTTTGAAATAGAAGTTGGCACCAGCACTTCTCCATAGATGCCTAGTGGGGCCAGGATCGCCCAGCGTGCGTAGGCACCACCAATAGGCTCCGTAGACGTCTCTAGTGACTCTTACTAAATGAGGCCTGTGAGGATCAGCTGCTGGCGTGCTCATCACTTTTGTTCCAACACATGTTGCTCATCAAGGCAAGTCTCCCAGAATTGGAGACAGCAAACGTTTCACATCAGCACGTAGGAGTAGCCTTCATCGTTTTTCATACTTCACATATAGCATGCCTTCCGAATTGACGCAAGGTAAATTACCCAGTTGCAGCCCTAGAAAAAATTGTTGACACCAATTTTTTTGGTGCTATATTGCACACATAGCTGAAACAGAAAACGGGAGTTTATTCTCAAATGACTGAAAAGACTTTCACCTATGTGGGCATTGCCACAATGAAAAATCGCACCAAGTTCAAATATGCCAACGGCAGCATTGATGCGCGGGTCAAGAGCATGCAGCGGCTGGGTTTCACAAACATTGAGTTTGTGGGGCTTCCAGGTCCCATGACCAAAGCTGATGCCAAGAATTCAATTGCGGCACAGGAAATGGCTCAACGCCATAACTTTTCCTTGCCCAAGGCACCTGTGAGTCAAGAGGCTGAGGAAACTGAGGCTTAAAAGCCTTTGACATACGTCTCCCTGTGTATAGACTTTGAACTAGCATATACACAGGGAGACACTTATGCTGACGCAAACTGAAAAGGTTTTTAACTATCTTGAGGCTGGTCGCACGCTAACTGCTCCAGAAGCTCGAGCTCGCTTTGGTATTCAAAATCTTCGTGCTCGAGTACATGAGCTGCGTGAAGATGGGGCTAATATTACCACTGTTCCTTATATTCGAAAGAATGGTCAGCGAGCAGTAAAATATCAACTCATTACCCGCGCCACAAAGCGTGTTTCTCGAGCTTGATAGCTAAATAGGCAGTTGCACAAATAGACTGTCTAATTAAATTACAGCTGGTGTCACTTACACTGAACACTGGTTTTTTAAAAATAACTGGGTGGGTTGAGAGTTTTTCTCAACCCACTTTTTTGTTTGACGGGTGGGAAGGATAGTGTATAGTTGATTTATGACAATGCATCTTCTCCCTGCCTTCATCAACACAAATGGCAACACCAAGCGGAAGAAAACACCGCAGCAGGTGAAAGCTCAACAGGAACATGAAAAGTGGCTGAAAAAGAATGGCGTTCACCCTGAACAATTGGCCAGCAAGACTCAAACTAAAAGCCGCAAGCTGAAGCTAGATCTTGTCAAGGACAAGAGCAGTGCTAAATGCAGCAATGGTTTTGCCCCAGGTGGCGCCAAGCGGTCAGTGTTTGATAACGAATGGCAAAATCGTTATGATAATGATCCTGCTATGGCTGAACGCGAGAAGGCGGCACTTCGTGCTGCTCAAGAAAAGAAGAATCGTGTGATGCCCCTTTTCAACAAAGGCGGTCTTCAATATTCAGGCAATCTCAAGATGACAGAGCTGGGTAAGCGTCGTCCATGACGCTCTAGCCTATTATTCTCCACTGAGTGCCGTCATACACTGCTTGAACCCAACCATTGTTCGTATTCAAAGTGTAGGATGGCTGGTTATCAATATTGCCAGCTGCTGGTGTGATCAAGATTGTGTTTGAGCTGGCATCTCCTTTGCCATCTTTTATCAAAACTGATCGGCCAGGAAGGCTTGGTGGAAGAACCACACTACTAGCACTTGCTACAGTTTTATCTATTATCACAATGTCATCATTGCCAGTTAAGGTATAAGGTGAGGCAACTGTTGCGCCGACTGCAAGCACTACTACATTACGCAAACCATATGTTGCAGCACTACCACTGTAGCCACTCCAGCCACTGTAGCCACTTATGGCACTATATCCGCTGAATCCACTGAATCCGCTCAAAGCACTATAGCCACTGAATCCGCTGTGACTGCTATAGCCGCTGAATCCACTTAACCCAATCAAGCCACTGTAACCGCTTGTGCCACTAAACCCAATAGCACCACTGAATCCAGAATAGCCACTACGGCCACTCCACCCGCTTATACCTGAATAACCGCTACGTCCTGAAAGTCCTGAGGCACCTGTGGGACCTGTTTGGCCTGTGGGGCCTGTATGCCCTGTGGGTCCAGTTGCGCCAGTGTTTACAGCCGTACCTGGTACCCCAGTGGGACCTGTTACACCTGTTGGTCCCAGTGGTCCAGTTACTCCTGTGGGGCCCGTTACCCCTGTGGTACCTGTATTACCAGTAGGGCCAAAAGGCCCTGTATCACCCGTTTGTCCTGTGGGCCCTGTGATTCCTTGTTCGCCAGTGGGGCCTGTATCTCCTGTAGCCCCAGTGTTGACCGCTGTACCAGGGACACCGTCTGGACCTGTGGGACCAAATGGGCCTGTATCTCCTGTAGCACCAGTGTTGACTGCTGTTCCTGGAGTACCTTGAACTCCAGTGGGACCAAAAGGTCCAGTGGGACCAGTGTCTCCTGTAGCGCCTGTGTTCACTGCTGTTCCTGGTGTTCCGTCTGGTCCAGTAGGCCCTTGGGGTCCAGTTGCCCCTGTGTTTACAGCAAATCCAGGAATGCCTTGCGGTCCAGGAACGCCAGTGGGCCCTGTTCTTCCAGTAGGGCCTGTTGCTCCTGTGTTAACACTACTACCTGCTACCCCGGTAGGCCCTTGGGGCCCAGTCTTGCCCAACGGTCCTGTTGCACCAGTGTTTACAGCGGTGCCAGGAGTGCCAGTTGGTCCCATAGGTCCTGTTTTGCCTGTTGGACCAGTTGCACCAGTGTTTACAGCAGTGCCAGGACTGCCTGTTGGACCTTGAATGCCTTGCACACCAGTAGAGCCTTTGGCACCTGTTGTGCCTGTTGGACCACTTGGTCCCCCATTAGGTCCTGTTGGGCCTACTGCCCCTGTAAATCCAGTAGCACCAATAAGACCAATAGGCACCCACACAGTGCCATTGAATGTTTCCACCCAACCCAAGTCTGTATTGTATCTCACCATACCTGCAACACCAAGAGGGCGCTCAAGTGTTGTACCTTGCGGTAGGCTCAGTGCAGCAGTGTTACCACTAACATCAAGAGAGCCTAATACGTTAAGTTTGCCAGTTTCCATACTATTCACCAAAAAGCTAGCCCTATTTATTGGGAGCCTTAACCCAAGGTTAAGCACAGTAAATATCTACAACCACTTGGGCCCACAATGCATTTACTACACGAACTCAAAGAGACTTTCTCTCAACAAAATTGGATCAAAAAGGTCTATGATTGTTGGCTTGTTGTTTGTTTTGTTTTGGCAATTCTTGCATTGTTTGGAGAAATCTCTCTACAAGCAATGAGTGTCTTGATGTTGCCTATGGTTGTAGTAGGCTACTTTGTAAGGCTAGTAGTTTATTTGAAGGGTTAACTATCCAAAAGGCAAGGATAGTGAACTGGTAGTGTAGGAATAGTCAAAAAAAGTTGGCTTGGAATCTAGTTCTCCAAGCCAACATATCCTGGTCTTGAGTCCTAGCTGGGTTATTCTCTGTTTTGTTTTGTTGTCGCACGTAACATCCAACCGTGCTTGGCATGCCTCTCTAGACGTCCTCCTAGGAAGTTGATAAGACCTTCATCATTGGAGATTTTGGCTTGCTCAACAGCTTTTTTCAGGCTGTCAATTACACGATCGTTGGTTTCCAGCAACTTGCTGACCATAGCACTGCTGGTGGGAATCTTGCTGTCATCTTCAACTGTAGCCAATTCTCCCAAACGACCAAAATTGAATGGCACATATTCATCTAGTGCACGGATCTTTTCAGCAATATCATCCACTGATGCCCAAAGCTCTTCGTAGATTTTTTGAAACAACTTGTGGTATTCATAAAAATCTCTGCCTTCCACATTGAAATGATACTTGTGTGCTATCATATACATGGTGAAAGTGTCGGCCAATACAACTTTCATTGCGTTGCCTAAATCGCTCATTTGGTTTTCCTCAGTCATCGTTTTCCCTATTTATAAGGGTTGTTTCATAGTTCACACCCGCAGCCTTGAGCATGCTTTGACTGACTTGAATTTGTTCACTCCATTTGGTAAAGAATATTCCTGTGGAGTCTAAACAAGCTTGGTCCACAATCAAGTGTGTTATGCCGCTTTGGATGATTGCTCGAGTGCAATCACAACAGGGCCAGTGTGTTACAACCAATGTACAATCGTCACAACTGATGCCGTTGCGTGCACACGCATAAACTACATTCCTCTCCGCATGCTCAAACAGCCAGTTCTTTTGAGGTTTTTGCCACACATGGGGGTCACTGTCATCAATGTTGCGTGGTGGGCCATTGTAACCAAAGCCACGAGGATTGCGATTCTTGTCAAAAATTACAGCGCCAACTTTGATCTCATCTTTGCTCCAGCTGGCTACCTCATGTGCCAACCTTAACCATCTTTGATTCCATTTATGTGACATAACGCAAATATCCCTATATCATATGAGCTTAACTTAAATACGTCCCTAGTGCAAGGCCCTTTGAGATGACCAAGATAGTGTTTTTAGACTTTGACGGCGTGTTATTACCTGATCCTGATGCTAGAGAGCAAGCAGAGCAGGGACTGACTACCAATAACTATCTCTCTAAAGTTGTATTCAATCCCAGTTGTGTGAAAAATTTGAATGCCTTGCTCAAGGCAACTCATGCTGAAATAGTTCTCAGCACAAGTTGGGCTGAGGGACACAGTGTTAGTGAAGTCAGCAATTGTCTCATGCGCAATGGTATTGATCCTTCCTGTATATTTGAATACGATGATCCCAGTGAAGGCAATTACATGACTCCTAGACAGCAAGGGTCAAATCGGGGTCAAGAAGTTTTGAACTGGATTGCTGATCATCCTGAGATTGACACTTGGGTAGCAATAGATGACAACCCAGCCATCTTGTATTTGAAAACCAATTATGTGAGAACACATCCTGATCATGGTTTTGACAAAGCCAGCTTAGCAAAAGCCTTGAGCATTTTGAACAAATAATCTACTTAAATAATAACTGTAAATTATCCTAGGGAAAGCAGGCATTATGGTAGGGTTTGTAACAAACAATGGTATTTCATATGCAGGACAGCATCTTTTGATTGACTTGTATGACTGTCAACAGCATGGTACCCTTAACGAAATTCAAGAAGTTATGGAAGACAGTTGTAAGGCTACAGGCGCAACTGTGCTGTTTTCATATCTGCACCCCTTTGATGGAGGAGGGGTAAGTGGTGCTGTGATATTAGCTGAATCCCATGAATCCATCCATACCTGGCCTGAATCAAAATTCGTTAGCTTGGATATTTTTGTGTGCGGCAATTGTGATCCGCATCAGGCAGTACCTATACTACAGAAATGGTTCAAGCCAGCATATTCTTCAATCAAGATGGAATTGCGGGGCATTGTGAAGCCAAATAAACTGCCTGTTGACATAAAGCAGTTTTGTCCTCATACATAATTATGTTTGAATCAATAACGTTTTTGGAAGTATTGCAGTTCAGAGAGGAACGAAGTGACAAACTGTGGGGTCGTTTTCAACTTGACGATGATACTTGGCATGTATTCTGGTGTGCCTGGAAAGGCAGCAGCAGTTTCAAAACACATGGTGTTGGCTGGGAAGGTATGATTGGCTCACAGCGATCCAAAAACACTAAGTTGAAAAAAGGTTACAAAACAATTGACTACCAGGAAGTTGTCAAAGACTGGCCTGAATTTCCCACTATGATGTTGGAAAGATTCACTTGGCACAAATTGCTGAGCTCTGCAATTTAAATACAAGAAAAGGATACCCCATGAGCTTACGAAATCATATTTGTTTAGTAGAGGCTGCATCTCTCATAGAGCCTATCAAGATCACTAAGCTGCCTTATGGATTGAAAGATCTTGAACCAGCAATGAGTGAGCACAGCGTAGATGTGCATTACAATATTTTAACAAAAAACTACTTCAAGAAGTACAAAGCCACTGGTGACTTGTTTCAAAAAGCAGGTGCCCTATTACACAATGACTTCTTTTGGCCACTAATGCAACCTTATTCAAAAAACAACCAACCCGGTAATGCATTGGAAAAAAAGATCTCATCAACGCACGGAACCTTAGATGCGTTCAAGAAAGCTGTGGTAGATGCAGCGTTGACTATCCAAGGCAATGGTTGGGTATTGATAATGGAAGATTTACAAATACAAACCATCCAGAACCATGTTTTGAAACCTGGAATTGCCATGGCAATAGACCTTTGGGAACACACTACAGTTGATTACGATTTCAATCGGGAAAAGTTTTTCACGGAGTTTTGGAATGTAGTGAACTGGGATCACTTGGAACTCAAAATCAAATGAAATCTGTAATAAACTTAACACCATCAGCTGAGCAGCACATAGATCTCATATTGTCTGAGGCAGTCCAAACAGTGTTCGTAATAGGCCTTGACAACAAAGGCTGTTCCGGACATAGTTACGTTTATGAACTGTGTAATAATGATCAACTATCTAAATTTGATGAAACTATTGAAATTACAAATGGCACTATTGCCATCAAAGCTGATAGTGTAATGAAATTATTGGGCAGCACATTGGGCTTGGAAAGCGATTTATTTGGCAAAAAGTTTGTTTGGACCAATCCTCATGTATCTAACACCTGTGGCTGTGGCAAAAGTGTGAGTTTTTAACTTAGATGATCAAAACAAACTATTCCAGTAAACTGTTTTTTGGAAAGTATAGCACCAAAATTACGGTGTCAACTGTTGTACCCAGCAAAAAAAGATATAATTATGGATATCCAAAACCACCTGAGGTTTTTGTTATACACGACTGGTGCAAAGATAACTTTGAAGAAAGCTATCTAATAAAAGATCATTTCATCAAGACCACCAATGATCTTCAATATCATCAAATGGTTTATACGTCTAGCCTTGTGGACAAAAACAAATTAATTTTGGAATTTGGAACCAGGATACTTGAAATAACACAACCGTTGAACTTGGATCACGAAAAATCTCTCGATGTAAGAAATCTTGTGGTAGTCAGAAAAAATCTCCTGTTCAACAAATACAAATATAGTGTCTACTTCAAATATGACCCAACTCATGAAACTTGGGACTGGCTCAAAAACTTTTTCCAAGATGAAACTGATTACAAGCTTGTGCCTAGCTCTAATGATATAACCTCATACCCAGTTTGGCCCCGAATTTATTTGACTGATGACACTCACCTCATGAGTTTGAAACTCATGTGGCAGGAACGCATTGATTACATCAAATCTGTAGAGTTACTGCCCTAAACCTGTTTTCACAATAGCCTTAAATATTGGTAATCAAAAATAATGGATTACCAATGACGTCTTATCCTTTTTGGGTTACAGAAGGTCTGCTACCAAGCAGAAGTGAGGGCTATAGCTACAGCAGTAACCCAGAAATACTGTCTTATGGAGAAACTCTAGATCTTCCCTGCAATGTAAGCATTCCTCCAATAAATGGAAGTTTGCCTCCTGGCACACGTTTGGAATTTATCAACAGTCAAATTGAGATTTTAGGACAGATTTCAGGAGTTGTGGGCACACAAACTTTTAGTTTTACACTCCGACTAAACAACGGCACATTTTCAACTGATCGCACATTTTACATAACTGCTACAAATAGTGTTGACATTCTGGAATGGCAGACCACCAATACAAGTGTTTTGGGCTACTATTATCAATCTGAACCACAAGAATTCGTAGTGGCTGCCCAAAATACACCTTTGAAATCCATTACCTACAGCTTTCCTCCTGTTATTACCTGGAGCCAAGGAGTTTCTATTGAAGCGCAAACAGGCTTGGTCACTGTTGACCTGTCTTGGAAACCCACTTCGTTGTATTCAATAATTGATTATGTTTTTAACAATGGCTATTTGTATAAGTGTACAGTGCCTGGAAAGAGCGGGATAGCCAATGGTCCTTATGTTTCTGGACTGAATATAGTAGACAGCATTGACCCGCCTTGGCAGCCCAATACTTATTATGTAATAAACCAAATTGTGTCAAATGACACTGGAAAACTCTACGTGTGTTTGGCAAGTGGGTTCAGTGCACCTGCTGGTGGTCCCACAGGCACAGGAGGATATATTCCTGACGGATACCCTACTGCCTGGCAATACATTGCCCAAGCTGCTGTGTGGGACCAAGTAACACCTGGCACAATTGACTCGCTTGATTTCACAATTATTGCATCAACCAACACTAAAACCATTTCTCAGGTGTTTTCAGTAGGGTTGATAAGTCCCCCACATGCGCCTATTTGGATTACTCCCTCAGGAAGCTTAGGCACTATTGCGCCTGGCACTAATTTTAATTTTCCTTTGATAGTATTTGAACCAGACTTGCAGAGCGTAGCTTTCTCTAGCGTAAACCTGCCTCCTTGGTTAAATCTCAGCATTCTTGGAGAGCTCTGGGGGCAGGCGCCTAATGTCTCTATTACCACTGTGTATTCGTTTACAGTGATTGCAAGTGATGGTACAAATGCAATACCGCAAAACTTTTTTGTTACAGTGGCACAAGATGCCAAACAAATCACTTGGATAACACCAAATGATTTGGGCTCCGTAAATGACGGTGAATTCAGTAGCATACAATTTCAAGCCATTACAACTAGGCCTGGAGCTAGCATACAATACGGTCTCAGGGGTGGCAATATACCTCCCTACACTATAGTAGTGAGTGAAACCGGCATGCTAAGTGGTTTTGTGGAGTATCATGCTGTTTCCAAAACATATTATTTTGAAGTAAGTGCTGGAGACGGTGTAGATGTAGCTATTCAATGGTTCCGTCTAACAGTCCAAAGTCAGAATCTTGAACATTATATGAGCATACAGATTCCCATAACAGGCACAAACAAACTGGACTTTATTATCAATAACAGCACCAGCCTAATGCCACCTGAATATCTGTTTAGAGAGGCTGATAAAAATTGGAGTCGAAATGACAGTCCAGCAGTCTCTATTATAAATGGTTTAAATTATCAAAATGTTTCAACTGTTAGAGATGCTATTAGCAATTATTTGACAGAGTTTAAGCTGGGTTATGGCAACGTTTATGTAAGTGAAGGCAATCAACTGCCGTATCAAACATTATTTGTTGCTGTAAAAGATGCGAACAGTAATAGGACTTGGACTCCCTTTTCATTTTATCATAGTAATGAAAGAGTAAGCACTAGCACCGGACTGCAACTTGTAGCTAGTGTTAGTGGAAAGAGTGGAGATTTTCCTGAACCCACCACACCTGGTGCTGATGGATCAGTAGTTTGGCAGCTGGTTGCCTTCCCTAACATCGCTACTAGCCGTTTGTTACCATTGCCTTGGTATCCCCAGCACAGATATCAAACACAACAAACAATTGTAAATCAAGACCTACTTTTGACTGCACAAACCACTGGTTGGTCAGCAGGTGGGCTAGGACCTTCAGGAACAGCCATTCCCATAATAGATAATCAAGTTGTTTGGCTCAAACAAAACAAACAAGGTCCTAATCAAGCTTTTCCAGCCAGTGTCTATAATATCCGGCAAACAACAGAAAGATTGTTTGGGTTTTCCAACGCCAAAGGCTCTGGGGCACAAGCAACTGCATCAGTGAACTTGAGCAGTGGTGCATTGACAAACATAGCAGTAAATTCCTCTGGAACAGGATATTATAGTCAACCCAAAATCTCTGTTATTGGACAAGGCTCGGGCGCACAAGTAGTGGGATATCTAGGTTTGCAGAGCGGTACTATTGAAAGCTCAACACCTGGATTCTTAGCTGACCAAGAGTTTGAAGTGAAAGTCGGCTCAGCAGTAAATCAACAATTTGGCAAAATAAAAATAGTCAGCGTAAACAACATAGGTGTAGTAACCAGTATTCAAGTAACAGTTCCTGGACTTTTTTCGCATTTTCCCAAAGGGAACATTACATTTTTCAATGGTACAAAAAACTTTGCAGTATTATTTGATTTAGGGGTATCAACAGTCTCTATATTGAGCCCTGGGCAAGGATATCAGTCAGGAGCATTTATTGATTTTTCAGGAACAGAATTACTGCCTTCTTGGCAAGAAGTTTGGGCAGACAATTTTGTATTATCAGTTCCGTTGGCGGAAGTCTCAGATTCTGGAGCAGAGTGGTTTAAAAACAATCCTTTTCCTGTAAATCCTTACGATGGTAACTTGATTGAAGTCAAACAAGTGGAGTTGACTGTTCAAGGCATTGTTTGGACTGGATCTACAACTTTTGATGAGGATACTATGACTTGGGATGTTGGCCAAACAGCCTTGGTAGAGTATGAACCCGCTAGCGAGACAGTGTTTGATAACAATACAACTTATTTTGACGAGTTTACAACTGAGTTTGACTTTGTGAACAACACTAATATTCCCTTTAGCCAGGTAATATTTGATGAAAACAAGACTATTTTTGATTATTATAGCACTGTGTTCAATCAAAGGGCCTCAGTGACAGCAAGCAGGTTCTCTAGGACATGGGTTTTGAATTTTGGGAAACCTTGGCAATAATGATCCGTTAAATAGCGCAGATATTTTTGTGATGGCAAATGACAAGTAACATAGACACCTCTGGTCTCAATGAGAATTTTCCTGTAGAGAACGCTGATAATCCCAGCCAAGGCTTCAGAGATAATTTTACCAGCATCAAAACCAATCTTGATACTGCTGCGACTGAAATCTCCCTTTTGCAAGACGCAGTATTACTACCTGGCCCTACTGGTCCAGCTGGAACACCAGGTGGTCCCACAGGCGATACTGGCCCAGGAGGACCCACAGGTTACACTGGCCCACCGGGCACGGCAGTTAACACCGGCCCTACTGGTAGCACAGGGCCCCGCGGCTTCCCAGGTATAGCCTATAACACTGGGGCTACTGGATCAACTGGGCGCACTGGCCCTACTGGGGCTGACAGCACAATAACTGGACCTTCTGGTCCTACTGGTGTAACAGGACCAGCAGGCAGTGCAACTAACACTGGTGCACAAGGCCCCACTGGCGCACAAGGACAAAAAGGGTCAACTGGCACCACAGGCCCACAAGGTGCTGCTGGCACAGCAACTAATACAGGCGCAACTGGCCCTTCAGGTTTGACTGGGGCACAAGGAGTGGTGGGTCCTCTTGGCCCAACAGGCAGAACAGGTCCCACGGGACACACAGGAATTAAGGGTGCTACTGGTTTCACTGGGCCAACAGGCCCCATAGGTTTGACTGGCCAGGGAGGGGCAACCGGCCCTAGTGGACAGCTTGGGCCAACAGGTGCACCAAGTGTCATAACTGGCCCAAGTGGTGCTCAAGGACCAACCGGATCTGCTGGCACAGGCGTAAGAATTATTGGTACAGTTGTTTATTATTACCAAATACCAGGGTGGCCCAGTAACGGCACAGCATTGCTGGGAGATGCGTATGTTGAATCCAGCACAGGTAATCTTTGGGTTTGGACTGGCACAAACTGGACCAATGTGGGCGAAATAAAGGGTCCTCCTGGCGGCACTGGGCCACAAGGACTAAGTGAGACTGGACCACAAGGCACTACAGGTCCAACAGGCGTAGCCACAACTGGTCCCACAGGTCCAGCATTGCTTGGTCCAACAGGACAGTCAATTATAGGCCCAACTGGGCGAACTGGGCCAACAGGAATTGGTATAACTGGACCAACAGGAGTAACCGGGCCAGCGAGTTTCGTACCAGGGCCACAAGGACCGCAAGGACCCAAAGGAGACACCGGGTCTACTGGCGTTCCAGGAAGTGCAACTAACACAGGTGCTACTGGAACAACTGGGCCTACTGGCCTAACTGGCATACAAGGGGCTACAGGCTCTACAGGTGTGACAGGACCAACTGGTTCCACAGGCTCTACAGGACCTCAAGGAACGGGCCCCACAGGTGCAACCGGTGCCACTGGTCCCACAGGTACTACTGGTTCTACTGGACCCAGTGTAACTGGTCCCACTGGTGTAACTGGTGTTACTGGCTCAACTGGGCCAACTGGTTCCACAGGCGACACTGGTCCCACTGGAACGACTGGACCTTTGGGCGATACTGGACCAAGTGGTCCCACAGGTGTGGCTGGCACTGCGGTCAATACAGGAGCCACAGGAGACACTGGCTCTACAGGACCAACTGGTTCAACAGGTGACACTGGACCTATAGGTCCAACAGGCACGACTGGACCCACAGGGCCCACAGGAGAAACTGGCGTTACTGGACCCACAGGTCCCACAGGCAGAACAGGCCCTACCGGCAATATTGGCACAACTGGCACAACAGGGCCAACAGGTACTGCCGCAGTACAAGTTCAAGCTGCTGGTGCACCATTGGGCTCAGCTACAACAATCAATTTCAATACTAATCTAAATGCAACAATAGCTGGCGGTATCGCAACCGTAAATGCATCAACAGCTACTACGTATAGTCGCACCATATCCAGTGTTACCACCTCTGTCCTTGCAGATAATGCTACTGGTAATAACAGCATGACAGGGTTCAAAGGCTATTCCTTATACAAAATCACTGTTACAGCCGCCTGTTGGGTTCGAATTTACACTGATGTGGCAGCAAGAACAGCTGATGCAAGTCGAGTGCTGCCTTCACCAGCACCAGCCTACGGTGGCGTTATTACAGAGATAACCACTGCTGGTGCTGAAACAAAATTATTGAGCCCAGCTGTATTTGGTTTCAGCAATGAATCTCCTCCTACTACATTGATCCCCATTGCAGTTACAAATTTAAGTGGTGGGTCGACAGCAATTACAGTGACAATTACCCTCTTACAGATTGAAACATAATGGCAGTAATCAGCAGAGTAAATCCCAATTTTCCAGTTCCTGGTATTGATCAAAGCTCAAAAGGCTTTCGAGACAATTTCTCCACTATCAAAACAGAGATTGAAAATCTTCAAGGCAAAACAATCTTGATTACTGGCGATGTAGTATCTGGACCAGTGCTTATTGATTCAGGCACAAGTCCAGTAATTATCTCCACAGTGGGTTTGGTGTTTCGTCAAAGTTTTGTAGCTGCGGACTTAGTGGGAGGTGTGCTCCCAGTAGCTCATAACCTGGGACAGAAAATAGTTTTGGTGCAGGTAAGCAACAATTTGAGCCAAGTAATAACACCTGATAGCATTACGCTCACAAGTACCAGCGCATGTTCAATTGATTTAACAAGTTTTCTGCCACTTGTGGGTAATTGGAACTTGATAGTGAGGGCTTAGCCCTCATTTGCCACACTGCTGAGTTCAATCAAACATGCTGAAAAATTGATCTCAGGATCAGCACACATGGCATGGTCTCTCAGCCGGTTAGCAATGATAACAATCGCTGCATTCTGTTGTTTATCACTTGGACCCCACCAGTTGAGATTTTGATACAAAAGTCGATAAGCTTCTTCAAATTCAGCACCTTGCAGCTTGGGTGCCAACAGCTTTCTGGCTTCTTGAATCTTGCCTTCGCGGAACAGTCCAACAGCTTGCACGATGTAGTCGCTTGTGGCGCTAGCAGTGCCTTCACCTGGTCGTTGTAGTGTTTTGTTGATGCAGTTTTGTTGCAGCATGTTGATACACTTGCGTAGATCAGGATAGCATGCTGATACGTAATCATCCAGAATCTCAAAATTATGTTCAGTGAGATCAATGCCTTCGCTCATAAGAACTGTAGCAATGCGCTCTACAAACTGATCGCGTTCAAGGCTTTGGATTTCAAATGTTTGGCACCTGCTCTTGAGTGCTGGAATGATTTTGTGACCATAATTAGCAGTGAGAATGAAACGTGCCCCATCACTGTAGGTCTCAACCATGTTGCGCAATCCTGATTGCGCTGCGACAGTTAGACCGTCAGCTTCGTCGATAATCACATAACGAAACTCGCCCATGGGCATAGTAGACACAAAGTTTTCAAGATCACGTACAAAGTCGATACCATTTGTTGTAGATCCATTTACAAACTTGATATCTGAATTATCTACATCCAGCTCTCTCATCAGCATCATAGCTAGTGCAGTCTTACCAATTCCTGGATGCCCAATTAGCAATAGATTAGGCAGATGGCGCTCAGCTACCCAAGTTTCCACTTGGGCTTTCTGAGCACTGTTACTCCAAACATACTCACTAAGTTGGCTTGGTCGATATTGTTGTACCCAAAGCTTTTTGCTCATCTTGCCCTCATGCAATTTCATATACACATGAGTTTGTAGTGTAGAGAAAACTGTGTCAACAGTCCTCTACAAGGAGAATGCTTTCTGGCTCTACCATTCTCACAACTGTGATTTCGCCATCAGGAGCAGCCACAGACACTCCACGGCTCCAGCGACCGTGAGAGATCAGCACACGATCTCCCTTTTTGACATCATCTACGTCCTTGCCTACTGAATAAACTGTAGCCCAGCGTGGACGTACGCCACGCTCTTTCCCATCGTCGTCACCAATTATGAGACCACTTTTGGTTCGACGCTCACCATGTTCCATGTTATGCACTAGGACTCGATTAGGCAATGGGCGAATCTCACCCTCTGTGTGCCAATCAAAAGGTTCAAAATTAGTCATCTTTTTCTGCAATTTTCCGTTTTGGTGTTGGTGTAATAACTCCAGATCCCACTAGTTCTTGAATTGTGGGAAACTCAACATCAGGCAAAGTAGCTGCTCTTGGGGTAGGCATAGGAGGAGGTGCTGCTTGTGAGAGAGGTTGTTCGCTTTTGATATCAGCAGTAAAAGTTTGTGACATGGCTCTAGCCGCAGCCCATTCAGCTTCAACCTGTTCTTGTGTTTTCAAAATGATACCCCCCTCGCCAAGAATGTCACCCTTTGCATTCATGCGTGCATTTCCTAATGCAACTTGTTGCTGATTTTGTAAGCTCAAGGCTGAAAAATCTATAATTTCTCCCCGCATACTTCTGTGTTGACGTCTAAAATGTCCGGCCATTATGGTTCCTTGCTCACTGTAAAATTAGTATTTAATTTTGAAAAATTCCTGGTAGTCAAGATCATAGTCTAAGGGATTGATTTTGTTAACGCCAATAAGATATAGCACAAAACAGCTTACGCTACTCCCTCTGCCTACTCCCCACACTAACCCGTGACTCCTCCAAGTATCTACAAGATAGATCAAATGATGGAAGATGGGTTCAGCATTTAGTGAAGATATGAGTCCCAGTTCCAGAAGTGCTCGTTGCGTTTGTTCTTTGTTAACACATCTTGTTAGACAATACTGTTTCAAATCAATGCATGTGTATTCCTCAGGCGTAAACCAGTCACGCTTTTTTGGATCAGATGCATGACTGGGGATAGGCCAATAATCTAGTTTTTCACATTGCTGCAAGAATGCACTTTTTGCTGGTGAATCTTGCCACTCAAAAATATTATCCAGCTTGTTTTGATACGCCAATTCAATAATTCCTTGACCACTCACAAAAGGAGTTCCTTCATTGTCAAAAACTACAAGGTCGTTATTCATAATTATAGTATAGTATACTGTTTTGGACCACGCTTTTGTTTGGAAAGGTCTTCTAACTCTTCTTCCAAGGGGTCAGTATTTACAATAACATTTTTGGAAGGATTTTTTGCAGTGTCCTGAGCTGACAGTCTTTGTTCCATCTCTAAATCCAAACTGCCTAGGATACTTTGAAACTGGTCCCATATTTCACTACTGCCTTGCCCCCAGATTCTTAGCCTTTGCATCCTGCTTAAAATATCATTTTTTCTTTTTTCCAACTCTTCAAAAGAGACAGCAGTCAAATCATTTATTAGGGGGTGTGTCATGGTGGTTTGTTTTCTTTTTCAATTAAACCAGCGAATAGTTTGTTTGTTACCTTCCATCCTGCACCACATTTACTGCAATAAAATTGCAGAGTACGAAAAATGATATTATTAAATGAAAAGCTTGTTTGAGTTTGGCAGGAAGGACATGTAAAGTCAATTTTTTTGACTGGTATATAGCCAGTGGGCTCAACTTGTTCCACAGAAAAATGGTTATTGACTTTTGCAGCACGCTTATTTGGGAATGGAATAATCTCACACATTAGACAGCATCTGTAGGTTTACCAATATGTGCTGTGTTGTATTTTAAGGGCTAAATTCAATTCCGGTGGCAGTAAAGCTTAAGTTGCCTATTGCACTCTTGACAAATATACTATCACCTGAATCCAAACCAATGCCTGTCACAGCAAATACTCCGTTGCCTATCAAGGGTGTATCAAATGCAATATACCGGGCAGTAGTCAAGCTTTGTCCGTCTGGTACTAATGCTATTCGGAAAAACTCGCTGGTATTTCCTTGATTTGCCACAAACAGTGTTATTTGGGCTTGTCTTTGCAAGGGCACGCTATACAACTGACTGGGAACAGCAGTATTCAAAGGGCGCAGCTGGTTAAATATTTTAGGAGTAGTGTTAGCCATTGAGTGATATTCCTAGTATGAACCGTCTGCAATATTTATCCCATGTTCTCGAAGCCACCCATCCCTTGAGACTTTTGAACACTTTCCAATACTGTTTTTGGGTCTACCCAGCAATCATTGCGATAGGGGATCATTTCCCACATCAAAAATTGATTACTTGTTAAAAAACTACGGTTCAGGAGTAGATTCTCATTTTCGGCATGACCATAGATGTTGGGATCACTTTGTCCCCACACTACTACACCTTTTTTGCCTAAACTCCATGCATAGTGTTGAAAAAATGTGTCCACAGAGATCCATGTATTGCATGCCAGAATCAGTTGAGCCAAATCTTTCAGATTTAAATTTTTGCGGAAATCTTCAACCAATTGAAGTTCGCCATCCACCCCCACTTGCACCACTGGTGGTGGTAATAATTTCACTAGGTCACCCCAGTAGGGATAGTTTTTGGGATTGGTTTGGCCATTACGTAATGGTTTACTCCAGGGCGCGATCAGAATCAATTGTCAACTCCATACAGTTTGCGATAGGCCTTTTCCAAGCTTTCAGTCCAATTCCACTGTTCCATTTTTTGGTATACGTTTAAGTAACTTATGTCACCAAACAAATGCACTGCCTCACCAATACTGCGTCCTGCTACGATTTCTGGATAACAGGAAAACACAACTGGATTTTTTAACAAAGGAAGAACTTTCTGGAACACAACATGATCACCCATACCGCAGTCAAGCACTACCATAGTATGGTCTCTATAATGTAAATGATTGCGGAAAATAGCATCATCTTTGGAATACATCAATTCATCTTGTTGTCTTATTCCACCAACAGGATTTTTCAAATGCCATGTTATTACACCAGGTACAATGAAGATATCAAAGCCCTTTTGTTTCAAACCCCATGTGAACAGGGTTTCTTCTCGGAACCCCACTGGACTTAAGCCCAAATTGTAGTCATGTATGCCTGCTCGATACACGAAACTACAATGCAAATGATCAACAGCTTTTTTCTCAGCAATGTAATCCCATTGAATGCTTTGTTCTTCAACTTTATCAATGGAACCAGTGGCGTTGGTATTTTTCAAAAATGGTGGTGTGAGTATACTACCTCCTACCGCACCAGTGTTGGCATTTAGATGACTTTTAAAGATTTTCAATGCATTGGGTTCAGCCACAGCGTCGTCATCTAGACGCCACACCCATTCAAACCCCATACGATTGGCAATCTGATGGTTATGATGCGGACCCTGTTTCCGCCCAAAAATTACTTCCCAAGACAGTTTTTTCTCTTCCAAGATGCACAGAACATGGCGTAGAGTAGGTATCTCTCTAATATCCTCAGTAGGGTCATTGTCATCAAATATGACCAAGTGGTCAGGTAGTTCTGTTTGAGTTGCCACACTCATGATGCTCATGGCCAGTGTGCTGTGGTATCTGCCTCGAGTAGTAATGCTGCACAAGACTCCTTTTTTCATATTTTCACTCTTTCGTACTTCTCATTCCATACACCAGTTTGCGTTACTGTGCCATCTATGCCAAACCACAACAAGGGTATTTCAAATGTTTTCTTGAAACCATTGTTTTCAAGATGTTCTGCAATTCTTTTGATATCCCTGAAATTGGAGTTGGGATTCATGTCATTGTGAACTTCCACAAAAATGGTTTTGAAGCGGCTCAAAACTTCAATTGGTGTATTCAGTAATACATTGAATTCATGCCCTTCAATATCCAGTTTCAAAACCAATTCAGTTCCCTCAATATTGTGTTTTTTTAACAGAGAAAGTAAGGTTATGGTTTTCACAGACAGATTTTTTGGATCATAGGGTTGGAGCTGGCTGTTGACATCATCATCTTTGATTGATACCAATATGTCTTCTTGATCTGTAACAGCAAGATTATCTATCTGTATTTGAGGCAAAGAGCTTACTACATCTGCTAAATGTGTGGAGTAGACTTTGGGGTTAGCCTCTATAGCCAAGACTTTTGTGGCACCATGAATGAGACTGAATATGCTAAATGTGCCAATATGAGCACCAATATCTACAACAATATTGCCTTCAAACTCATTTGGCAGAACATGATAACAATTTATTTTGAATATTTCATCAAATAACACATTATTCAACTTTTTGAGCAGGCTAATTGGTTTATGAAATTTAGGCAATGTTTCTTGAAGCAGTTGCCAAGAGAATTGGGCAGCGTTGGCTTCCACCCAAGCGGGATTATATTTTTGCGCAACCTTGATCATGTTCCCAGTGAAAATATTATCCCAATCCGGCACAAGTGATGGATCATGAACTGTGCCTTCACCTTTGTGGTATAAAGGAAAATCACTTAACCACATTTTTAAATTATAGTCCATGGTGTTTTGCGCCACTTCAATTACTTCAAATCCTGCGTTTTCAGCCTCAATGGAAAATTCAATATCTTCTCCGCTACCAACACCATAGTCTTCATTCAACAAGCCTATTTTTTCAAAAACTTTTTTGTGAATCATCACACAAAAGAAAATAGCAAAATCACGGCCTGCATGTTCACTATACATTTTGTTTGTGCACGAAATACCGCATCGCACATTTGTTTCAAAGGGCAAGACCAGCCTAGACAACCAAGTGCCTTTTTCTTGACCCAGCAAAGTTACATCATTACTTAGTAATACAACTAGATCACAAGAGGCTTCTCTTATGCCTACATTAGTGGCTTTGGAAAATCCCAATGGGGCGTCATTCCAAACAATTTTGAAATGATCCTCCATTCCCAGCACTTGAAATTGTTTTTGTAAGTTGGTTAGATAGGTTTTAGTATTATCAACACAGCCATTGGCTGAAATGATCAATTCTATATCTCGCATGTGCGAATATCTAAAAATTGACTCTAAACAGGGCTTGAGTAGGTCTTCACAGTGATTATAAGTGGGTATAACAATACTATATCTCATATAATGAGATAGTTGTTTTCATTCAGAAGGTCAATATCTAGCAGGCGACTGTTATGAGTCGCCTGCTAGAGTTTTGCGTAGAGTATCAATTACACCTTGTAGTTTAGCAACTTGATGTGTTTGATCCTGCAAGTGTTTTACCAGTAGTGGAATCAGCTGTAGATATGCTACTGTTTTGCCTTGGCTGGTGTTGCTGATAATACTTGGCAATATTTGTTCAACCTCTTGCGCAACAAAGCCAAAACTACTTTTTTCTGTATGAAGCCAATCAAAGCTCACTGGTTTCAACTGAGACAAGATAGCCCATGAGTCAGAAAGTTCAACAATATTTGTTTTCAATGTTCTATCACTAAGGCTGTTGAAATCTACAGCACTTACTTCTCCTGTGCCAGGGTTAAATGTAAATGCTGTGGCAGTACTTCTGATGCGCGGAGTATCATCTGTACCAGCAGTTGATACGAATAATGGATAATACGTTGCATTGGTTGTAGTATCTGTTGCGTTAATCACAGTGCTGGGTCCTGCTGGGCCAGTAGTGCCAGTGGAACCAGTAGGACCAACCGGCCCAGTTGGGCCTGTAGTTCCAGTAGTGCCAGTAGTGCCAGTTGGTCCTGTATTACCAGTAGTTCCCGTAAAGCTTGGTCCCGTTGGCCCAGTTGTGCCTGTTGGACCAGTTGGGCCAGTTTCGCCAGTTGGTCCTGTATTACCAGTAGTTCCCGTAAAGCTTGGTCCCGTTGGCCCAGTTGTGCCAGTAGGGCCGGTTTCACCAGTTGGGCCTGTATTACCAGTTGTGCCTGTTACACTTGGGCCTGTGGGGCCAGTTGTGCCTGTTGGACCTGTTGGGCCAGTTTCACCTGTTAGACTAGAGCCAGTTGGACCAGTTGTGCCTGTAGGGCCGGTTGGACCAGTTGTGCCTGTAGGGCCGGTTGGACCAGTTGTGCCTGTAGGGCCAGTTGGACCAGTATCACCTGTGGTCCCAGTAACGCTAGGACCTGTGGGACCAGTTGTGCCTGTTGGTCCTGTTGGTCCTGTTACACCCGTTGTGCCTGTTGGTCCTGTTGGTCCTGTTACACCAGTTGGACCAGTTGTGCCTGTTACACCAGTTGGGCCAGTTGGACCTGTTGTGCCTGTTTCACCAGTTGTGCCTGTTGGACCTGTTGGTCCAGTAACAATTGGTCCTGTTGGACCAGTTGGTCCAGTAGCACTTTCTCCTGTGTGCCCTGTCGGGCCTGTAGCTATAGGTCCTGTTGGGCCTGTTTCACCAGTAGGGCCAGTGGGTCCGGTTCTACCAGTTGGACCAGTTGGACCTGTTGTGCCTGTTTCACCAGTTGGACCAGTTGGACCTGTTGTGCCTGTTTCACCAGTGGGGCCAGTTGGACCTGTTGTGCCTGTTTCACCAGTGGGGCCTGTTGGTCCAGTAACAATTGGTCCTGTTGGGCCGGTTGGTCCAGTAGCACTTTCTCCTGTGTGCCCTGTTGGGCCTGTAGCTATAGGTCCTGTTGGGCCTGTTTCACCAGTTGGACCTGTTGTGCCTGTTTCACCTGTGGGGCCTGTAGGACCAGTTGGACCTGTTTCACCAGTGGGGCCTGTTGGACCTGTTTCACCAGTTGGACCTGTTGTGCCTGTTTCACCTGTGGGGCCGGTAGGACCAGTGGGGCCTGTAGCTATAGGTCCAGTTGGTCCTGTTTCACCAGTTGGTCCTGTTTCACCAGTTGGGCCTGTTTCACCAGTAGGACCAGTAGGGCCTGTTGGCCCCGTAGTGCCTGTTTCACCCGTTGGTCCTGTAGGTCCTGTAGCTATTGGTCCAGTTGGCCCTGTTTCGCCAGTTGGTCCTGTTTCACCAGTTGGTCCTGTAGCAATTGGACCAGTAGGACCTGTTTCACCTGTGGGGCCTGTAGGCCCAGTTATTTCTGGTCCAGTAGGCCCAGTAGGGCCAGTAGTCCCTGTTTCACCTGTGGGGCCAGTGGGGCCAGTTATTTCTGGTCCAGTAGGCCCAGTAGGGCCAGTAGTCCCTGTTTCACCTGTGGGGCCAGTGGGGCCAGTGGCCTTGGGTCCAGTAGCACCTGTAGTTCCTGTAGGACCAGTAACACCTGTAGTTCCTGTAGGACCAGTCTCACCTGTAGGGCCTGTTGGTCCAATTGGACCAGTACTTCCTGTTTGGCCAGTTGGTCCTGTCTCACCTGTAGGACCGGTATCTCCTGTAGGACCAGGTGGTCCGCCCAATGGGCCAGTAGGACCAGTTTCACCATCGGCGCCTGTAAATCCTTGCGGACCTTGGATACCAGGAGATCCTTGTACACCCTGCAAGCCAAGAGGTCCGCGGGGTCCTGTTGGGCCTGTGGCCCCAGATCCAGTTGCACCTGAAGGGCCAGTGGGTCCAGTACGGCCTTGACCAGTAGGACCAGTACGTCCTGTGGCACCAGTATCACCTTTGGGCCCTGGGGGCCCTCCTAGAGGACCAGTTGGGCCTGTAGGCCCTGTTGCTATAGGACCAGTAGGTCCTGTACCATTAGGACCAGTAGGTCCGGCGCTGCCTGTGGGTCCCGTCCCAATAGGGCCGGTGGGACCAGTGTTGCCAGTTGCACCAGTAGTTCCAGTACCTATAGGTCCAGTGGGACCTGTATGTCCAGTAGGACCAGTATCACCCGTAGGTCCTGATCCTGTGGGGCCAGTCTGACCGGATGGTCCTGTAGGCCCTGTAGTACCCGTATCGCCAGTTGCTCCTTGTTCACCAGTTGGTCCTGTATCTCCAGTAGGCCCTTGCTGACCAGTTGGACCTGTGGGGCCTGTATCTCCAGTAGGACCAGTAGGACCAGTATTGCCTGTTGGTCCTTGTTCACCAGTTGGTCCGGTGTCTCCTGTAGGACCAGTATCGCCAGTTGGACCAGTATCGCCAGTTGGACCAGTGGGGCCAGTATCTCCAGTGGGGCCAGTATCTCCAGTAGGACCAGTATCTCCAGTAGGACCAGTATCTCCAGTAGGACCAGTATCTCCAGTAGGACCAGTATCTCCAGTAGGACCAGTATCTCCAGTTGGTCCTTGTTCACCAGTTGGGCCTGTAGGACCAGTCTCACCTGTAGGACCAGTCGATATAGGACCAGTTGGTCCTGTATCACCTACGGGGCCAGGTGGACCCCCAAGTGGACCAGTTGGTCCTGTATCACCTACGGGGCCAGGTGGACCCCCAAGTGGACCAGTTGGTCCTGTAGCTCCTATACCTGTTGGTCCAATTCCTCCCGTTGGACCTGTAGGCCCTGTAGGCCCAGTAGGACCAGTTGGTCCAGTTGGGCCAGTTGGACCAAAACTTCCAGTTGGACCTGTGGGCCCAGTTGGTCCAGTTGGACCTGTAGGCCCAGTTGGACCTGTAGGCCCGGTTGGACCAGTGGGGCCTGTTGGACCAGTAGGACCCGTAGGGCCGGTGGGACCGGTGGGACCAGTGGGGCCTGTTGGCCCTGTCGGCCCAGTGGGGCCTGTTGGACCAGTGGGGCCTGTTGGACCAGTAGGGCCAGTGGGACCAGTTGGGCCAGTTGGTCCAGTTGGACCCGTAGGGCCGGTGGGCCCAGTTGGACCTGTAGGCCCGGTTGGACCAGTGGGGCCTGTTGGACCAGTAGGACCCGTAGGGCCGGTGGGACCAGTTGGCCCAGTGGGGCCAGTAGGACCAGTTGGCCCAGTGGGGCCAGTAGGACCAGTTGGCCCAGTGGGGCCTGTTGGACCAGTGGGGCCTGTTGGACCAGTAGGACCCGTAGGGCCCGTAGGGCCGGTCGGTCCAGTAGGACCGGTGGGACCAGTGGGACCAGTAGGTCCAGTAGGGCCTGTTGGCCCTGTAGTCCCGGTAGGCAGTCTCCATTCTCTAGTGCCGTCTGGATAGCTGAATAAAAAGTAGTCTTTCCCTGGTTGTCCAGCGTCAGGAGGTGGAATACCTAGATTGGGCTCAGCTTGAGCCAGTCCGAGAAATTCATACCGTGAAAGATCACTCGCTACCTCAAGAGGGGTTTTTACAACGACTCGCCCACTTATAAGTTTAGTCATTCTTTATCTCTACAACCGTGCCAATAGTGGGATATTTAGGTGCAAGATGGTATTTTGACTTTTGGTATCTAGTCCTGGAAAAATTCATTATGTGTTGGCGCTTTCCACAATACTTAGGACTACATCTAAATTATTGGCCCCAGCAGCATCTGTGAAAACTCTCACTCTGTGTCCTTCTTCAAGCACGAGGCGGCCAGTCAAAACACTCAAAGCGTCCTCAATGGGAATTTTGGCATTACGGACCAAGAAAGTAACTGTAATATCTTTCACATGAGCAAAACTTACTTTTGCAGTAACATTACCCACATTGGAAATTTGGGCCAAAAGAACAATTGCTGTTACACCTACAGGACATGTATAGATTTCCTCAAAAGAAGCAGGACCTACGGCTGTGATTCTTCTTGTAATAGTTCTAAAAGTATTCAGCGGCAAAACAGCCATAGGAACCTCCACAAAATAACGCTATACGACTGGGTATTTATAGGTATGTCAACTACCTTGTCTTAACCACTAGACTCAATACTCAAAATAAATGGTGTTACAAGGCCAAACAAGCTTTTGGCAAACACACGTCCACTAAGTGTGCCAGTATTCTGATTGATAACTAATCCTTCGCCAATACGGAAGTCACCTTTGTGATCGGTGCTAGTGTAGTAAATTCTCCCACCGCGTCTCATTACAACTTCGTTTTCCTGTATAGGTACACCACCTAACTGAGGCAAGCAGGTGTTGATATCTGTTCCTGCGCCCACATATTCAAAAGTGTGACTGGATGCAGATGCAACACTTACTTGATAAAAGTTTACAGTTTCATCATCCAAAGGTGCATAGTCTGTAACTTCTTCAAGTGTGACAGTTGTTTCGTTTTCCACAGTATCGCTGAGCAGTGACCCACCGGCTCCTACTAAATCAGCTGCTACTGCATCCACAATAAATCCAGTGTCACGTGTACACAAGCTCAGTTGATCAGCTGTTAAGAACCCTGGACCAAAAGTATTCAACACATATTGCGTTACTTCTGCTTGAATAAATTGCTTGTTCAATCGTAACAATTGACTGGAATTATTCCAGCGTAGATTTTTGGGACCATAGAGGGGGTTTATTGTGCTGATCAATACATCAAAAGAGGCTTCCAAGTTTTGTGAGCTATAACTGCCATAATTTAATGCTGGGTTGACTACTTGTGGCACAACCCCCTGGATAGGTATAATTGCACTATTGGTGATAACGTCCATAACCAACGTGCGTAGTTGGGTCAAAGCAGCGATGGTTTGACTTTCTTGCCCACCAATCAAGCTGGTTACACCGTTCCAGTAATTTCTACCACTACGCAAGGCCTCAATTACTCCACCTTTTGTTGCATCAAGTGTCATGCCATCTACAATCAATCCCACATCTCGTTCACACAGTGTCAGTTGTGCGGGTGATAAAAATCCAGGATAGGTAATACTTACCCATGCACCAATTTCAGCTTGGAGGAATGCTCTGTTGGCCTGTAGGAGCAGTCCTGCATGGGTATATCTTATATTGGCTACACTTAAGCCATCGTTAATAAATGTGGTTATATGGTCGAAAAATGCTGTTACGCCATTCAAAGTAGCTGCTCCACCACTCAAACTTCCATTTGTAACTTGTGCTACAGAAACTTGCAGCGGAACAACAGCAGTGTTTTGAACTATGTTTTGACTTAGACTCTTGGCGAAATTTATGGCCTGAATAGTTTGTGTTGATTGACCAGGTATCAAACTGGTTACACCATCCCAATAGCGTTGGCCACTTCTGAAACTAAGGCTTGCTGCCAATGGTGCTGGTATTACAGGGCCCCCATTTATTACCAACGGCGTGGCACTACTTATAGTGTAGTATTTTGGATACAATTTAGCCTCAGCAATAGCAGGAGTACCCCCAGCCCCAATGATATCACCACTGACGCTGTCAATAACTTGGCCAATGAGTTTGGCAAAATTAGCTTTCTCATCTGTAGTCATAGACACCAAAGTATTTGCATATGCTGTTACTTCAGCTTGTAAGAATGCATAATTGGCTTTCAAAAGAGCACTTGCACTATTATATCCTGTAAATGGCAGGCCGTTGGAGATCAAGTTGGTGATAACATTCACTGCTGCTGTTAAGTTAGAGGCAGCATACACTCCATTTGTAAGCACTGGATTGACACTTGCGGTCACTGCTGTTTGGAAAGGTGCACCTGGGTACGCACCTGGTGGAGTTGATATATTGTTGATAAGATTCAACCCCCATGCCAAGATATAATTGATCGCATCAATAGTTTCCGCAGCTTGTCCTGGAAGCTTACTGACTATCCCATTCCAGTAAGATTGTCCTGCTCGTATACTTCTTACAAAGCCGCCAGTTGAACAGTCAATTGAGAGAGCATCAACAATGTATCCAACATCTCTGCTGCATAGTGCTTGTAGTCTAGCTGCCTCTGTGGGATTACCACCAGCTAATGCGTTGAAGAATCCTGGATACTGCCAATTCACATAAGCCAATACCTCTGCTTGTAAGAAGGCTTTGTTCAGGAGCAGCAAGCTACTGGCATTGTCGTAAGGACTCAGGCTTGTCCCGTAATTTATTATTTGACTTGTATTTGTAAAGAACGCAGTCACCCCAGTTGTGGCATCCAATCCGTTGGGCAAAGCTGGATCAACAACAGGCAGCTCAGTAGCTTGATAAGGACTGCCAACATATCCGGCAGGTGGGGTTGGGTTGTTATCAATCAGATTATATGCCCAGTCTCTAGCATATGTGATAGCTAGCAATGTATTTGCTGTGTCAATAGGACTGACTGCTGCCTTAGCAGTCAAAAAGCTGAAGCTTTCAGCATCACCACCTTGGAATCTTACTCGAGGACCAGCACTGTAACTGTTACCGCCGCTTGCTAGATCAATAGCTGCAAGGCCCATACTGAGATCAAGTAAGCATCCTGTGCCACTTCCACTGAGAACATACTGAGTTTCAACGCCATTTAGTGTAGGCATCTTTGAATATTTGCCAGCTGTGTCAATAACAACTCTTGTTACAATACCAGACGTAAATCCATTTGATGCGACAGCAACTACTCGGACACGAGTTCTCGCCGTGCCTTCTCCTCCAACCACCTCGAGCAGGTCATTTATTTGATAGCCTTGCCCACCATTGAAATAGGTGTTGTTTGAGGTTGTAAAGACACTGTTTACGCTAGCACCAACAGCTTGATACCAAATTTGGCCAGCTTTGGCACCAGCGCCCCCGCCTCCTGAGAAGCGCACAGTGGGGTCAATTACAAAGTTTGATCCTGGATTTGTAATCCGTATATTTGTGACAACACCAGCTGTTACCTCAGTAATAGCTGTTGCACCAGTGTCGCCATTACCTGATCCTCCACCACCCTCAATAGTGACAATGGGTTGAGCTATATAACCACCGCCCTGACTTATGAGTGTGACTTCACGAATTGTGCCAGTTGTGTTGTCATACTCTGCACGACCTTTGGCTGTGATGCCACCGCCACCACTTATAGTAACAGTGGGGCTTGTGTAACCTGTGCCACTGCTGGCGAGATTTATACTGTTTACGCCAAAATTGATACTGCAACTGAATCCAGTTCCTATGCCGCTGCTAGTGGTAGCCGCACCAGAAACTATAGGGAGGTCTGTGTATTCGCCTTCATCAATCACAAAAACTGATGTTACTGCACCTCCCAAACCTACAGCAGCTACTTGAAGCAACACTGGCGTATTCACTTGCAGATTTGGGAAAGTTCCTCCACTAATTGTTATGGTGTCGTTAAGTGCATAACCGCGACCACCATTCAAAATAGCCACTCCGCTAGCTATATCGCTTCTGCAACTGTAAATCACCGCACCAATAATTGCTCCAGTACCACTGGGATCGTAAATTGTTGCGTATGCGCCGCCTGTATAACCAGATCCTTTTTCTATATTATTCAACGCGGTAATAGCTCCACTTGTTACTACTGCTTGAAATTCAGCACGCTGTCTTGCGTAACCAATTGGTGGATCCAACAGCACTAGGGGTGTACTAGTATATCCCTGTCCTTGATCAATTACTTGTATTTCGCTCACATAGCTGAACTCAGGACCAACAGTAGCCACAAGGCCCACAAATGGACGTTGGATAATATTCTTGATGTCAATAGTATCAACACGGAATCGTCCCGTGCCAGCTTTGATTCTGCCGCCATAGAGATAGGGACTTATGCCATCAGCCAAAATACCAATATCTCCGAAGCTGGTATTGCTGTTGCTTATGCTGCATGTTGCACCATTTTCTACCCATGTGCCAATTGTAGTACAGATAGTGAAGATTGACACCAACTGTGCGTAACCTTGGTTTGTAATGTAGATGCCAGGACCGCCTTGGTTATATTGAGTGAAGCCATCCAAAACCATACTCTTCAAACCTTTGGCAAGGTTTCCATCCACTTTCATCCCACCGCCAGTTTCGTTAAAACATGTGCAGTTTTGAACATAAGGACTTGTGCTGATTACTCCTGCTCCCCCAGGCACACCAGGAGGAAGATCGGGATCGCCTGCCAAAGGAGGATAGGTGATAGCAAATCCTGGCGCCTTACCACCTCTGAAACTCACGCCTGCAATGTAACAGGCATTGTTGACCCAAAAGAAGTCTTTTGTAGGATTATTGTAAAAGAGATTTACTCTACGCAAGTTATCGCCAATAACTGACACTCGCTCAGGCAAATAGATGGGGTTGTTTTCGTAATAGTTGCCGCTTCGGACAAAAATTGTTGTAAATGGTTTTGCGATTGCAGCAGCAGCTTTGACGGTTCTTTTTGCCCGGTCTTCAGCCAAACCATCATTGTTGTCATCACCATCTTTTGTTACCCAAATTACGTTAGTAACAGCAGGTGCAGTACCTTTGCTAACGCCAGTTACTACCAAATCACCAACACTTACTCTGGCGCCTGTCATTACAGGTGTTACACGAGCCGTATTACCAGACGGGCTTGGTTGCACAATTGCTTTGGGTGTATTTGTGTATCCACTACCACTGCTGTTGACTATGGCAGCAATCAGACCGTAGCTGAGATTTACCCTAGCGCCAGTTCCTGTTCCACCAACTACAGGGTTGTTCAGCAATGTGGGTAGGAAACTATAGTATCCAGGATCAGTAATAATAAGAGTGTTGATCTCACTCACCATATTGAATTGAACGCCGTAACCGCTGCCGCCAGTGGCTTTGTTATTGGTCAAAGGTGGCAGGGTGTAGTAAGGTCCTTGATTTTGGAGTTGGCAAGTGCTCTCAGTAACACTGTATTTGGCTGCTGTTTGATATTCAGTAAGTAGGCCACGGCCACTGCCACCAACAGCGGGGTTAGCCACAATATTGGGCAGTTCTCTATAAGACCCTGAGTTGTTGATTGTTATGTCTGTTACACGTCCGCCCAAAATAACAGAAATAACTGAGCCATTACTAGGAGGGTTCACAAAGGTAAGCCTGGTCACACTAGCGGGCTGACTTACTGTGTAGTTTGTACCCAGTGTTTGTTTCACGTTGTCAAGAGTCACATACAAATCAAAATAGTCAGCTGGTATAATTGCACGGCTGAGATCAAAGTTTGTTTCAACCCCGTCACCTGAGAAACTATTGTAAAATACACCAATTACATCGCCAGCTTGCAGAGAAAAGGCTGGCAAGAATGTGATATCTGTTTGCAGGCCGTTGGGCGCAAAGCTGTATACAGCCCCTAGGATAATCGTGCCATTTAACGTAACAGTAACGCCACTATAATCCAATGGATCAATAGTGAATGGAACTGTATAGGTTTTGATTGCTGGATTTGTAACAAAATTGTTTGTATCATATTTCCCCGATATTTGAATGGGGTCAGCTGAGATAATAGATGTGGCAGGTGTGCCTGAACCACCAAAAACAGTGATTTCCTCACCTGTGATGTATCCCACACCTTGTGCAATTATTTGTGGTTCAATCAATTTGACTCTAGTGATAATAATAGTAGCTGATGCTGGTCCATCACCACCACTGACAGTGAGAATATCATTGGGCTTATACCCACGTCCTTCATTGTTGGCATCAACAAGTATGCTCTTGATTCTAGCTGTTTCCACTTGTAACAAAGTGGGTGCAGAGAATACTCCGCCTTGAACTGTCAAGGCGTCGCCTGGCGTATATCCAGCGCCACGATCCCAGGGCACAACGATAGGTACAGCGCCCATAACAGCTTCTGCAACAGCTTGCACGCCACCAGGTGGTGGTGGATCAATTGTAATAGCTGGAACAAGTGTGTATCCGCTTCCAGGATTGTTGATATTCAAGCTAGTAACTTGCCCTTTGGCATTCAAATTCAAAATACCTGTAGCCAAGCTGTTGGTGATTACATCATTATCAATTAAAACTTGGTCTACAGCCAGCTTACTGGCGTTGAGTTTAGATCCGTCCCATTTGAGATCTGCTGATCCAGCAAATGTTCCCCCATTATTGAATTGAACAGCTTGTGTGGGTCCACCAGGTGTGCCCCCTGGTCCGGCTGGGCCGGTGGGACCTCCTAAGGGGCCGGTTGGGCCGGTTGCACCAACAGGACCAGCAGGGCCGCCTGACGGTGCAGGAATGGGTTGTGGACCTGTCTCCAAAATGTTGATGATAAGATCAATACGTGCAACAATGTCATTTGTCCAAAGTCCACCATCAGTGTAGGCGATGTCAAATACTTGGGGCACCAAACTGTAAACAGGTGCAACTGAGGTGTTTGTAACCACATCGTTCATCAGGGTTTTTAGATGGTTCAAGGCCGCAACAGTAACCTCTACCTGTCCAGGTATTACTGTTTTCCCAGACTCATAATATTTGTTGCCAGCTAGGTAGCTATTGAGATTGATGCCACTCAAAACATCGCTCATAACACACGCGGCAATCAGTTGCACATCACGAGCACATTTGTTTTGATCGTAAAAGTAAGGGGCTGGAAATTGGTTGTTGATCCAGCCAACTACTTCTTGACTCAAGAATTCAAGGTTCAAATATACCAGTGTTTGTGCGCTGAAATTTCCCAACGAGGTGGGAACAAAGTTGGCATATTCAGTGCTGGGTCCAGTTAGGATAATATTATTGATAATCGCAATATTGCTGGCAATAGGAGCATAGGCTACTACGCCGCCACTGAAGCTGGGTATAATTACTTGACTGGGTGGTACAACAGCTGGATAATCTGGTACAATAGCGATATTAGCAACGATTTTTTGAACCAAACTCAATGCATAAGTTAACGCATCAACAGTCAATTGTTTCTGCGCAGGTGTATTATAAATTAAAACACTTGTAACACCGTTCCAGTAAGCGTTGCCAGCTGCAACACTGTTATAAGTAGAGCCCAGCAATGTGTCATTCATTACAGCAAACAGGATAGTAGTCAAGTCTCTGCTGCATTTTTCCAGTTGAGAGGGGGTTAAAGAATAACCCAGGGGATAATTGCCTTGTACCCAAGAATTAACTTGCGCCCGAATAAATGGCAAATTGTAGATAACCAAGGCAACTGCGTTCAATAAACCTTGATTTTGTGTAATTTGACCAGGGCTACCATCTGACAAGAGGTACCAAGCTGTGCCGTTGTAATATTCCAACTTGTTATAATCAGTATTGAATCTGATCATACCTGTAGAGGGAGCAAGTGGGTTACTTGCTGGCCGTTGCGCCGTCAAGCCCACTGGAACCCTGATAGCTCCAGTCCCAGGGAATTGGATGCTGTTTTCTAAATCGCTGTTTTGGAATCTTGTTACAACCAAGGTGCCGTTGGGATCGCTTGTTAAAACAACCTTGTTGCTTTGAACAGGTCCAGATAACCTCACTGTGGTATTTTGTAGGTTGGAGATTTCAGCAGCCGCAACAGCAAGTTGAACTCTCATTGCCTCAAAATTGTCTCTGAAACCCTGACTTTCATTGTCAGAACCGGCCACAGGATAGTTGGTGTTGATACTGTCTGGTCTAATGTTGCTGGTCATGGATATCCACACTAATCGCGTTTTTTCATATTTATGGGTTGGCACAATTTGTGTTTTTGATCCATGATTTAACAGTCATCAAGCGTCACGCTTAAATACTCATGGTGCCCAACTCTCTACTGGAGGAACGCCACTTGCAAAGAAGATTGAAACGCTCTAACAGAGCCAATCCTCGAGAAGATCGCAACATTTTTGACAACAAAAATGTTCGAAACAACATCATCGAACTTGAGCAATTTACTAAACATCTCAAACAAAAAGTTGAGTTGATTCCCAAAAACCTCAGTCAAGAAACTTATATTGAAAAGCTGGAAGACCCAAACATAAACATTGTGTTTGCCATTGGTCCAGCAGGTACTGGTAAATCATATCTTGGCACACTATATGCCATCCAATGCTTGAAAAATGGCAGTGTTAGCAAGATTGTGATTACCCGACCAAATATCAGTTTAGATGACAAAGACATTGGCTTTTTGCCTGGTGACATTTTTGCCAAAATGGCTCCTTGGACTAGGCCAATCTTGGAGATTTTTGAAGAGTTTTATTCAACCAAACAAATTGCTACAATGCTGGAAAACAATGTGATAGAGCTGCTTCCTATGGCTTTCATAAGAGGCAGAACATTGAAAAACAGCATTATTCTCCTCGATGAGGCACAGAACACTACAAAACTCAGTATGGTTTCTGCGCTGACCCGAATTGGTGAGAACAGCAAGATGATTGTGACTGGAGATACGAAACAAAGTGATAGGGGAACATCAAATGGTCTCACAGATTTCTTACAACGATACAAACCAAACAAACGAGTGGCTGTTGTTGAATTTCAACAACAAGATGTTGAACGCCACCCAGTAATCAATACCATACTGGACTGGTACGGAGAAAACTAAACAACCTTTTGTGAACCATAAATACTGGAAAATTGGGCACTTCTAGTATTATGGTTCACAAAATTCTCGAAAATTTTTCAGATCAAGCTGAAGAAGTAATCAAAAAGCTTACAGCCAAACAAGACTTATTGGATGTTATGCTGGATATTGAGGATTACTTTGATAACAACAATCTCTATGTATTTGACAATTGGTTCAAAGGTGAGCTTGTAAATGGCCCATTGGTAAAAAAATACTGGATTGAAGTGACCTTCAAATACCCATACCATCACATGCCTGATCCTGAAGGTGGGTTGAGACTTACTCAACATGGCACCAAAATACAATATGAAAAAACTTTTCAAACGGTGCCTGTGCCTATCCATAGTCCTGATGACTATGAACCTGGTACCAAGAAGCCGCGAATGAAAAAAGAAAAGGTTTGGCTTATTCACATGAAAATACCACGCCGCTTTGTTGAAACTCTTGATCCTGAAATGCTAGACATTTACGATGAAGAGGTAGAGGACACCGACATGGACAATGCTGAAGACCAGATGGCGCAAGGTCAGGCACCTGGGTTGGAGATGAATACATGAACCTGAAGGAAGGACTGCGCAAAGGTGACTTGGACGGGTTGATACTTCCGCTTGTTACTGTGGATGAATATGAGTCCAAAATTGGCGATGATGAAGCTGTTGTTGTGGGATTTTATGCATTGGAAGCGGATGCTGCGCACGATTTAAGTAATTTTATTGAGAGAGCGCCTTACATGGTGTTGGATACTGATGTAAGTCCAGCCCCAACAAAGGACGGTTACTACGTATGCTTTGCTGAACTCAATCGCACACTGGACTTTCCTAACGCTTTGATTTCCTTGTTAAATGATATAACAAAACTATGTAATATTGATGATTGGCAATTTACTACTGTGAACTTACCCAAGGACAAAATTGTGCCCTTGACTGAGAAAAATTTGAAAAAAACTGTAAACTGCAATGTACGTGAAACCAAAAACACTGACGAACAAAATGTCAAAAGGTTCTTCAAACATAGCAGCTTGAAAGAAGTATCGTGGGCAGATGGGCAACTAACTCTCTCTGAACGTGCATACAGAAAAACGTTTCAGGTAGACACCTTGACAAATGTTGTGCCCCAAGGCCCGGTGGATTTGAGTGAATCAGGCAGTAGCGAATGCAGAGTTCTAGAAAAAGCATTAGCGGGGCCCTACAGCGTCCACAAGCTGGGAGAGCAGTTGGTTGTGGAAAATTGGAACCTCCAAAAATTTTTAGTGTTAACACCCCTCTAAGTGTTGTTACTAGCGTCACCTCCCCTATAATCTACGAACTATTATAGGTTTTGATATCGTGGTAATGTGTCCACGGGCGGAAGGGATGGTGACCCATCAGGAACGCAAACAACTCGGCGCCCCTATACGCCGGACCGGGAAGCACCGCTGTTTGTCTTGACACATGCTCTCCAGTGCGAACCCGGAATACACAACCAAGTGACAAAGTAGGTTGAAAAATTATCTTTGCGATGTGATGCATCGCATAAAAAGGATCGCTCTGAGGTGGTCATTCTCATCGATCAGGACGCAATTCAAGGTAGCTGATGCCCTTGGTTGTGTTTGCCGCTGCTGAACCCTGTGTTCGAGGTAGTGAATGCATACTGGTACCGAGCAACCGCCAGTTTTTGGTTTTCCCAAACATTCATCCAAATCATGCTCTCTATACGGCGCCATACCAGGCACTTGAGACAATTTACCTCCCCAATTAGCCGTTGGGGAGAGTATGATCTCTTCCAACACCACCCAGAACATGAATATATGAAAATCTTCTATTGCATCATAAAATATCAGATGCTATGTTGATCTCAGATAAAAAGGATCGGCAAAAAATGTGGTTTATTCTGCTTATGGCTGTGATAGCCGCAGTGTATGGCCTAGGAATGGTAGCTAATATCATAGGCTACTTTTTCCTATTCATTGGGCTTGGAATTGCCGCTCTAGTGGCACTGATCGTTATCGGTGCCGTTCTCGCAGATGGGAACTGAAGATGACAGTGTGGGACAAAATTGCCGCTAGGGCTTATGATAATCAGGACCCGTGTCCTGTTCACCCGCTACGCCCTACTCTGGGTCCCAATCCCAGTGCAGGAGAGGCTCAGGCATATGCTGATGCGCTCACGCATTATGAGAAGGTAGCTCTACCCGAACACGAGGTGGCTTATAAGCTATACATAGCTCAATGTGCCGAGTTGGCTGCACCTTTCCAAGATGATCTCGAAGAGTATTATGGCATGAAGGGTCATCCCAAAGCAGAGCTGCTCTACTGGAAGAGCTATGAGCGTGGTCACTACGCGGGCTTCAGTCAGATTGCCAGCGCCTACAGTGACCTTGTGGAACTTGTGAAGTGAGAGAAAGCTGCTGTTGCCCCAGCCTGTCACTGTGCAGAGTAACCGACAACAGTTGGATGCTCAAATAGAGTGGTGCCAGCAGAATCTGCCACGCTATACCTGGCGATGTTATGTCACTCATTTTTGGTTTGACAGTCAAGAAACTGCTACCCATTTTGCCTTGATATGGAGCACAAACGATGGTTGACGTTCGACTGCTGCGTGATGCTGCTATTGCAGAGAGCAACAACGGCTTCAACGTGCATGATGAGCTAAAAACTCTCACAGTTGAAGAGCTCAAGAATGTAACCCAAGCTAGCCTCAAAAATTTTGAAGTTCTGTGCCTCAACGTGCTGGGCGACTTGAACATTAGCACCATTATCAGAAGCAGTCACCTTTTTGGGGCTCGTAAGGTGCATGTGTTTGGTCGCCGACGCACTGACAACAGAGGCCTAGTGGGAGCTCAAAATTACACCCAAGTGGACCGGGTACAAGGACTCCTAGAGGATGGGGTTACTATCGATCCTGATGCCTTTTGGCGTTATGTGGACCAGGAGAGGCTCTATCCTGTTTTTGTTGAGCAGGGAGGCACCAATGTTTATGAGTTTGATTGGAATGAGAGCCTACTAGATGCCAACAGCCTTGGTCGAACCATGTGCTTGATCATGGGCACTGAGAACAGCGGCATTCCACAAAGCATTCTCAAGGATGTTGACATGGTAGACCAAGCTGTGAGCATTCCTCAAACCGGCGTCATCCGAAGCCATAATGTAAGCATGGCTTTTGCTGTTGTGTGCGGTCAGATGGTTAGCGCACTTAAATGGTATTGACGTAGCGAAGATATTTCGCTATAAATGAATTGAGCGTTGTGCTCGATCTTGTGAAAGTGGTTTTCACAAGTTAACTCCAAAAAATGCTGCGGCATAGGAGAAGACTAAAATGGCTCGTAATTTTGATATCGCTCAGCGTGCTTTTGATAACCGTTTTGTTGTCTGGGCAGAAATTGATCACCCCGAAGCAGACCGTGATTGGTACCTGAAGAACGGACTTGCAGTACCCCAGCAGTGGGTGGCTGTAGCTGTTACTCATACCAAGGAGGCTGCTATCCGCGCCACCAAACAGGTTAAGATTTAACCTCAAAAACAAAAAACTTGGATACTACCTGAGCTGGGAATTATTTTCCCAGCTCTTTTTTTCTGATGGCTTGATCAAACAGCTCTAGTATCTGTTGTTTTGTTTGAGGTTCAATTTGCTGGCAACGGGTGATTTCCGCATCAGGAAAATACTGCAAGATTTCAGTCACAGCTTGATTTTCTGACTCGGCAACAATAAACGAAGCCAACTCCACATCTTGAATATAATTTTGGTTGATTTCATCTAGCAGTGATTGGTTCTTGGTTTGAAACGCATCAGCTACCAATTCCTCAGTTACAGTCAATGAGCTCTTGCAGGATGTTCTTTTTTTATACATGTGGCCCTGTTGTAAGGGATACCAGACCCAAGGAGTAGTAACTTCCTCTTCTTGCCATGTTCGCCAACTTATGTAGTGGATGCTGTTCATAATAGGTTGAAGCCTTAAATCATCTTCTGAGATGAGTCTACTGGACTCCCTGGAGCTATGCAAAAATAACTGTCAATGCTTTCATATTACACTTAATGGTGTTGAGGAAAAAGGCTATCAGGATGGTACATAACGACTTGCCTAAATACCTTATATGAGCAAAGAAGATTACATCACAGTCAACGGCACAGTTATTGAAGTTTGTCCCAACAGTCTGTTCAGAGTACAATTGGAAAACGGACTTACAATACTAGCTCACTTGGCTGGCAAATTGAGAATCAACAACATCAATGTCCATCATCTTGATCATGTGACCGTAGAGCTAAGCGCATATGATTTGACGAAAGGACGCATTGTCTACCGACAAAAGCGCCCTCCTCGGAATTCCAACGCTACTCATTGACCTCAGTTGAGTCCAGTGTAGCCTCATTATCGTTCAGGACTACTGCCACATCATTGTCTGTATTTTGAAGGTTGGGCACTAAGACAACAGTTTCTGTTGATTTTTCCACATTGCTGTCAAACCAATCTTGGATAATCTTAAGGTTGTTTTTTAGTCTGCCATCATTTGAATTGTGTTCAACCGCCTTGGAAGCGTAATCTAAGCTTTCTGTTCTTAACCCCAAATTCCAAGCACTTATGCTGGCAAGATCATGTGGTAACCAACTCCATGAGTCTTCGTTACAAGTGTAGTCCATTGGATGTTGAGTGATCTCTAGGGCTTTTACAGCATGTTTGTAGCATTCACCCCAATTGGCTTTTGTATAATAATATCGAGCTAGCTCAACCAATGGCTCTCTATGATTTGGAGTTTCCATAGTAGCCATCTTCAACCAGAACTCTTTGTTTTCATCATCCACTGATGCCAAGTTTTGCATTGCAAATCCTCGCTCTACATTCCAGCAAGGCATTGTCAAGAACTCTTTGTAAGTTTTGATGCAATCTTCCTTCATACCTCGATACATATATTCTCTGCCCAGATAAGCTCGCATGCGTGCATCGTGAGGATATTCTCTCACTGCTTCCTGAAGCAATGGTAGATCGCCGTTTTTGTTTTTGAATTCAGGGTAGTGGAGGATACGCAGCTCGGGGCAACTGGTTTGAACTTCAGGCACACGGCTGCATAACCCTTCGTGAGTCGCACCTACCCATCGAAAACCTCGTCGCGCATGGATGCGATCTCCATTCCAGATGCGGCCAGGCACACCAGGTGACAACCAATTCCAAATATATGTATATCTAAGTCTAGTGGTTTCTGGTGTCCATGACTTTTCCAACAGTTCTCGCCAGCCGTTATCAAGACGTTCATCCATATGAAGACAAATGCATACATCACAATCAGCTGGTAACAAACTCATTGCGATATTATATGCATCATCAAAACGCCAAGGACTGATCAATGTATCATATACAGAAACTTTATTCTCTTGTAAAATTTGTTTTGTATCATCTGTGCTGCCTGTATCTATTACTACTCGGTAATCAGCATCTGCACATGACAGGGCCCAAGCAGCAGCATTTTTGTTCTCGTTCAATGCCGGAGCATAGACGCCTATTTTCAATTTTGTCATCCTTTGTTCTCCAGGACAGATTTCACAAACTCATAATTGGATTTGATGCGGCCATCTTCTGGCTCAAGACGTGCAGCTTCTTCAAACATTCTGAGGCTTTCGTCCTTTAGGCCGAGGTTCCAAGCACCTAATCCGCATAGATCATACATTCTTCCTCCCCAAGCGTGCGAATAATCAAGATAGCTGTTGCTCTTGTGAGCACATTTCAAACCTTCTTTAGCAGCCGCATAGAGATTGGGCCAATCAGCATTGTTGTAGTAATATTCGGCTAGATTTAACCAAACTTCTCGTCGTGTGGGACTTTCAACAGAACTTAGTCTCAGCCACTTCAATTCTTCATGGGGTAGACATTTGGCTAACCACTTCATAGCCTCGCTCCGTTCATCAGCCCAACCACTTTCAGGCATGGCAAGATACTTTTGGAAATGTTCAGCAGCATTTTCAGGCTGATTATACCAAGCATACTCTCTTGCCAACCAATAGCACAATTGACTGTCACGTGGCATCTCTTTGTAGCTTGTTTCCAGCAAGGGTAGATATTGGCCACGACTTTTGCTAGGATCTTGTTTGTGCCACATAACAACACTGGGGGCTACGACGGTTTTTTCATCACCAATGGGAAAAATAGTTTCATGCACTGCACGCTTCCATCGATAACCAAATCTACTATGCAGCTTGTCTGCAAGGAATTGACTAAGTGGTTGGTCATTGGCATCAAAGTTGTGAACATAATGATAGCGCAGTCTTGTTGTGCCAGGTAACCAATGTTTTTCCAGCTCTTCTCGCCAACCGGGGGCCATCATCTCATCCATGTCCATAGAGATACAGACATCAACATCTTCTGGAACCAATGCTAGTGCCATGTTGCGTGCATCATCAAACCTCCAAGGTTTGATTTTAATAACACTTACTTGTACACCACGTTCTCGCAATGCCTCCACAGTGCCATCTGTGCTGCCAGTGTCAGCTACGACTAGATAGTCAGCTTCTTTGACACTGTCACACCAACGCTCTACAAAATGTCTTTCGTTAAGGGAGATAGTATATACAGCTAGTTTCATGTAATCACCTTTGGCAAAGAATCAGGATCAGAAATATATGGAGTATACCACCATCCTGTATATCTACGTTGTACCACATTTAACGGCAAATCTGCAAAACAGACTTCAATATTATGGTGTTTTAAATGGGTATCAAACGCTTTGTGAGGATGAAAGTCTTTGTCTGAGAAGCAGGAAAATCTTTTGCCTGCTTGATTTGCTGTGCTGCTGTTGCCTATAAACCAAAAATCGCAAGGACTGCCACACCCAAATTTACGTTGAACCAGAAGTTGGTTGTAATCAAAACACCACTGAGGCAAGGAGTTTTGATAGATGACATCAGCTCGGCTTACAATGACAAAATCGTATTTTTGAGAAAAACAGCTTGCCATCTCAACAACTCTTTCTTGTGCCCATAAATTGGCCCACATTGCTAGAGGATAATCTTCAACAGAGCCAATATTTGATTTCAACTGTGCAAGTGAGTTTGAAAAACACTGGGAATCCAAGCTAAATGTCTCAGATTGTAAAGGACATAAGCTTGATAACATTGAAAAATCCTGGTGTGTTGGAAAACCACCAGGATTTTTATGTGTGTATCGTGGATGGTTTGAATCTGCAGGATACATTCCCAAGGACGATGCATCGTAAACACAGGCAAACAGGTCTATGTTCAAACAGCTAAACAAATGAGTTCGCAAGCTAGCTGCAACATTGTTGAAATGTCGATAAGGGCCATACAGGCACAGTGCTAGTTTCATTATACTACCTTGATCCAAGGAGTGTATTTTTGAATATCATGTTGCTCATAAGTGAACTGACTGTTTCGAGTAGTGTGATAGTAGATTTTTTTATGAGTTAGCAGTTCGCCAACGCTGTGAATGAAGTTGAAAACACTGCTATCAATGAGGTGTATCTCTTGTGCATTTTCAATTACACGTATCCAGGAAAGAAGATTTGATGTAACATTATGTGAGACTTTTACAATACGTACATCGTGAGCACTTTCATCTACCCATTTCAAAGGCACCCTTCCACCAATGCTGGGCTCGTCATGGACTAATCTATACGGGGTAGAGTCTCCCACAACCATATCATACACTGCGTCAACATCAGGAATACATTGTGGTAATTTGAATTGGGAGAATCGGTATTCATAAGGTAAGCCAAATTGCTCATAGTACCACCTGTACCACCGTGCACTTGTGGGTCGATGCATATACACATCAGCTTCGATTATAGGTATGCCAAAACAATCTAAGCTGTTTTCAACAGTCTCACTAATACCGTCTATTTTTAGTAGTTTTACTTTGGGATTGTCTTGATATAAACAGGAAACTGTGGGCCAGTTGTGAGGTTTCACAGGCACAAATACCTGATCGTATATTTCTGAGAAATAGTTGACTAAGCCATTACAAATGAAATAATCACCCAATCCCAGTTGGTGTGCTACTATTACTTCTTTCATTGTGCACCTACAGGATGCAACAGGCTTATCCAGTCAGAGCATATTCCAAACGCATCCCAGCTCAAGCATTCAGCTAATTTATCAAGTGGGGTGTGCCATTCAGGCATTACTGCTATACTATTTGAGAACAATGGTTTGTTTGGTGATGTCCACCAGTAATTTTGGCTTGTTAATACACGCTCATCATTTTCATGCCAAAAATAGTTCAACATTGGGTGCAAGTGGTGTAACTGGCTCAACTCTTGGCAAGCTTTTGCATTCTTAGCGTGAATCCATAAGTTTTGCTGTGTTAGGAAATCAGTTGTTACTCTAATTGATGGAGCATCATGCCCCAACATCCAGCCGTCTGTGTACCAAACATCAATTTCCACGTCAATTCCCAACTCCAAACAAGTGTGGATTGATTGGGGAGTGTTTTCAGCTTTGGGATCAGGACCATACAAAAGTCCTCGATGTGCAATCAATCTCATGGTATAATTCCTGTTGGTCTTACTATTCCGTTATGCCAGTTGTGTTCTTTGACTGGTATGTTGTGTAACAAAAGATGGCTTTTCAAAAACAACTCGCCACAAAAATCCACCTTGTAGTCTTGATAGAGTGTAGGAAGCCAATCCACTAGTTGTGCGTAAGTTTTCATAGTTGTACTGCTGCCATATGCAAATTGGTCACTTATGCCCAGATACTCTTGGTCCAAGAACTGGAATCGATGCCCAGATAATCCCGGTGTATGGGCTACATTTACTGCGTTGTTCAATTCCAGCTCCACAGTTTGAAGGAACCAATCAAATCTTGCACGGATAATCACGTCATACTCAAACCCAAAATTAGTTTGATAGTCAAGCGCCAAGCCAATGGCTTTTTGAATTCCAGTATATTGTGCAAGTTGATTTTGTGGTATAGTACGGTATGCCCAAATGCGGTCTGTGTACAGGCTTACATCATATTTTTTAGGTTGTTCCCAGGACAGGATTTTGGGTTGATATAAGCTCCAAAAATTATTGGGGTCAAAATCTAGATTTTGCCAAGTGTGAATGAATACGTCAGGTTGATATACGTCTAATAGACATCGTTTCCAGTAACGATGCGTTTCCCTTACAAATCTTGGTAAACCTGAAAAACAAAGTGCCACACGCACCTAGTCACCCAAGGTCAAGAGTTGTTTGTCATTCATACTGGGAACCTTGACACAAATAATACTTGTGTCCTCAAGAAACTCAGGATTGGTGATTTCCCAAGGATACAGAATAAAAATATCTCCAGAGCTGAGCTCAGTGTCTTGAATTCTCATTCTCCCGCTGGTAATGAGATTGATCTCAGTAACTTTTGTGTGAAAGTGCGGATCAGGAGGATCACTGGATTTGTGTGTGCGAAAACCAACTTCAAAGTCTTTTGTGGGCCAAGCAGTGGGCTCAAAATCGCCCACAAACCATCCTCGTAGCATATTGTTGTGTTTCAACAACTTCATAGACCAAATGACTCCCAGTTCACAATTCCAAACCCTTGATCAGTTAATACATTTACAGCCAGTGCTCTATTACTGTCAGCTTCACTAAGCTTGTCATTTACAATTACTCTTGTACCACTTGTAACACCCATCAACAGTTGATCATACGCTATACCAATACTCTCAAGCTGTGCAACTGTGGCAGCTCTAGTACTTTCTTTTCTGGCTGTAACAAGTATAATAGTGTGCCCTTGGCTATCCCATTGGTTGAACTTTTCTCGTACACCGTGTAGTATTTTTGGCTCAACTCGCAATGCCTCACTTATGGAATGCTGATGTTGAATAAGGGTGCCGTCAATGTCGCAAAAAATTGTTTTGGGCTTGCTGCTGTAAAACTCCTTCACCTTACCCAAATACCGTGCCACATCTTCTGGAGTGCCCAACGGAATATAAATGTTTGGAGCAACAAAATATGGGAAAATGCTTGAGCCTTGTTGAATGAGATAGTTGTAAGTTTCGCTTATGTAACACTCAGGCCGGCCGTGAAATGTAAATTCTGACAGGAGTTTTTCTGCACTTTCTACAAAATCACAGCCGCGTTTCCAATAGTGAAAACCAATTAGTGCATCATCTGAGATGGGATTTTTCTCCACAACCTGTACTACTCGACTGTTTTTGATCTCAGCAAAGCTGTTCTTGGGATCCCTTTCTTTGTGAAGCACAACTGCCCCATCAACTCCGGTATCGCTTGTAAATTTTAAAAACTCTCGAGGATCCCAATTGATGATTTGATCGCAATTATAAATCACTAGCGGCTCATTGTTGTTGATAAACTCTCGAGCACACAATGCTGTTTGGCTGGCACCATTTGTGACACGATCTATTTCAATTATCTCACATTCAGGGCGTAGTTGCTTCAATAGACTGTTCAGCTGGTGTGAATATGCTGGGTTCTCATATTTGCGTGTTACAAAAATAAATTTTCCATCAACATCAAAGCTTTTGATGCTATGCTCAATCAGTGTGCGAGAGTTAACCTCAATAAGCGGTTTAGGCTCTTGTATCCCAATGTTGGAAAATCTAGAGCCCAACCCTGCCATTGGTATGAGAATATTCATGACTGATCCTTATCTACAAAATAAATTGTAGTGGATGTCAGCTATCTATCAAATATTCGGCCCAGTTGATCTGCCGTTTGTTTCACAATGTCTTCGTTATTACGTACTTGAGCAGCAGGAGTGGGCTCTGTATAGTCAACACCAACAAAGCCCAAAAGGTCACCATTATTTGAGAAAAATGCACAACGGGTTATGTGCAATGCTGCTCTGGATTCATAATACCAATAGAGTGCACTATCTGGTCGAGCATTGATATTGGTCAAACTCACGCATTTTCTCTTGAGAAATTCAGTACTCATGTTGGTGATCAAACTGCTGGGCAGCCTTTGCCCAAAGTTCATGATCCTATTGGTACCAGGTTTAATTACTTCGTGAGTATTTGTGTGGAAAATAAATGGCACATTATTGGGGCTAGGAATACCATTGTGAAATCGGAAAATATATGCACGGTTGGAATTGGTAGTTGTAAGTATTTGATTTAGTGATTGATTGGCTGCTGTATCCACTGCAACGCTGACTTGTAATTCTCTTGCAAAGTTGTTCATGCTGTTACTGCGTTGCCAAAGATCAATCACAGGTTGAAAATGAAAAGCAACAATGTAGCTGGTGCTTATCATGCACAGCAGGCAGAAAATCACAAACAAATGCCACAGCATCTTCAAGGGATGAACCGTTCGAAAATATGATATTAGGACGCGAGCAATATCAGACATGTAATTTTCCCATCAACATATTTACAAAGTTTTGTGTGTTCAATAAGTTGCTAGTTTTTCCTGCATTGACAAGGCAGCAATATAAAAATATAATATACATATGAAAGATTATTATAGTATCCTTGCCGTGCAAGAAAATGCAACTCAAGATGAGTTGAAAAAGGCTTATCGCACACTTGCAATGCAGTATCATCCAGACCGTAACAAAAGCAGTGAATCTGAGAGTAAATTCAAAGAGATCAATGAGGCTTATGATACTCTAGGTAACGAAGACAAGCGTCAAGCTTACGATCAGCAACGCAAGTTTGGTGGAAGTCAGCCAGGTGGATTCCATTTTGAATTCCGTGGAGGAGGATCACCCTTTGGTGATATTTTTGAACAAATCTTCCGAGGTCAAGGATTTGACCACTTTAGCCAACGACCAAGTCGTAATCCTGACACGCAAGTTCAGTTGAATATAACCTTGGAAGAAGCGTTCACAGGAAAAAGTGTACCAATTCAATTTACTGATAGTGCTGGCCAAAACATCAATTTAGTTGTGAACATACCTGCAGGTATTGATAGTGGGTATAGGTTACGATATGCTGGCAACGGTAGCCGAACACATGCCAATTTAGCACCTGGAGATTTGTATATTACTGTGTTTGTTACGCCGCACTCTGTGTTCGAGAGGAGTGGGCCTCATTTGTTGACTACACTGAAGGCCAACATTTGGGAAACATTAGTGGGGGTTGACAAGCTTGTTAGTGTGATTGAAGGCGGTGCAGTTTCCATGAAAGTCCCGCCTTTGTCCAAAGATCAAACTCTACTTAACGTCAAAGGCAAGGGCATGCCGCTCAGTAGTAATAGTTCTTCACGTGGTGACCTCATGGTCAGACTCCATGTAGAGCTGCCACAAAAGCTGGATCAAGATCAGCTTGATGCCATTTCAAAATGGGCACACCCCCAAACATCTTAAATCTTTCACCAGGACAGCACATATGAAAGAGCCCTTTAATTCAAAAAATGATTTTGAGCAAGTAATAAATCGAAGTTACTCTATTGCAATAAAACATCATCACGAATATGTGGTGGTAGAGCATGTGCTGATAGCACTATTGGAATTTCAAGACATTGACACCATGTTAACAGCCTTGGGTTGTTCTCCAAAAAAGCTCAAAGCTGATGTAGTCAGTTATCTCAAAGATTCCAAATATCATAGTATTGTGCCTGACGGAGTGTATCAACCCAAATACACCTCCACACTGATGAGTGTAATCAAGCAAGCCAAAGCGCAAAGCTTGTTCATGGGCAAAACTGTTATGAACAGTGTGGACATGTTGCTGGCACTTTACAATGCAGAACAAAGTTGGGCTGTGTATTTTTTACAAAAACACAACATCAACAAAAGCAATATCACCTCGTATCTTACACAAAATAGTCAAGAAACGGATGAGATGGGCATGAGTGAAGACGATGCAAGAATGGTGTTGTTTCAATTTGCCACCAATTTAAATCAACGTGCCAAACAGGGCAAGATCACTGCACTTATTGGTAGAGACACTGATGTTGATCAACTAGTTGAAACGCTGGCCCGAAAACTCAAGAACAATGTTATACTTGTGGGCCATCCAGGGGTAGGCAAAACACAACTTGTGGAAGGACTTGCCAAGAGAATAGTGGAACAAACCGTGCCAAAAGTTCTTTTGAATCAAGAAATCTGGAGCTTGGATATCAATAGCATTGTTGCTGGGACCAAATATCGTGGCGACTTTGAAGACAGAATGAAAAACATTATTACGGCGTTAAAAAGTTTGCCCAATGTTATTATTTTCATTGATGAAATTCATATGATTATGGGTGCTGGCGGCAACAGCAGCAATGCAATGGATGCAGCCAATATTCTCAAGCCAGCGTTGGGTCGGGGAGAAATTCGCACTATTGGTTCCACAACATATGACGAATATCGGAAGTATTTTGAAAAGGATCGAGCACTACTTCGGCGTTTTGAGAAACAAGATGTAGTTGAGCCCAGTGTAAGTGATGCTAAAAAAGTAATTCAAGGATTGATCAAAACTTTTGAAAAGTTTCACAATGTAACTTATGCACCAGGATGTGCAGAGGCAGCAGTTGATCTCAGTGTAAAATATATTTTCAACAAGTATCTGCCAGATAAGGCAATTGATTTGATTGATGCAGCTGGTGCAACAGTGAAAATCAAAGGAAAAACCAAAAAGGTTGTTCAAGTAGAGAATATTGAACAACAAGTTTGTAGGATTGCCAAAGTCAGCCTTGAAAACTTGGAAACATCTGAGAGTAATAAATTATCTACTCTAGATAATGATCTCAAAAAAGTAATTTACGGCCAAGACACAGCAGTAGACACTCTTGTTGATGCAGTGTATTTGGCTTATAGTGGACTACGAGAACAAAACAAAACACTGGGAAGCTTCTTGTTCACAGGGCCAAGTGGTGTGGGCAAGACTGAACTGGCCAAGATGTTAGCAGACAAACTGGGTTATAGTTTTGTTCGCTTTGACATGAGCGAGTTTCAAGAAAAACATTCTGTTGCTAGATTTATTGGCAGTCCCCCTGGATATGTGGGTTACAGCGACGGCAGTGCTGGCAGTGGTGCTCTTATCAACGCACTAGAGCAAACACCCAGTTGTGTGCTGCTGTGTGACGAAGTGGAAAAAGCTCATCCTGATGTATTGAATGTTTTTCTGCAAGCGATGGATCAAGGCAGCATCACAAGCCAAAATCAAAAAACAGTGAGTTTGAAAAATGCAATCTTGATTTTTACCAGTAATCTTGGTGCTGTGGAAATGGAAAAGCATAGTATTGGCTTTGGTGCTACCAAAAACAGTGATGCAGACAAAGAAGCTGTAAAACAATTTTTCCGTCCAGAGTTCAGGAATCGATTGGATGCAGTAGTGCCATTTGGTGCGTTGAACAAAGAAACCATGCAGAAAGTTGTTATCAAATTCATTCAACAACTGAATCAAGCTTCACAAAGCAAAAATGTGTGTGTAGTAGTTGATCCTGATGCGCAAGAATGGTTGGTGAAGAATGGTTTTGACCCTTCGATGGGAGCTAGGCCTTTGAGTCGGGTAATTGACAACCATATCAAAAAGCCCATGAGCCGCCAGATGTTATTTGGAAAGTTGAAGTCAGGAGGAAGAGTGTTAGTTACACTTGATGCAGCAGCACATAAGCTGAAATTGGAATTTTTAGGCACAGTATGTAGTCTCCCCACAGGCCCAAATGAGGCCTTTAATGAAAACAACTCAGAGGTGTCTGCGCAATGAACAAAACATCAGCTATTCAAAGCTTGTGCCAAAAAGGATTGATAAGCAAAGGCACAGTCATAGGGGTTGCTGAGTCAGCATCCTCTAGAGTCTATCATAGATTTGTAGTTGCACATGCTATACTTGCGCCCTGTGTAAAAATTACAGGAGTGCATACACAAAACAACAGCAGTCTTGACTTGGATATCAACAAGATTGTGGAAGTGGATGGCATGGGGCTAGATCGCTATCTGCAACATGCAGATCTTGACGCCAATGGCCTACAAATCAATCGTGGAAAAAAGCGTGGCAGAAGGCCAAAAAACAGAGGATAAATACTCTAATCAAGGACCTTATAAATGGCACAAATAGCCTGTCAAACTATTTCAATTTCCATCAGCAAACTTATCAAGGATGATGAACAACTGGCTAGTGTGCTCTCTTCTGAGCAGCTTTTGGCATTGTTTGAAAGCTTGCCCAGTGTTGTAGAGCAGCTACTTGAAGACAGTAAACTGGTTATTGAAGTCTCTATTTGACCTTTCCATAAATATCGACAAATCAATTGTTGAGAAATTATGGAAAGTCTTGTCTTATTACCAACTACTAGCGGTAAGGTCAATGTAACTGGCGAAAAGCAAAAAGGCGCAGGCTACACCAATTTTCTTGGCGGTAGTCATACAGTAGCCCTAACGTTAACAAATTTTACAGGCCGGATTTTAATTCAAGCCTCGTTGGCAGATAATCCAGTTGAACAAGACTGGTTTCCTGTTTATCTACAGTCAGACCTGCCTTATGTACAATTCCCTAGAGATTTGTTCAATCCCAGTGGCCTATTTGGTGGGGACACCGGCAGCTTTGCATATACATTTGTAGGCAATTATGTTTGGGTAAGAGCTGTTGTAAGCAGAGATTATTTGACTCCAGCACCTATTGACGACAGCACGGTTGGCAGTGTTTCTGAAATACTTTTGAACTTTGGTGCCCTGAGTCCTGGATTTATCCCCAAAGGCCCCATACAAGGTCCCACCGGTCCTGCTGGCCCTCCTGGGTCTGCCCCAGTCACCAGCTTCCAAATGCCGTTTTCATCTCAAAATATTGTGACCGATGTGTTGACCGTTGTTCATGGCCTTGCACAGAGACTTGTGTTTGTTCAAGTATATGACACCAACTACCAACTGGTAAATCCCACAACAATAACCTTAATTGATGAGATGACTTGCCAATTGAATTTATCTGGGCAAGTGCCTATTTCTGGAGTTTGGTATGTTTTGGTGTCTAAATGACAAACATATGTGGTGTAAAATATGAGAGCTAAAGAATTTATTCGAGAATTTACTGTAAATGTGCCTGTTACAATCAACATCCCCTTGGGCGATGTGTTGAAAGCGCAAGCTGACAGTGATGTGATAAATCCTGGAGTGCGTTATGGTGAAGAGGGCGATGCCAAGTGGAGTCCACCACTCCAACAACACCTTGACACTGTAAAAGACAGCGTGGGGCCCACAACTGAAGATCCCACTGTGATAAACCCAGAGGATGATTTTCATACACCTCAACAGTCCAATATCTCAAAAATTACAGCAAAAAAAGATTTCATACCAACTGTAAGTATCAAACCCTCTATTTTGGGTTGAAGCTCTTGTGACTCAAATTCGTAAAATTTGGACCAGCAAGTTCACAAATGATATAAATGAGTATGTTGGTCGCGATGGGGAGATATTCTACGCAAGCGGGGAAGTTGAGTTACGTTTTTCTGACGGCGTAACTCCTGGTGGGTTACCATTTACCCCTGGCGGTGGAGGGGGTACTGGCACAACTGGCGCACAAGGACCCACTGGGCCAACAGGGGCAAGAGGCATTAGTGGTTATTCTGGGGTAAGCACCCTTGGCTCAACTGGACCAACTGGGCCCAACAGTGCTAGTGGTTATTCTGGGATATCAGGTTACTCAGGCGAGTCTGGAACAAGCGGCTACTCTGGCAGCGGAGTATCAGGCTACTCTGGTCAAGGTGGTTATTCAGGAACTTCAGGAAAATCTGGAGAATCTGGGTATTCTGGTGCCAGTGGGTATTCTGGTGCCAGTGGGTATTCTGGTGCCAGTGGGTATTCAAGTGAGTCTGGCCGGTCAGGTTACTCTGGTGAAAGTGGTTATTCTGGCAGTGGAGTATCAGGCTACTCTGGAGAGAGTGGGTACTCTGGAGAGAGTGGGTACTCTGGAGAGAGTGGGTACTCTGGAGAGAGTGGTTATTCAGGTTATTCAGGTTACTCTGGTTATTCAGGTTACTCTGGTTATTCAGGTTATTCTGGAGAGAGTGGTTATTCAGGTTATTCTGGAGAGAGTGGTTATTCTGGGATATCAGGTGAGTCAGGCTATTCTGGAGAGTCAGGTGTCTCTGGATATTCTGCCTATTCAGGATACTCTGGAGAGAGTGGTTATTCAGGGGCATCAGGTGAGTCTGGCTATTCAGGAGAGAGCGGATATTCTGGAGGCAGCGGAACTAGTGGAACTAGTGGTGTAAGTGGATGGAGCGGCACAAGTGGAACTAGTGGATGGAGCGGCACAAGTGGAACTAGTGGATGGAGCGGCACAAGTGGAACCAGTGGATGGAGCGGCACAAGTGGAACTAGTGGAACAAGTGGCACAAGCGGCTGGAGTGGCACAAGTGGAACTAGTGGATGGAGCGGAACAAGCGGCTTTAGTGGTGTCAGCGGAACTAGTGGGTTCAGCGGAACTAGCGGAGCAAGCGGCTTTAGTGGTGTCAGCGGAGCAAGCGGCTTTAGTGGTGTCAGCGGATTCAGTGGAGCAACTGGCTTAATAGGACCTACTGGTAGTGGCGCAACTGGTGCAACTGGCACCCCAGGTGTAACAGGTGTAACAGGACCAACAGGTCCTGTTGGTCCTGCGTCTACATTAGCAGCTAGTTCTTACATTTTAACTGCTATCTTAACAAGTGATCAAACAGTTGCTAGCGCAAGTACGTTAGTTTTACCCTTAGCTGATTATTATGATCCACAAAACTGGTGGAACGCCAGCACATATACATTCAAACCAACTGTTGCAGGTTATTATAATTTAAGTTTCGGTGTTTGGGTCAGTGCAGCGTCTGTGGCAACTAATCAATATAACGGCCAGATACTTAAAAACTCTGGAACTATATTAATTGCCCAAGTTCAAACTGTAACGTCTACGGGAATTTCACTTGGTGGCAGCAAAGTTGTTTACTTCAATGGATCTACTGACTCTGCTCAAGTTACTGCCTTTAACGGTACCGGAAGTAATGTTACAGTGCAATATGGCACTGCTGACGGTCCAGGAACTTGGCTTTCAGCACATTTAATTGCATATGGCGCTGATGGAGTAACAGGACCTACAGGCGCTAGCGGAACTAGTGGCGTAAGTGGATGGAGTGGCACAAGTGGCTGGAGTGGCACCTCTGGGTTCAGTGGATTCAGTGGCACAAGTGGATTCAGTGGCACAAGTGGATTCAGTGGAACAAGCGGCTTTAGTGGTGTCAGCGGAACTAGTGGCACAAGCGGCTTCAGCGGAGCAAGCGGCTGTAGTGGTGTCAGCGGCTTTAGCGGAACTAGTGGATTCAGTGGCGGAGCAGGTGTTACTACAGGCAAAGCTATTGCGATGGCAATTGTTTTTGGATAAGGATTTAAAAAGTTATGTCAGCCCCTAATATAGTAAATGTCACAACAATTATTGGTAAAACTGCGGTACAAGCAGTTGGTACAAGTGCTACAGCAATAGTTACCAATTCAGCAGCAAGTAACAAAGTCTTTAAAATCAACAGTCTAGTAATTTCAAATGTTGACGGGACCAACAATGCAGACATTACTGTGGATTTGTTCAGAAGTTCTGTAGCGTATAGACTAGCGAATACCATTTCCGTACCAGCAGACGCATCGCTAGTTGTTATCAGCAAAGATACTTCAATTTATCTTGAAGAAGGCGACAGCATACGTTTGACTGCTAGTGCTGTAAGTGATCTGGAAGCTGTGTGTAGCTATGAGGAAATCAGTTAGTGAATACTAACTTTGATAACGGCGGTGTTATTGGGATTGAAAATAATCCTACATCAACTACGGCCAAAGGAGTCTGGAGCTCAGAAGCACAAGCTGATGCAAAATACGGGAATACCTGGCCTGGGCAAGCACTCTACGGATTTACGTCAGCTACATTTACACCTGGCACTGCTAGCGGCAGTTCAGGACCAACACTGGCACAGGCACAGGGTGGGATGACCGGCACGCCTACACCGTCAGGATGGAACACCAACACAGCATATTTCAGCGTAACATCCGGGATACAGCTATGGACGGTTCCTTTGACAGCGTCATACCGGATAACAGCAATAGGTGCTAGGGGAGGCAGCGGTGCTACCGGTGTTGGTGCCGGTGCACGCATGATAGGCACCTTCTCCCTTACCCAGGGCGAAAAACTCAAGATATTGGTAGGACAACAGGGTGTCACCGGTAATAATGCGTGCGGTGGTAGCAAGGGCGGCGGCGGCGGCAGCAGCTTCGTGACTAAACAGGACAACACCATACTGATCATAGCTGGCGGAGGCGGCGGAGGTTCGGCAGGCACATGGGCCAACAAGGATGCCAGCATACTCACCTCTGGCAATGCCGGGGGAGATACCGGAGGAGGTGGAGGCACACTTGGTTCTGGCGGTGGTGCCACCAATGGATGTGTTTCAGTTGGTGGTGGCGGTGGTGGCTATAGCGGCAACGGCGCAGCTGGCGGCGGCGGTGAAGGCGCTTCAAGCGGCGGTAACAGTTTTCTCAATGGCGGCACGGGGGGGACCGGAGGTGTGCAATACGGTGGCACGGCGGCTAACGGCGGGTTTGGCGGTGGAGGCGGTGCCAGCAGCTACCTAGGTGGTGGTGGTGGTGGCTACAGTGGCGGCGGTGCTGGCGGTGTGGGGGCGTGTACCTGTCCTGCCTTGGGACCAGGAGGTGGCGGTGGCAGCATCAACAACGGCAGCAACCAATCCAACACAGCCGGGGTAAACACCACCGGAAATGGCAGCGTACTCATTGAAAAACTCTAGCAGATAAAAGACCGTATAAATGGGCAAAGGCAATATCATAGGCAAACCAAATGATCCAACTACTTCAGTAGCTTCAGGAGTATGGTCTTTGAGAGAAAATTTTTTGGCAGTAAAGCATAATCGTTGGCCACCCGTAATTCTTTCCCTTGGACAACAGGCATATACCACTCCCGGTACATACACATGGACATGCCCTGCGGGAGTAAATAGCGTGAGTGTAGTATGCGTTGGGGGAGGGGGCGGAAAAGGTGCCACAGCGACCACATATCTAGGTGGCGGTGGCGGTGGTTTGGGTTATAAAAATAACATCAGTGTTACGCCAGGCACATTATATACTGTGGTTGTTGGTGCAGGTGGCGGTGCTGGTGCAAATGGTGCTGCTAGCTATTTCATATCCGCTTTAACCGTACAAGGTGGAGGTGGAACTTATGCAGGTGCAGGTGGAACTTATGTTGGAGACGGCGGAGGTAATGGTGGTGCTTCAAATACTGGCGCGTATTCTGGTGGTGGTGGCGCAGGTGGCTACACAGGTAATGGTGGTGCTGCGGGCGTTACAAGTGGCGCATCAGGACCTGGCAACGCTGGTTCCGGCGGTGGCGGCGGTGGAGGTAGCTCTTATTATGCAACAGCTGGGGGCGGCGTAGGAATACTGGGACAAGGAGCAAATGGAACAGCAGGGGGTAATGGGGGAGCGAGTAGCAGTGCAGGCGGCGGCGGCGGCAGTGGTGGCGAAAATGGCAAGGGTTACACAGGTACAGGTGTGGGTGCATTGTATGGCGGCGGTGGGCTTCAGAGTGACGGCGGCGGTAGCGTTAGTGGCGGGAATGGGGCCGTTCGCATAATATGGCCAGGAACCACTAGACTGTTCCCGACAACCCAGACTGGGAATCTATAAGATGTTGTTGACAAACCTCAAGCTGCTGGATGACCCTTCAAAATACCATGAACGGAAGGATTCATGCCAATCATGTTCGAGATTTACTATAATGAAGACTTGCCAGGAATGCGGATGCATCATGCTAGCGAAATGGAAGTTCCATTTCGCCAAATGCCCATTGGGCAAGTGGTAGATTACAAGATGATATTTGTCAAGACAATCACTACTGTCGCAGTCAATTACTATTGCAATCATTCACTATTGCAAAATAGTGCTTATAGTATCTCACTTGATAACAACAACAAAAACTCTATCTCGGAGGTCTCATCAATACTACTATGCCAAGATTCTCAGGAACTTAAGGAGACATAATATGCTGTATTCCTATAAAAACCAATGGCCTCAGTCGTTGCCATTCAGGATAAGACTATTAGATGGTAGAACACGAACTGATCCTAGCACTTTCACTCCAGAAGAAATTGATGATGCTGGATATGTGCCTGTAAGTGATCCTCCTCAACTACAGGACAATGAGAAATTGTTGTGGAATGATATCACAGGTGCGTGGATAGTGACCGAATATACCCTGGAAGAACTTGAAATGCTGAAGCAGACAAAATGGAAAGATGTGCGACAACAGAGAGATATACTTATTCAGTCGGTTGCATGGAGAGTTGAACGCTGTAATCGATACTTAAGATTGGGTCTCACTCCAATTGATGATATCCTCACTCTCGAACGCTATATTCAAGAACTAGCTGATATACCTCAAACACAACAAGATCCTTTCAATATTATTTGGCCTAGTTTACACATTGTTCCTGTGGAATCAGTGAATCCTTATCCTCCGGGATTCCTTCCGGAGATGAACGTGTAGTTTCAATCTCTAAATTGTAGTGCTATCAAAAAGTTTGTATAATTTTGTTGTGACTCTACAATTCAAATACTCTATTATCATACCAACCTACAACCACTGCAATGACTTGTTAGAACCTTGCACTACAAGCCTTTGCTCTCATAACAAAATGACTGACGTTGAATTGATAGTCAGCGCCAATGGTTGCACAGACAACAAATGTGACTATCTACAAGATCTACAACAGCAATTTGTCAGTGTTGGCATGGCTGATCACTGTCAAATTGTATGGAGTGATCAACCCTTGGGATAAAGTGGTGCCAACAATCTAGCTATCAAGCTAGCCAAAGGTCAACGCATAATTTTGCTCAACAATGATGTTGTGTTTCTGCCTCAAGAGAGAAATTTTTGAATTTGAGCTCTCAATCAACCATTTGAAATCAACCCCCGAGCAGGAATAAGCTGTGTATTCAAAAGCTGGAGCGGAACAAGTGGATGGAGCGGATTTAGCGGTGCGGGCACAAGTGGATTTTCTGGCACTAGTGGATGGAGCGGAACAGCCGGCAGCTCAACCTCAATTACTGCTACAAATACCACAACAAATTCAACATTTTATCCGGTTTTTGTGGACACTGCTGGCTCTAGCACTACTCCTAGGATACGCAGCACTGCAACAGCATTCACCTATAATCCTGGCACTGGTGAAGTGGCTGCTGTTGACTTCAACAGCATCAGTGATGCTGCGTTCAAAACAAACATCTCAACAATTACCGACAGTTGGGCTATTCTCAAGGAACTCAATCCCGTTAGTTTTGACTGGAAGCATGCCAGCAAACACAGTTTTGGTTTATTGGCTCAAGAAGTAGAGCAAGTTATACCATCTCTTGTGAGTACAACCGCGTCAGGGAAAACTGTGGCATATATTCAGTTGATACCGCTGTTGTTGAAGGCATTGCAAGAGCAGGCCGAAAGTATTGAAGTATTGAAAAAACACTTGGGACTAAATCAAAGTTAAGTAATGTTCTCACGTCTCTATAAATAAGTGCAACCGAGTACTCTAAAAGGAGCGCGAAGATGGCCATAAAAATATCAGGCGTTACAGTCATCGCCGATAACCAAAATTTGACTATTACTGGGTATGCCAATTTCAGCGGCACATCTGCACTAAAATTGCCTGTGGGCACAGATGGTGAAAGACCAACAGCAGCAACAGGACAAATCCGTTACAATACTACGCAAGCCAGTTTTGAAGGCTACGACGGCACAGTTTGGGGCAGTTTTGGTGGCCAAGACAACACTGCTCGAACACTAGCTTTGTTGGCACTGACTTAATCACATGTCTGTGGCTGCTGGCAAACTCATCACACAAGCCAACGCATGCATTGTCTTGGCCAATCAAGATGTTCTGCAAACTGCTCAGTTGGCAGGTATTCAAGCGGCTTTGAATGGGATCTATTGTGTAGCAAATTGTGCAGCATTGCCAACAGCATGTGACAATACAGGCAGGTTTATTTGGATAACGGACATTGGCGACTATCGCTACAGTGATGGCACCCAATGGACCAATGACTTCAATACAAATTGGACAGGCGCATGTGTGTTTGGGTGGGGTTGGAACCTCTGTGGAGGTTTGGGCAATAATACAACAACTTCCCAGAGTTCACCTGTTCGAGAAATAAGCTCAAGCTGCAATTGGGTTACTGTCACTAGCAATACAACATCAGCAGGAATAAAATCAGACCTTTCACTATGGACTTGGGGTTACAACAATTGTGGTGCACTGGGCAATAATGCAACAGCTAACCAAAGTAGTCCAGTTCGTGAAATAAGTAGTTCTTCAACCTGGACAAGTGTAGGGTCATTTGCGTTCCATCTTTTGGCTTTAAAATGTGATAGCACACTGTGGGCATGGGGCGACAACTTTTGCGGTAATTTGGGCGATGGCACCAAAACAACCCGCAGTTCTCCAATCCGCGAGGTATCATCAAGTACAAATTGGTGTTCAATCAGCAGTGGAGGGCTGCGACACTCTGCTGCTGTCAAGTCTGATGGCAGTCTGTGGACCTGGGGAGTCAACACATGTGGAGTACTGGGAACCAACAACACAACTAACTTCAGTTCACCAGTGCGAGAAATAACAAGCGGAACCTCCTGGTGCAGAATACAAAACGGTTACAACCTAGCAGTTGCGTTGAAAAAAGACAATACACTTTGGAGCTGGGGCTCAGGTGGATATGGCGTTCTCGGTAACAACTCTACCTCAAATGCCAGCAGCCCAGTTCGAGAAGTTTCCAGCTCTACAAATTGGTGCACATTTGGGCCTGGCAAGTATCATTCAAATGCTATAAAAACCGATGGCACTCTGTGGGCATGGGGTTTAAATACATGTGGAGAGCTGGGAAATAATACTGCAACCAGCCGGAGCAGTCCTATACAAGAAATTTCATCATCAACAACTTGGTGTCAAGTATCTGGTGGATGCGCGCATACCGCGGCGTTAAAAACAGATGGCACATTGTGGACCTGGGGAAATGCATCATGTGGCGCGTTGGGGAACAACACAGTTACATCAGTTTCCAGTCCTGTGAGAGAGATAACATCAGCCACGTCGTGGAGTTGTGTAACTAGCAGTACAAGGCAAACAATGGCCATTCAAGGTAAAATTTCAGGATTTGTAGCACTATGAACTTAAATCAAATTGAATTTGCCCTTAGCCAAAAAATCGCAGCAGGCAACGACAATCTAGATTTGCTCACATATACACGGGCTATTCAACAACTGAGAACAGGCGCTATGTTTGTTGTAGCCTGTTCTCAATTATTACCTACTGCATCAGCCAGCAATGGTAAATTGTATTTGGTTGAAGACGCTCAAAGAGTAGTTTTCAGTAATTCTGTATTTTGGATTCCTATTGTATCACAGTCTAACACAGGTTGGGCGTGGGGGTCAAACAGTTGTGGACAATTGGGCACAAGTAATACAACCAATCAATCAAGTCCTGTCAGAGAGATTACAAGCTCCTGCAACTGGCTGCAACTCAGAGCTGGTTCGGTAAATTCAATGGGGTTAAAACAGGATAGTTCCTTATGGCTTTGGGGCAATAACGTATGTGGTCAGTTGGGAGACAACACTGTTACCAGTAAGTCAAGTCCTGTAAGAGAAATCACCAGCAGCACAACTTGGTGTCAAATAGGTACGTCTTTTTACACAATGTCTGGTGTTAAAAGTGATGGCAGTTTGTGGGCATGGGGAAAGAACACATATGGCCAAGTGGGTGATAACACTATAGTTAACAAATCTAGCCCAGTGCGTGAAATCAGCAGCAGTGCCACTTGGTGCCAAACCTCACCTGGATATTCGCATACTGCTGCACTAAAAACAGATGGAACCCTTTGGGGTTGGGGAAATAATGGGACTGGGCAACTGGGCACATGCAATCTGTCTAATAGGTCTAGTCCTGTGCGAGAAATTTCCAGTTCAACCAATTGGTGTCAAGTTTCTGCCGGCCTCTACGGTACCCTAGCACTCAAAACAAGTGGTACTTTATGGGGATGGGGGTCAAACGAGTGTGGCAAATTTGGCAATAATAGCACTAGCAATGTATCAAGTCCCGTTCAAGAGATAAGTAGCTCCACCACTTGGTGTCAAACTTCCGCTGGGTTTGCTCACTCTATTGCCTTAAAAACAACTAACACACTATGGGCATGGGGTTGCAACGCTTGTGGTGCTTTAGGAGACAACTCTACTGTATCCAGGAGCTCACCAATTCAGGAAGCAACAAGTGCAACCAATTGGTGCCAAGTCACTGCCGGCTTTGGCAGAAGTGGCGCTTTAACAACCGCAAGCACTTTATGGATGTGGGGTAATAACAATTGTGGCCAACTTGGTAACAACTCTACAATCAGAAGTTTATTGCCTATACGTGAAATATCCAGTTCAAGCTCCTGGAGTGAAGTTAGCATAGGACAGGGCCTGTTTACTGTAGCCCGGCAAACAATTTAAGATAAAAGGAATAAAATATGTATGTGTTAGTACATAACGAAAGAGTGTTGGTAGGTCCAATGAGTTGGAATAGGCCAATGTTTGAAGGCGGTCTGGACCGCCTTAAGATTTCAGCATTGCTGCCGCGCAATGACCCTGAAACCGTTCCTATTGTGATAGACGATGCCACCTATTTGACCACAGCACAGCTGGTGATACCCGATCATAACTCTCGAACACAAACCTATTATGGTCCGTTCTGGGATTTCACTAATCCTGCAATTGCCGTTGGTACATTTGAGATCAAATACAAGCAAATTTGGGAGATACAAGCTCAGTTGCGAGACGAGGCACAAGCCAATCGCTACACTGCTGAAGTGGGTGGCACACACACTGTGATACAAGGTAAAAAAGTTACTATTGACACTAGCAGAGAAGGTAGGAACATTTTTGTGCAAAAATACTCTCTTATGGCAACTGATGAAACAGTGAATTGGAAGTTTCCGGAAACTTGGCTCACTCTCACAAAAGATGAATTAGGCCAATGCGTCGCTGCTGGTGCAGCGCATATTCAAGCCACATTTGACTGGGAAAAACTCAAAGATGATGAAATCACTGCCTCAACCACTATAGAGGAGTTGGAAGTGTTAGTGGTAGGCAACGTGCCCAATCTAGTGAGTGGTGGTTAAGGAAGCGCAAGATGGCCAATAACCTCTGCTGTGCAACACTTCTCAACTCTGTGGTGAGCGAAATATGCTCAAGTGGCACACTCACATGCAGTATGGATGTGGTGTTAGCAGCAGCATCACAAGACGCTGTTGACAGTAATCGGAGTAGTTTCATCAGCATAGATACCTTATTTGGTTGCAGTTGTTCAACTGGGTTACCAAATGGGCATGTTGTTTTTTTGTGCGATGCACTTGTGCCCGTAGTGAGCCTCAATGGCTGTTGGATTGGTTTTGATGGCAGGAATTTCACTCCTACAGTGGGAGGAGCTCTTTGGAGTTGGGGCGGCAACAACAACGGTCGATTGGGAGACAACACTATTACCAATCGCTCAAGCCCAGTAAGAGAAATCACCAGCAGCACCACTTGGTGTCAAACTTCAGCTGGCTTTTATCATACCAGTGCATTAAAAACAGATGGCACACTTTGGAGTTGGGGCAGAGGCAACTACGGTCGATTGGGAGACAACACTGCTACAAGTAAGTCAAGTCCTGTAAGAGAAATCACCAGCAGCACCACTTGGTGTCAAACTACGTCTGATAACAGAAGTACACATGCAATAAAAACAGATGGTTCACTTTGGAGTTGGGGCAGCAATGCCTCTGGTCAGTTGGGAGACAACACTATTACCAATCGCTCAAGCCCAGTAAGAGAAATCACCAGCAGCACCACTTGGTGTCAAACAGCATCCAGTAATTATACTGCCAGTGCAGTAAAAACAGATGGCACACTTTGGAGTTGGGGCTCCGGCGGCTATGGTCGATTGGGAGACAACACTGCTACAAGTAAGTCAAGTCCTGTAAGAGAAATCACCAGCAGCACCACTTGGTGTCAAACTTCAGCTGGTGGTATAAGCACTAGTGCTATAAAAAAAGACGGCACACTTTGGAGTTGGGGAGGAGGTTTGCAGTTGGGAGACAACACAACAACAAACCGGTCAAGTCCAGTGAGAGAAGCCAGCAGCAGCACTACTTGGTGTCAAACATCAGTTGGATATCGGCACGCGTCTGCAATAAAAACAGATGGCGCTCTTTGGAGTTGGGGCTCTAACGGGTGTGGTCAGTTGGGAGACAACACAACAACTGGTCGCTCAAGTCCAGTGAGAGAAATCACCAGCAGCACCACTTGGTGTCAAACTTCGGCTGGTTGTGTCAATAACAGTGCATTAAAAACAGATGGTACACTTTGGACTTGGGGAGGCAATTTGTGTGGTCAGTTGGGAGACAACACTATTACCAATCGATCAAGTCCAGTGAGAGAAATCACCAGCAGCACCACTTGGTGTCAAACTTCGGCTGGTAAAGTGGATACTAGTGCTATTAAAACTATATTAGTTGTTCCGCAATAACATGACCACATCAGCAAAAACACTACAAACACAAATTACTTCACGTTTGGCAGCAGGTGGGCTTACTCCATTAAGCTGTTGTCAGTTGCAGGGTGCACAATGTATTCTCGACACTCAAGCAGTGGTTTCTTTTTCCAATCTCGCTGCTTTGCCCACTGCGACCTTGAATCAAGGAAGGATGGTGTATCTACAAGACACTTGCCAGTATCGCGTCAGTGATGGCATTTGTTGGACAACAGACTTTCGAAGCATCGTGCAGCGTGTTGAACCCAGCGTTTTTTCTTGGGGAGCCAATGGGTTTGGTCAGTTGGGAGACAACACTGTTACTTGTCGGTCAAGTCCGGTGAGAGAAATCAGCAACAGCGGCAATTGGTGTCAAACTTCGGCTGGTGGTGGTCACACCAGTGCAATAAAAACAGATGGCTCGCTTTGGAGTTGGGGCTATAACACGGGTGGTTCGTTAGGAGACAACACAACAACAAGTCGCTCAAGTCCCGTAAGAGAAATCAGCAGCAGCAGTAATTGGTGCCAAACTGCGGCTGGTAGTAATAGTCCCACTAGTGCAATAAAAACTGATGGCACACTTTGGGTGTGGGGACTCAATCTCTGTGGGCAGTTGGGCGATAACACAACAACAAGTCGCTCAAGTCCGGTAAGAGAAATCAGCAGCAGCAGCAATTGGTGCCAAATTGCCTTTGGTGCGAGCATAGCTAGTGCAGTTAAAACAGATGGTTCACTATGGACTTGGGGATGTGGTATTTGGGGTCAGTTAGGAGACAACTCCACCAATACGCGGTCAAGTCCAGTGAGAGAAATCACCAGTTCCACCAATTGGTGCCAAACTTCCCCTGGAAGTCAAGTATCCAGTGCAGTGAAAACAGACTCCACATTGTGGGTTTGGGGACGCAATTTCTGCGGTACATTGGGAGACGGAACCTCAACCAATAGATCAAGTCCAGTGAGAGAAGCCCTCTCTAGTACTTCTTGGTGTCAAACTGCCTCAGGTTCCAATGCCGGCACCGCAGTAAAAACAGATGGCACACTTTGGACCTGGGGGTACGGCAGTTGTGGTGTGTTGGGAAACAACACCACCGCATGTACTGGAGTACCAGGGCGAGAAATCACCAGCAGCAATAATTGGTGTCGAACCTCAACTTCCAGAAATCAGACAGTCAGTGCATTGAAAACCGATGGTTCACTTTGGAATTGGGGCCGGAACCAGTATGGTCAGTTGGGAGACAACACAACAACTGGTCGCTCAAGTCCAGTAAGAGAAATCAGCAGTTTTACTACTTGGTTTCAAACTTCGGCATCTGCCCATATTAGTGCCTTAAAAATCCTAACCTGCAAAGGATTCCTTTGATGTCTACCATCAATGTAGCTAATCTAGTGTTCACAATGCAGCAAAAAATATCCAGCACTACTAATGAGCAGGATTTGTTTTACTACAGCAAGGTATTGCAGCAGTTGAGAAGCGGCAAGGTGTATGTGGTGAACGCAGTGACTGATTTACCAACAGCCGCCGCAAATGTGGGTGAATTGTATTATGTTGTGTTGAATACCTCACTGTATGTGGCCACAGTTACGGGATGGGGTGTTATAGGTACTACTCCCCTAAACCAAATTTGGAGTTGGGGCTTTAACGGGTGTGGTCGGTTAGGAGACAACACTGTCACTAGTCGCTCAAGTCCAGTGAGAGAAATCACCAGTTCCACCACTTGGTGTCAAACTTCAGCCGCCGCTGCCAACGGTGGTAGGACTAGTGCAATAAAAACAGATAGCACACTGTGGACTTGGGGCTACAATGTCTCTGGTCAGTTGGGAGATAACACTGTTACAAGTCGCTCAAGTCCTGTAAGGGAAATCACAAGCTCAACCACTTGGTGTCAAACTTCAGCTGGTAATGCCCACACAAGCGCATTGAAAACAGATAGCACACTTTGGAGTTGGGGAAATGCATCCTGTGGTACGCTGGGAAACAACACTGTCACTAGTCGCTCAAGCCCAGTGAGAGAAATCACCAGCTCAACTACTTGGTGTCAAACTTCGTCAGGCGGGTTTAACAGCGGCAGCCATACCAGTGCATTAAAAACAGATGGCACACTTTGGACTTGGGGCTGGAACGGTTGGGGTCAGTTGGGAGACAACACTGTTACGGCTAAGTCAAGTCCAGTGAGAGAAAGTAGCAGTTCAACCACTTGGTGTCAAACTTCAGCAGGCCCTACGAATACTGCTGCAATAAAAACAAATGGCACACTTTGGACTTGGGGAGAAAACGGGTCGGGCCAGCTGGGAAACAACACCATCACTAATAGTTCAAATCCAAACATAGAAATTACCAACAGCACCAATTGGTGTCGAACTTCAGCTGGTATCCATACCGCTGCAATAAAAACAGATGGCTCCCTGTGGACTTGGGGATACAATGGCTCTGGTCAGTTGGGAGACACCACTGTTACCAATCGCTCAAGTCCTGTAAGGGAAATCACCAGTTCCACCACTTGGTGTCAAACTTCTGTCGGGTGGATACATACCAGTGCATTAAAAATATATGGCACACTTTGGACTTGGGGCGGCAATGGCTCTGGTCAGTTGGGAGACACCACTGTTACCAATCGCTCAAGTCCTGTAAGGGAAATCACCAGTTCCACCACTTGGCGTCAAACATCAGCTGGTGGTTTTCACACCAGTGCCTTGAAGTAAATGGAGACAGAACATGCCAACACCCTCTGAAATCCAAACTAGTATTGACTCATTAATAACTGCTTGCGACAGTGTTTGTTTTCCTTTGTTAGCAGCCCAAACCAGTGCTGCTGGAGTTGGCATTAGTTTTGTTGTTAACACAGTATCAGACTTACCTGACCTAGCTACAAAGTGCATAGGTTTTGGTCAAACAGTTTTTGTCAAAAGTATTTGTGTACCTGTAATATCCACTTGTACTTCATGGGTGGGATTGGATGGTAGGGTTTTACGTCGAGATTGGCCTCTTAGACAGATGTGGACTTGGGGTCGTAATATATGCGGTCCGTTAGGAGACAACACTGTTACAAGTCGCTCAAGTCCAGTGAGAGAAATCACCAGTTCTGTCACTTGGTGTCAAACTTCGGCAGGCAGCGCCTTCACTAGTGCAATAAAAACAGATAGCACACTGTGGACTTGGGGATACAATGTCCAGGGTCAGTTGGGAGTCAACACTGTTACAAGTCGCTCAAGTCCTGTAAGGGAAATCACCAGTTCAACTACTTGGTGTCAAACTTCAGCTGGTAATTCTCACAACAGTGCATTAAAAACAGATGGTACACTTTGGACTTGGGGATATAACGGGTGTGGCAGATTGGGAGATAACACTGTTACAAGTCGCTCAAGTCCAGTGAGAGAAATCACCAGTTCAACCACTTGGTGTCAAACATCAAGTGGTAGTTTTCACACCAGTGCATTAAAAACAGATGGTACACTTTGGAGTTGGGGAAATAACTATTGCGGTATGTTAGGAGACACCACTGTTACCAATCGCTCAAGTCCTGTAAGGGAAATCACCAGTTCCACCACTTGGCGTCAAACATCAGCTGGTAAAGGTATTACCATCAGTGCAGTAAAGACAGATGGCACACTTTGGAGTTGGGGGTGTAATAGGTGTGGGCAGTTGGGAGATAACACTGTTACCAATCGCTCAAGTCCGGTGAGAGAAATAAGCAGCAGCACCACTTGGTGTCAAACTTCGGCAAGCGCCTGGACTAGTGCAATAAAAACAGATGGCACACTTTGGAGTTGGGGATTTAACCAGTGTGGGCAGTTAGGAATCAACAACACAGGTCTACTATCAAGTCCAGGGAGAGAAATCACCAATTCCACCACTTGGTGTCAAACTTCAGCTGGTAGTAATCACAACACTGCAATAAAGACAGATGGCACACTTTGGACTTGGGGATTTAACGATTGCGGTGTGTTAGGAGATAACACTGTTACCAATCGCTCAAGTCCGGTGAGAGAAATAAGCAGCAGCACCGCGTGGTGTCAAACTTCGGCCGGTTCCATGACGGCTGCAATTCTCCAGTGCTATAACTAGCACACAGTCAAATCGCCAACTAAGCTTACTGGATGACCCTTACTCTATTCACCATCACAAACATCCAGCACGAACTCACTAGTTTCTCACTTCAAAAAACCCTTGCCTCTACACCGATCACCACCACAATTGTGGTGTCAGATCAACCATTAACTCTTGCACAACCCCATACACAATATCCAATTCCAGAAAACTTTGGCATGCTGGAATACTGTGATTTCTGCCTCAAGAGCATGCACAGCTACATCAACACTGATTTTGTGTTGATAGCACACTATGATGGCATAGCCACAAACCCCAAAGCCTGGACTGATGAATATTTTGAATATGATTACGTGGGCAGCCTCTCGCATCCTGAATTTCCGCCAATGAAAGGCAGCCTGCAAGCCAGTGGCCACTACCAAGAATTTAAAAACGCAGATTGGTTCACCTGTGGCGGAGGATTAAGCTTGCGAAGCCGTCGCCTCCTCAAAATCCTAGCTGAAGATCCCCAGATCAAAACCCGGAACTACACCCCCAATCACAACACGCCCTTCATCAGTGAGGATGCTGTGATTACACTGCTCAACCAGAATTACCTTGAAACTGCCTACAACATTCGATTCGCTCCAGCACATATCAGCTTAAAATTCTGTGCAGAAGTGCTCACTGGTTACACCTCAGCATTGGGATTTCATGGTTGGTACAACGCACCTTTGTATCTCAGCGAACAAGAATGCCTCTTCTACTTTGAACATTTGGAAAAAATTGACTACAACAAAAACACCATGCAAGGGCAATTATTGAAATTTCACACCATGATGAAGGGATATTTACATTTACGTGATTATTTGATTTCTCAGGACAAATGGCTATTATACTAAGTTATGAACATATTGGGAATGAATTTTTCTCACGACGGTGCTGTGGCAGTTGTGAAAAATGGCAGATTAACAGCAGCTTTGGGAACAGAACGTGTTACTAGAGAAAAAAAGGCTTTTGGTGTAACCAACAAAACAATTGAGGCTATACTTCAGGAAGCTTCACTTAAACCTGAGGACATCAGTTGCATAGCATTGGCTGACTACAAGGCCAACCACAGCAACGGTGTCTTGGCACTATATGACAGTGATGGCAACACTGTGGAGAGAACTGCCTACTCACTCTACAACAACGACGTGCGAACGCTTACAGGTGTTTTCCTCGGCAGCCACAAAATACCAGTGTATGTGCTGCCACATCATTTGGCGCATGCCAGCAGTGCCTACTACACTAGCAATTTTGATAAGGCCATTTGTTTCAGCTTAGACAGCAGTTTTGGCGAACTTGGCGACAACAACATGGTGTTTTTTGGTGAAGGCACTAAGCTTCAAGCTCAAATGTGCCCAACACTCATCTCAGGTATTGGGTATGCCATCTTCACCGAGCTGTTGGGTTTCTCCCCAGCCTACAGCAAGGCAGGCACCACCATGGGACTCAGCAGTTATGGTAAATCACTCACTGGCCCTATTTTTGATGAGATTTTGAAAAAACAATGGTTCAGTGTTCAAGAACACGCTGAGTTGGAATACAGGAAGTTCTGGAGCAATGTGTGGGAAAAACTCATTGCCAAGCACCCACATGAGCTCACACACAAGGAAAGCAGTGATTTGGCTGCTACTATTCAAGAGCTACTGGAGAAGAGTGTTCTGGAAACACTAGCTACACTGCACCAAATTTATCCGCAACGACAGTTATGCCTCAGTGGTGGCAGCATGCTGAACTGCATCTTGAACAGCCGGATAGCTGAAAGCAAGCTTTGGGAGGGCATTCATCACTTTCCTGCATGTGGCGATGACGGCAATGCGGTGGGCGCCGCTCTTTGGGTAGCGCACCATTTGTTTGACTTACCAAGGCAAAATTATCAACCGCAGAATTTATGTTATTTGGGACCTTCTCAAAACACTACCTCCATTGTGGACTACACTAGAGTTTGTGAGCTACTGGCTCAAGGAGCTATAGTGGCCTGGCACTGGGGCAGAAGCGAATATGGGCCTCGAGCACTGGGCCACAGAAGTCTTTTGGCTGATGCACAAAGCTATCACATGCGTGAGAAAATAAATTTCGCAGTGAAAAACAGAGAATGGTTTCGACCTATTGCGCCTGTGGTGTTGCAGGAACACGCCCACGATTGGTTCTCCTTGCCAATACCCTCGAGCCCCTACATGCTTTACACTGCACAAGTGCTGAAGCCGCAACTGATTCCAGCAGTGTGTCATGTGGACAACAGTGCACGCCCGCAAACTGTTACAGCTGAACAAAATCCCCAGTTGCACCAACTGCTCACTTGTTACCATCAATTGACAGGCGTTCCTGTGCTGTGCAACACCAGCTTGAATGGCGCTGGAGAGCCCATTATGGAAACTCCTGAACAGAGTTTGAGATTTTTTGAAACCAATGACAGCGTTGCCGCACTGATGTTGAATGGACAGCTTTTGGAGAAATCACAATGAAAATCTATATTGGCGCAGGTGAAGACAGGATTGATGGATATGTGCACTGTGACTACGATCCCAACTGCAATCCTGATTTTTGTTTTGACCTTGAAAAAGACATTTTCCCATTTCCCACCAACAGTGTAGATGTGTTGAGAGCCACTCATGTGTTAGAGCACTTGGGCGAGGGGTATTTTCACTGTCTGCAGGAAATTTATCGAGTGTGCAAACCTGGGGCAAGAGTACATATTCATGTACCTCATCACCGCAGTGATGACTTCTTCAGCGACCCCACGCACAAACGCCCAGTCACTGTAGATGGCTTGCGCTTGTTTGGCTGCAAATACAACCAATTGGCACGCAAGCAAGGTGCACATGCCAGTAGGCTTGCCGAACGCTACAATGTGGATTTTGAGGTGGTGGACTACAGCTTGCGACCCATGGAAAAATACAAAGATCAATTTGTGGGGCAACCTAAAGAACAGGTAGAGCAGTATCTTGAACAGCACTGTAACATAATCGACGAAGTCTACATTCAGTTAGTGGTAGTAAAGTAACCCATGAGCTCAACATTTGAGCATGTGAAAACCACAGCACTGGAGTTGGCCAAACAGGAAAATCATCCACTGGCATTTCAACTCTTGGACCATTATTGGCCCAGAGCGCAAACACTGCTAGAGCTGGAAACTTTGGGCACAGTGAGCCTAAAGATTGGTCATACAGACTTGGCTGTCAAGTGTGCTGAAACTGTTGCAGGTATGTGCACTACACCTGAAGAATCTTATGTAGCAAGAGTGAACTTAGGCAAAGCCTATTATCGTGCAAATCAGCCAGAAAAAGCATTATTTTACAATAAGATAAATTTGGAAATGCGCCCAAATGACTTTGACGCTATAGTGAGTTATGCTGCCAGTTTGAAGTTAAATGGTGAGCGTGGCGAGAGCGAAAGAGTAATAAATGATTTGAAGTGTCAGCCTTGGGTCACAGCTGACCAGTGCGAGAATCTGCGCATAACTGACACTCATCCACTGCTCCGAGCTGGACAAACTGCTGAAGGAATTCGGTGGTTCCTACACACGGACAGAGATCGCACAACTGTTTTTGACATCAAAGGAATGAGAATTTGGAATGGAGTGAAGGTGCCAGGCCAAACTCTCTATGTGAATGCCTGCGGAGGAGCTGGTGACGAGCTCATCAACATCAGGTTCTTCAACCATCTCAAAAACTTGGGTATGCAACCAAAACTTTTCAGCATATTAGACCGCCCTGGATTAGCCCAAGTGTTCCGCCGACATGGATTTGAAGTGTTGGTGAATGAGGAGGAGATTGATGTTCATCAGCCCTGGACTTATCTCATGAACTTGCCTATTGATTTGGGTGTTGGCGAACAAGACCTTTGGAAAGGGCCTTATCTCACAGCGTCTGGCCAACCTCATACCAAACTGCCTGCGTCAAAAAAACTACGTGTTGGGGTAAAATGTCAAGGCAACCCTTATTTTGAGCAGGACATTTATCGCTGTATTCCTTTGGAGCAGATGCTGAGTGTGATACCCTCGGATGTTGAAATCTACAATTTTGATCTACAGCACACGCACGAGAGATGCCATAATCTTCGAGCCAGGATCAACTCCTGGGACGACACACTGGACTATCTCAGTCAAATGGATATTGTGCTCAGCAGTTGTACTAGTATAATACATGCAGCCGCCAGTATGGGAGTGCCTGGGATTGTGTGTGTGCCTATTTTGGAATATTATGTTTGGACCAGCACACATACTGACGAGAGCACGCCATGGTATTCAAAAAGCTTACGTGTACTGAAGCAACAGACTCCAGGGTGTTGGTCTACACCATTGCAGAGAGCAGGTGAAATTATTAAAACAACTCTACGAGAAAAACAACAAAATGACAACTGAAAAACACTATCACATGATAAGCGGGCTACCACGGAGCGGAAGCACCTTGCTAAGCAGCATTTTGCGGCAGAATCCAGTGATGCATGCCAGCATTACTGATCCACTGGCCACTATGGTTCGAGGAGTGATTGAAACTAGTGTAGACAGTCCTGGTATGCGAACAGAAGTACCAGTGAGTCGCAGAAAAAATCTTGTGCGAGCATTGTTTGACGGCTACTACCAAGATGTAGACAAAAGTATTTGTTGGAACACCAACCGAGCCTGGACCCGACTCTTGCCACAAATCCAGGAGGTTTATCCCAGCTCACGAGTGTTGGTTTGTGTGCGTGACCTCAAATGGGTTTTGGACAGTTTTGAAACTGCACATCGACGACACCCTTTTGACAAAAACACCATTTTTGGTGGGATTGGCGACAGTGTGTATGATCGGATGAACTTGTTGATGGAGAAGAATGGCATAGTGGAATTTGCCTATACTGGAGTGAAACAAGCTATTACTAGTGCAGAAAAACATATGTTGATGTTGATCGAATACGAACAGTTGTGTCGAAATCCCCAAGGCGTGCTCCAGGCAGTGTATAATTTCATCGGAGAACCCTACTACCCTCATGATTTTGACGCGGTAGAGGCCAGTTGGGACGAGTATGATGCAGAGATTGGTATGCAATTACATAAAATACACAGCAGAGTAGAATGGCGGCCTAGAGAAACTATTTTGCCTCCAGATATCTTAAGCCAATACTCCAATATGGAAGTTTGGAGATATTGAGCATGAGTATTCAAAATACCAATCCTCTTGAGTTGCATGTGATTTTGCGCACTTGTGATCGAGCCAATGTACACAATGATTGGCGGGTGCGCTATTGTGACATGGAAAAAATTGACTTGGTAAAGGGCTGTTTCAACAGCCTTGTGGCTGCCATCCTACACTGCACTTGGTTTCACGTAAAACTCACTGTGTTGGACGACAGCAGCAGCCCGGCGTTAGTGGAATTTCTTAAGGAAAAGGGATCTCTCTTACCAAATTTTGAACTGGTTCAATTGGAAACGCAAGGCTATCAAAACTCAGGACATGAGGTGTTTTTGCGTGCCAAAAACAGCAGTAGTGACTTAGTGTATTGTGTGGAAGATGACTACTTACATGCGCCATCCTCTCTACAAGAGATGGTGGACAGCTATTTCCTCTTCAAACAAAAATTGAACAATGATCAGATAGTATTATATCCATTCGACGCGCCTGAATGCTATGATCCACCTACCCCACCCTGTTGGCTAGTGCATGGCACAGCTCGCCACTGGAGAAGCGGCATCTACACAACTTTTGTGATGTTGACTGTGCCAAGCTTGATAGAACAAAATTGGGGTTTGTTTGAGGCCTTGAGTTTGAACTACAGCGGCATGTATTTGCGCAAGGGCAAGGAAAATGAGTTTCGCTACACAGAAGACAACACTATCTGGAATATTTGGCGGAACGGACCAGCCATTAGATTCAATCCTATTCCCAGCTTGGCTCTGCACATGCAATTTGATGCGCAAATGGATCCATTCTTAGACTGGAAACAGTGGTGGCAAAATTATGCCCAATAGAAGTTGCGGGAGTTGCACTGCCTGTTGTGAAGGCCATCTCTATGGCAATGCCTATGGAAACATTCAAACTCGCGGCACCCCCTGCAGATTTTTGCACACCACAGGTTGCACCATTTACATCACTAAACCTGAATTCTGCACTCGGTTTCAATGCCTTTGGCTACAAGGGCTGTTGGACGACAGCATGCGTCCCAGTGAGTGCGGGCTCTTGGTCACTGTTGAAAGAATGGCAGACAAAACACAAAGGTTGCATGCGACAGAAGTTTGGCCGCAAGTGCCTCTCAGCAGCTATCAAAACTTGGCAAAATGGGCCAAAGACTTAGACACCACCTGGGAATTGCGAAAGTACCATGAGCTACAATCCTGATTTTTTCAAACCCGAAAGTTTTGAACATGCACAAAGCTTGATCTTAACTCCTGAAGGTGGCACCACTGCTGGCAGATGGGAAAAAGAAACCCAATGGGCACTCAATATGTTGACCACATTCTCCCCTGTTGATGAAAACAGTAGAGTGCTGGATTGGGGGTGTGGTGTGGGTCGATTAAGCCAGGCATTGATTCAAGCGCATAGCTGTAGTGTAGTGGGTGTGGATCTGCAACCAGAGATGCTGGAATTGGCAAATGATTATGTGAATCACAAAAACTTCTCTTCTGTGGCATTGAGTGATGCGCCTGGCTTGTTGAAATCAGGAACTTTCACTCATGTGATGTGTGTTTGGGTTTTGCAACATAGTCCTTATATAGAGCAGGAAATTCCCCTTCTGTGGCACCTTTTGCAGCCAGGGGGAACAATTTTTGTGGTGGAAAACATCACTAAAGCCATTCCCAATCAAACAAGTTTTTATGATGATGGGGTTCCCACCACTACAGTTTTGGAGAAAACAGGATTTGAAACACAAGCACAAGGGCTCATCCCTTCCCACGTTACCACACCAAGAGTTCACAAAAACAGCTGGTGGCGATTGCTCACCAAACCCAACAAAAGGATCCTCAATGAACACGACATTCATCATTAACGGTGGCGCCGGCCGTGTGATTGCAGCCATACCAGCACTGGAGAAATATGCACGATTGAACCCAACAGACGACTTCAAGGTGCTGATACATGGCTGGGAGTTGCTGTTCTGGAGCCACCCATTACTGCAAAATCGCAGTTTTAGTATTAGCCAAAAAGGTGCGTTTGACTTGTTCATCCGAAACAATCGTGTGGTGTGTCCAGAGCCTTATTATATTCACGGCTACTACAATCAGCGTTTGAGCTTAGCTGAGGCCTTTGATGAGGAAATCAACAAAACTGATGATCACTGTGATTTGGAACATCCACATCTCTACATCAGCAATCTGGAAAGAGACACTGTGAGACGACTTATCAAGGAAAAGCTAGCCGAAACCAACAAACGTCGACTTGTTGTAATCCAACCCTACGGCAGCGGCATTGGCATGATGAATGGAAAACCCTATGACAGCAGCCATCGCAGCATGGATCCTGATGACTATCTCAGCCTGGTTCAAAAATTCAACAAAGACATTTTGGTAGTGTATTTTGGCTTGCGTGAGCTTAAGCACCCTGGAGACAAAACCAGTATTGATCTTGACACCATGAATCCAGATCTCAGAATGTATTTGAGTTTTATAGCAGAGTGTGACTATTTTGTTGGGTGCGACAGCGTAGGGCAACACATGGCGCGCTCTATGGCGAAGCCTGGTTTGGTGATGATGGGCAGTACAGATGAAATCAATGTCAGCTATCCCAACCATTTCAAAATCTACCGTAATGGGCAAAAGCCAGTATATAGCCCTATCAGACTTACTGGCACAGATTGTGAATTTGCGGACCGGATGAATGATGGCATAATGCGGTTCAGCAACAAACAAATTGACGAAATCGCACAAATTGTAAATTTTGAAGTGTTTAAAAACTGATGACAGGGTCAAGTGGATTGACAGGTGTGAAGCACCATTTGCTGGTCAGCAGTGGCAAAGGCGGTGTAGGCAAAAGCACTGTAGCTGCAAACTTGGCAGCCAGCTTAGCTCATCAAGGCTTGCGTATAGGACTATTGGATGCTGATATTTCTGGTCCCAGTCAAGCAGTGATGTGGGCATTACCAGAAAACACCAGTGTAAAAGTCAGCACTGACCCCCAGCTGAGCTTGCCTTTTGTTCAATATGGTGTAAAAATAACCACGTTGGCCACGAGAATAAGTGAAAGTCAAGCTGTTAGTTGGCGAGGTCCAATGATGAGTATGGGTGTAATCAATTTGTTGTGCCACACTGATTGGGGAGAACTAGACTGTTTAGTAGTGGACATGCCTCCAGGCACTGGAGATGTTCACACCAGCATTTGTGACAAATTACCCTCTGCAGGAGTAGTGACTGTGACAACCCCGCAACGGGTGGCTGTTGCTGATACAAGACGAGGCATGCAAATGTATCAAAACAGAGGATTACGGTTGTTGGGCGTCGTGGAAAACATGAGCACACATGTTTGTGAGAATTGCGGACATACTAATCATGTTTTTGGTCACTCTGGTGCAGCCACGTTGTGCCAAGAATTTGATACCAAAATTTTGTGCAGTTTGCCCTTGAATGCTGAGTTGCGATGGCAAGGAGATGAAGGCGCTCCACTGGTGGTAGCTGACCCCTCACATATTTTGAGTGCCTTGTTCCTAGATACAGCCAGTGAGATTTGGAGACTTTTGAATGACTAGCACACCAATGGTGAGAGGCATGGTGAAATTGATCCATGCTGACAATTTTTTAAATCCACAGGATGCACAACGAGCCGCACAAGTGGTGCAGGGGCTGAGATTCACGCCCAACAGTTATGGAATGGAGTTGGAAAACTTCAACATGGTGCTGGATCGACTTGAGCCGGTAATGAGCAAGGTATTGGGCGAGCGTGTGGTTATTGATCACAAGCGCAGCGGAGTGTTTCGCCGTCCCTTGAACAACGTGATTCATTTTGAAGAGTTTGACTCACCCAATGAGTGGGCCTTTGTCTGTGCACTGGAGAGAACAACTCTCAACCTCTATCATCATATTAACTCCTCTGGCGAAGTTGATGCAGAAACAGCACTTGACGGCTACAACTTCAACTACATGAATTTGTTTGAGTGGAATTTGCACACCAACATTTTGTTGGAACCCAGCCAAGGTGTGTTTTTCAGGCCGTGGGTATTTCACAGCCTTGATCAGGGTATGGTGCAGTATTATCGTCTGTGTACTGATCGCAAGTTTAGAGTGTTGGTGATGGGTGCACCTGGCAGCAATCGTGCAGAGATGTCTCGAAAGCTGCATGAGAAATTGCCAAGCAGTGCTTTGATGCGCAGTTGGGACGTGAGAGTGCGTGACAAAGACATTGATTTTAGCATTGATGGCAGAATGAGACAAAGCTATCGCATGCTAACTATGGCACGTAACGATCGAAGCAGTTGTGTGATTTTAGATCATGCATGTCCTCTTGACGATCAACGGCAAGTCATCAATCCTGATGTGTTGGTGTGGATGCGCAGCGGTGATGAAGCTGAGCTTGAGCCACCACAATATTATGATTTTGAGCTGCTCACAGCGGATGACGAGTCTGTGGACAAAATAATCAAAAAGATTGAAACCAAAAAAATCACACTCTAAATAACCAAAAACCTCAAGGAGTAAATTATATGGATACAACCGTCGCTCTGGAAGAAGCTCTTGAAGAACCAGTAGTGGAGCCTGTTATTTGTTGGTGCCTGCATCTTATTGATGCCACAGGTAGGCATTATGTGTTCAATATTGACCAGGAACCTATCACAATGTTGGTGAATCAAGACCAGTTTGTATGGAATGGGGGTGACAACAATTTGCACGGTAAATTTGTAGATCTCTATAACCGACTTATGGTTGAAAAACAAAGCATATGCGTGATGACTCTACGCAACAGTTTGATGTTGGGTAGTGACAAAATTGCAGGAGTTCAGTTGTGTATGGATGCATGCTATTTGTGACCTCAAACCAATTTGAATAAATAGCTGCATGAGTAATTATATATCGTTGATTGTGCCACAAAAACTGTCTAAATCTGTTGTATTGCAGTGGTTTACCTGTGTTGAAACACAACTACCTAGTGGTCTTATTGGAAAGACCACTTTATACAGTCACGATATCACACGAGAAAGTAATTTTTATGCCAAAAAAACCCGTTCAGGCAAATTTTGTTATACAATTCCTTTGGTTCGCGACATAACTGATAGTGAATTGTACTTCCTGGTTCAAGAATGGAACAAAACTTTCCCCAAAGGCGACTTCCTCATTGACAGTAGCCAAAATACTGTTACAGCCTCTCCTGGAGCTACACGCATACAAGACACTGCTATTGACGAAATCTTAAATCTTTGGGCAAAACACCAGCACACTCGCTGGATGAAAGAAGCAGTTGACAAGGGATGGAAATTTGGTATCAAAATGAGCACAGCCCAGAAAACACACCCACTTATACAACCTTGGGAACAATTGCCCTCTACAGCTAGAGAACAAAACATAGAGGCTGTAAAAGACTTATTGAGTATCCTAGACAATTTTGGTTACCAGATCAGTCAAAAAACTACCGCCTAAAAACTTGCACCCTTAAAATTATCACCGTTAAATAAACATGCTGGATACAGTGTTCAGCATGTTTGTATCTCCAGGCAGTTTAGACCTGGACGTGAAAGAAGGCAAGTAATGCAACAAAATAATAACCCAGTCTGGGCAAATCCTTTTCCTGCACAATCACTAGTGAATTGGACACCAGCCGCAGCTGGTCGCAATGGAACTCTTATTGCAGTGGTTCTTGATGAAAGTGGAAGCATGGGCCGTGTGCGCGATGCTACAATTTCTGGATTGAATGAGTTTGTTGAAGGACAAAAGACTGCCGAAGGCGCTGGTGATGCCTATCTCACTATTGTTAAATTTGACGCCCCACAAATCACTACATTGTTTGAAAATCAACATGTGAAGTCTGTTAAGGCACTTACATCAGCTGACTATCAGCCTGGTGGTGGCACCAACCTAATGGATGCTATTGGGCACACTTTGGAAAAGATCAACAAGGTTCTTAACTCAGTGCCTCAGGCCGAACGGCCAGGTGTGCTGGTTGTGATTGTAACTGACGGCGAGGAAAACTCAAGCCGCAGCTACAACACAGCTCAAATCAAGGAAATGGTCAAGCTGAGTGAAGCCTCTGACTGGACTTTCACCTTCCTTGGTGCCAATGTAGATGCATTTGCAATGGGTCACACATTTGGTATGCAACAAAGTAACACAGTAACCTACTCAACCAACAGCATGGCAGACACCATGGATGTGCTAAGCAAGACCACTACTCGTGTTCGCATGGCCAAAAGTGCTGGAGTATCTACCGCTGATCTCTATGCAAGCGAGACTATGTATAGCGCAGTTGATCGCAACACGGTAATGGGCAACAAAAATGCGTAACGGCTATGGGTTGGATTTTATTATTCGGCCCAAAGGTCGCTCTCCAGCTGATGAATACCCTCATCGTGGCCAAACCTGGATTGAGGGTCGAGCGGGCAGTAACTATGTTATTGAACTTCAAAACCACACCTTAAGCCCAGTGATGGCTGTAGTGTCTGTTGACGGCATCTGCGTAATTGATGGCAAGCCCGCCAGTTATGAAAGCAATGGGTTTTTGATTCCAGCACAGGGAACCACAAGCGTTCCTGGCTGGATGTTGAATAGGGAACAGGCAGCTGAGTTTGTATTTGGCAGCAAGAAGCATAGTTATGCAGCAGAATCTGGTTCAGACACCAGCAATGTTGGGGTGATTGGTGTAGCTTGGTTTCTCCAAAAAGAGCCCAGCTACACTGGGCAACCCTTTCCATTTTATGGAGCCGTTGACATTCATCAACTTGGCAAGAGTGTGCTGCGAGCCTCTGGGTCAATAGCTGCTAGTTCAATGAGTATAGGCAGTGTTGGTACTGGATTTGGTCAAGAAACGTCCTTCAATACCACTCATGTGAGATTTGAACGAAACAGCAATCAACCGCAGGTTGTTCAAACCATCTTTTATGACAGTGCTGACAACCTTCAAAAAATGGGTATCCGTCTCAAGGAAAGAAACAGTTATCAGACTCGAGTCGCCTTCCCAGGTAGCGAGCCTGGCTTCTGCAAGCCTCCACCCAGTTGGGTACGAAAAACTCAATGACAAATTGACATTGCTGTTTCTGTGCACAAATATAATGCATGGAAACAGCAATTTCAGTTTTTGGGGCCACAGGATTTGTGGGCAGTGCATTTGTTCAAAAAACCCAACACAAATGCATAGGTGTTCCTCGAAATTCCCGAACTCCTCCCACAAACAACATACTGTATCTCATCTCTACAACTGACAATTATAATGTATTCAGTGACCTGCACAAGGACATCAATACAAATTTAAATGTATTGATGGAGACCCTACAACACTGCAATCAACCAGATGTTGTTTTCAATTTTGTGTCATCTTGGTTTGTGTATGGAAGTCATACACAATTACCTGTTCCTGAAACTGCGCATTGTGATCCTCGGGGATTTTACAGCATTACCAAGAGAACAGCAGAGCAGCTCTTGATGAGCTGGTGCAACACCTTTGGCGTCAAGTATCGTATCCTGCGTTTGTCTAACATTTATGGGCCAGGAGACGCTGGAGCAAGCACAAAGAAAAACGCTATCCAACACATGGTCTCACAATTGTATCATAACAAACCCATTGACTTGTATGAGAATGGTATGGTTTACAGAGACTTACTCTATATTGACGACGCAGTAAGAGCCATCAGCTTGGTGCTTGAAAAAGGTGAGCTCAACACTATCTACAACATTGGCTCAGGGCATGCCACGCTATTGCGTGATGTGATTGACATATCTGCCCATCTAACAAATAGTAGATCTCAGATCAATGGCATACCAACACCTGAATTTCATCAAAAAATACAAAGTCGAGATTTTTGGCTTGATACGACCCTGCTTCAAAGTTTGGGGTTTGCGCCTCAAGTGTGTTTGACACAAGGCTTAACTGATCTTATCCGCAGCATTTCCACACACTCTTAACAAAAAGGCCTTGAGTTTTTCATGAGCATTCGCGCCCACATACAAGATTTTCTTAACCAAGTTGGTAATGAAGAACCCAATTTGTTTCCTTACATGGCCAACTCAGGTGATTTTGAACCTGGTAAATCCACTGTTTATTATTCTGGTCCCTACTGGGATCAAGATGAAATTGCCGAAATGATGCACAGCATATTGAAGGGCAAATGGTTGAGCAGTGGTGAAAAGGTTGCTCGCTTTGAAAAGGGTTTTGGCGAAAAGTTCAATCTACCCCATAATGTGATGGTAAACAGCGGGAGCTCGGCCAATCTCGCAATGATTGCAGCACTGAAAAAGAGTTTTGGGTGGAGTGACGACAGCGAGATTTTGGTTTGTGTGTGTGGCTTCCCCACTACTATTGCTCCCATTGTACAAAACAATCTCAAGCCAGTTTTTGTGGACATTGACTTCTCTGATCTCAACTGGGATTTGACACAACTGGAGTCAAAAATCACATCAAAAACGGTTGCGGTGTTCAGCAGTCCCGTGTTGGGCAATCCCTATGACTTTGATAGGATTCAAGAGATTGCAGCCCGGCACAAGCTCCAGCTCATCTCAGACAACTGTGACAGCCTAGGCAGCAAGTGGCGAGGACAGTATCTCACCGACTTCAGTGTGGCAGCATCTTGTAGCTTTTATCCAGCACACCATCTCTGCACCATGGAAGGCGGTATGGTGAGCAGCAAGAGTAAAGAGATCGTCACCCTGGCACGGAGCATCAGCTGGTGGGGTCGCGACTGCCATTGTGTGGGGGCACAAAATCTCATTCAGTGTGGCATGTGTGGCGAGAGGTTCAAAAAGTGGATCCAAGAGTATGACACGGTCATGGACCACAAATATTTGTTCAGCAACATGGGCTATAATCTCAAGCCACTAGACATGCAAGGTGGAGTTGGCTTAGTTCAGCTGAAAAAATGGGAAAAGATACACGCTCTTCGCCGTATCAACAAAACTCGCATCCAAGATATTTTAGAAACTGTGCCGGGGGTGCGTGTGGTGAATGAGCGAAGAGAAGCCGAGACCAGTTGGTTCGGTGTGCCTGTGATTTGTGAAAGCAAAGAACAGAAAGAGCACCTTGTGAGCTTCCTAGAGGGAAATAGGATTCAAACCAGAAATTATTTTGCTGGCAATATCCTAGTGCATCCTGGGTATCGCCATCTCGGTGACTATCGAGATTATTCCAATGCCAACTTGGTGCTCGACCGCGTGTTTTTCCTGGGTTGCAGTCCCACAATCACAGAGGGTATGTGCGACTACATCGCTTCAGTGGTGCAGCGAGCCACAAGCTAAATCTCCTGTTGACATTTTTCCTGAGTCAGCTATTATGAGCTCCATAACAGGAGGCACATATGCTGACTCAGGAAGCTTTGGTTGAGAGTGGCTACAAGAGGTTTCCTAATCCTCTTCCTTCCCGACTTGATCCAGAGTTCAACCAATACGGGTATCAAAAGCGTGTGTCAGATGAAAAGGGCATTCGTTATTTCATCGATGTGATCCAGTACAACTGGAAGAATGTGCCTGGCTATCCGGGTGCGCAACTCACTTATGAGCCGGAAGTGCATCTATACACCAGCGATTGTGCAGCGTTGATTCGGGTCATTGTGCTCAATGACGCGCATTGCGCTAGTGTTGAAGCCCTTGAAGCATATGTGGATCAACTTTGGCGTCAAACAGGCGCCGGATATTACGAAAGGTTTGGCTATGAGTGATCTAGTTCACAGTGCAAAGATCTTCTCAATTGCTGCTCACTCTGCTGTGGGACAGCGACGCAAGTATTCAGATGCACCTTACTGGACACACTGCGAGCGTGTGGTGGCTACCTTGGACAAGTTCAGCCAGGCCCCTGTCTCGGATGAGATGCGTGCTGCCGCCTGGCTTCACGACGCAGTTGAGGACACCAATGTGGACCTTGAACTGATTCGTGACCTGTTTGGTAACAATGTGTATCACCTCGTGGAGATGCTAACTGATGTTAGTCGGCCTGAAGATGGGAACCGGCGAGCACGCAAAGCTCTAGACCTGGAGCACACCAAGCTAGCTAGCACAGAGGCTCGGAACATCAAGCTTGCAGATCTTATTGATAATGCTGAGAGTATTGTTGACAATGACCCAGGTTTCGCTGTAGTATGGCTTCGAGAGAAGCGTGCTCTCCTAGAGGTGCTGGCGGATGCTGATCCAGGTCTATATGCTGAGGCACTTCGTGTATATAAGGAGTGTGATCGGAAACTGAACAAAAATTGATAACTCTTTGAAACGTTTTTGACTGGCAGGGTGTTGACAGCACAAAAACTACGCGCTATATACAGATACACTACAAACACACAAAGGAGAGACTCAAATGGTAATTTATTCTGCTGAACCTCGTCGGGGCTTTGTGGCCAACATTGGTGATCGAGTTGTGTATGGCGAAGATGAAAACAACCTCCGCGGTGTGGGCTCAGTGACAGTGAACGAAAAGGGTCGACTGGTGGTAAATGAGCAGCCGCTGGAAACACTGCTTCGCAAATATGGCTACCTGCGCCTAGCAGCCTAAATTTTGTGCGGGAGTCACAATTTGGTGTTGACTCCCGCACACACTGCTGTATAGTGTGCTGACAAAGAGGGAAGAGAGCGTATGCAAACCGCAGCTGACGTAATTGTTGCACTAGAAGCCACCAACAGTCGGCTGGACAAGGAAGCGATTGTTGAGCAGGCTTGGAAGCTGGGCATCACAGACTTTTTTAAAGGTGCAATGCTGGCGTTTGATGCGCTCGTGACCTTTGGCATCAAGAAGGTTCCGCTTATTGATGATACTGAGCAGGGACCAGCTGCGGGCAGCTACACGTTTGCACACTTCAAAACTCTCGCAGATGCACTGAAGAATCGCAAGCTTACCGGGCATGATGCTCGTGACGCTGTGTTGGAAGCTGCTGAAAGCTGCAACACGCACGAGTGGAACAATTGGTATAGGCGCGTGCTACTCAAGGACTTCAAGTGCGGCCTGAGTGAGACCACCATCAACAAGGTGCTAGGCAAGCTCGGCAAAGACGCCAAAGCTTACACTGTGCCAGTGTTCACTTGCCAGCTGGCCAAGGACAGTGACGATCACCCCAATGACATGCGGGGCAAGAAGCTGTGCGACTTCAAGCTGGATGGAGCAAGGTTGCTCACTGTGTTGAACAAGGCTACTGGCGAAGTAATCCAATACAGCCGGAATGGCCACATCAACAATAACTTCCCTCAACTAACTGAGGCGCTGGCTACACTCTTGCCCCAACTAACTGAAAGCGTTGTGCTGGATGGGGAGGTTGTGTCTGCCAGCTTTCAGGCTATGATGAAGCAGTTCAAGCGCAAGAAGAACGTTGACACTTCTGATGCACATCTTGCACTGTTTGACATTGTGCCCTTGAGTGCATTTCTCAAGGGCGAATACAAGGTCTCGCAGCGTGATCGTCACCTCGCACTGTGTGAGCTGGAACCGCTCCTGAAGTCTGCTACCAAGGACCAGGTCAGTGTTGTGCCCAAGGTGGAAATTGACCTAGACACAGAGGAGGGGCAGGCTCGCCTCAGCGAGTTCAACCGCGAGGCACTTGACAGTGGCGTAGAAGGAATCATGGTGAAGGATCCCGGGGCTCCTTACAAGTGCAAGCGAAGCTCAAATTGGTTGAAGACAAAACCATTTATTTTTGTAGACCTTGAGGTAACTGCTGTTGTTCCAGGTAAACCTGGCACCAAGTATGAACACACCATGGGTGCTGTGGAGTTTGGTGGCGAGGATCAAGGACGAGTGATCTCGGTTAGTGTAGGCAGCGGCTGGAGCGACGAGGATCGTGATGTGATCTGGAAGCACCGGAAAAAGGCAGTTGGGCGTATTGGTGAGATACGAGCAGATCTCATCTCCAAGAGTGAGAACGGTGACACGTATAGCCTGCGCTTTCCTCGCTTTGAGCGTTGGCGTGGCTGGGCCCCAGGCGAGAAGATCTAATGAAGTATGAGAAACTGCCCAAGAGCCCAGGCTGGATATTTTTCAGCACTGCAACAAATGCCAAGGAAAGGCGTGCTGAGCTCAAGCCCATTATGGTGCTATGCAAGAGTACCCTGGGACGCAGCCATGGACCCCACAATCAAGGCAGTCGGTGGTATTACTGCCATGCTCGCAGTCCCAACGGCTGGCTCAACAATAGAGACAGTGTGGTGATCGTGGACCCTGGCGTGGCTGCCCAGGTTATTTTGACATTTTTCTGAAAAAGGAAACCCAGAGATGCTACTAGCTACCCTGCCCAACTTCCTGCTGTATTTTGGCAGCAGCCTTGTGATGATTGTCATCAGCCTCTACATCTACATCCGGATCACGCCCTATGATGAGATCCAACTCATCCGAGAAGGGAACACAGCCGCAGCACTGAGTTTTGCTGGCACCCTGCTGGGCATGACAGTAGCTATGGCCTCTGTGATCATCTACAGCACTGGTTGGCTTGACAAGGTCATTTGGTGTGCTGTGGCACTGGCTATGCAACTCCTAATGTGGGAGATCATGAACTGGGTGTTTGGCAACCTACAGCGCAGTATTGCAGTTGACCGCTGCATGGCTGATGCAATCATGTTGGGTACCAGCAGCCTGGCTGTTGGTATCCTACAGGCAGCCTGCTTCACCTACTAAGCTTGACACTTTCCTTAAACCTGCTATAGTCCTCGCAGGAGACACACATGCGACACAGTCAAAAAATTGCTCTAGTGCTGTTGGGCTCAGTAAGCGCCATCAGCCTCACAGCTTGTGATGACAAGCCCAAGGATGGTGATCCCATCTACGAGAGTGCTGACCAATGCAAGAGCATGGGAGGCACAAATTGTGATGATCGCTGGTACAAGGCCATGAGCGATCATGTGTCTACAGCGCCGAAATACAATGACGAGCAAAGCTGTATTGCTCGTGGACACGAGCGTTGCACGTCGGTAACTGGACCGGGAAATTCGGGCAACATTTGGCTACCAGCCATGGTTGGCTTCATGGCAGGACGCATGACAGCAGATACTCGGCCGGTTTACTTTCAAGGCTACAACAGCCCTACAAATGCCCGAGAGCGCGAAGATCGTCGAGTGATGGCTGGTGGTTACCACGGCGGCGGTGGGGCCACTACACCAGTTATGGTAGGAAACTACTACGGAGGCGGCTCGAGTTATGACAGCGGGCGCTTGGGCAGTGGCATGAACCAGGGCGCAGCCCGCGCTGGATGGAATGTAAAGCCCGCCTCTCCAGGTGCTCCGGCTGCAAGCAGTGCAGGCACAGTGGCCCGGACTATGCCCACCTCTGTAAGCCGCGCGAGTGTCCCCTCTAGTGGCTCAAGTGCTGTGAGCACCAGCAGTGCTAGCCGCGGTGGATTTGGTGGTAGTGGTGCTGGTATGGGCAGCTCGGGCGGCGGTTGACAAACCCAAAAATTCTGCTACAGTAAGGCTCAGAAGGAGACATCATATGCGACGTCACACAATGCAGGCCCGTCCCAACTGGCGCGAGCGTGCCGAGGAAGTGGGCTTCACGTTTCACACAAGTGGCAACCCCAGCACTGGTGGAGATGGCACCTACTGGGACGAGACTGTGGCCTACGAGTTCACCAGTGCCGAGATTGATGAGCTGGAAGCTGCTACCGAAGAGGTGCATGCTCGCTGCCTCGATGCTGTGGACCGAGTGTTCAATGACCGTGAGCTGATGACGCGCATGGGCATCCCAGCTGACTATCACGACTACATCCAGTGGAGTTGGGCACGGAACGACCCATCACTCTATGGGCGATTTGACTTCGCCTATGACGGCAAGGGTCCGCCCAAGATGCTGGAATACAACGCTGACACGCCCACTATGGTGATTGAGTCGGCTATGATGCAGTGGTTTTGGCTACAGGACGAGCGCCGTGGCGCAGATCAGTTCAACAGCCTACATGAGCGCCTCGTGGAGCGATTTACTGAGATTCGCGTGCTCATGCCACCGGGTGAGCCCTTTTACTTTGCTGGCTTTGGGGACAATGAGGAAGAGCGGCAGACTTGTGTGTATCTTCAGGACCTGGCCACACAGGCTGGCCTTGATGCACGCTTCATCAACCTAGGCGACATTGGCTGGCTCAACAATCAGTTTGTGGACCTGGAAGATCGCCCCATCAAGTATTGGTTCAAGCTGTATCCGTGGGAGTGGATGTTCTCGGATGAGTTTGGCCAGCACACAAGGAATGATGTCAGCGGCATCATTGAACCCATCTGGAAGTGCATACTGAGCAACAAAGGCATTCTGCCTGTGCTCCACGAGATGTTCCCGGATCACCCCAACATTCTGCCTGCCTACTGGACCTCAACAGAAGCTGGTGGCAGCGACTACGTGGCTAAGCCCATGCTCAGCCGTGAGGGTGCCAACATCAGTATTGTGAGCAATGGACGCGAGGTAGCGAGCACTGCGGGCAAGTATCACGGGCACCGGATCTACCAACAGCGGGCGCGACTGTTCCAGCAAGATGGCCATCATGCTGTGATTGGCAGTTGGGTGGTGGGAGACAAGCCAGCTGGGCTCATCATTCGAGACAGTGCCCGAGAGATTGTGCAGGACACCAGCCGCGTGGTGCCACATTGGTTTCTGTGAGGGACTGGTTTGCACCAATTGGGACAGACATCAGCAAGTGGCGGAAACTGCCTCCGAACCAAAGAGTCTCTAGCAATAATCTATTGGCTGCTGGTTATCCGTATGTTCTGGTTCAAAATTCACAGAGTAATAAATGGAGTGAGATTCACGCATGGTGCCAAAATGTTTTGGGACAAGACAACTACACCTGGACTGGTGATGTGTTTTGGTTCCTCACAGAAGATGATGCAGTAAAATTCTCACTTGTGTGGGGCTAACATGGAAAAAAACATTGGTTTTCCTAGTTGACATTGATATTCGAGTTACCATATGGCCCTATCTTTCAGCAGAGACGCCCATGTTTGATATAACAAAATGGACTCGGCTTCCTAAAGACAGAATTGTGTACGGCAAAGATCTTCAGGACGCCGAGTATCCTTTTGTCTACACGTCAAAAGAACATTTTGGCAAGTGGCAGGAGATACATCAATGGTGCAACACTGTGATTGGCGCTGACAGATACACTTGGACCGGTGATGTGTTTTGGTTTCTCACGGAAGATGATGCTGTGAAATTCTCATTGGTATGGGGGTAGCATGAAAATCCAAAGAAGTATTGATGGCTACGAGCGCAAAGACCTCTTGCAATATGTGTTTGCTTACTGTGTGAGTATTGAACAGGATATCCTCAACAGCGCCAAATTGCAAGAAATGCAGGCCTGGTGTGAAAAAGAGCTCTGTGAAGAAAGAGCAGGCAACATCATCCAGGAGGCAATGTGGGGCTGGTTGGACTACTTTGAAGGAGATTGGTGTTTCATTTACGATGATCTCCACGACAATGGCGACTGGGTGTTTTGGTTCGCCAACAAAAGCGACATGACTAGGTTTCAACTCACATGGCTATAAACGAGATTCGCTGGCAAGACATCTTTGTGGAGAAGGTGCATGAGTTTGAAAAAGTGCTGCCCATCTACAGGTGGTGCCTAGAAAGCTGGGGCAAAGAAGTGCCCGCCAATGCCTACACGTGGTTCAGGGTAGTGTTCTCAGCTGGTGAGCCCGGTGGTTGGACCAACAGTTGGCGAGACAGTGGCTTCAGCTTGATACACATGAACAGCAAGGTAATTGAAGACATCAAAGAGGACGCGGGAAGCTATCCGGACCTACTGAAACGCTTCCCACTCTATGTTCTATTTTATAGCCAAGAGGCAGTAACTGAGTTTCGGTTGACCTGGCAATAAGTTTTGACGCAACAGCAAACTATGTTAAAAAAGTGTGTAACACAGGAGACTCTGGTGACTGACAAGCGAATTGGTTTTTGCTGTAAATTTGTATCTGAAACAGAGTTCAAAGACAAGAAGAGCGCAGCAGAGTGGCACAGCCTCTACAACACAAAAGGCACAACTGTAACCTCACTGGAAAAGCTCACACGTACACAAGCCATTGACAAGCTGTGTGGCATTGTGCGCTACAACACTGAGGTACTTATGAGGCAGTTTCAGCTTGTAGGCAGTTGGCCACAAGAACTCCGAATGATGCGAATTGGCAGTGAGATTCTCCCTGCTCGCACACACGCCAATTGGAGCTCTGCCTATCAAGAATCTGTGATGATTGAAGCACTGCGCGGATTTGGGGAGGTAGGCAAACTAGCACGTGACTTCGACATTCGACTCAGCACGCATCCTGGACAGTTCACTATGCTTGTGAGTCATGAGCCCGAGGTGGTGGAGCGTGCTATTGAAGACCTCGAGTACCACTCGGAGATTTTCCGGCTCATGGGCTTTGATGGAAGTGATCAGCGACAGGAGATCAACATCCATGGTGGTGCCCGTCGAGACGATTTCCTTGATTACTTTCAACACAGCTTTGCTCGGCTGAGCAGTGACACAAAGCAATGGCTGAGTGTGGAGAATGATGAGTACAGTTACGGTCTCGATCATCTCTTGCCCTTGAAAGACAAGGTGAAGATCTGTCTCGACATCAACCACTACTGGATTCATCAAGGAACGTATCTCAGTCCAGATGACCCAAGGCTGACCCAGGTGATTGAAAGTTGGCGTGGTGCACGTCCAGAAATTCATGTGGCTTGGCCGCACGAAGATGTACTTCCCTCCCACAGCAACACAACCAGGCCAGACATTGCGTTGCTCGAGTCAAGTGGTATCAAACGAAGCAAGCTGCGTGCCCACAGCAAGCGACCTTGGAACAAGGCGTTGAACAGCTACTGTCTTGAGTTTTGGGATAGGATGGATCTCATGTGCGAAGCCAAGGAAAAGAATTTAGCTGCTAGAGAATTATATGACTATTCTCAAACACTATAAATAACCACTTAAACCATCTTTTATACCAAGGAGCACATATGAGATGAAAAACCTACCAAGCTGGGGCAAACATTTGGTCGTCGATGCAGCAGGGTGCAATGAAGCCATCAACGACAAAGAGACTGTAACCAAATGGGTTGACCAACTGGTTAACGATATTGATATGATTGCATTTGGTCGACCAGAGATTCATTGGTTCGCAGACCACGATGTTACTAAAGCTGGTATCAGTGCTGTGCAACTTATTACTACATCGGCTATTGTATGTCATTTTGTACCTCACACTTGGACACTTCACCTAGACGTGTTTTCTTGTAAGGACTTTGATTCCAATATTGTGCTCAAGCTGTTGCAGGAATATTTTGGGGTGAAAGCTTGGAATATCAAGGAGTTTGAACGCGAAGCTCCTGACCTCAATAGCTGAATTATATTATAAGGAAAAAGTAATGCTTATAGGTTATGCAAGGACTAGCACACATGAACAATCCGCAAGTCTAGAATCTCAAATTGCAGCATTGCAACAGGCTGGGTGTGAAAAAATCTTCGCAGAACAAACCAGTGCTGTTGGAAGTAGACCGCAGCTCACCGCAGCGATGTCATATATTCGTGAAAAAGATGTGTTTATGGTTACACGAGTAGACCGGTTGGCTCGAAGTACATCAGATCTTCTCAAAATTGTAGAAGATTTGGAAAAGCGAGAAATTGGCCTAATAGTGCAGAGCATGAACGGCATGGAATTAGACACACGAAATGCAATATCCAAGTTGATGCTGACTGTTTTAGGCGCAGTAGCAGAGTTTGAGCGTCAAATGATGCTTGAGCGGCAGCGAGAGGGCATCGCCAAGGCAAAGGCAGAGCGGCGCTACAAGGGCAGGGCGCCAACAGCACGCAGGCAGCTGGCTGAGATTCAGTCACTAAAATCCCAAGGGGTTGGTGCAAGTGAGATCGCAAGGCGGCTTAAGATCAATAGGTCAAGCGTTTATCGAGTGTTGGCACCAAACTCTGTTATCAGCCCACTGGTTCAAGGTAAGTAAGTATAATGGCCACTGGTACCTAATCTTCAACTATCAACAATTTCAAATCCCCTGAGCCCTTCAATAGTCTATGGAAGGTGTCTCGGGGGATTCTCACGACATCGCCGGGCTTGAGATTGCAGGGCATGCAGTTGTCCATTTGAAGTTGCCAACCATTACCCTCAACCACTGTAATAAGTCTGTGACAGTGATCTCGATGCCACACTAGCTCATGAGAATCTACAGATTGAAAGAATGTTCTTTCCAAACCTTGAATTTGTTTCTTGTCACTGTAGGGATTCATTACCACCATTTGGCACTAATTGGACTCAATCCCAAGGATTTAGTATAGCGGGGAACTCTACACGCCCAGTATCCAGCCTTCATTTTGTCTGTTTTTTGTTCACAGTTGTGACGAGAAGCAAACGCTTTGCGTCGTTTGGGATCGCGGATTTTAACACTCAAACCTGACACATCACCAAAGGCAATTTTTTTGACCCTGCCTGTTTTGGGATTCTTGACGTAGACGTAATACTTTTTAGGACCGCCTCTCTTGGGCTTGTTAAGCTCAACAGCTTTTCCTTGATACTCAGCCTCATCAAGACTTTCTGGAGTTTCAAAAATACAATCCAACGGAACCATTCTGCCTTCATACACACCAAACGTGCCTAAATCACTCTCAATCATGTCCTGGTCAAGAGCGTGTTCCAAGAGTATATCTCCACAAGAAACACGACGTCGCATCTCACAAAAAAACTCAAACCAAGCTGGGCTGTGAATACGGAATATGTTATCAACTAGCGGAACTTTGTTATCCTGGTGCCATTGAATGGCTTGATTTACACTTTCATTCAAAGGTTGCGTAAGGTCTTGAATTTTCATTTGGTTTCCCAGATCTTGAAACGTTTGTGTTATTTAGAAACCAAAATGCTCTTGTAAGATCTTGTCTATTTTGTGCAGTTGTTGAGTTACAGGCCCTAATAGGCAGTGAGTCCAGTGAGAAGGAACTATCGGAGGCAAGTAGCCGTCAATGTCCCGATTTAAATTTAACACGTTGATTACACTAGGACAATCCAACACTTTTGCGAAGTTATCAACAGGAACAACTGAGCCTGATGTTCCAATACACAGGAACAGGCTTTTGTCTGTAAGGCTGTCCAGTGTGTTGTAGAGATATTGGTATTTGGGTGCTGGTTCACCAAACAACACTACCGCAGGCTTGACATCAGTCAGGCTTTGGCAATTGGGACAACCTAGGGAGATGTTGTATCGAGTGTAGCCAATATTCCAAACATGGCCACAGTTTTCGCATTGCATTTCATCCAGCTGTCCGTGAACATGCACAACAGGGATGCAACCAGCCTCCTCTAGCAAGAGGTCTGCATTTTGAGTTATCACTGTTGCACTGTATTTTCTCTGCCATTCTGCCACCTGTTTGTGGGCGGCGTTTGGCTGAAACTTCAGAAGCATTTCCCGTAAGTCGCTGTGAAATTCATTTACAATTTGAAAGTTTTGTCGCCAAGTGGCGTAATTACTGTAAACCAATGGATCATAACGGCTCCATAAACCTTCGCTATCTTCTCTAAATGTGGGGATGCCGCTTTCAGCACTCAAACCAGCGCCGCTAAAAATCAATAATTGGGTCATAATTTTGATTATGCAACAAATTTCTGGAGGGTTGCAATCCAATTCTCATGTTTACTGCCTTTGTATTGTGCTCACTGTCCAGACAATAAATATACTATGCCATATTTGAATCATAATATCCCCGTTTTAACATGCCTAATACGTAACCAATACCTTTACAATCACACCAAAGGCCACGGCGAGTTCACTCCCTGTGATGTACACAGTGTCGCAAGTATGGAGAAACGCACGCCTTTATTTGAAGCATTTTTGGAAAATGGAGTGAACTGGACACGTCGACCCATAACTGCTTTTTGTTGGCGTAATGATGCACCAGTAAGACCACTTGCAGAACATGTTTATTGGGACTGTTTCAGTCATTATATTGATGTGCAGGTCCGGCAACGCATGGCGGGGTTAAGGGCTACGTTGTTGGTTTACACTGGGGAACGTCGTCAAGGACAATACTGTATGACTTTAGACTGGGGTTGGGAAAACTCTGCTTTTACTGACACCAATTTCAGTGAAACGCCTGAACACAAATGCGCGCATTTGTTCAAAATGGATGAAGGAAACTATTATCTTTATCCCAACAATAGAATCATTTGGCATGACAATGCTTGGGTGAAAAATCCTATAACCAGTAATCCTGGGTATCAAATAGACATGACAGTCTACAGTGTGGAGAACGCTGTGGACTTTTATACAGATGACAGCTATATGACACATGTGGAGCCTGTAAATGAAGCTGGTTGATATTTTGGAAAACAAGGAGGACCAACAGAATCAAAAACCCAGTGTGTTCAGCCAGTGGGAAGACACTGACCCAAAGAATGACAAGCCGGAAGAGTCAAAAAATAATCCCAGTGAACTCTATCATAGCACTATACTAGACAATGCGCCTAATATCCTGCAATCAGGATATATAACAACCTCTATCTACAAAGATCCAGCCAAGGATATAGTGTTTGATTCTCGCTCTACAACACCCCATACATCACCAACTATAGCTGTTCTCACTTCTTGTGGGACACTGATGCAAACCTACAACGAACAAATTTCTCGCCAGCTAACGACGGCAAGCAGTCAACTGGGAACGCAAAGCAAAGCCTATCGAGCCTTGCGTGCCATCAGTCACGTTTTGGAATCACAGAAGCTTTTTGAAAACGATCCACAACTAGGTAACAACAGCATTTGGCTCTACACTGAAGGTTGCCAAAGTGCATTGCACATACTGCTCGACAACAAGACAGCAAAAATCACTTGGTTAGGTAGTTTGAATGGCACTGGTAGGCAACTTTTGGAGCAGGGGTTAGCACAAAGCCAGAAACAAGGTGCCTTACTCGCTGTTGTGAAACCCATCTGGAACAGCCACAAATTTTATGAGAAGATGGGATTTCAAGATCAAGGAACTGGTTATTGGAACTTACCTCTTGAGGAATCAGCTAATCAACTGGATCGCGCAGATCTAGAAGACTTATTGGGTGCAATCACATATGAGCAAGAAGAGATTAACGACGCCAGCTATGATGCTGCGGGACCAAAGTATGAAAAACTTGACAAGGATTTCAAAGCCTTAGAGGCTGTTGCTTATGTGGTTAAAAATAACTTACGAGCACTTGACAATCCCAACTTGGGAAAAAATAGCATTTTCCTCTATAACTATACCCCAGATCTAGGCGTGTTCAGTGTAACTGCAATACATGTGGTGATTGAAAATCAAGTGGCGCATGTGAAATGGTTGGGCAGTTATGACAACAAACCTGGTGCTGGCAAAGCGTTGATGTTACAAGCCTTGACTATCGCAAAGAACAAAGGGGCCACCAAGAGCGTCGTAGAGGCCAAATGGGAAAGCGAAGGCTTTTATCACAAGCTGGGTTACGATGTGGAGAACAGAGGATCAAACAACCCATTTACAGGCACCAGTTTAGTCCAAATGGGAAAGAAGTTGGAAGAAGCTTGGACTGATGAAGACCAGCGTATGGTTCACAAAAATCCCACAATTCAAGATTTGAAAAGGTTGGCACGCAACAACAAGTATCACAGTGCCAGATTTGTGATCTACAAAGATGGCAGTGTTGTGGCTGCGGATAGCGAACATTATACTCACCACAGTGCTGCACCTGCCATGGGCGCTTGGGCTTTGAGAGGGTATGTGCAATACTTGGGTGGCAACGACTATGCCTATCGCAGCATGGAAGTCTACAGTCCCAAAAGTGTTGACCATCCTCTTTTCCGCAAGTGGGAATCTAGTGGTATAGAGAATGGCAATCCCTCTGTTGTTGAGGAAAAATGGACCAAAAAGTATAAGAAGAGTATCAACTGCTCTAATCCTCAAGGGTTCAGCCAACGTGCTCACTGTGCTGCTAGACGCAAACGACAAAAGGGCGGAAAGACAACTAGCAAGCCCTTGAATGAAAACAATAACGTAGAAATACACAACTATAAAAAGCTGGATCGCATCTTAGTTGCATTGTGTAACCTAGTTGACACCAGACGAAAGAAAAACCCTGACAAATACGGATGGGTAGCCGCAGGGTTGTTGGATCCCCGCAACCGTCTTGTAATAGGTTTCAGCACATTTGCCAATGACAAATGGTATCATGCTGAACGATTGGCTATGAGGGCTTATCGTAAAAAATACGGAAGCATACCTGATGGCTGTATAATTGTAACCACATGCAGTCCATGCAGCGAGCAGATGCCAAGATATGGTGAAAGTTGTACTGACCTAATCAACAAGAGTCCTGTCAAAAAAGTCTATTGCGGCTACTCTGATACAACTCAATCCCAAAGTCAACGCACTTTCAATATTATGGTTACTGCTGATACAAACATACGAGAACGGTGCCAAAAATTTGCTGAAAACTTCATGGATTGGGAAGCGCAATATTTGGATGAAAGCTTGCGTGATTGGTTCAAACAAAAATGGGTGCGATTTGGGACAGATGGCAAGATCAGAGGCGACTGTGCTAGAGGCAGTGAAGGCGAAGGCAAGCCCAAATGCCTGCCACAGCGGAAGGCTTGGGCACTGGGCAAGAAAAAACGTGCAACTGCTGCTAGGCGCAAGCGTAGAGAAGATCCCAATCCTGAACGTGAAGGCAAGGCCCGGAACGTAGCCACAAAAGAAAGTGTTGGCTCTACAAAATTGGGAGATCTCTGCACTATCAAAACTAATTTTCCTGATGCTGACTTTTGGCTTGTGCGACGCAGTGATAGAACAAATGTGGGCACACCAGCCAAAGAATTCAGTCCCTATCATATTGGAATCAAAGTCACAGCTACTGAACAGCTGATGCCAGAATATCTCTACTATATGATGATGCATCTCCACAACCAAGGCTATTGGAACAGTCGAAGCATGGGCATGAGCAATCTTGTGCACATACGCACAGAAGATGTGAAAAACATACAACTGGCTTTGACAGAGCATGAGCTGAAAGAAAACTCCAGTTGTCCACATTGCGGAGGCCAAATGGTTAACTACTCTATGCTCAGTGAAAAACAAGATGCCTGCTACTACAAAGTCAAGAGTCGCTACAAAGTTTGGCCCAGTGCCTATGCCAGCGGTGCATTAGTGCAGTGCAGGAAAAAGGGTGCAAAAAACTGGGGCAAGAGCAAGACAAATGAAAGCATAAGCATTGATCAACAAGAGGAACATGGAGGTCTCGAAGCCTACATAACTGATACATCTACCCCACAATTGGTCAATTATCTTGCAAGTGAAAATGCACCCGCCGACCTTGCAGAAAAATTGCAACGCAGATACAAAACAATAGCTGTGTTCAAAAACATATGGGTCGAGGAAGATCATCAAGGGTCTGGAGTAGGTAGCTGGATTTTAGAGGCTGGTATTGGGGATGCAATAGACAACCAGGCTCATGCTGTCATTCTCACTGCTGTCTCAGATGATCCCAAAAGACAATCACAACTTGAGAAATGGTATAAGTCTTATGACTTCAAAGAAATAGCTCGCAGTTCAACTGGGTATCCTGTGATGTTACTAGATTTAAACAAAGACCAGGTCTCAGAAGCTGCCCCGTGGCTCGGGCAGGGAGATGAGCCACTGCCCACTAAACTCTATCATGTCACAAGAACAAGAAACCGTTTGAGCATACGCCAGAGAGGACTTGTTCCCAAAACAAAGGAACATGATCATATATTGCGACAACCAGGTGTGTTTCTGTTTGAAACTTTTGAACAAGCTGAAGATTGGGCTTACTATTGGAGTCAAGATGAGGGCGAGAGTATGGATATATGGGAAATCAAGGTTCAAGATCCCAATGATCTAACTCCTGATCCAGCATTGGATATTCAGCACGATTACGATGCATGGGTCATCTACAAGCCAATTCCTGCAGCCAATGTGAGGCTGAAATTTACGCAACGCTGGCCGGAACCTTGGGGAAAGCCTACTACAACGGTGAAAAAAATCCGCAACCTTGAAGAAGATCCTAATGAAACTGAATGACCTATTGAACAAGCCTACCAGTAGCGTAGCTGAGCTGGCTAAAAAATACAAAGTGTCAACAGACTCTGTGGAGAAACAGCTGGCACAGGGCATCAAAGTGGAGATGGAACACACCCGGTTGCGGAGTGTGGCGCGAGAAATAGCCTTGGATCACTTGGGTGAGGATCTTAACTATTACAAGAAATTGAGCAAACTTGAGAAAAAGCCTGCTCAAGAAGCTCTTCTGATAGAGCTGTTTGCCCTGCTAAATGAAGTAAAAATCGACAATGTGAGTGGCATTGGGGAAGTGCCTGACAATAAGAATGTGGATTATCTTGGCTTGAGAGTCGCGATGAAGCCCAGTGTATTTTTGAAATTGGCTAGCCCTTTGTCAAGAGAACATGCTGGGAGTGTGGATTATATCAAACAGCAACTAGATCAAGGGCAGGGAATGGCCAGTCCTTGGCTGGTCTTAGACATACCAATAGAATGGGAAAAAGGTCGTTATAATAAATCCGCAAGAGTAATTGGGCACGAAGGCCGCAACAGAATGTATGCGGTCCTAGAAACTGAAGGCGATGCACCTGTTGAAACTCATTTGTTTTTTGTCGGTGGATTGCGTGCTAGGCACATCAAACCTGAATGGATTGAAGCACTCAACCTGCGTCTTGTACCACAGAGAGCAAACACTAGTGTATCTGGCCCGTTTTTTGAACTGCTGTTAAAGACTCAAAAAAGTCTCTCAGAAGAAAATGAAAACAAAAGAGACACATACCGTGTAACCTGGAGAGGTAGATTGGGCGAATATGATCCCAATTATTTTGACATCAAAAGTGACCCACTTGAAGACGATGATGGCAAAGTCATCGCCGTAAAAGATCAGCTTGTTCCCAAATCTCATTTGCGTGCCAATTTAAACATAACTCCAAATCCCAACCTAGTGTATAGGGGCATGAGTAATCATGAATTTCAAAATATCAAAAAAACAGGAGTGATACAAAGCAAAGGCGAGTATAACTTGGCTGGGCAACAGGGCTTAACCTATTTTTCAACTGAACCCAGGTCAGCTGAAACTTATGCTCATAGTTTTGCACCATGGAATCAAAAAGCCAACTGGGACAATCCAGCATGGGTAATTGCAGTGCCCAAACCTGATGAATCAAAAATTGTGCATGTGCAAGGCACAGGATCACATGAAGTGGGAGTCAAAGGCTCTATACCAGCGAATCAAATAAGGGAGATATACCGAGGAAAGGTTGTAGAATACGATCCTGGTGTGCACAACCAAGTTGCACCATCAGCATGGCTGCATTGGGAGAAAATGCCTGTTGATACATTGTTAACAGAGCGCAAAGGTGCGCCTGGCACTCTCAAATCCAAAATCACCAGACTGTATGGCGGAGGTGTCACATGTGACAAAACACAAAAACTCAAAACACGCCAGGGTGCTACAACTCTAGACAAACGCCAAGCCAACTGGTTTCAAAACAAACATTGCGGCGGAGCAACTAGAGTTGATGAAATCATAAGTGGTGAGCATATTCCAGGCGATTGGAAAAAATATGGAAGCGGCGACGCAGAAATGTTTGAAACAGAGTTTGATCTTCAAGGATATAAGATCACAATAAGTGTGAGTCGGGATTGGGCCCAATCTGGTGCCTATGTGTTGATGAAGAAAAACATAGAGGCTGGAGCAAACCTGGTTGGCAGAGAAATAATATTCAGGGTAGATGGCGAAACTGATCCAACAGGCTTACTAGGCACAGGTGCAGCGAATGTAATTTCAATTGTTGTAGGAAAAATCATAGGACTACTACAAAATATAGAATGGGACTATTTGGTCTTCGCAGGTGCTGGGGACAGTAGACAAAGAGTATATACTAAAATATTGAGTCAGATATCTCCAGGACTTGATTCAGAGCCAATGCAATTTGGAGATTGGTTCCTGCTGATCAAAAACCATTTGTTGGCAGCAAAATCTCAAGAGCTGGATGAAGTTTTTAAAGGCAAGCCACTTCCTGGAGATTGGCAATCAATAAAGGGCGGTTCAACCCACTACACTGAATTTGAATTTGCTGGCAGTGAAGTGCAAATAGCAGTCGTAAAAGACGCTTCTTATGAGCTTCAAACTATCTTGCAAAAGCAAGTGCCAGAAAACTGGGTTGGATATGAAGTGTCCTTCTCTGTAGATCACAGCATCTCTGTAACAGGTATGTTTGACCAAAAAAGTGCCCAATTATTTGATTTGATTATACGAAAACTCAAATGGTTTTTCCAGACCCACAGCTGGGACTACATCAACTTCAGTGGGGATGAGCGCAGCCGCAACAAGCTCTATCTCCGGCTGGCAAAACAGTTGGCACCTGCTGATAGCACAGTGTTGCACACTAACAAAAGCTTTGCAATTGTCAAGCAGGACAAGCTTGCATCATTCACTAACTTGGACGAAAGTTTAAGTTACAAAGGTTTGCGTCCTGGAGCAAATATTTGGTATGAGCCTGGCATGCAATATTCCCAATATAATTTATATCCAGGCAAAAGTATTGTGGGCCAGCGAGTATACCATATGACCAATAAGCTTACAAGTATAATAAAGTCAGGCGGACTGAAACCAAAATATGATGAGACTGGTGCTAGAGAATTTGGCCGATATAGCACTGTGGAATATCCTTTCACTCCAGTTATTGCTATATTTTTTGATGTTGGTGAGCATGATTGGTTTGGCAAATACATCTTAAGTTGGGAAATAACACCTGAGGATAAAACTGCACGAGCATATATGCCAGTAGATACCATGCAGCCTTCAGATAGAGATAATTTGCTGCCCAATTGTCAGGTAACACCTGTAAGTATTGATAGGATTACTATCACAGATCTCAAAGGAAACCTTATAAAAGTATGAGAATTTACCATTTAGTGCCCTTAAAGAAGTTGCTAGAAGCTTATCAGCCATTGACAACCAAATGGCAACAAGACAATGTGGGCTCAGTTTCAAGATATATTACAAGCTTTGAGTATGATGACCATTTAGTCGAACAAAGACTTACTCAAGATAAAAATCAAAAAGACTTACAGGATGCATTGGCTGCCAGTGATTTAGAGCCCAATCCACAAGCCAAGGGCTATGTTTGGTTATGGACAGTGGATGGGGAAATAGAACAAACTGGCACAATGGGCCTTAAGGCCATACCCTTGTGGAAAGAATTGGTGCGACGCCTCTTTGGTTGGCTTGGATCTCATGAATGGGACTACTTGACTTTTATTGGTGGACGCGGCAGCAGGAACAAGCTCTATAGCGCATTGGGTCAAATGTTGGCGCAGAGAGCTGGTGCCAAAGTATATTTTGATTTTGACACAAGTGACTTTGTTGTATATAAGCCCAGTGCAATAGTTCAACCAAAATTGCAAGAGGCTTTTGATTACCAACTTCCCCGGGATAAATGGAAGATAAAAACAGAAGGCGACAGCTATATTGATTTTTTGTTTGAAATTGATGGCAACGAATACGAGCTTCGAATGTCTCGATTGCAAGAGCCTCAGAAGAGGGGTATTTACGAGGTGGAATTTAGGCACACAGAGTATGGCATGGACATAAGTGGCACAGGTTCAGCCTTTAAAGTCTTCAGTGCTGTGTTTCAACTTCTCAAGTATGCTATTGATCATCAAAAAACCTTACCTGTAAATGGACTTTGGTTCCAGGCTTGGGCCCCGAGCAGGAAAAAGCGTTATAAGAGTATGGCACCAAAATTAGCAAGACATCTGGGTTGGACTTGGGTAACCAAGCAAGAGAGTTTTCCCTACTCTCTCTCGCCAGGAACAGATGGCTACTTGATTCTCAAACCCAGTCTTGGCGAAACAGCTGGTGTGGGCAAGATAGTTAAAGGTGTGAACACTACCACCGATGTGGGACCTGATGCTGTTCAAAAACAAGCCCGGAAATTTCTCAACAAAGTCACAGCAGGAGGAGTTCCTCCTCAAACTCAAAGCAATGGCAAATTTCCCTCGGTTAAATAAGCTGAAATGGCAACTTTGTATAGTTTTGGTATGGATCCCACACGGTGGTACAGCAGGGCATTATATGCCTTCTCTACCAATGAATTAGGCTGGACTACAGGCAATAGTCCAGTCAATGGACTGGGCAGCATACAATCCATGGCGTATGGAAACAATACGTGGGTTGGTGCTACAAATTTTGGAGACTTCACAGTAAGTGGTGATGGTGTAAATTGGTATTCCTACACTCCTGAAAACAAAAGTTGGCTTGTTAACAAAATCACATGGGGACAAGGATTGTTCACAGTTGTGGGACATGAAAAAAACTTCAGTAACCTTGCAGAAACTGGATTTGTCGCAGTGTCTGGAAATGGTGGTCCAGCAACTTGGGTCAGAAAATTTGTCAGTTATCAAGAACCCATGACTTTGTTTGATATCAAACACTTGGGCCTAGGAAAATGGATTGCTGTGGGCTGCACAAATCATCTGCGACAGCCTGTGGTAATCTATAGTGAAGACAACACTGACTCTTGGACAAGAATACTACTTCCAGATATTATCCCTGGCGGTATTTACAGTATTGAAGCCCACGTAGGAAGTAGTGTAAAAGTTTGGCTGGGCGGCAAAGGCTGGATAGCCTATACCAACGATTTTCAAACCACAAGCACAGAATGGACATTGTTTGATAATTTAAAAGATCAAGGCAAATCCAAACCATTTACGCGGTTATTATACCGATCCACACTGGGCAAAGAAGCTATTGTTGCACTGTCAGGATCTACAGTTTGGTTCAACGACACAGCTTTGAATTGGCGGAGCACTACACAAGAGGGCTATAGATTCCAGGACGTAGCTAATTTCCAAAACCCCTTAACAAGCCAAGAGTCATTTAACTTTTCTGTTGGAGGCATGTTGAACCAGTACACTGGATTCAAAACTCCTTGGCAAGCCCAGAGCACACAAGAATTCTCCCTCATTGGATATAACAATGGAGTCCAAGCCAGCAGCCTTATTGTTGTTTGACACATGTGCTGTCTGCCACACAATCATGGCATACAACAAACGTGGAGCAAAAGTAGATGGGTATCGGCACTCTAGGACCAAATGATCGCTCAAAGATTATGGCCCTTGTGAATTCAGGTATTGATGTGTTGCGCGAGATTGCTACCCTCAAAGAGGGACTAAAAGACCAAGTGGGATCAGTAAGTGAGGAACTGGATATTGACAAAAAGATCCTAAACATGGCTATCCGAACCGCCTACAAGATGAGCCAGCAGAATCAAGACACTTTGAACGATCTTCAAACACAGCTGGACAGTGTTGAAGAAGTGCTAAAAGCAGCAGGTGTTTCCTAAGGCTGCACTCAAAGCAAGGATACATTTTTATAGATCTTTGACTCAAAGATCTAAATGGATTGTAATGTTTTTTTTGGAGATTTTAGGTACAGCCAGCATACTGCTGGCTGTCGCCGTTTAAGCCTTTCAAATATTACCTTTGAGCACATTGTATTTGTTTTGGTTGTTTGGCAGTGTAGCCTTGACCATCAGCAGTATTTTGCGTAAGAATCTATTACTCGCTGTAATGATGTTGTTTTATACAGGGTTGAATTTATATGGATTATGGAGTTTTGGATGACGTATGTTGATGCTATTTTGGAGAAAGACAAACACTGTATTCAAGTTGTGGAGCGTGTAAACCACAAACGAGTCTACAACACATATCCCAGCAAATACGTAATGTATTTTCCCAGTGAGCGTGGAAAATACACTAGCATTTATGGTGAACGGCTGGATAAATTTGAAACCAATCGTTGGGAAGAGTTTCAAAGAGAGTGTCGCTTGGTTCCAAAAACACAACAATATGAAAGTGATAGCAATCCCATTTTCCGTTGTTTTTATGAACATTACAAAAATACAGCAAGTCCACAGTTGCATGTGGCGTTTTTTGACTTGGAAACTGATTTTGATCCTGATCGGGGCTTCTCGTCAACTGACGAGGCGTTCAATCCCATTACAGCAGTATCTGTATATTTGAGTTGGCTGGGCAAAAACTTTACTCTTGTCCTCAAACCCAAAACACTCACAGTAGAGCAAGCATCAGCAGTTGTGGACAAATTTGAAGACACTGTGCTGTGTAGCAATGAAACTGAGCTATTGGATGTGTTTCTCACCCTCATTGAGGATGCAGATGTTCTCACAGGTTGGAATTCAGAGGGTTATGATATTCCCTATTTGCACAATCGTATCATTCAAATTTTGAGTAAGGAGCACACTAAAAGGCTGTGTCTCTGGAACAAATTTCCCAAGAAAAGGGAGTATGAAAGCTATGGCAAGCCCACTATTACTTTTGATCTAGTGGGCAGAGTCCATCTTGACTATCTGCAACTGTACCGCAAGCATACCTATCACGAGATGCACAGTTATCGACTGGACTTTGTGGGCGAGTATGAAGTGGGCGACAAGAAGATAGCTTACGAAGGCAGCTTGGACAAGCTCTATAACGAAGACTTTGAAAAGTTCATTGCCTATAACAGGCAAGACGTTATGCTGTTGGTGAAAATTGATCGCAAGCTGAAATTCATTGATCTAAGCAATGATCTAGCACACACAAACGGAGTGTTGATCCAAACAACAATGGGGTCAGTACAGCTTATTGACAATGCCATTACTAACGAAGCACATGATCTTGGCTTATGTGTTCCTACTCGACGTAGAGACAATCCTGAAATCATGAAAGACGATCAGGGTGAAGACATTGAGCCCAATGGTATTGCTGGTGCATATGTGGCTGACCCAGTTGAAGGCATGCACAAATGGATTGGCGGTGTAGACATCAACAGTCTATATCCCAGTGCTATTCGAAGTTTGAACATGAGCAAGGAAACAGTAGTGGGGCAAATCCGCCCTGTGGGTAATGATCGTTTGATTCAACACAGGATGCAAAAGGAAAAACGCACTTTTGCTGACAGTTGGAACGAGATGTTTGGCATTATTGAGTATAACCAAGTGATGAATAGGGAAATGGTTATGCTGACTGTGGACTTTGAAGACGGCACCACTGTGGAACTCAGTGCTGACGAACTGTATCAATGGATTTTTGAAAATCCCAAAAAGCAAATGACGCTCAGTGCCAATGGCACTATTTTTGATCTCAACAAGGAAGGTGTGGTACCAGGCTTGCTGGCCCGCTGGTATGGTGAGAGAAAGGAGTTGCAGGCAGAAGCCAAAGCATGTTTCAAAAAAGCTGATGAAGAACCTAATCCCTCTAAGAAGAGTGAGTATCAAGAAAAAGCTGATTTTTATGACAGAAGGCAGTTGATTAAGAAAATTTTGCTAAATTCACTTTATGGAGCTATCGGAAATTCTAGCTCATCGTGGTTTGACAACCGTATTGCACAAAGTACTACTTTAACAGGTAGATGTATCGTCAAACACATGGGTAGTAAGATCAATGAGGTAATATCAGGGAAATATCACTACAAAGGTGATGCTGTCATATATGGCGACACCGACAGCATTTATTTTAGCGCATATCCAGTAATGAGCCAGCTTGAAGACTTCAAAAGCTTTGATTGGAGTCGTGAAGCAGTGGTGCAACTGTATGATCAAGTTGCAGACATCACTAACCAAAGCTTTCCTGGATTTATGAAACAGGCATTCAATGTACCTGAATCCAGGAGTGTGATCAAAGCTGGCCGTGAACTAGTAGCAAGCCATGGATTGTTCATTACCAAAAAACGGTATGCTGTGATGATCTACGACAAAGAAGGCAAGCGAAAGGATGTAGATGGCAAGCCAGGTGAGATCAAAGTTATGGGGCTTGATCTCAAGAGAAGTGATACACCAAAACCAGTCCAGGACTTCTTGAGTGAGATTTTAACTTTGGTTTTGACTGAGGTTGACAAAGACAGCATTTTCACGCGCATCAAGGAGTTCCGCACAGAGTTCAGCCAATGGCCCAGCTGGGCAAAAGGCAGCCCCAAAAGGGTGAATAACCTTACTCAATATGGCATGATTAAGAAAGCTCAGGAAAGCGTTGACCTCAACAAAGACACTGGGAAAAGAAAAACTATTCCGGGCCATGTCCTTGCGAGCCTAAACTGGAACCTATTGTGTGAGATCTACAACGATTATGGATCAATGCGAATTCAAGACGGGCAAAAGGTGATTGTCTGTAAGCTGAGATCAAACCCTTTGGGTATGACATCTGTTGCATACCCTGTAGATCAACTGTATCTTCCTGATTGGTTCAAGTCTATGCCTTTTGACAACGCTCTTATGGAGGCCACAATTTTGGACAAGAAACTGGAAAACTTGTTGGGTGTATTGCACTGGAATCTTGAAGATGCCAAAAACAACGAAACTTTTGACAGCATGTTTAGTTTTTGAAAGGTTGACAACGGAGCTATATGTCAAGTAGATTTGACAAAAGTCAACCTTAAGGAATAATTCATGAATATTTTTTCTGCCTTATACGAACGCATACGACGGATGTTTGGGCCTGATCAAACACCAGTTTCAACTACTCTTGCACCCAGGACAGAACCAATCCAGCCAATAGTTGTGACACCCGCTGGAAATCCTGTGCCACCCAGCTCAGAGAAGGCAGCCCTTGTAATTGAAAAAGGTGCATACCAACCAATCACGTCTAGTCCAACAGATCCACCAGTGTTGCAGCAACCTGCCCCTGTAATTACTGCCAAACAAGAGCCATCACAGGAACCTCCCCCAGCTAAAACAGGGAAAAAGCCAAAAGCTACAACAGCCCTTAAGGAACCCAAGGCGCCTAGTCAACGCAAGGCACCAGCCAAAAAGAAAACTAATTAGCCAATTCTAGTGAGCCCTCTCTTTGGAACCTCTCTTGAAGAGAGGGCTCAACTCTTACGGTATAAGTCCTACCCTCCAACTTCACCGGCTTCTTGGAACTCACCAACAAGCACCCCCACTAGCACCTTAGTGTTCGTTACTGGCCATGTGTGTCTAGATTCAGTAGTGGACGACTTTCATGAAGTCGACAGCATAATTGAAGCTGAAGATTTGCTGTTTTCACAAGCAAACACTGTGGTGGAAAAATACGATGGATTGCCATTTGCACTCCGTAGACAGTCAACCTTATTAGGGCATCAAAATCGTCGAGGCTGTGGTAATCTCATTTTCACAACTCCGGAGATACGTGCCCAAATACCAGACAATCAACTGTATATTGATGACAGCAATTCCTGTAAACAAGTGGGCTGTTGGTACTCAGCAGGCGTGTTGCGCAAATTTGACAAACAAGGCAGTCAAATATTTGTTAGTGATCGGGTACCCGAGCACACTGCCTATGTGGCATACAAAGGTTCAAGTGATTTAGACAGCGTTGCACTCCTGTTCAAAAAAGAAGATCAAATGCGACTGTGGTGTCCCTTAAGAGTTGACATACCCGTGAGCATCGCTCACTATATTACAAAGGTTGTGTTTGACAACTGACTCAATTGTGGAAAAATTATGAAATCCCAAAAAACTCGAATATATGAGCCTACTGAACTCAAAACTTTATTTGAAGCATTGAACAGTGCACCACCTTGGCTAAGTCGAAGGTTCATACTCAAGAACATGATGGGTTGGACTGATGATGATTTGAAACAAAATGCCATCCTGGTTGACGAAGAGACAACACAACGCAAAATGGGTAACAAAGGGAGTTATTGAAAATGACAGCAACAGCTATTAAGGATGCAATTTCTGATCTTGCAAAGAACGTGATCAGTACTGGCTTTTACGAAAAAATCAAGGTGTCTGGTGGCGCCAAAACCAGCACCATTGAGGCTATTGACAAAGACAAACAAGTGATTCTCAAGGCTGAAACTTTGCATCCTGTGGACGGCTGGGCTGGAGAATTTGGCCTTGCCAATCTAGGCTTGCTCAACAGCATTGTGAATGATTCCGAGTTTGCCCACAAAGACAGCAAGCTTGAACTAGTGCTTACTGAGCGTGAAGGTGTAGACGTTCCCACTGAGATGCACTACACAAACAAGAGCAATAGTTTCATCAATTATCGCTTCCTAGCAAAAAACATGGTCCCAGATCAACCCAAGTACATGGAACCACAGTGGGACGTGAAAATCAAACCCAGCAAAAGCAACATTCAACAGTTCAATTGGGCTGCTGGCAGTCTCAGCAGCTACGAGCAATACTTCATTCCCAAGACAGTTGATGGTAACCTCAAGTTTTTCATTGGAGATGAAGGTGCAGCTACTCAACGCGGCGGTGTAGTGTTTGCTACAGGGGTTACGGGCGAGTTTGAAAGCTCACACAAATGGCCTATTGCTCTTGTATCTGCACTTTTGAAGCTGGTTGATGGTGCTGATGCTGAAATGAGCTTCTCCGTCAAGGGTGCTATTCAGCTCAAGCTCAATACTGGCATTACCACATACAAGTATGTGCTGCCAGCAAAGCTGCGCTAATAGGACACAGTGGGCACCCCACAGTGCCCATTTTTTGGAGACTGCTTGTGCCAGTTGAACACGAACGCAAAATGCTCCTGCGACCTGAAAGCCCGCAGGAGCTACTACGACATTTGAAACGCCAACCCCTTGTGCAAACCTTTGAAATAACACAGGGTTATATCAACAAAAGTGCAAGAATTCGACATGTGGTACCACACAATGGTGATGCAGAAACGCATTGGTTCACTTTCAAAACCAAGGTTACTGGAAATACAGTGGAGATCGAAACAGAAATTTCAATCCACGACTATCACAAACTTTTCTTGATAGCTAAACCCGTAATCCACAAAACTCGCTGCAAGTTTCAAGAAGGGTTGAACTGTTGGGACGTGGATTTTTTCAAAAATCCCAAAAGCGGCGACATTTATTTGAGCATGGCAGAAGTGGAAATGCCAGAATTTGAGTTAGACCTTCCTGAGGTTCATCCTCTCTTACAGGAGAATTTTTGGCGCTGGATTGACGCAAACGACAAGAGGTTTCAGAACAAGAATCTTAGTAACTATAAAAAAGTTTTGATGAACCTGAAAGGTCTATAATGCCAAACAGCAAATATCGTAGCATCTTCATAAGCGATACGCATCTTGGTAGTCGTGCATGCCAAGCTGAGCTACTTGTGGAGTTTTTGAAACACAACTCCTGCCAAAATCTATACCTCGTTGGTGACATATTTGATTTGTGGAAATTGAAAAGCAGCAAATTCTGGCCACAAACACATAGCAATGTGGTTCGAAGAATTCTCACTGCGGCCAAGAGAGGCACACAGGTGAGATATGTTTTAGGTAATCATGATGAGTACCTTCGAGCATGGATTCCAGACATACACACTTTTGGCAACATTGAGCTGGGCAATGCCTTTGAACATCACTCTGTTCATGGGCAGAGATTTTTGGTAACACACGGTGATTTGTTTGACGGTGTAATTCGATATCACAAATGGCTTAGCTTGATGGGCGACAAAGCACACAGTTTTTTACTGTGGTTGAACACACATTTGAATCATATGCGCCGGTTTTTTGGAAAAGATTATTGGAGTCTAAGTTCATACCTTAAAACAAACACGAAACAAGCTGTTGCATTTATCACCAAATACGAGCAACATGTAGTACAATATGCTCGGGACGAAGCATTTCATGGAGTAATTTGTGGCCATATTCATTCTCCATCGTTGAAAACGTTTGAGGATGGGTTTGTGTATATGAATTGTGGTGATTTTTGTGAAACTGTGTCAGCTTTGGTTGAAAACTTTGATGGCTCAATAGAGCTACTGGTTTACGACACTGAAACAAAAAGTATGATGACGAAAAACACATGGAGCCTTGAATGAGACTTGTGATTGTTGATGACAACTGCCAAGACCAAGTGAATGGTGTTGTAACTACAATGAATGCAGTGAAAAAACAAATGTTTTCTCGAGGCATACAGAATCTCATTCACATCACTCCTGATCAAATGATGTCTATGCCTGCATTGGTATATCCAGGTGCTCGCATACCATTGAATTTTTGGAATTTGAAAAAAAGAATAGAGGCGTATGAACCCACACACTTGCACATTTGTACAGAAGGTGTGCTGGGCTTAACTGCTAGGCAATTTTTTCAAAACAAAAATTGGCGCTACACAACTAGCTTTCACACAAGATGGGATCACTATCTCAAGGAAAAATTTGGTGTGCCGGCCCTCAAAACCATGAGGTATCTCAAATGGTTTCATCAAAATAGTGCAGCAACTTTGGTCAACACTCCTACTATGCAAAGAGAGATGGTGTCGCTTGGCCTGTCTCAAGCCATCACATGGTCACGGGGAGTCAACACCCAACTGTTTCAATTTAATGACCGCAAGTGTGACACCAAGCCCACATTGTTGAGTGTTGGTCGAATCAGTGCTGAGAAAAATTTAGAGGTGTTTTGTAGCCTATCAGCAGAAAAATACAATCTAGTGTGTGTTGGTGATGGCCCTGATCTCAAGCGGTTACAGAACAAATACCCCTGGGTGACATTTACTGGGCAATTGAGCGGTAAGCAACTGGTACAGCAGTTCCAAAATGCTGACTGCTTTGTTTTCACCAGCAAAAGTGACACGTTTGGGTTGGTTATGATTGAAAGCATGAGTGTTGGTACTCCTGTTGCAGCATTTCCTGTGCAGGGTCCAATAGATGTTGTAGATGATGGGGTGACTGGTGTGCTAAATGAGGATATTCAGACAGCTATCTCGCAATGTTTGACATTGAGTCGAAAAACTGTTTTTGAAGGCAGCAAGCGATGGAGTTGGGAAAAAACAACTGATATCTTTGTTGATACGCTGGTACCCAAATGAAACATAAAAAAACCATTCCATCAAATTTTCCCACTCTCAAATGTGTTGCATGCGGCACAAGCTGTGAGCCTTACAGGAAATACGTTTGTGACAATGATGGGGCAGTAGTCCATACTCAAAGTGACATTTGGCCAGAATATTTCCGTGACATGGGGACCACCCGTATTGAGTTTTGTAGTGCACAATGTGGCCTCAAATATTGCACAGTAAATCAATTGGTGTAGCGGTTGATTTAGCTGACTACAGCATATAATCTGAACACATAACAAAGAGAGAAATAATGACAGAACCAACTACAAGAAAAATCTACGTGACTTTTCAACGTGAAGGGATTCACAAGTATCCAGCAGCTGGAACTGACCCCTCCCTTGCAGATGTAAATTTTCTTCAATATCCGCATAGGCACATGTTTCATTTCAAGGTTGGAATTGGCGTCAATCACCTAGACCGAGACATTGAATTTATCATTTTCAAGCGTTGGCTGGAAAGTCTCTATGGTGATGGTGTGATCCAACTGGATTTCAAAAGCTGCGAGATGATCGCCGAAGACCTCTACGCCCAAATCTCTGCTCGCTATCCAGGTCGTGCAGTGAGCATTGACGTTAGTGAAGATGGTGAGAATGGGGCTGTGCTAGCCTGGGACGCTGCATAACCACCAAGGATTGCTATACAAAGTATTTGAGCGCCAGGAGATCGAGATAGGATTGTGCTGGCTCAAATACTTTGTATTGGCGATAACCTTATAATTTTCAATGCTATAATTGTCAAAAACTCCTGTGGTTTATATACTATCTCTATTAGAGAATATTTGAAGGATCAAAAATGCCCAATGTATTTGTATGGCCTATCGAGCCATTGGATAATCGCTACACCCAACAATGGTATCACGAGATTCCGTTGCGGCTCCAAGAAATAGTTGGAAATGCAGCAAAAGTAATCCAACTTGATGGGGTCCAAAACACTACAAGCACCACATCTGGTGCATTTTTGAATTTCAGCGACACCAACAGATGGAAAAGCACTCAACTGGTTGAGTTTCTCAACAAACATGATGCTGGAGAAACAACTCCAAATGATGTGCATTTGTTCACTGACGCTTGGAATCCAGTGATTCTGCAAGTCAAGTATATGAATGATCTCATGGGATATAATTGGAACATACAAGGTTACTGGCATGCTGGAGCATACGATCCCACTGATATCCTTGGATATAAAATGAGCAAACCGTGGCCCTGGCTAGCTGAGCAGGCACTGTTTCATGCCTGCGATGAGAATTGGTATGCAACAGATTTTCATAAAAAAATGTTTTTGAGCAATCTGGGCATCAGCAATGAATATCATCACAAAGCCAAAACTAGTGGGCAACCACACTCTGCTATTGTCAAACAAATGCAAGATATTATGCAGGACAGCCGAGAGAGGAAACAGGGCGTTATTTGGCCACACCGTTACAATCCAGATAAGCAGCCTGAAATTGCTGAAGATCTCTCCAACAGCATGAAACAGCCTTGGTGTATTACACAAAAAATGAATCTCAACAAAAGCAGTTATTACGAAAAGCTGGCTGACTGCCAAGTAATTTTTTCCTGTAGCTTGCATGAAAACTTGGGCATCAGTGTAATGGAAGCTGTGCTGGCAGATGTGATCCCAGTGCTGCCCAATCGGTGCAGCTACAGCGAAATGTATCATCCTGATTTTCTCTATCCCAGCAACTGGACTCAAGATTGGGAAAGTTATCAAACACACAAACAACAATTGACTGAATTTATTCAGTACAGATTGAATCACCCCAAAAAGTTCAGTAGGCAGTTGGAAAAGCAAAAGAAAGTGCTCTTACAAAAATATCTTTCAGCTAGCGTAATGTTTGAAAACATCAGCAACACAGTTGCTAGATCAACCACAGTAAAGTAAGATATATCTATGACAAAACTTTCCAGCCCCAACCCACATTTGAAAAAAATTGATCAAAACATGCAACCTGTGGTGGGTAGAGACATGTGGACCACCAACAAGGACTATGCTATTTTTCTTCCTTCAATCTCAGCGATCTATGTGCGACTAGTAAGTCAGCCCAACGCTCGCACAGTCAAGGGGCTGCCGGGTGGATTGCAGGATTTGGACTTTCTGCAAACCAATACCAACTTATTTTATTATCCCACTGCACTCTACAGCAGCGGTCACAGTTATTGGGATCCTGCTCAAAGTGATATCCAAGAAGCTATGGTGCAAAAGCGAGACAAAAACGCCTCAGTAATTGTGGGCGACAGTGGTGGTTATCAGATTGCTACTGGCGTTCTCAAATGGCCTTGGCAGAAAAAAGAAAAGCAAACTGATCAAGACTGGATGAAGGACAAAGACGCCATTAGGATGAAAATCCTACGCTGGCTTGAACACACTTGTGACTACAGTATGGTATTAGATGTCCCCACAGGCAGCTTGTTGAAGTTTGGTAACGATCCCATCACAGGTGAGAACCTACATCCTGGGGTTAAGAACTTTAGAGACTGTCTTGAAAGCAGTATGGAGAATCACAACTTTTTCATCAAAAATCGTCGGGAAGGTAGTACACAATTTTTGAATGTGTTGCAGGGGCGCAATCAAGAAGAAGGTGACATTTGGTGGGACGTTGTGAAAGATCTTCCTTTTGAAACCTGGGCATTCAGTAATGTGCAAGCCAGCAACTTTGCTATAAATCTCCGTCGGATCATTATCATGCGAGATGGCAAGTATTTGGATAACAGAGATTGGATCCATTATCTAGGCAATGGCAAAATCAAGGCAGGCTGCGCTCTTACTACACTTCAACGAGTGTGGAGAAAGCACATCAACGAGCGTACAACTCTCAGTTACGATGCAGCAAGTCCTTTTGTGAACGTAGCAAAAGGCAACATCTACTACAGTTGGGAAGTAAGTCCGCAAAGCATTGCATATAAAAACAACTCGTTGCCAGACAAAAAAGAGCTTAAGGGCAGTCAAGAACTGTTTCAAGACTGGATCAATCGCCACAATCAAAAACATGCTGTTCGCGAAAGCAGCATTGGCAAGCGGATCACCATTGGTGATATCTGTGTCAAAGGTTATGAAGATCTCAATTTCAAAAAACAAGCTTTTTCACAAAAAGAGTTTGAAAGCTTGTTGTATCAACAAAGCTTGGAAGGCGTTCATGGCGAGAAGTTTCGCTACAGTGATGAATACAAACATTATCTTATGCATGAGCACACTGACCACGGCAGCGGCATGTTTGATTGGGGCAAGAAAGAGTTTAAGGACCATGAAAAGTATCAGGTCAAATGGCCCAGCAGCATGGATGGTCTCAGCTATGTGCTGGGCATGAGCCACAATGTTGAGCTTCATATTGAAGCTATTCAACATGCATGTGCAATGCAAGACCTGCCAATGGAGGAGAGGAAACATCACATCAGCGAAGACTTGATTGAATTTGCTGGGGGACTTTGTGAAGAGATCTTCACTAGTGAAAAACCCATGCAACTGATTGAAAAACATTCTGCTATGTTAGCCAAAATCACAGGAATGAACGCTGATAACAACATTGTCATGGATTTTGATGAATTTGAATAGCAATAACACAATTTTTGTGTTATAAATAGTCTGCTACATTACGGTAGCAAATTGGTGGAAACACCCGTTGTGCATAAACGACAGATGCTTTGAAAGGAAAGATATGAGCTATAATCGCACAAAATGTGATCCTGAACTGGGTCGCAAAGTACATGAATACCTAGTTTCCAAAGGGGTTGAAACCCCAACAGTGGAAAATTCCCTAAGCCGCACAGACAAAATTGATATTATTGAACGCAAGTTCAAGGACATCATGGAAACAATGGGCTTGAATCTATCAGATGATAGTTTGGCTGAAACGCCGACACGAGTGGCTCGCATGTTTATCCAGGAACTTTTTTGGGGTCTTGATTGGGAAGCTTTCCCCAAGTGCACCACTGTTGCCAACAAAATGGGCTATGATGAAATGGTGTGTGAACGAAATGTCACTGTCAAAAGTGCCTGCGAACATCACTTCATTGTGATTGATGGTGTAGCAACTGTGGCTTATATTCCCAAAGAAAAGGTATTGGGCCTAAGCAAGATCAATCGAATTGTCGAATACTTTAGCCGCCGACCACAAATTCAAGAGCGTTTGACTGAGCAGATCTTTCATGCAATGGAATATATCCTGGAAACCGATAGCATTGCTGTCGTCATTCACGGCAAGCACTATTGCGTAAGTCATCGTGGCGTTGAAGATGATTGCAGCAGCACAGTTACCAGCAAGCTGGGTGGTGCGTTCAAACAGGATCCCAGTGCTCGTGCTGAATTTATGAAGATGGTTGACTTGACCTCTCTCTAATACAACAGTTATTGTAACAGAGAATTTTTAGGTCAAAATATGAAAATCATCAACAGTAGATATAGAGAGTGGAATGTGTTGCCCGAGAGTGTTCGGGCAATACTCATTCACAATCAATTACTCCTTAGCTTCGAAGAGCTTTACAAGCCATCCAACCAACGTTATGAACCCAGTTATGAACTGTTGTTCAATTGGTGTGTGGAAAATTGCACCAATATTTGGTCCACAGAAAAAATCAGCTATGAGAGTTTTCGGTTCAGTTTTTGGGCTGTGGAAGATCAAGCTCGTTTTATAGAGTTTTTGCAATCGCCCAGAGGTTCCTGATGGCCTCTAATATTTTTAAGGTAACCAGTGTCTGTCAAGGCAGTGTAACCGGTATCACAGTGAATAACCTTGGATCAGGTTACACGGTTGGTACGTTACTGACATTTGGTAGCAGTAATGCCAGGCCTACTCAAGCATTGCGAGTTGACAATGACTATGGCGAAACCATCTTAAGCATCAGCATACAAGGTGAGGTCACTTGGCATCAAAACCATCCCACTAAGGCAGCATCTAAGTTGGTAGACAGTTTGCAGAACTGCATTGACATAAAAGCCGCTGGGGAAGTAGCTATAGCAAGAAGTTATCTACAAGGGGTTAAAAAGTGTTTGAGGATAGCTAAACAAGTTTCCCATGAGGACCTGATTAGGCCATTGGAAACAGAAGTTGAGCATAGAGAAGGGAAACTCACTTGGCAGGCGTTAAACAACAGTTTGGAGAATCAAAATGACACATGAAACCAGTAAAGCTGTTATGAGAAGGCTCTCTGACAGCAGATTTATTACTCGATATTTCGTAGGCAATGGCATTGACATTGGTGCTGGGGATGACCCAGTCAGCAATTACAAAGATTTTTTTCCAGGAATGCAGCAGGTGAGAAATTGGGACCTACCTGATGGTGATGCGCAGTTGATGGCAGGTGTAGCTGACAACAGTTTTGATTGGTTACTCAGCAGCCATTGTCTTGAGCACATGAGAGACCCTACAGAAGCTATGAGAAACTGGAGCAGAATTTTGCAACCAGGTGGGCATATGGTCCTATTGGTTCCAGATGAAGACCTTTATGAACAAGGGGTTTTTCCCAGTCGTTTCAACTGGGATCACAAAACTACTTGGACAATTCAAAAAAATCTCAGCTGGAGTCCTGTTTCTGTAAGCTGCACAAGTTTCCTAGCCAACTTTCCCGAACTCACTATCTTGAAGCTTGAGCTTTTGGATGCCAGTTATCGATACCATATTCAAAATCAAGATCAAACACTGACACCCATTGGTGAATCAGCTATCGAAATCATTCTTAGGAAAAAGTGACAATCTTGCACGACTCTGGTATAGTTTTGAAATAGTTTTCTTGGGTTGATTGTGCTGAAAAACTTCATAACCTATGCCACTGCTGGTGATATAATATACAGTCTTTGTGCAGTAAAAATCCTTGGGGGTGGCAACATTTACCTCAAATTGGGATACCTTGATGAGTTTTGCCGAAATGTGTTGGGTTGGTACAATCAGCCCTTCACAGGCAGAATAAGTGAAAAAGATTTTCAAAACATTGAAAGCCTGTTGTTACACCAAAGTTATTTGCATGAAGTGCAAATCTATACCAACCAGCACATTGATTATGATTTAGCAGCTGAAAATTGGAAATTCATATTACCTTCTGGTTGGCAAGGTAATCAAACTCAAGCCTATGCCTTGGGACTGGGATGGGATATGACTGACGTTCAATTGCAGCACCAGTTGTTGAGAGAGCCTTGGCTCACACAGGTTAGCCCAATCCTTATCCCCAATCGACCCATAGTAATCAATCGAACACCTAGACATAGAGACAACAGTGCTACACAAAAATGGATGGATTTTATCAAACAAGGTCTGTGCAAGCAGGCTGTGTTTGTGGGCACACCTAGAGAACATCAAGAGTGGCAAACAGAGTTCAAGGAGACTATTGACTATTTTCCTACCCTAGATCTGTTGCATTTGGCACAGGTAATTCAAGGTTGTGAAATGTTCATTGGCAATCAAAGTGCGCCATTGGCTATAGCGATAGGTTTGGGCAAAAGCTATTGGTGCGAAGGCAATCGGGATACAAAAACACAAACTCCTCTAGGAGGCGGGGGCGATTGTTGGTTTGACCGCATAAATGGAAATTATTTTTGATCGGGCAACACATGTATGGACTGCTGGTTGTTTACAACAACAATTTCTCAGAACTTTCAAAAATAACCTTGGACAAAAACAAAAAGCTGTATGCTCAGAGACACAATTATCATCTGTTTGAAAAAACCACTTGGACCAGTCACTTTGACAGAATCCATGCGGTGTTGGAACTTTTTGACACACACCCACATCTCAGTTGGCTTTGGTATACTGATACTGATGTTTTGATCACCAACTTCAAAACAACCATACAAGAAAAAACTAGTGACACACATGATTTACTCATCTCAACTGATGTAAATGGCCTCAATACAGGCAGCATTTTATTTCGTAACTCAAGTCAGTGTCGGTCATTACTGCACGAGTTATTGAAAGTGGAAAAAGAAGCTTTGCAACATTGGGACTCAGAACAGTGGGCATTGAATCAGTTATTTGGGTTCCCCGGCACACACCACCCAAGTTACCCGCAAGGCGAGTCTTTGAAAATTCCACATCCTTGGGACAAAACGATTCAAGTTGTGCCTCAACGAATGTTAAACAGCTATGATTACAACCTATATCCTTATATACCAAAACCTGCCTTGGACAAACTGTTGACAGATGGCTCATGGCAGCCAGGCGATTGGGCTGTGCATTTTCCTGGTGTAAGTGAATCAGAAAAAATAAATTTGTGCAACAGTTGGCAAAACAAAATACTGTTGTAACTGCCAAAGGACAAAAAATTGAAAGTATATGATTGTTTTACTTTTTTCAATGAGTTAGATCTACTTGAAATACGCCTTGAAGAGCTATGGGACGTTGTTGACTATTTTGTGTTAGCTGAATCAAATGTTACACATACTGGCATGTTCAAGCCCTTGTATTTTGATCTAAACAAACAACGCTTTGAAAAATATGCCCAGAAAATTCGTCACATTGTTGTTGATGACATGCCTGGCGGTGAAGACAACCTTTGGTTCAGAGAAAATCATCAACGCAGATGTCTTGCTCGAGGACTAGGAGACAAAAGCCCTGATGATTTGATCATTGTAACTGATGCCGATGAAATTCCTCGAGCATCAGTAGTTTCTAGCATAAAACATGATAGTCAGCACACTCGTTGGATTTTGTTTGCTCCACAGTATTTGTATAAATTAAATTACATGAGAATCAAAACCACAAATGGGGTAGATTGGCAAGCTGGTCCAAGTATTATTGTCTCAAAGTCTCAAGACTTTACTGACCCTCAAACAGAACGAACATTTACGTTTCCATGGGTTGGGTTGCCTGATGGCACAGCCTTTGTTGCGCATGGAGGTTGGCATTGGAGCTCATTGGGAAACAATCAGCATTGTATTCAAAAGATCAACAGTTTTGTTCATACAAATGAGAATATACCTGAAATAGTCGAAAACTTTGACATTGACAGATTTATAGCCACAAAAGGTAGCCATCACACCCCAGGACAGTTTTTTGAAACAGTGGAATTGAACAACTATTTTCCCAATTTTGTCTTATCCAATGCACAAAAATTCTCGCAACATGTTGCACCTGGGTTAGGTGTCAAAACAAGTGATATCTATCCTTTTGATACCCAACACACTTACAGAACATAACAAGGGAGAAATAAAAATGGACATGAGCCTTGAACAAATGCTGGCCCAAACAGGTAAGCGCCAAGCCAGCTTTGAAATAATGATAAATCATCTAAAACAAACTGCCAATCCGTTGATTGTTGAAACTGGATGCAGTCGCAGCCTACAACATGGATTCCACGGTGATGGTTTCAGTACAATAATTTTTGACAAGTATGTGGAAACTTTTTCTGGGCAACTATTGACAGTTGATTTGGATGAGTCTCATGTGAATTTTTCTCGCTCACAAGTGTGCTCAAACACACAAATTTTTTGTCAAGACAGTGTTGTTTGGTTACGAAATTTAAGTCAAAAGTTGCAGGCAGAAAACCGTCAGATAAACTTACTCTATCTCGACAGTTTTGATTTTTACCCAGACAATCCTCATCCCAGTAGTTTTCATCATATGAAAGAATTGACTGCAATTTGGAGTTGTTTGGGTCCAGGCACAATGATTGCTGTGGACGATAATTTTGGTGACTCTTCTTCTCGGATAGGCAAAGGCAAGTATGTGGAAGAATTCTTTCAAAACATTTGTGTGCCGCTTGTATATGACGGCTATCAACTAGTTTGGCAGCTTTAACACAAGCTCCTTGACTTGTCTGCATGGTTACAACAAAATTATAACAAATAGGAGAATCTAGGATGTTTGGACGCAATGAGCTGGTTGGTGAACGTTACTTCAAAAATGCAGAAGATGAACTTTTTGTAACTAGTATTTTCACCACATTTCAGGGAGAAGGCCCATATCGAGGCGAGCCTGCTGTGTTTGTTAGGCTAGCCAAGTGCAATCTCCAATGTTCATTTTGTGATACTTTCTTTGATGATGGTGATTGGATGACAATCCAAGAGATTGACTCCAAAATCGCAAAGAGCATCTCTGACAGCTTCAATGGTAATACCCCTCTTTGGGCTGATGTTGTGTATGGGGGTCCAGGAAGTGATCCTGTAAAGAAACGCAACATGGTTCTCGTGCTTACTGGCGGTGAGCCCATGCTACAAAAAAACATTGTTCCATTTTTAGAGCATATGAATACCCAGTTTGCCCGAACGCAAATTGAAAGCAACGGCACTATCGTCCAGAACATTCCTCAGGAAACTACCTTAGTAGTAAGTCCCAAGTGCAGTGAAAAAAATGGCCGTCCGGTGAAATATCTTGAACCACGAGCAGAAATGCTAGGAAGAGCAGACTGTTTGAAATTTGTAATGAGTGCAGATTCTGATACTCCTTACAATAATGTCCCTGACTGGGCACACAACTGGCGGGACCAAACTGGTAAGAAGGTGTTTGTAAGTCCCATGAACATTTACAACCATGAACCGCAGAAAAGCAAGCAAATTCGAGCTGAGAAAAATCAAATTAGTCTTGAAGAACGCAGTATTGTGGATGAAGTTGTGAGTTTTTGGACGCCAGGGCTTATCAATATGCAAACTGCTCAAGCCAATCACGAACACGCTGCTCGTTATTGTGTCCAGAACGGATTCGTCTTTAATATGCAATTGCATTTATTTGGAAGTTACGCCTAAGCATGAGCATACCTGTCAGATTTGATTGGTATTCAGATAGTGGCGAGCTGTTGGTGGCCAACCGGGGATTCTTCACCATCTCGTATGGTCAGGATCCCCACAATCTCTCCACGCTAGCTAGTAGGGTGGCTGAGTGTCCTATTTCAGAGCACCAAAAATACATCCATCCCCAAGTGAGGTATGCAGTGCCACTTTCAGCACCCGACTACATGTTTGATCTACAAGATCTCAGTTATGTGCTACCAAACAACTTCAAGGAAAAAACATGAGCAAGAATCTAAAAATCCCCTTTGGCCTTTGGCCAGGAAGTTGGGGTCTACGAGGTCGCACAAGACAAATTGCAGAAGCCGAATACACTATGCAGGGTCTTGACCTTGAGTTACGCTTGATTGAAATAAATGAGGAAGATCCTCTTCAGAAAGAGATCAAAACTCTCAAATCCAAAAAGAAATATGGGCAACTTACTGAGTATGAGTTTGACCAGCAAATATGCATGCTGACTACTGAAGAAACCAGTGTTGATCGTGCAATAGCCCTGTTGGATGTTGAACTCAAACACAACAAAATTGATCGCAATGAGCATGAGAAGCAAACAGCTGAGGCCAAAAAAGAGCCTTGGGTAGCTATGCCCAACATCAGTTGGGACCCCACTGATCCGTCACGAAGCTTTTTTGAATTGGATTACAACAGTTATTTTGTGGAATTTCTCCGCAACCACGGTTATGAAGGTGCCAGTGAGCAAGAAGTAGTGGAAAAGTGGTTAACAGATGTTTGTCGAGCCGTAGCCTCAGATTTGGGCGAACAAGATGATGCATTTGTTGCCACTGCTATACCAACTAACCGGAGAGCAAGGCGACCTAACAAACAGAAGACTGAATACAGTTGACACACTGCCTAGCCTTGCTAGAGTTGTGTCATATAGTGGAGATAGAACTTTGAGCACTTATGTAATTGTAGATCTGCAAAATTTGGCGATGCGTGTTCGATATGGTGTAAGAGCTCCAGATTTCAATGCACAAGTGGGCTTGGCCATGCACATTATTTTCACCAGCATCAAAAAGGTGTGGAACGATTTCAATGGGTCACATTTAGTGTGCTGCCTCGAAAGCAGGAGTTGGCGACGGGATTTTTACCAGCCTTACAAAGCTCATCGCCGAGTAGCTGCTGGACAGCGCACAGCGGATGAACAGGAAGAAGATCGAGTGTTTTATGAAGCTCTTGATGACTTCATTAAGTTCGTAAGCTCGCGTACCAATGCAACAGTGTTGAAGGCGCCACAAGCTGAAGCAGATGATCTCATTGCACGTTGGATCCAATTGCATCCGGGTGATGATCATGTGATTGTCAGCACTGACAGTGACTTTCAACAACTGCTAGCCACGAATGTTAAAATTTACGATGGTATCAGTGCGTTGCTCTATACCATAAACGGAATTTACGACAAAGATGGCAATCTTGCGCACAACAAGAAGGGCGAGGCACTACCAGTGCCTCATCCTGAATGGATTTTGTTTGAAAAATGCATTAGGGGTGATGCCAGTGATAATGTCATGAGTGCATTCCCAGGTGTGCGGAAGAAAAAGATGTTGGAAGCATTTGAAAACAAAGTGTCCCAAGGCTATTCCTGGAACAATCTCATGCTCAGCACGTGGACAGACCACAACGGAGAAGAGATTCGAGTTCGTGACGCATATGAAAGAAACTGTACTCTTGTTGATCTCACCGCTCAGCCTCAAGAGTTTGTGGAAACTTGGGATACTTGCATCAAAAATGCAGTAAACCAACCCCGTAAGGCACAAGTGGGCATTGCATTGCTGAAATTTGCAGCACAGTGGGGTTTGATGCGGATTGAAAAAACAGCCTCAGATTACAGTGTGTGTTTCAGTAGTGAATATCAAGGACACTTGACCGAGTAAATAAGGCTATGGATTTGGATTTTCAAAACATCTGGAACATCCTAGTCTCATGTCAACCTCCTGAGATCACACACTTTCAACAAAAGAGCCATCCTGGCCGCGGATGGTGGTTAAAGACGTGTGTACCACTTATTGGTGAACCAGACCTATACAAAATTTGGAGTCGCATCATCAAAAACAACAATCGTTTGGTTTGTATTACTAGTGAAAGTTTTGATTGGCAACAGGCCCCAATTCCAAATACTGCTAGCATTTGGTGCCGCGATGGTATAGATATAACCCTAAAAATAGCAGATGGTGTTTTTGACTACAACATATTGCCTTTTGAAAATTCATTTAACCAACATGGAAACTCCTTAAGAAAACAATTGCTTAAATTCAACGAATCTTATCCAGGGGCACTAGCACCTGATGAGTTGACAAAGCTGGTTGCTGTTGCAGACTTGATGTGTAACTGGCAGACAGAAACACAAGCGAAGGCCCGTAGGGCAAAGTTCAAGGTAGTTGACAATGAAGAAAATCTCAGCCAAACCCATCAGTGCACAAAGTTGGATGTTGACTGAATGGGGGAATAGAGTTGGAGTGCTCAGTGCCCAGGATGGATCTTACACGCTCCTAAGCAGCCAAACAACTGAAACATTCTCTAGTCAAGAGGCGTTGGAAAAGTCGCTGGGGTGGCACATCACTTTTGAGCAACTGGAAGCAAAGGAAGAACCTTTGGACAAAATTGGCGTTTGGCCAATCAAGCATACGAATCCACAAAATGTCCAAGACTCTCCTTTTGTTACCTATTCAAAAACAGCACACAGCAAAAGTAGATTTGCAGCTGGATATTGGGGCATTCACTATAGTCATGGCTGGAGTCCCAGTTTTTGTCCCAAGATGGAAACTGTAGAAAACGCCCCTACTGTGGGGCCATTTTCCAGCAAGTTGGAACTCAATACAGTGCTCAACAAAAAACAAAAAGAGGGACAAAAACAGCCATGAGCAGCAACTTTTCCAGTGATCCCATCAATCAGTTTGTGAAACTGGTGAACACTGCTCGCGACTACAACTCAAAAGAGATTCGCATGTCAAGAGAAGACGCGGAAAGTTTGGCCTTGAGCTTAACTGCATTGTTGGCTCGCGATGTAAATCTTGCACAAAAAGTGATGGAACTACAAGAAAAACTTGTGGGGCAACTGCAATCAACCCCACGCAATCTAGATCTCAATGGAGGCACGTTCTGATGTTGATGAAGCCTGTGGTTGATCCCTTATTCCAAACTTTGATTGCTCGAATGCCTCCTTTGAGTATTACTGAAGGGCCTTGGATTGCTGGCGGCGCGGCACGCAAACTTTGGGAAAACAATCCCTGGACTACTGGTGACTTAGATGTGTTTTTCACCAGCGGGGAACAGCTGGCCACTTGGAAAAAAATCTTTGAAACCTCTCTTATGGTGAATGTGCAGGAGGAGTTTGAAAAAGAAACTGAATGCATGGAACAAGAAGACAACACCTTCACAGTAGAGCTTTTCAACAACTTCAAATGCCTACAGACCAAACCCAAAAACAAGTTTTACGTTGCACACCAAAGTGATAATGCCATCACTTATCGGATGCCAGGTGATTCCCCGCTCACAGGAATAACAGTGCAAATGATCAAACGCCGCTTTGGAGAAAGTGTAGAGAAGGTTTGGGACAGCTTTGACTTCCACAATTGTGAGTTTGCCACAGATGGGAAAACACTGCTGGCTTCAGAATCTGCTGCTTGGGGCAGCCTTTCTGGAGAGCTGCTCTTGAAAGACTCTGACAACACCCGCAACTTGCCCTTGAGAACCTTGAAATATCATTTGCATGGTTTTGAAGCCAGCAAAGAATTGCTATTGACTGCGGTAGAGCAACTTACAAAGGGAGGAGTAACATGGGACAACGATTACTAGACTTCCAGCATTCAGATTTGGAATGCCTCCGAATCGCCAGCGATTTGGGTGAAAGTGTCCTGGTAGACCGGTTGCCAACCTCAGAGGGCACCACTTGCGTAATTGCTGCTGGCAGCCTTTTGTTCACATCTCGCAGTTTCACCACATTTTGGATGTGGCTATGCATGGGTGGCAAATGGTATCAAGCAAACATCTGCAAAGATGGTGAACATGAGCTGATCCGTGATATGCGACTGTTAAATCCCAATGTCTATGCTCATGTGTGCAAAGACACTCAGTTTGTGCCTGAGCGTTTTCTCAGCTTTCTCTTCAGTATTCTCAGCAAAAAACTCAAGAACATGACCCATGAGGAGCGTTTTGCCACTTTCAAGCGAGTGGTTTACGAGGTGGACTGACTGAGAAAACTCACGACTCATAAATATTGCACACCAGAAACAAGGCAATAGTCATGAGTCGTCCCAAGCCCAAAGTGTTGTTGAGCTACACTGATCCCAAGACATTTCAGAGCGAACAGATTATTGCGGCCAAGGCAATTTATGCTGTATTTTATGATGGAACCCCCATCAACCTCAAGAGTGTCAATACACTGCATGACGATTCAAATCCAAAATATCGTAGGGTCACTTTTCCAGAAAGTCCTGGGCATGCCTTCAATCTTGCTGATAAACTTAACAAAATGTTCAAAACAACTAAATTTGAAGTGTTTGAGTTTTCCCAAGGTGTTAAGATATCTAGACCTCCCAAGGTGTAAGTGACCCAATTACAGCGGGCAATCTGGGAAGATTTTTGCGAGCAGATCAACCCAGATGCAACTGAGCAAGCTTTTCCAGAAAACCTTGTGGAAGGTGGTTTTGAAGGTTTTTGTAAAATTCTGTTTGTAAATTGGAGCAGCACACGCCCTAGTTTTCGGTTAACATCAACAGGGCTTCTGATCCTTTGTAGGATGTACCAATTTTGGGAATTTGATATCAGCAAACAGCCTTTCAACACATTTAATATTCCAAAGGTTCACATCCATCTGTATAGGAGTGTGAAAAGCCCTTATCACTATGATCAAAAACGGTTTGTAGTTTTTCATTCTGAGCGTGCTATGGAACTGGAGATGGCGGGTGGCAATATACTGACGTGGGCTGAAATGTTCGGATGATTTTTGTGTTGACGTAAAAAATACCTGCCATATATTCAGCTGGTAATACACAACAGCAAGGACACACGCAGACATGGCTAAGGCAGCTCAAGAGAAAATCCAGACAATCACTACTGTCAGTCCCAGCAAGCTGAAGGTGATGATCGATCACGTGACGCGTAGGAAGCGACCTCTCTTCATCGCCGGCCCTCCTGGCATTGGCAAGAGTGACATTGTTGCAGAGGTTGCTCGTGCTCAGAAGCGCCCACTGATTGACATTCGACTTCCCCTACTTGAGGCCACTGACATTCGAGGCATTCCGCACCTCGCAGAAGTGACTATCCGCGATGCAGAAGGCAACGTGGTAAAGAATGAGCACAACGTTCCACTGACAGAGAAGATTTTCAAGTGGAGCAACCCTACCGATCTGCCCACTGATCCCAACAGCCGCGCAATGGTGTTTTTTGATGAGATGAGCGCAGCACCACCCTCTGTGCAGGCTGCCACATATCAGCTGATCCTGAACCGGCGCATTGGCAGTTACCAGCTGCCTGATGATGCAGTGATGGTTGCTGCTGGTAACCGAGTGCGTGACAAGGGTGTGGCCTACAACATGCCAACTCCGCTGGCAAATCGCTTCATCCATGCAACGCTGGCTGTGGACTTTGATGACTGGCAGGAATGGGCTATGATGAATCGCATCCACGAGCATGTGGTGGGTTACCTCAGCTATCAGCCCAATGATCTCTTTGACTTTGATCCCCGTCGCGAAAGCTATGCGTTTGCTACCCCACGTAGCTGGAGCTTTGTCAGCGAACTGCTGTATGAGCCCCAACTGGATGGCAGCTACCGCGAGACGGATCTGCCAGCAGATGTGCTTGGCGATCTCATCAAGGGCACTGTAGGTGAGGGTCCTGCCCTGAAGTTCCTCAGCTATCGTCGACAAGCAGCTAACCTACCCCGTGCACGCGACATCCTTGATGGCACAGTCACCAAGCTGAACGTGAAGCAGATGGACATTTGCTATGCACTGACCACTGCACTGGTGTATGAGCTCACAGATGATGTCAAGAAAGCTGAGAGTAATAAGCAGAATGGTGTGAAGAATTCGCACGATGACATGTATAAGAGCGCCGATCGCTTCTTCCAGTTCATGATGGACAACTTTGAACCGGAGATGGTTGTAATGGGTGCTCGGTCGTTTATGGCAACTACACGTGACCACCCCATCAAGCCAAATCAACTGAGTTCATGGAAAGTTTTTGTGAAACAATATTCGTCACTTATTCCGAGCATGAACGCAAACTAAACTCAGCTACTAGAGTTACCAAGAACAAGGGTGCAGCGTTGTGGAGCACTGCACCTTTGTTCTTTTTAGCTACTGCGTTCCTTTCATATGCACTAGCAAGGTTGCGATCCTCAAAAGGATTTATGATACCTCAAGCCAAATCAACTTTCTACGTGTAAGGTTGTTTGTGAATCAGTCTTCCCCGCGTGCACGTCTATAGCACCATAGGTGAAAACGGAGGACAATATGCCCTCCGTTTTCATGTTTTTGCATAACTTAAATTATCCGTTCAAAATGGTCTTGATACGTGTAATGAGATCTTCGTTGCGCCAAGTGTCCCTTATAGCATCATACGCATCATTGTCCCACACTGTAATCCCTCGACGACTGCTTCCTCTTGTTTGCGTGCTGCCATCTGGTCTTGTGTCAGTAACAAATGGCCCAAGCTCAATCTCAGCCCGCACAGAACGGTTCACAATGCTTTCATAAATTTCAGCAATAACAAACTCATTTGTTACTACTCTTTCACTTAAAACAATTTCAGTAGTTATTGTTTGTGGATCAATAATTGATCCCACTGTCTCACTCATGTTTTTTTCTCCTTGGATATAACATATTTATATAACTTTATTGAACTCTAGTGCAGTTAGCAAGGATTTTATTATGTCGTTGAAACGGCATTCGTTAAGTAACCCGTGTAATTGATATTTTTCAATAATAGATGTTGGTTGTCCTGAACTCATACACAAGTCGTGTAAATCTTCTCCCCATTTCTCAATAAAAGTTTGCATATACAACCGGTTACGCAGTTGAGTTTCAGCTAAGGTTTCCGCCCCGTTCCAACTACTGCAACCGTTGAAGTGTAGCAAATAACTGCTGCAATATTTGATTTCAAAGCCTTTTTGAAGTAGGCGCAATCTATAGTCCACATCTTCACCTCCCATGTTGAACGCTTCATCAAAGCCTCCAACTTCTTGGTAAATTAGACGTGGAATTCTACATACATAGGTGGGCATGAGAAGGCGCTCAAAAGGTGCTGGTGACCGTGCAGCATGTGTGTGAGCAGCTACATTCAAATGTAGAAATCTACCACCAAATTGCTGTAGATTTAAGGTAGGGTCAAAGCCATAAAAATGAGTTTGATTACAACTGGGAATGCTCACTGTCCTGTCATTTATCACTAGACGGGTAGCCCACTTGGGGGTAAAAACAACATCATTGCTGAGGAAAACTAAATCTGCATATTGTTCATCAGCCCATCTCAGCAATTGATTGATATTTGTGCTAAAATTCTGAGGGTTTGAATTCACATATACTAGGTTGGGATCAAAACAGTCCAAATGCCAGTTTTTAGTCCATTCTCCGTCGTTGTCAATCAACACAAACCTATCTTCTGCAGATAATTTTGTGTGTTTGAAAAAACTTGTAAGGGCTACATGTGTATATTGGTTGCTGCTTGCAACAGTTATCATCCCATATAAGGTGCCTGCCATTTATAATTGCTTTCTTGTAGGTGTATGAAACTTCCAGTGTTGCATACTTTTGTTAAAAGATCTGCTATATGCGTGAATCTAGAGGATATTTTGTAATTCTAAGCTGTTTCATTACCAAAAAATCATAAGGTAATTACAGATCCTACAACACAGTCGTCAAGTCTCTTGGAGAATTGGTAGTAGCGACCACTTTTTTTGGACTGTATGCTATCCAATATCAAACTCATTGTGAGTATTTGCCGGCGTCGATCTCAAGTTATTTGTGCAACCACACCAACAGGGCTGTTGATGTCTCTTATAAGGATGTGCACAAAACTATGCAAAGGATCACTTATAGTGGCAGAGAACTTTGGATTTTGTTTAATTATGCTGTTGAGCAGTGGGCTACCTGCTCCAGGTAACGCACTGCTCAAGTGAAACTCTTTTAAATTTACTGTTTGCATACTAACATTCCCAGATCGGGAAGATACAGGTAGTGGATATCACAGTTGAAGATTGTTATCAAGGCGTCTACCAGTGTTTCCACCAATGGCTGCCCAGCTAGATTGAAACTAGTGTTAAACAGCAACGGTGTTTCGGTTTGTTGCCGAAAAGCATCTAGCAGCTGATACAAATGCAAGTTTTGCTCGCTGGTGACAGTTTGTACTCTGCAGGTGCCATCCACATGTGTAACTGCAGGAATCAACTCTCTTTGGCTTTCCTTCACATTTACAGCATACATCATGTAAGGGCTTTCATTGAGATTGCGCATGTCAAACCAGTCATTTGCATGTTCTGCCATCACACTCGCAGCAAAAGGGCGGAACCATTCACGATTTTTAACTTGGTTAACAATATCCTTGCCGTTGGTTACTCGAGGATCAAAAAGAATGCTTCTGTTGCCTAGTGCACGAGGCCCACCTTCACTAGCGCCTTGAAACAAAGCCACAATATTGCCTTCTGCCAGCAGTAGTGCCACTTCAGCAGGTGATGTGTCTCTCATGCTGATACCTTCAACAGAAGCAATAGTGGTTTCAATCTGATTATAGTCTGGCAACACACTCAAGTAGAGATGAGAGAGTGGTTGAGGTGTAGTATCTTGGCTCAGAACATAATAAGCATGCCGAGCTAAACCAATGGCTGTTCCACCATCATGTGCAATGGGATCAATGTAAAACTCAATATTAGGGAAACGTTCTAGATATTTGTAGTTGGCAACACAGTTGAGTGCATAACCACCACTGATTACAATGCGATTTTCTCCAGTAATGTCAATAGCACGCTCAATCAACTTCACCATCTGCTCTTCAGTTTCTTTCTGCACATGGTAGGCTAGATTCTTGTCTTGATCTCGCACTAATTCAAAGTTATTATGCCAGTCACTTGGTTGTGTGTATCTACGCAAGTAAGGAAATCTATTCTCGTCAATGTGTGCGCCGGTGGGATATCGAGGAATCAACAAGTTCTTGTTGCCTTTATTGTTGATGAAAAAGGCAGGAATGTTGCTGTCTTCTTGGCCATAAGGAGCTAGTCCCATGGTCTTCCCAGCTTCAATAGCCCCAAATCCTAAATAATCACTTACACTCTCGTATGCCTTAACAATAGTAACATTATTATCAAATTCTTGGATACCGTTGTCGTAGTAGAGGCTGGTTTCCGCACCGTCACTGTATCTTTTGTAAACTGCGTTGAACTCATGTGGATAGCTGCAATGATAGATGCTTTCAGTTTCAAAACCCCCAGTAAGTGGTAGTCCTTCTCCCATGCTTTCTTGCACATAGCTTCCGGCCCCATCTACGACCAAGGCGCATGCTGTTTCAAAACCACTGCCATAGAAGGCATTAGCTGCATGACCCAAGTGATGTAGATGGCCCATTAGGGTAACTTGCACATTAGGACTGAATTTGCGAGCTAATGCAGCATAGGCATTCTCGTTAGTCCAAGGAAGAGTAACCCAATTAGTGGTGGTCCCACCAATGATCAAGTGGTCTACCAAATGATTAGTTAGTACCCATAGCATGGCTCTAAATGGATTACCGTCATACTTTAGGCGACTCCATCGTTCTTCCTCGCTATAAAACAGCAACTTACCGTCTTCAACAAGCGCCACACTGCTGTTGTGACCGGGATTGATGGCCATTATTTTCATCAGCGTGTTTTCCTTTCAATATCTGCAACAATCTTTTGATAGATGTCGTCTAGTTCTTTGGTTGAGAATTTCATTGTGCCTTCATTCAGCCTATTGCTGAGATTTACGTCCAGACCAGCAATACGAATAGGACTATATTTCCTAGCAGCAGGCTTTTCAATTATTTGAAAGTAATCTGGATAGCTGGTGTTCTTGGGAAACGTACTCCCAATAATTACTGTGCCTGGTACTCCAGAGGCTCTAGCAATATGCTGGCCTACACTGTCACATCCTACAAAATAGTCAGAGTTGGCAACTAGAGCTGACCAAACTCTTAAATCAGCAGTGTATTTGGCACTCCAGTTGTCGTCTTTCAATTGAAAGTCAGGCTCGCCAAAAAAGATCATGTTGTATTTTTGATTAAGACGCCGGCTCAGGCTCAAATAGTCGTTTGAGCTTAAGCTTCTGCTTTCTTCGTCAATCACTGTGGCACGATCCAGTTTGGCACCACGGCCAAAGGGTTGAAATACAATAGTTTTGTTCTTTTTGCTCACACTTTTGAGATCAGCTATGGTATTCTTGGCTACTAGAGTTTCTTGTTGATTGAATGCCAAGCGTGGTGGCAATAAATCACTGTGATCTGTAGTTTGGTTGATTTCCCTGTCAAAAGCTTCAGCCAAACTTATCTCTTGCCTAAAATATGCTGGGATACGATAAGGCTCCGGGGTTACTATTTGATCAGCATTCTTGACTACGTTGTCAAAAACACCTTTTGTATCAAGATTGTAGGTGCGATCTTGCAGCTCGGGAATACCCCAGTATAAGAAATCCCATGCCCCAACCAACACAGCCCATTCGCTGTTGGGATGCAATCGACCGTATTTGATTAATGCAGGAATAGCGGTGATTACTCTACCAGCACCACCGTCTATCCAAAATATCTTTTTTGTCATTCTAGTTCCTCGAAGCTTCAAGATATTATAAGGCAAATTGACTATTTTTGCCAAAATTTAAGATTCATCTGCCTATAATAGACTAAAAAGCTGTTGAGAACTTGACCAACACTTGTAGGTAGTCACAATTGCCGGCCTTTTGTCTGTCCCAGCCCTGTGTACCATTGTAGGAAGTCACCCTGATATTGCTTATAGCCGCCGTGCTTGCAAGTGATTGTGGTGTCAAGATATATGGGAAATCCGCCTTCCTGAAGTTTTTCAAACATACGTATGTCCTCACTCATAAGACCGGTGTTGGTAACTATCACATCACAGATCATTCGGCGTTGCTTCATGTCTTTGGGATCAATATAGGCTTGACTGGTGTTCCACAAATGGTTTATAGCTTGTCGACTCATGCGTGCAAATCCTGTGCCCAAGCCATCAACTTCCATCAAACCAGTTTGCGGGTCAATAGGGCGTTTAGTCATTTGTCTTACAACATATTCTGGACGATCCCCTTTTTTGGGATATGTGCCACCCACAACATCTACAGGATGATCCAGTAGTTTAAAAAACTGTTGCGGGGTCCATTCAATATCTTGATCAATCCATACGAGATCATCAACACCGATCTCATATGCTAATTGCAAGGTGTCATTTCTAGCTCTTTGAATCAATGCATCGAAGCTGACCCATAAGGGTAAAAGTTCAATGTTTCTTTTTTCAGCAGCTTTAGTAGTATAAAATAAACTGCTAGTGTAGCTGACCTCTACCTTGCCATCATAGCTAGGGGTGCCTATCATTACTCTGCGACGAGTTGATTGATTAAAATTTGCCATTCGTGTATTCTAGTGTTCCAACTGTAGAGTTTGTCAAATAATAATGCTTGATTTTGCCATTGAGGGTTATTTGAATCATATTTGCTCAATTGGTTATCAAGAGATTTAGCAAAGGCTGCTGACAATACCCGTTTGTTGGTAGTATAGTCTACAAAACAAGCACTTTCGCCAAGGGTTTCTTCAAGAGCACCAAGTCGAGTGGTGACCACCTGGCACCCAGCACTAGCAGCCTCTATTGCTGAGATGCAGCTGGTTTCTGGGAAAGTGCTGGGATATACCCATAAGTGACTGCCTTGCAATCTCTTTCTCACAGCTTGATTGAGCCCGTAACCAACATACTGGATTTGAGTGTGCTGGCGACAGCGATCAAACAAAGACTGATAGCCTCTCATGGTGCTGTCACTGAAACCTTTGCCATAGATAATGGTGCTGCTGTAAACTGTGAGACGCCAGTTTTGATATTGCAGTTGGTCTACAGCATCCAGCAACACATCAAGTCCTCTCCAAGGAGTGCTGGTGTAGATCATTTCAATTTGCTGAGAGGCGGGTTTGAGTTGCCAATTGAAAGAGTGTATGGCATTGCGGATCACAACTGTTTTGTTTGGATCTATGCCAAAATAGTTTATCCATTTTATACGTTGCCATTCACTTACAAATATCCAGCAAGCAACAGCCTGTTGAAACTGTGGATTAGCCGCACCTTGACTGGCCTCTTGGTCGGTGTCGAGATGCTGCCAAACAACGTTCTTTTTGTTGGGATCTATTTGATGTAAGCTGCAATTGCTTACTATGAGATTCAACGATGTTGGCCAACCTCCCAGTTGTTGAGAGAGATTGGCCATCATGAGTTCAGTGCCACCGCGTGGGATCATAAGCCTAAAGTCTACACACCTTTGGCAGTGAGTGCAAGTTCAAGAGCTGTCACACGCTGATTGAGCTGATCGTTGCTTTCAGCCAACTCTTGCACAGCTCGAATCAACACAGGGAACACGTTAGCTACTGTGGCTTCAAGCTTCTCTGGGTTGTCCTCAAGCACCAAATGCAGCCAGTCTTGTAGATTATATCGATTGCTGACTTCCAGTACTTCTTGAGCAATAAATCCAGCGCTCTTGACCCCTACTCGGCTGCCATCTCTAGTATTCCATGTGAATTTTACTGGACGTAGATCACGTATCAGCTGCAATCCCAAAGGAATATCTTCGATGTCAGTTTTGTCTCTAGCATCAGACAAAGCAGTAATAGTAGTTACCTGAGCTCGCAGTGTAGTAATGCTGGAATCACCAAAAGTTATTGTGTTGTTGCTGGTTGCTGTTGCTCCACTTGCACCGCATCCCAAAAACACGTTGTTACTGCCATTTGTGTTGCTCGTACCTGCTGATCGTCCTATTGCAGTGTTGTTTGTGCCATTGGTATTCTGCTGTAGGGCAGCGCCGCCAATTGCTATGTTTGAATTGGTGGTATTGTTCCTTAGAGCACATGCCCCCAATGCAATGTTGTCACTGCCACAAAAGTTAGTGCCAAGGGCATCAAAGCCCAGGCCTATATTATTGATACCACTTGTATTAAATTGGAGTGCCCAACAACCAACTGCAATGTTATTGCTACCAGTTGTATTGCATCGTAGAGCACAAGCACCGATAGCTGTATTATTACTACCATTTTGGTTGCAACAAAGCGCAGCTAGGCCAAATGCCATGTTAAATAGCCCAGTGCTGCTGGTATTGGATGTGCCTATTTTATAACTGCTAGTGCAGTCCAAACACGCATATCCACAACAGCCCACAGGGTTGCCGTTTATAGCAAATCCATTCCCATCTATAGCCAGTCGCAGACAACTGCCAGCAGCAATCAGCACACAAGATACACTGCCTGCTGCTGGTGTTACATTGCCAATTACCGTGTTGTTGAACCCAGTTGTGATCAGACTTCCAGCGTTTTGGCCAATTGCTATGTTACATGTTCCAGTGGTGTTGGCAGTCAGCGCACCAATACCCAGTGCTATGTTACCAGTCCCAGTAGTATTCTGCTGTAGGGCAGCGCCGCCAATTGCTATGTTTGAATTGGTGGTATTGTTCCTTAGAGCACATGCCCCCAATGCAATGTTGTCACAGCCACCAGGGTTAATTCCAAGGGCATCAAAGCCCATGCCTATGTTATTGTTACCACTTGTATTAAATTGGAGTGCTAAACAACCAACTGCAATGTTGTGACACCCGCTAGTATTGCATCGTAGAGCAGACGCACCGATAGCTGTATTGCTACAACCATTACGGTTGCAACAAAGCGCAGCTAGGCCAAATGCCATGTTAAATAGCCCAGTGCTGCTGGTATTGGATGTGCCTATTTTATAACTGCTAGTGCAGTCCAAACACGCATATCCACAACAGCCCACAGGGTTGCCGTTTATAGCAAATCCATTCCCATCTATAGCCAGTCGCAGACAACTGCCAGCAGCAATCAGCACACAAGATACACTGCCTGCTGCTGGTGTTACATTGCCAATTACCGTGTTGTTGAACCCAGTTGTGATCAGACTTCCAGCGTTTTGGCCAATTGCTATGTTACATGTTCCAGTGGTGTTGGCAGTCAGCGCACCAATACCCAGTGCTATGTTACCAGTCCCAGTAGTATTCTGCGATAGGGCAAAGTAACCAATTGCTATGTTGCAACCGGTGGTGTTTGAGCAAAGGGCCAATGCCCCCAATGCTATGTTGTCACTTCCATTCAAGTTAGTGCCTAGGGCATTAACTCCCATGCCTATGTTATTGCAACCTAGTGTGTTGAATTGAAGTGCCAAACAACCAATTGCAATATTATGAGACCCGTTCTGGTTGCATCGTAGAGCAGACGCACCGATAGCTGTATTGCTACAACCAGTTAAATTACAACAAAGCGCCCCTTGGCCAAATGCCATGTTAAATGTCCCAGCACTGCTGGACATAAATGTGCCTATTTTATAACTGGAAGTGCAGTCCAAACATGCATATCCACAGCTACCAATAGATGCTCCATTAACATAAAGCCCAGTTCCGTCTACTCGCAGTCGTTCACATGCGCCAGCACCAATCAATACAGTGCAAACCAAACCCCCGGTGCCAGACAAATTGCCAATTACCGTGTTGTTGAACCCAGTGGTTATTAGGGAGCCAGCGTTTTGGCCAATTGCTATGTTACATGTTCCAGTGGTGTTGGCAGTCAGCGCACCAATACCCAGTGCTATGTTAAATGTGCCATTGGTATTCTGCTGTAGGGCAGCGCCGCCAATTGCTATGTTTGAATTGGTAAGATTGTTCCTTAGAGCACATGCCCCCAATGCAATGTTGTCACAGCCACCAGGGTTAATGCCAAGGGCATCAAAGCCCATGCCTATGTTATTGTTACCAGTTAGGTTTAATTGGAGTGCCAAACAACCAACTGCAATGTTATTGCTACCAGCAGTATTGCATCGTAGAGCAGACGCACCGATAGCTGTATTGCTACTACCATTACGGTTGCAACAAAGCGCACCTAGGCCAAATGCCATGTTATATAACCCAGTGCTGCTGGACATAAATGTGCCTATTTTATAACTGCTAGTGCAGTCCAAAGACGCATATCCACAGCTACCAATAGATGCCCCATTAACATAAAGCCCACTTGAGTCTACTTTCAGTCGTTCACAACTGCCAGCACCAATCAATACAGTGTTATTCAAACCCGTAGTGCCAGACAAATTGCCAATTATTGTGTTGTTAGATCCAGTTACAACATTTCCAGCTCCTTGGCCAATTGCTATGTTACATGTTCCAACGGCGTTTGCACTCAGCGCACCAATACCCAGTGCTATGTTAAATGTGCCACTGCAATTCTGCTGTAGGGCAGCGCCGCCAATTGCTATGTTTGAATTGGTCTGATTGTTCCTTAGAGCACATGCCCCCAATGCAATGTTGTCACTGCCACCAGAGGTAGTGCCAAGGGTGCCAAGGGCATCAAAGCCCATGCCTATGTTATTGTTACCACTTGTATTAAATTGGAGTGCCAGACAACCAACTGCAATGTTATTGCTACCAGTTGTATTGCATCGTAGAGCAGACGCACCGATAGCTGTATTATTACTACCATTTAGATTAAGACAAAGCGCAGCTAGGCCAAATGCCATGTTATATAACCCAGTGCTGCTGGACATAAATGTGCCTATTTTATAACTGCTATAGACGTCCAAACACGCATATCCACAGCTACCAATAGATGCCCCATTAACATAAAGCCCACTTGAGTCTACTTTCAGTCGTTCACAACTGCCAGCACCAATCAATACAGTGTTATTCAAACCCGTAGTGCCAGACAAATTGCCAATTATTGTGTTGTTAGATCCAGTTACAACATTTCCAGCTCCTTGGCCAATTGCTATGTTACATGTTCCAACGGCGTTTGCACTCAGCGCACCAATACCCAGTGCTATGTTAAATGTGCCACTGCAATTCTGCTGTAGGGCAGCGCCGCCAATTGCTATGTTTGAATTGGTCTGATTGTTCCTTAGAGCACATGCCCCCAATGCAATGTTGTCACTGCCACCAGAGGTAGTGCCAAGGGTGCCAAGGGCATCAAAGCCCATGCCTATGTTATTGTTACCAGTTAGGTTAAGTTGGAGTGCTAAACAACCAACTGCAATATTGTGACACCCGCTAGTATTGCATCGTAGAGCAGACGCACCGATAGCTGTATTGCTACAACCATTTCGGTTACAACAAAGCGCACCTTGGCCAAATGCCATGTTAAATGTCCCAGTGCTGCTGGTATTGAATGTGCCTATTTTATAACTGCTAGTGCAGTCCAAACACGCATATCCGCAACAGCCCACACCGCTGCCGTTTATAGCAAATCCATTCACATCTATAGCCAGTCGCTGACAACTGCCAGCAGCAATCAGCACACAACATACACTGCCGGCTGCTGGTGACAAATTGCCAATTATTGTGTTGTTGAACCCAGTTGTGATCAGACTTCCAGCGAGTTGGCCAATTGCTATGTTACATATTCCAGCGGTGTTTGCAGTCAGCGCACCAATACCCAGTGCTATGTTAAATGTGCCACTGGTATTCTGCTGTAGGGCAGCGCCGCCAATTGCTATGTTTGAATTGGTAATATTGTTCCTTAGAGCACATGCCCCCAATGCAATGTTGTCACTGCCATTAAAATTAGTGCCAAGGGCATCAAAGCCCATGCCTATGTTATTGTTACCACTTGTATTAAATTGGAGTGCCAAACAACCAACTGCAATGTTATTGCTACCAGTTGTATTGCATCGTAGAGCACTCGCACCGATAGCTGTATTGCTACAACCATTTCGGTTACAACAAAGCGCACCTTGGCCAAAAGCAAAGTTGTTTGTTCCTGTACTGACTGTAAGGCCGTTACCAACCTTATAGCTGGCATAGATGTCCAAATTGGCAGTAGTAGCCGCAACACCTGTTAAAGCAGCGCCGCAACCAAAATAACATCTTGCACACACGTCCCCTGTGCCGTTGTTGACAACCAAACAGTTTGCGTCAACTCTTAGTCTTTCGTTTGTTCCAGCGCCTATCAACACTGTGTTCACACAATCAGCTGTGCCAGCCAAGTTACCAATTACTGTATTACTGCACCCAGTTGTTATTGAAAAACCTGCACAAACGCCTATACCAATGTTGCTGTTACCAGTTGTGTTGCAGTTCAGGGCCATGAATCCAAGTGCTGTATTGAAACAGCCTATAGTATTTGACTTAAGACTATTCCCGCCAACCGCAGTATTGCACAAACCTATTGTGTTAGCTGTAAGGCTGCAAGTGCCTATACCAACATTTTCCACTCCTGTGGTATTGGCGTCTACAGCATAAGCCCCAATTCCAATGTTGTTAAAGCCTGAGGTATTAGCCCCCAATGCAAAGGCACCAAAACCTATGTTTTGGCATCCTATTGTATTGTTTTGAAGTACTTGCTCACCAACCGCAGTGTTGTAGCCACCAGTTGTAGTCCTTCTCAAGGCAAAATGTCCCAGAGCCACATTGGCTGTTCCCTGTGTGCCACTTACGCAACAAAGAGCCCCGTTACCAACACCAATGTTACCACACGGCCCGCCTCCTAACATCATGGTGTCAATGCCTATTGCGATATTACTGCGCCCAGTTGTGCTTGCACACATGCTGCTGCTGCCAAATGCCAAGTTTTGACATCCAAAACCGTTGTTGACCAAAGCTAGACAACCAACTGCAATGTTATCTGCTCCAGTAGCAGTAGTATTGCCAGCATTATATCCCAACTGCACATTCGACCCAACAGGAGTGTTGGCATAAACTGTCCCCAAACTTGTGGGAGTAGCAGCAGACACACTTCCGCCGCTAATGCCAGTTAAACCAGCACCACAGCCAAAGAAGCAGCGAGCACACACATCACCAGTGCCATTGTTTACAACTAGACAATTGGCGTCAACACGGATACGTTCAGTAGCCCCTGCGCCAATCAATACAGTGGCGGTGAGGCCAGCACAACCTGATAAATTACCTATAATAGTATTGCTGGTTCCGGTTGTGATATTACCCCCACTGCTGTTGCCAATTGCTATATTACATGCACCAGTAGTTGTGTTGAGTAGCGAAAGAACACCAATGCCAATGTTGCAGTTGCCAGTATTAGCGGCCAAAGCACATCTGCCCATTGCAATGTTACGAACTCCTACTGTATTGCTGGCCAAAGCAAATGGCCCAACAGCAACGTTGCTACCACCCGATGTGTTTGCAGCTAGTGAGCATGCGCCAAGAGCAATATTGCATGCTCCAATGGTGTTGGCACATGATGCGTAGTGGCCGATAGCTGTATTCAAGGTTCCTGTTGTGTTGGCAGAGAGGGCAAACGATCCAAATGCAGCATTGTCTGAACCAACTGAGCTGCTGCACATGCTGGAGAATCCCAAAGCAATATTGTTGCAGCCTGTGGTGTTGCAGCGCAAAGCATTTGAGCCCACAGCGATGTTCCATAAGCCGTTAGTGAGTCCTCCCAGGGCACTGCTGCCAACAGCTACGTTGTCTGATCCACTCACACTATTGAACAGGGCACAGTCACCAACAGCAATGTTCCGACTGCCACTGGTGTTGTTAAACAAACTGTTGTTGCCAACAGCAATGTTCAAGTTGCCTTGGGTATTGCAACGCAAGGCGCTTGTGCCCAGTGCAGTATTGTAGCTGCCTGTTGTGTTGCACAACAGGGTGGCTTCACCAAATGCGGCATTGAAGCTGCCAGTGGTATTAGTGCACAGACTGTTCCGCCCAACAGCCACATTCATTTGGCCCACAGTGTTGGCATATAGTGCACACCGCCCTACAGCCACGTTCCAATTGCCAGTTGTGTTTGAGAACAACGCGTCGCTGCCAAGGGCAGTATTTTCTTGCCCAATCGTATTGGATTTGAGCGCGTCTACCCCCACGGCAGTGTTTTGAACGCCAGTTGTGTTATTGCTGAGCGCCAAACAACCAATAGCAATATTTTCTGTGCCTGTGCTGGTTGTGCTGCCTGCACAGTATCCTATTGCAGTGTTGGAGTTGTTGCTTGTGAGGCCATACACAGTTCCCAATTGAATTGGAGTTGCTGCTGAAACTGCCCCGCCAGAAATGCCAGTTAAACCAGCACCACAACCAAAGAAGCAGCGGGCACACACATCACCAGTGCCATTGTTGACAACTAGACAATTGGCGTCAACACGCAATCTCTCAGTTGTGCCAGCACCAATCAGCACAGTGTCAACGAGGCCTGGGGTACCAGCCAACTGCCCAATCACTGTGTTGGCACAGCCTGTTGTGATGCTACCACCAGCATAGACACCTAGACCCATGTTCAGAGAGCCGGTTGAGACAGCCAGAAGAGCCCCACCACCAAAAGCTGTATTGCTAACACCTGTGTTGAGATTACAAAGTGCATTGATACCCACGGCTGTGTTAAGTGCAGTCGTATTGCATCCTGTACTATTGGGAATCACTATATTCCCACAAATTTTTATCGCCATAGTGGATTACACCTTGTTTTCGTTTTCAGAGTTCTTTCCTGCACTACAACAAAAATGGCTGAACCATCTTCGCTCTCCCCTGCTGGATCAAACTCGGCTACCCCTATTTACGGAATGGTCTTGGAGCTAGGTAGTTGATTACCGTTTTGCCTCTACCTTTTTAAGGTGTCCTGACACCGTCGGGAAAAATTTTTTCCCAAATTTCCACGTGACTTAAGAGTTTTTGGTTGTATATTATGCTGAATATGCCACTACGCAAGGAGGCCACTTATTATGTCTATCGCCAATGACGATTCAGCTATGACCAAGATCCGCAAGGCTCGATTGAAGTTGATGTTCACCCATCCTTTTTTCGGAACATTGGTCATGAACCTTCCGGTTAAGGACGCAACTGATGCTGGATGGTGCCCGACTGCTGCGGTTGATGGTCGATATATCTACTACAACCGAAATTTCATCAACGACCTATCAGTTGATGAAGTGCTGTTTGTTTTTGCGCACGAGTGCTACCATTGTATCTTTGATCACTTTGGTCGACGCAGCCATCGTGATCCGCAGTGGTTTAACATGGCCAATGATTACGTTATAAACGGCCTACTTGTGCAAGACAAGATTGGCAAAATGCCAGAAAAAAAGGTAGAAGTTAAAGACGCTGATGGCAAATCCACCCAGCGTGTTGGCCTCTACGACAGCAAGTATCTGGGCTGGACGTCAGAAAAAGTCTATGACGACCTTGTAAAGCGCAAGGTGAAGAAACAGCTTACTCTCGACGTGCACATTGAGATGGGCAAAGATGCCCAAAACTCAGATGGGCAAAAAAGCAACCAAGGCATTCCTGTTGAGATTGATGAGGAAAGCCTCAAACAGCTTCGAGCTGAGCTCAAAGACAAGGTTCTGCAAGCTGCCAATGCCTCTGCTGGAAATCTTCCAGCCAGCATTGCACGTCTTGTGGACCATCTTGTGGAGCCCAAGATCAACTGGCGTGACTTCATTCGCGAGACTATTCAAAGCCAACTCACAAGCGACTACACCTACCGGCGCCCCAATCGTCGCCATCATGGTGGTGATGTGGTGTTTGCCAGCCTGGAGCGTGAGGAAACTGTGGATGTGGAGGTCAGCATTGACCAAAGCGGCAGCATCTCTGCTGACATGGCACGCGACTTTCTAAGTGAAGTTTTGGGGATAACTTCACAATATGATAATTTCCGGCTTGCAGTCAGCACCTTTGATACCCGGCTCTATAATCGCCAGGAGTTTACTCCAGAAAACATTGAAGAGCTGCTGGAGTATGAGCCCATGGGTGGCGGCGGAACCGACATTTCTGTGGTTATTAGATCACTCAAGGAAATGAATGTTGAGCCCAAGGTATTGATCATCTTCACAGATCTTGAATCAAGTGAGTTTGGCGAGCCCAATTTCTGTCCCGTTGTTTGGCTTGTCAACAATCCTTGGAACAAGAATATCGTTCCGCCGTTTGGTACCTGGGTGCGGTTCACAAAAGAAGAAGGGGTGGCTGAAACAGGAGATGCAGGCTAGATAATTGCCTCAATAGGCGGAAGTTATTTCCGCCTATTTTTAGCACTTGCAGACATTTTTCTTTTTGACTCGTCAGAATGTTTGAGACCTTGTCTGCTTTCACTGATTTTCTTTTTTGTCTCATCCGAAAGCTTGCGACCTTTGTTATTTTCGCTGATTTTCCTTTTTGTTTCTTCAGATTGAGTTTTACCCTTTTTAATCTCGCTCATTTTCTGTTTTGACAAATCGCTGTGTTTCTTTCCTTTGAACGGGTTAACCATTCCGTTGGTGTAATTCTGCTTGTTTTTTTGACGTGATTTTTCTTTTACTTCTTCGCTGCGCGGAATGCCACGGAGTTTACTGACCTTGCCCATATTGATTTGGGATAATAAGGCTCTAGTTTGCTCGGATACAATACGACCCTTCAATTTAGCTGCGCGTTTAGCCACTAATTCTAGTGGCTGTTTTTTACCTTTCAAAGCTTCTGATCTTTTTCTATTGGACTCCTCTGAGGGAGTTCTGCCTTTGCTACTTTCTCCTATCTTCTTGCAGGTTTCTGGTGAATGTTTTCTGCCTGTCCTGACTTGTGATACCATCTTTCTGCACTTCTCATATAGAGATGCAGTAACAAAATGTGAATTTGTTCGATAACCTACCATATAATTCAGTGCATAAATCATTTTAGCTTTCGCTGAGTCAGTAGATACTATATAAATCAATAGTTGATGACATAACAAATGTTCTCTTGCTGTGAGGCGAACTAAATTCGAAGGGTCATTTGAATTTCCTTCAATCCATCCTCTTGTACCCTTCCGATTACGATGTAAAAAGAAAGAGTCAGGGACTATGTGATGTTGTTCTGTATACCCAACAAGTTGACGAATTCTTGCTGATTCAATTATACTGTAATACCATTGAGTGTATTTGTTGTCTAAATACGGATGGTTGATAGGCAAAGATACCCTAGGCAATAATTTCATGCTGAATGCTCCTTCATAGCGTTTAGAGCGGTCGGAGAGGTTAGAGGCTCGCGGACCGCAATTGTATTTAGTGTCAATTTTGACACGTACACACATAATTGTACAAACTCTGCTATGAGCACCAACATATCAACCCAACTTGAAGAACTGGCTGTGGGCATTGTCACCAGAGTCAGTGAAATGCTGTATGTGGCCAGCAAAGATCTTGAGCCCAGCAAGCGGGAAAAGATCGTAGAGATGATTGAAAACCAACTGCCTACAGTGGTTGTCAACACTCTCTTCCGAACAGAGGCTCTTCACACACCAAAAGGCATTGATCATCTCAGAGAGAATATCGAAGATTATTCAATGCAGTTCACACAAATGTTCATCAGGAACGATTGAGCTTAAATAGGGGTGTGACCCAACCCCTCACTGTTTGTCTCAAATTTCCACGAGACTGTTCCATGACACTGCTAAGAATAGCAGTACTGGAAACTCAAATCACAAACACATATGAAAATGTAGGTTTCCGCAAACAGGAAACAATTTATGACATTGACGTCACCATAGAGTTTAACTCAGTTGGTGACCAAATACATTGGGAATTTACCAATTCCTCCTTGACACAAGTGGCTGGCATGTTATTTTGGCCCCATGAGCAAGAAAACAACAGCTTATTTTTCCATAGACATCGAAACCGATGGACCCTGTCCAGGACTCAATAGTATGTTGAGCTTGGGTTGTGTGGCTTTTGATGAACAGGGCAACAATCTTGACACCTACTATGTGAACTTGAATCTGTTGCCTGAGGCCAAACCAGACCCCAAAACAATGGATTTCTGGGCACAACATCAAAAATATTATGATGAGACGCGAGTGTGGTGTCAAAGCCCAGAGGAGGCTATGCCCCATTTCAGTCAGTGGGTGGCAAGTTTTCCTGGTAGTCCAGTGGCAGTGTGCATGCCCAGTGGATTTGACTTCACTTGGGTGTATTACTATCTCATGCGTTTCACAGGGAAAAGTGTGTTCAGTTTCAGTGTGTTAGACATGAAGACCATGGCCATGTGCATGCTGCGGCTGCCTTACCGTGAGAGTGTGAAAAGGAATTGGCCACGACATTGGTTTAGCAAGTTGCCGCACACTCACAACGCTCTTGCAGATTCGCTCGAGCAGGCTGAGACCTTCAAACTCATGCTGAAGGATTTGATGGGAAGTGATGATGAGAAAGCTTGACCGATGGCAGTGCATTGATGCTGGTGGGCACTGGCGCTACCCATTAGCCGACAATTTCCTCAACCATCATTTGGAGAACATTTTCCACCAGTATGGTGGTCGCAAAGGGTGGCTACAACACTATTTTCCTGAACTTTGGTGTTGGCTAGAGTTGAATGTGCCGCATTATGAGTGGGATATAGGCTACAAGATACCTTTTGAAACCCTTGATTTGTTGCTGGTCTATAATGTGAGACCTCTGTTTGAAGCTGCCTGGGAGGATCAGATCCTTGACACCGTTTGACTACAACCCCCCTTATAGTCGAGGAGATGGTGTGTTTGTGTATCCATTGGCTAACAATCTCACCAAACATGAAAAAGTCCTGGCTACAAGGAACGCACACTCAAGACTTCTGTTGTTTCAAGAAAATTTCCCTGATCTCTATACCTGGTGTATCTTGAATTTAGATGGTGAAGAGTGGGACTTAGTGACTGCCTGGGACACAAGCACCAATTGGCAATTTGAGCTGCTGTTGGGAGAAAGGGCCTTTGAGAGATTTCAAGCTGCTTGGGGAGAAGATGATGAGGCAGCTTGATCCCATTCGTGCCACTCGGCGTTTTGCCAATGGTTTTTTCTATACTCTCTCTGATGATCTTGATGAGAATGAAACAACACAAGTTACTAAAGATGAAACTGAGAGAATGCGGTTTTTCCAGACACATTGGCCTGATCTCTACACCTGGCTGATGTTGAACAGTAATGAGGAACACTTGAGTTTGTATTACAGAGGGATCTATCCCAATGTGAGTTTTATATTGGCAATCTATTTTGATGATGCACTCTATTTCAACAGTGCATTCAGGAATCGAATAGAGTTTGTAGATATACTATAAACACCTGATTATACAATTGGGTATTTCCTGGTTGGCTCAGAGAACATACTCTCCCTGAGCAAGTCAGGGAGATAAAAGCTTTCCCGGCAGTACGCAGAGACTGGGTTTTGATGCTGTATGTCTACAGAAGTGGTTACTCGGTACTTCTTGATCCTTGGGGATCCACATCCTATCTCGAACAAAAATTGTTCAGTAGCGGCAAAAAACTGGAGGAGACCCAATCAACCTCCAGTTTTCCTGATCGTTGTCAATGCACAGACAGAGCGATCCATTTGAACACAGTGCCTCACACTGCGAAGATGATTTGAGCCTATTCTGTGACTGGGCTTGTTATTCCGGGTTCGCGCTGGAGAGTTTCTTTGCATAACAGACAGCGGTGCTTCCCGGTCCGGTGGGCAGAGTTCCACCGACTTGTTTGCGTTCCTGACAGGTCACCTGTCCCTTCCGCCAGCGGATGCCATTTACCGCCATATCAATACTGCTGTTGCTCATATGTTAAGCTCCAAGGCGCATTCATGCTATCAAAATCACCAACTTTTCTGTTGACTTGGTAGGAGAGTGTTATATTGTTGAGTCAATGAGAAAGGACTCCAATTGAATATAGTGGCCTTATTTTTGTCAGTGTTCTTTTGGTCACAAGTGGCTATAATGGCCATTTGTGTGGGCCTCATGCTTCCCCTGATAATTTGGTATGAGTGGCGCAAGGGCAACGATCTCACATATGAACAGTTTTTCAAACTGTTGATTTTGTTCTCTGCAATGGGCGCCACCGGACTTGGGTTGGTATTGTTGGCGCTTATCTTGTGGAAATTTCCACCAGACAGTGTGGAATTGTTGGGCCAATATCAACCCAACAGCATTTACGAGCCAGTTGGCTCTCAAACCCTTATGCTGCCAGGCAGCCGGAGTGCCAAAACAATGCGAGCATTGCTTAGCTCAAGTGAGGATTCTTGAACATGGACGCAGTTATTTTTTGGATAGTAATGTATTTTGGAACAGGTTTCTTAGTTGGAGTGATAGGTGGAGCTGTTTCAATTTGGGAAAAATGGCGGCAAGGCGATGATGTACTGCTATGCGATCTCTTTGATCTCGTTGGGGCAATGATGGTATGCTTGTTCGTATGGCCGGCCGTAATCTGGATGGTGATTGTAGACGTCACAAAAAGCAAGTTCAAAATCAACAAAAACAGCGTTGTGCTCAAAGGTAGCAGGAGTGCCAAAACCTATCGAGCATTGACTGAGGAATAGCTTAAATATCTCATGAAGATAAATGAGATCACACAACGCATAGTTTGGCACAGCAGCCATGTTCCTGATATTCAAGAGTTTAGGTTTTTAACACATCTTGGAACCTGGGCTGCTGCTGTTGAACGTGCGTTGCAAAAAGATTTTTATACCGACATGCTCATGGCCGATCTGGGCCCAAAAACCTACATGTATCAAGTCAACATAGATGCCTGTGAGCGAGGCATTAGAATCAAGGACGATCCTGATTATGGTGATCCCTGGGATCACATTGCCTACAACTGGGATCGCATGCCAACGGAAATACAAACCAACATATCAAAAGATGCTCCTTATCATGAGCTGGCAGAAAAGCTTCCTGATATGTTCAAAAGCCTAGGCATTGACTATCTTTGGTACTACAACCGAATTGAAAGTCCACGCAGCAAAAGCTATATTGCACTCAACCCCAAATGTTTCAAAATAATAGACATTCATGCATACGCTCCGCGCGAGCTACTTTTAGCTGATCCGAGAGTGATTGATTTACAGGTAAGGCGCGGAATGTGGGCCAAATCAACAGCTCAGAAAATCAAAAGCATCCTTCGAGCCCGAGACCCAAACATCAAATTTTAGGTTGACTCTAGTGTAAACTTTGTTACTGTAGTAACAGTAACAGTAACAGGAACATTTCACATGTTTGACCATAAGCAACAAGTTTTAGCTGCACTCGAGGCAGCACGAGCGAGAATTGATTCAGAGGATTGGCATGGAGAATGTGTATGCCTTCACAGGACACTAGGACGATGCCCTTGCCATGAGGATCATCAAACTCTGTTGATTCAGTTGGAAGCTGCCATCAAAACCATGCAAACTGTTTGACAGGAGACTGGGATGCTGCTGCACACATTAGTTGACCGAAAACTCATACACCCGCCCAAGTGGTTGCCCGACAACACTCAATTTCTGGGCTATGCTGGTAGTGCTGCCTATGGTGTCAGCAACGACACGAGTGACATGGACTGCTTTGGCTTCTGCATCCCGCCCCGTGAGATTGTGTTCCCCTTCACCGACGGCGGCAGGGTGTATGGCTTTGGCACACAGGAACAGCGGTTTCGAGTGTGGAGCGAGCATCACATTCAGCTGCCGGATCAACGGAAAGAGTTGGACTTTTCTATTTATAATATCGTTGATTTTATGCAACTGGCGATGGAAAATAATCCAAATGTTTTGGACGTTCTCTTTCTTCCCCGCCGCTGCATTCTCCACAGCACCAAAATCGCAGAGCATGTGAGAGAGCATAGGAAAGAGTTCCTCCACAAAGGAGCTATGGGAAAACTTCGGGGATACGCATTTTCACAAATTTCAAAAATTCGCAACAAAACCAACAGCAGCAATCCCAAAAGAGCTGCCACTATTGCTGAACACGGATGGGATCTGAAGTTTGGAGTGCATGTAGTGAGGCTCATGCTGCAATGCGAGCAGATCCTGGTAGAGCATGACCTTGACATTGAGCGCAACAGCGAGGTGCTCAAGAGCATTCGGCGAGGTGAGTGGACACTAGAGCAGCTGGACAGTTGGTTTGATGTCAAGGAAAAATCTCTAGAGACACTACATGCCAACAGCACGTTGCGAGATAAGCCAGATGAGAAGAGGATCAAACATCTACTTCTTGACTGTTTGTCAATGCACTATGGCCCTCTCACCACCGGTGTCAAGCGAGAAACTGGTGTTGATCAACTGGTAAATGAGCTGCAAACTGTGCTGGATAGATATCGATAAGGTCTAGGTTGACAAGATCGTCAACCGTGCTATATTCCCTACACAAAAAAGGAGCCACACATGAGTTACCTCCGTAAGCGTATGATGGAGCAAACCGAACTTTTGCGCACTGTGGACTTCAGCACAGTAGCTAATTACCAGGTGATGAAACGAGTGTATCACCAGCTGGTGAGCCAGCACCATTTCCCAGGCGATCTAGCCGCCGAAATCTCCGCTAGCATGCAGATCAATGTAAGTGATGCTGCACTACTTGATGAGGAGTTCATCACAGCCATCATCACCAGCACATGTGTGGCAGCGAGCCGACTGTATCGCCAACTGGAGATTGATTTTGGAGTCAATCGTGCCAACGTGATGCTGACGAGCCTCACCGGTCAGTTCAGCATCACTTACGACGTGCCATGATCCTTGACGTTGCCATGCTGGTGATTGCAGCTGGCTTTTGGTACACAGGCTACCTTCTGTGGACCATGAGGCAGGGGTTCAAAGCGTCAGCAAGCTTGGCTCTGCTATGTGGGTTTTTCAGCTTCTTGGCCTTTTGGGCAGTGGTTGAGTGGTTGCCGTTGGCAGCGGGCCTGTTTTGTCTATTCACTCTAGTCATGTTGAGTTGAGCCATGGATGACAAGTTTCGCAAGATACTGGAACGAGCGCTGCATCCCAGCACCATGGAGGGCGAGTGGGACTCGGCTTTCCGTGCAGCACGTCGCATGGTTGGGGCCAGCAGCTTGGACAAGCTGTTGGGTGCTGCCTCGCAGCCACAGGTGCGGGAGGTGGTGCGTGAACGTGTGGTGTATCGGGAACCCAACTACAGCCACAGCATGGAAGTCAGTCTCAAGATCTCTGCTCGTTGGCAGCACAGCTTCATGGAAACCATCTGGAAGGACGCCCAGAGTGGTGGCTTGAAGATTGAGATCTTGCACCTGCGATGCCGAGACAAAACCTTGAACAGCGGCTTGGACATGCGCGTGAAGGTGCACGGTAGTGCAAGTGGTTTGGCATGGTGGAATGGTCGAGTGGACGATTATTTAGCGGAGATGAACAGCAAGAACAAGAACAACACGAGGCCTACAGGTCCAGATGTAGCTGGTGAAACCATCCCCAAAAAGCCTGGATTTTGGCAGCGTTTGGCGAACGTCCTTCGGGGATAACCGGTGAGGAAGCTCACTCCAGATACTGCGGTGAACCGCCGGCAATTTCCCTACTTTGTGCGAGTCGTCAACGTGAGTAATTTTTCGCACTACACGGAAATTTGCAGCTGGACTAAACAGCGTTGGGGCTCACCAAGTAGACTCCACAAAGACGCATTGTGGGCATGTCAGATTGAAACAAGCACTGCTGGAGAGCAGGAGATGTGGATTTGGTTCCGGCATGAAGATGACATGGTGCTGTTCTCTCTCACTTGGTGCTAGGGCAACATGACAGACGTTGAAAGAGAACTAATCAACCTTGGGTTTGATATCCTCAAAGGCTGGCACAGTTGTCGACTGAGCAGTCCGTTGCCTGATCAAAAATCCGTTTACAACTGGCTCAACACTACAGATGGCGGACGCTATTGGGTTGGTGTCATCTCCATTTATTTTGAACGAGAAGAAGACATGATCCTGTTCCAGCTCACATGGTGTTGATTGGTAGGAAGAATAAATGATCGATATTGATCAACAATACCCCAGCGACTACCACACTAACCACACTAAAATCCAGGAATGGCATAGCTGTTCTATTCGCCAATTTGTTGGGCCTGATCGACATACCATCCTCCAGTGGCTCAAAACAACAGATGGTGGCCGCTTTTGGGAGGGCGGAACTCGAGTATGGTTTGAGAGAGAAGAAGACATGATCTTGTTCACGCTCACGTGGTCATAGCCCGTGCACGATATCGACAACGACTATCTCGCCAAAGGTCACAACCAGAGACGTGACTACAGCATGCTGGACCAATGGCATCTCTGCCAAGTGAATTTCTCCGCCGTTAACGGAGACAAGATGTTTAGTTGGCTTGACGCAGCACCTGGGGAACGGTATTATTGGACACGAGCTGGTAACATTTGGTTTGAGAGGGAAGAAGACATGCTCTTGTTCAAGCTCACATGGTGTTGAGGGATGCAAGCCGGCAAAGTGTCAGAGCATGGCACGCTTTTGCTCCCTGTTGCCATTCAAAGACGTGATAGTGATCAGCTGTTTCCATCGTGCATAAAGCCTTGTTTGCTGTCAAACAAGGGTTGACACCCTGCCTAAATCTGCTATACTCACCACACAAGGAAAGAGGACAAGTTGATGAGCAACAAGCGAGCACTAGTTAAGCTGGGTCAGTTTATGATGCAGAGTGCTAGTAATTTTAAGTGCGATGTGACCTTCAACAAGTGGGCACGAGTAGGACAAGCACTTACTGAGCTGGACAGAATTTTTGCGCCGCAACTGCGCGAGTTTCCTGTAGAGGACCAACTGGTGGTGAAGTCTGCTGCGGCTGTGATGATGGGCAAGCTTGAAATGCCTGATATGCTGGTGCCTCGCGAGAGTATTCCTCGACGCACGCGTCGTGCTCGCATGACCCGGGTTATGAGCAAGAAGGAGCCCAAGGCTGCCAAGCCAACACTGTCCCAAGACAGTGTGGCGCCTCGCAAGCGTGGTCGACCCCGTAAAGTGGTGGCTGCATGAGCCACTCTCTGCAAGCGGGCTGCGATGAAAACACCCTCAACCATATCACAATGGTGCTGAGTGAGCTGAGCAAGCATTTTGATGTGAGTTTCCGTCATGCAGCAATGCGAGCTGTGGGGTTGGAACTGATCTCTCAGGACCAATGGGTGGCACTCCAAGAACTAGCCAAGAGCGAAGCTGTTCATCAAGCTTTGATGAAAGAATAGGAAAACTGCACATGCGAGTTTTGTATCTAGACTGGGACCCTGCCACTCGGTGCTACTTTGCTGTTACCAGCCAGGGCAGCCGCATTACATTGAAAAGCTCAACTGAGCCTGACGCAGATGCTGAGGCTTCTCAACTGGAAGCTGATGAAATGGTTCACGATGAGTTCTGAACGAAAAGTGCTGTATCAGCGGAATACTATGGGCTATTGGATCTTGCAGCATCCATCAGGTTTGTATCCTGCTGATACAGCACAGGGTTTTTGGAGTAATCACCAGGTGGAAGCCATGAGATTCCTCACAAAAGAGGAAGCCAACGCCTGTGCTGAGTATCTCTCCACGAGCGTTATAAGCGGTATCAAATGTGACAGTCTCTTGGTGGAGCCGCTGTTTCAGATGTGAACATCAGGGTTGTAGTTGGCATTGTGACAGAGATCATGCCACTGAGTTTGAGTGTCATCTCTATAAGCTTTGCCACCACCCTTCTCTTCTACAGCTAACATTGGGTAGATAAGGGCCCTGCGGCCGCTTTTGGTGATAGTCCAGTCAGCATTGTTTGAAATGCTATAATGAGGATCAATCAAAGTTTTCCATTGGTGAACTGGGTCCTCAAATGTGTCTACAGCCCATTGAGCATGACGTCGGCGTATCATATACATTTGAGTACCATAAACATTGAATTCAAAGCTGTGATACGTGTAGGGCTGACTGATAATTGGCATAGTGGCCTCTACTCTAGAGATGGTTTCAGGCCTTAGGTATCCCAGCATCAATATATCCAAATCAAGCTTCTGGAAATTGGCTACCACACAAGGCAATTCTTCAGCAAAGTCTCGGCGGATCATAACATCATCCTCCACTACTATACAAATTTCGTCACCTGAATAGATAAACTTTTTGAGAATCTTCATGTGACCAGCCATGCAACTCCAAGCCAGCTCGCTCCATTTGTTTTCTTTTTTGATCCTTTCTTTTTGCCAGTTATCTGGTGCCAGTGTGGGGTGCGATGCAGCAACACTCTCCACAAGAGAGATGTCTAGCCCCACTTGCTCAAACCGGTGTCGCATGCGTTCTGCTTTGCTGAGATTGCGAAAAGTTAGGCAATAGATCGTGGGAATCATAATCCATAGTAGTTGACGTTGTGGAAAATCACAAATAACTTGTTGACAAAGATGTCGTCTGTCCTACACTGGAAGGATATGGAGAATCTTACAATGGGTAAATCAACAAGTTGTGGTGTGGTGATAACTGACGGGAACAAGTTGGTTGTTGGGCATGTAACACGTGGTAAATGGTGGGACCTACCTAAAGGAGGCATGAACCCTGGAGAAAGCTTTCTTGAAGCTGCACTGAGGGAACTAAATGAAGAAACTGGTTTGGTAGTGGAAGACACCTCAGCCCTTACGCCTCTGGGCGTGTTCCTATATAAGCCAAAAAAGGATCTAGTGCTGTATCTTTGGAAGGTCGAACAAATGCCAGACCCCACTTCCCTAGTCTGCAAGAGCACGTTTAAAGACTCCAAAGGTCGTGATGTCAAAGAATTGGATCAATTTAAAGTAGTCACCTGGCAAGAAGCTGCAAACTTAGTCAATCCAGATATGCAAAAAGTATTGAAAAAAGTAGAGAAGGAAATTTAATGACACGAGATCAATTTGTTGAAAAACTGTTGTCTGGTGAAGTCAACCTAGTGTTTGAGAAACGAGATGGCTCTCACCGAAAAATGAAGGCCACATTATCTGAACAACTTGTGCCGCAAGTATCCACGACGCAAGTATCAACCAATAGAAAGTCAAAGGGGCAAAACTTGAATCTAGTGGTCCTCTGGGATCTAGATAAGGGAAATTGGCGCAGTCTGAGGTTTGATAGTCTGCTGTCTGTTAATGGAATAGACATGTCTCAACTCATCAAAAATACTGAACGCTCCACAAATTGAGATTGAGGTATGTGTTTTGAGCATGCCTGTCTGGTAGCTATGCAACTTGTTGATCGCATAAATCTAGTGTAAATATTGCAGTGCAACATAGAGAAAGAGAGAAAGCAATGTTTACTACACTTATCCGCGCTATTTTTGGCGACGTTTCAACCCACAACAGCAACATGAACCTGCGTTGGTCCAGCAACACTGAACTAGCCAATTATTTCCGCGCAGAGTACAAGGAAAATGCTCCAGAAGCATATGACTACTTCATGTGCACAGGCAAGGGCAACTTTGCTGGCTGAGTGCTAGCCCACATCTAAGATAGTGCAAAAAGCCCGGTGTATTCCGGGCTTTTTCCTTGACATCGTAAGCAGCTATTTGGTAGTGTGATTACACTGGCATGACACTTTCTCATTGTTACAACACACGGCTAATCAGGATGAGTATTCAAGAAGCCAACAGTCGTATCTGTTGGTGTGCTGATAATTTTGGTGACCGGGATATCAAGTGGACTGTGCGATGCCACGACAGAAGTCGTTATGAATGGTGGTTTACAAATAAGGATGATTTAATTTGGTTTGGCCTTGTTTGGGAAAGTTGACTGAACAACAGGGTGTGTTAAGTTTCAGATTGTTGAAACACTCGTGTATGGAGTAGGAAAAATGAACACTCGCGTTTCTGAGTCTCAGCGTCGGGAAAATTCTCGAGCTATTGCTCGTAGGGATAAATGGCGTCAACAATATGTGGTTGTGGTGAAGGCTATTCGTGAACTCAAAAGCCAAACTCGCGGCCGGCCATATGATCCGGTGATCAAAGTGCAACTGCGTACAATGAGGCAGCTGGCTTGCGACATGATGTTTGAACGGACGCATTACATCCGTTTTGATCTGGTGAATACAGCATATCCTTATGCAGCTACAACACTGGAACAAGCTGCATGAACAAAGAAACTGTGTTAATGCAGGAGGTAATTGTAAATTATCACCCGCAATTCGCTGACAGCACTCAACTTCGTGAGATCGGCATGTTGCGGCCAGAGATTTTCAAGGTGGAAATGCTGATTGAAGAATGTCTGGCGGCATGGGGTCCTTACAACTTGGTCAGAGGGGATCATCAAGATTTCAGTGATGGAAGTGATTGTAAAACTGCAAGTATTCGATCAGAACCGGTTAAAGCTGGTACAGCATCTCATAAAGGTGAAATCTCAGGTGTACAAACCAGTGCTGGTGTTGTCAAGCAGGGAGCATTACGGTGTGTAGTTTATAACCCTTGCGAAAACAATATCTTGTATTTTTACTTACCCAAAGAGTTTTGGACACAAAATATCAATCGGCATCCCACAACTGGTATGGGACGGATCTTTTTCACGTATAATCGTAACACAATGGTAATTCCCAAACTTATTCAATATCAAGTGAATAATTTTGAAGAATTAGCAAGGACCACAGGGTAACAAGCATGCAGAACCTGGGTGCAGAACTTTGGCCCCACAGAGTTGAAACTCTGGGGGGCAGTGATCAAGCTGGCATGCGTGGTTGGCTTGAGCGGAACGTGGACTGCACTGCTTGGTTCTTTGCAGCAGCCAATGTTGTGTATTTTTCGCACAAAGAAGATGCTATGCGATTCAGTTTGATTTGGACATGAAGTATTGGGCAGCAACCACGTTGGATGAGCCCAGACGTCAGGAAATGTCACGCTGGTGCAACCAAAGTTTTGGCTACACTGGGTGGATGGTTCACCCCCAGTTTGGGCAATGTGAGGAAGAATGCTATCTCAAATGGAGTTTTTGGTATCAAGCGGATGTTGTTCTTTTCACCTTGGTTTGGGATGTCGCTGCCAATGAAGATAAGTGAACCAACGTGGGACAAAATTATAGCCTATTACCAAACAAAATCTCACATAGATGATTATAATTGGGCGAGCTTCAAACAGTGGGTATGTACAACCTATAACGTTGATAAAGTCTATTTGGGTGTTGAGGTTGAACTTGTTTTTTATCTCCCAAGAAGATGAGGCTGTGTTCGCATTAAGTTGGCTATAAATGGGCCCTACACCGTGGAGCCACTTGCCTTATGAAGTTACCTTGCCCATCAACTCAGTTCACAATCTGTTGAAGATCAGCATCTGGTGCAACAACAACTTTGGTGACCAACCCATCAAATGGATGTATATTGGGCAAGGTCGCTGGTTGTTTCCTTCAGAGGAGCAAGCTGCTGAGTTTGCGTTGATTTGGACATGAACAAAATTTGACAGCAGCGATAGCTACCTGTTTTGGCTGCTGACCGTCAGTTGACACAAACCAAATTGGCCTGCATAAATTGGAGTATGACAATGGAAACTCTCAAACTACTGGCGGCCAATTTGCGTTGCACTGATGCAGATTTTGAAGCAAAATACGCTGATTTATTGAATCAAATCAACGTTGAACTGGACCAACGCGAGTTGAAGAAGCAGCTGGCCACTTATGCAGCTTCCTTAGGCAAAGAAAACAGTGTGCTGGATTTGAGCAGCAGTGTTGTTGGCCTCGAAGGCAAGATTGCATTTTGTTTGAACCATGGTGCTGAGTTGAACGCAAGCAGTCTCACCCGAGTGGTGTTGCTGCTGGACCGCCTGGCAGAGCAAACTGAGCGAGCTACTCCCACATGGCAAAATTTGCCCATTACTAGCCAAACACGGCAGCGGGATCAGTATGTTAACTGTTACAGTCGAATTGACAACCTCAAAACACAAACGTTACAAGGCACTCGAACAATACGTGAGGTGGCAGCAGGTGTGCGAGACATTGTATCAGCGTATGCACCCAGCAACAGCGGAGTTCATCGTCAGTTATTGACTCATTACAAAGACTGTTTGCATGAAGCCCAAAGTGACCCCACTGTCAGCAATTGGGTGCCTGTGTTACGAACAGTGGTTGAAACCCTCACACTACTTAACAGCAATCGTGGCAGCATCAAACAAGGCAAGCGAACTGCACGGGCTAGGTTGATGAGCAGCACTGTTGACACTAGAGATCGCCAAGGAGAAGCTGCTGCCACTCGTATCAAAGTGAAGTCAACAGACACTGATTTGGGTATCACGTCAGTGGATCCCACTAATGTGGTTGGTGCTGAACTGGCCGTAGTCTACAACACCAAAACTCATCACGTGGAAGTGTATCGAGCCAGTGGAGAGCAAAAGCTCAGTGTGCAAGGGGCTCGCATCACCAATTTTGACCCTGCCTTGAGTCAAGGGCGAGCTTTGCGTGAGCCCGACAGTTGGCTGCCACGATTTACCAGCATTACCACAGTTCGACGTGCAGAAGTGTTGATGACCAGCCTCAAGGGCAAAAAGTGGGCACTCTCTGGCAAACTAAACAGCAACCATCTTATCCTGAAAACTCTCTAAAAAATCTTGCATTAGTGAAACGCCCTGTTACAACTGTTGGGCATATAGAGGAACAACGCTGTGGAACCCAAAGACCAACCAAACCCATTTGGTAAGTGGACCATTATTGGTGGGAATTTTCCACCGGAATGGAAAGATGACCCAGAAATGGCTCGGATCATGCAAGCACTCTTGGAGGCTAGCATCATTGCTGCTCAGCGCGAAGAGGCTCTTGAACGACTTATGGGGGTCCAGCAGGATCCGGATCCTGAACTGGATGATGCCATTACTGACATTATCCTTGACGATGTGCAGGAATATCCTGAGGCACTGGGTTGGATCATGGGCGCATATCGCAAGGGTGAAGAACTGGGCTGGAAACGCTAAAACCACTGTTGACAACCCCGTAACCCCCTGCTACTTTAGGCACATGAACAACAAACCCAAACCCACTCCCGCCCGTCTTGTGCGCAGCCTCATCACCCTGCTGGGTACACCTCGAATCCTGTTCAGCGACCGCATTCAAAATGGTCGCAGCATCAAGGTATGGGGGTGGGATGAACGCCTCTACAGCGAGGCCAGCATGATCCTTGCGCGGCATGGCTACCGTGTGCGCAAGGTAAAGACCTCGTTTGGCAGCACTCGTCTTCACGTGTTTGAGAAATAGGAAAACCGGTTATGACCGATGATCTCGGAAACCTTTCTGACAATGACTTCAAGCGCCTAGTGCACCTGGTGAACGAGATCATCCACCTAAGCCACGAAGGTGCTCGAGAAGGGCAAGCTCGGGCACACGACATCTACGCACTGTCACGAGATGCACGCGACATCTTGATCCTGGACGAAACCAGTCGGGAAGCTATGCGACGCCTCACAAATACTGAACGTCCCACCATGTATGGGGTCACCATCAGCAAGTCTGTGGAAGACTATGTTCGTGCTGGCATGAAGATCAATGCCATCAAAGAGCTGCGAACTGAAACGGCTCTGGGCCTGAAAGAGGCCAAGGACGTTGTGGAGGCTTTTGCCAGCACAATTACGCCCTTTTAGGCACATCTTTGGTTGACAACACTCAATATCCTGCTATGTTGCGCTGGTAAATGGAGTACATGACATGACCAACAAGCCTCAGAAGATCGTTGTTCACAAGCACGCCGCCAAGCGGTTGTTTCATGTGAGCATTCACAATGTTGACAGCAAGGCTGCTAACACCACTTGGCAGGGTATTGCAGGCAAGAGCCGTTATGCATATGAACAGGGCTTGGTAGGCAACTACAAGAACGATCGCGTTCTCACTGGTGGGCTGATGCTGGCTTTTGTCAACACCCAATATGAGGGTTGGGAAACACAGGACGTGGAGGGCGAGTTTCCCAACATGATCCGTGCTGCTGAACACAAGGAACAGGTGGCGGATCAGCTGATCCAGGAGGGTCTTACAAACGTTGGTGTGCGCAATGTGAACAGCAAGCGCGATCCCAGCAGTGATGGCATGGGCAGCAACTGGAACGCCAAGTTCAACCCCAACCGGATGACAATGGCCAAGGTGAACGAGAAGATTGACTGGATCAACACAAGCCTGCAGATGAACATCTCTCGAGACGTTCGGAGCCGGGCACTGCGGGCAGTGATTGGTGCTAACGGCAATGTGGACAGCATGGCTGGCCTGCTCCGCTTCATCCGACAGGAAATGGGCCTGGTTTGATGGCTGCTGTTTATCGGATCCTGCATGTGCCTACTAGCATGTATTTTTGCCCCAGCAGGGAAGTGCGAGTCAAGCTCGCAGACCTACCCAGCTATTATGGCAGCGGCACGATTGCAGTAAAGAGCAATCTCAGCAAAACTGGTAAGACCTATCTCAAACTGCCTACCATCAAGCAAATTGGCCAAAGATACTACACTCACTTGTTCAATTCTGTGACAGACATGGCTCCTGGAACACATTACTGTGTGAGGGCTGTGGTGGTGGATGAGTGGGTGGTTGAGGAAATGGCATAAAGTTTTTGGTTGACACATAGCTACACCTAGTCTAATGTGCGTTGATAAGACAGTTTTTGTGAGGACGAGATGAGCAAGTTCAGTTGCCCTGTGGTGCGTGTGGCCGCAGTCGAAGAACATCCGAATGCGGATCGCCTTTCTCTTGTGCGCCTTGAAGGCCTCGGTTATCTCTGCATCGCAAACAAACTAGAGGATGGTAGCCCGCGCTACAAGCCCGGTGACTGGGTCGTATACATTCCCTCAGCCTCGGTGCTGCCTGAATGGCTGCTCAAGGACATGGGATTTTGGAACGAAGACGCTGGTAAGGGTGTGCTGGCAGGCAGTGATGGCAACCGTGTGAAGCCACTCAAGCTGCGTGGTATTTTCAGCGAAGGTGTGCTGTATGGGCTCATTGCATATGGTGATGACGATTGCCTTTCTGCTGATTTTGGGTCGGCGACGGATGTACATGTAGTAGGCAAAGACAGTCTTGAATATCCAGTCAAGCTAGGCGAGGATGCTGCTGCAATCTTGGGCATCACCAGGTGGGAGCCGCCCATTCCCGCTGCGATGTCTGGTGAAGTTGCCAGTGTTGCTGAGGCTGCTCTTACCTACGATTTTCAGCGTTGGGAGAGCGTGCCTGACATCTTCGAACCTGGTGAGGTGGTGGTGGCCCAAGAAAAAATTCATGGATCTTGTACCATCATCCAGTACTTCCCAGGCATGGACCATCCCGAGATGTTCCCCGACCATGCAGGCTACCGCAGCATCACTGTCAGCAGCAAGGGACTAGGCGGTCAGGGTTTGGTGTTCAAGAACAACGAAGCCAACGCCAACAACCTCTATGTGCGGGCACTTGGCACACTGCTAGCCGACCATGACCTCGCCGGGCTCCTCCACAGGATGAGCAAGGTGGACGGCGGTGCTCATCCGGTGGCTATCCTGGGAGAAGTTTTCGGCAAGGGCGTGCAGGACCTCGACTACGGCACCACTAAGCCCACGTTCCGGGTGTTCGACATGCGGATCGGGCGGGAGTGGCTAAGTCCCGATGCCGTGGCCTACTGGGCAAAGGACCTGCCCTGTGTACCTACCCTCTACACTGGCCCCTTTGACCAAACTGCCATTGAGGCTGTGAGAGACGGTGTCACAACGGTGGGTGGCACCAATGTGCGGGAAGGTGTGGTGGTGCGCAGCCTGGTTCCCACCGAGCATCCCCTGCACGGTAGGAAAATCTGCAAATTCATCTCTCCGGCGTATCTGCTCCGCCGAGTGAAGAACGGCGAGGCAACGGAGTTCAACTGATGCGCTACGATCTACTGGAGGTCTACTGCTGCCTATGCCCAAGTCCCTAGACATATTGATCCCAGAAACAGAAACTTTCTGGTTGACAATGTCCGGAACTGTGCTAATATGACGTATAATACATAAAGGACTAACAAATGAGCGATCTCCCCAAGCCTATGTTTGCTAACGTTGGCCGCGCGTATGTGGCTGCTGCCGCGTTGGGTCTAGACACTAGCAATCTCAGTCGTGATCGTGCTGATACTGTGCTCCGCGCGCTGGTCAAAATGCCTGGTTGGCTGGAACAAAACCTGGATGTGTATCAGATGTGGATGGCTGATGTTGACCCCTGGCATTGCTTCATCCGTGACCTGAGCGCGTACACCAAGCAAGTGCGGGCTCACACGAAAGCTACCACGCGGGCCAAGTGAGTATCGACTGCATAGCAGGAAAATCTGCAAGTTCCTCTCTCCGTCATATCTTCTCCGACGGGTGAAGAACGGTGAAACAACAGAGTTCAACTGAGTCGGGGCCACGATGACCGAAAACTATATTCTCTTGAAATGGGGCACACTCAAGGGCTATCGGGTAGCTGACAACCCTGTGGCGCAAGGTTTGATTAAACAGTACATGGAGTTGGGTGCCAGCGCCATGCACCAACAGGACACTCCCGAACAAAAACAAATCATATGCGAACTGCTGCCTGCTCTGGCGTGCCCGCGCCGTGCCTTCCCCAACCCATACGACCCCACAGGGCTGCTGCACTGGATCGCAACCCAGGAGCCGGTCATTCTCGGACGCGACCCCGCTGGCTAGCCGGCTGGCCATTTCAGGATGCCGCCATGTCACGCCGCTTTCTCGTTACCGGAGGTGCCGGCTTCGTCGGCAGCCATCTCGTCGCCGCCCTGCTGGACCAAGGCGCGGAGGTGGTGGTGTTCGACAACCTGCGCACCGGCCATCGCGAAGCCGTGCTCCCCGGCGCCACGCTGGTCACCGGCGCGCTGGAGGACCCCGATGCGATCGCGTCCGTGCTGGCGCAGGGGCCGTGGCATGCGGTGTTCCACTTCGCCGCGCTGTCGCTGGTGGGCGATTCCATGCGCGACCCGATCGGCTATCTCTCGGCCAATGTCGGCAACGGCCTGCGCCTGTTGGAGGCCTGCGTGAAGCACGGCGTGCCCCGCTTCGTGTTCTCCTCCACCGCCGCCCTGTTCGGCACGCCAGACCGCATGCCGATCGACGAGGAAACCGCGATCGACCCCGGCTCACCCTACGGCGAAAGCAAATGGATGATGGAGCGCGCGCTGGGCTGGGCCGAACGCATCCACGGCATGCGCTCCGCCTGCCTGCGCTACTTCAACGCCGCCGGCGCCGACCCGCAGGGCCGCCTGGGCGAGGACCACACGCCGGAAACCCATCTGATCCCGTTGGCCATCGACGCCATGCTCGGCCGTCGCGCCGAACTCGCCGTGTTTGGCACCGATTACGACACGCCGGACGGCACCTGCATCCGCGACTACATCCATGTCACCGACCTCGCCGCCGCCCACCTCGCGGCGCTGGAGCGGCTGGACCACGCCAGCGTCACCTACAACCTCGGCACCGCCGCCGGGCATTCGGTGCTGGAGGTGATCCAGAGCGTGGAGCGCGTCAGCCGCCGCCCGGTGCCGCACCGCTTCGCCCCACGCCGCCCTGGCGACCCCGCCCGCCTTGTTGCCAGCCCGGCGCGGATCATGCGCGAAACCGGCTGGCAGCCGCGCCTCGCAGCACTGGATGACATCGTCGCCACCGCCCTGGCCTGGCGCGAAGCCCATCCGCGCGGCTACGGCGGATGAGTTACCGCATCCCGGCGCATCGGCCTGTGCGTGTTCTCAGAAGTGCATTTTTCACCTACTTATGTCCTCATCCGCCCAGCCGCCGCAGCGAGGACCGCCACGCCATGAGCCAGCCTGCCGCGACCACGGTCGCCAAGAACCTGGGCGCATGACGCTGGAAGTCCTGCATGGAGTTTCCCAACCAAGAAACTTATCTGCAATGTTTGCTCACATGGAGTTGACGGCATCTGTGAGTCTGTTGCGTGTGATACAATGTACCAACACCCTCTCTATGGACGGAGATAAAAAGGTTGACACAGTCTGTCTGTGCTGTATATTGAAGCTACACAAGGAGAACAACAAATGGAAGCCACGCCTGATCTAGCTGTCTACGTGCTGGCCCGAACTGATCTGCCCAGTATGAACCCAGGAAAGCTGGCTGCACAAGTACATCATGCTGGAACCCAGATGATGAGCCTATTTGCAGATCATCCACTAGTTCAACAGTATGTTGCCGACGGTGTCTCACAAGGTGCCTACTACTTCAACACCACAATTGTGCTGGGTGCCACAATGGACCAGCTTCATGGTCTGAGATGCACTTATGGTTGGGAATACCACCTCACTGTCAAGGGGTCAGTCGTCGACCCCAGCTACCCATTTTTTGTGGAAAATCAAGAGGTAGCTGATCTTGTTGCAGCTAATGGCAAGGCAGCTGTCATCAAAACCATGGATGATGGGCGTGTGCTGATGACTCGCCAAGAGACCACTTGCATTTGGTGCCTTGTGGATCGCAACAAGCCCGAAGTTTCAGACATTCTAGGCCATCTCAAACTCTATCCCTAACAACAAAGGACACTGCCTGTGCTATTGCTGATTGAACTCATCGGTGCTCTGGTGCTCATTGGCGTATGTGCCTATGGTGCCAGCAAACTGATCGAAAGTTTCTACGATCGCAACCGAACCCCTCCCGACCGCAAGGACCCCAACTGATATGTGGAATCAACCTCCGCGTGACTCCAATCCTCGAATCAACCCTCTACAGGAGACTCCCCGAGTGAACGCTCGATTCATCGCTACCATGGTAGGTGGCGCAATGGCTGCTCTGCTGGCACTCACAGTGATCCTCGGCAGCTGGTACACAGTTGATGAGCGTCAGCGCGGTGTGCTGCTCCGCAACGGCAAGCTGGTGAGCGTGGTGCAGCCAGGGCTGGGATTCAAAATCCCCTTCATCGACAATGTGGTGCTCATGAGCACCGAGACCGTCCTGCTGCGACTGGACAAGGAAGCGGTCTACAGCCGAGACCAGCAACCTGCAACTATCACCTTCTCGGTGAGCTGGCGTGTGAGCGAAGACAATGTGGACGATGTCTACAAGGAGTTTGGCGGGCTCCGAGGAGTTCAAGACCGTGTGATCCTGCCGGGTGTGCGTGACGAGCTCAAGAACGTAATGGGTCGCTACAACGCAGTCACAGCGATTCAGGATCGCACCCGACTGGGCACAGATGTCAAGGCGGCCATTGTGGCCAACATCAAAGGGCCGTTTGTGATCGAGAATCTGGCTATTGAAAACATTGATTTCAGTGACGCTTACGAAAAATCCATCGAACAGCGAATGCTCGCGGAGGTGGCTGTTGAAAGAGATCGACAGGATGCGATCCGAGAGAAGGTGCAGGCTGAAATTGTTGTAACCAAAGCGCAGGCCGAAGCTGATGCAGTCAAGGCACGAGCTGGAGCTGAAGCTGAAGCTATCCAACTGCGCGGCGAAGCTGAAGCCAAGGCCATCCGGGCCCGAGGCGATGCACTTCGCGCGAACGCAGAGCTAGTCACACTTACGGCTGCAGAGCGATGGGACGGTAAGCTCCCTACCACTATGGTCCCAGGTGCAGCACTGCCCTTTGTGCATGTGAAGTAATCAAACAGAAAGGTGGGTGAAAGCTCACCTTTCTCCTTGACAAAAGTGTCAAACCCGCTAAATTACAGATGTTGATAAACCAAGTGAGCTATCCACACATGACCGAAGATCAGATTGAGCGTACCGTGGAACGTGCAACAGATCGCCTGGACGAGCGTTATATGCGAGGGGAGATCAGCCGGGCACGCTATGCTGATGAAGCTGACAAGCTGAGTACATGGGCTGAACGCGAGTATCGCAGGGCGCGTCGGTGAAATTGGGACAACACCTACACCAACGCCAAATGCTGTTGGATCAAGAGCTGTTGAGAACCACGTTGTTGGCAGTGCAACGTGAGCGAGAACGTGTGCATGACCAGCACTATGATCTGGAACGCTTTAAAAGCCAGATCATCAGTTGTGTTTTGGAAAATCGGCCCATGCTCATGTTTACTCCTGGAAATAACTGGACTGACCCTCAAAATCCTGAACACCCTCCACGTTTTGTGTGCCATCGAGACCACAAGTTATGGCAAGAGTTCCTAGTTTGGTTGGAAAGTGAACACATGGAAATCCAATACCATGGATGGAATTTCACTGTGATAGCCAAGTGACAGAAGACAGAGTCTTCCACAATGCGCTGCTTTTGTTTCCCAAAGATCTTTTCTGCTGCTCTGTTACACTTGGCGAGGAATACTACCGCCAACAATACGAAATCTTGGATTGGCTACGCCAACAAGGACCTGGTGACACTGGAATTGGTGATCCACCACAAGGTGAGTGCGTTTGGGCATATACACAGCTTTTTGGATACCAGTATATCGCTTTCCCCACTAGGGAACTGGTGACGCATTTTCAGCTGGTTTGGCAAAACAACACAGGACATAGTGGTTGACACGGATGTGCAGACTCTGTATGTTGTGGGTGTTGCAAAGGAGACGGATATGCGAATTGATGTGCCCAGCATCGTAAATGATCCCCAGATGAGAACCTTGCCCTATTGGCTGGAGGTATATCCCAATCAGGATCAAGCTCGCCGGGCTCGAGCACTGGCTCGCAAGGCGTATGATCGCACACGGCTAGCTGAGGTGCAGCGTTGGCGCTGCTGCTGGTGTCACTGCGAGATGCGTGGCGAACAAGGCTTCAAGAACAGTGCCACCATTGAGCACATCACTCCTCGCAGTTGTGGTGGCACTGACCACATCACCAACTTGGCTGTGGCGTGTGGCCGATGCAACAACCGTCGAGGCAACACGCCCTGGGAAGATTTCCTGCAGGCTATGGAAATGAGTCGGCCCGCGCCTGAGACTGGCAGCTTTCGCTCACTGGCTTTTGAACGTAAGATGCGCCGAGAGGCTGCTGAGCAGAACAAGCGCATCAAGCAGTTGACTCATTTGGTGCGCAACCACGAGGTGCAAGCCACTGCTACTCAAACGCGACGCGAACAGTGCAAGTCACTGGAAGCCCAATACTCAGACATGCTGCCAGGATTGCAGCTGGCTGGTTTCCAACGAGCCAAGAGGATGCGTCGCGAAGTTGACCGTCAACTGGCACTGCAAGCCCTCTCACAAAAGGTCAGCAACCCTTTTGAAGTGGACAGTCGGCCCTGGCGCATCTACGAGCGTATGCGTAACAAGCAGAGTGTTGACACACTGCAAGCAGCCGCTTAAATAAGGTTATGAAAAGGTTCCTTGTTGCATTCATGTTGCTGTCCTCCAGTCCCTGTTGGGCGCAAGGATACCACTACCGCCCCTATGGCTATACTCCTGCGCCTCACTACCGCCACCATCACCATAACCACGGTGGCGGAAACTGGGTAGCCCCTCTTGTAGGGGGCATTGTTGGCGGTGCAGTGTTGGGCGCTATCATTGCACCAAACATCTATGCTCCTGCACCAGAGCCCATTTGCACTGATAGGCTAGTGGGATATGATGTTTATGGTCGTGCCGTTGTGGAACGTTTTTGTAGGTAAAGTGTGCCTGCAGCCAGCACATCAATCATCCGAAAACAAACCAGTTGACAACCTTGCAAAACCTGCTATAACTCACGCAACGCAACAGAGGATACAGCAATGAGTCACTTCACCGTTATGGTTATTGGGCCTGACCATGAAGCCCAGCTTGCTCCCTACCACGAGTTTGAATGCACTGGTGTGGCAGACCAGTATGTGGTGGATGTGGACGTCACTGACAAGTTCCTTGCCGATATGAAAGATGCGGAGGAACATGCAGAGGAAGACCAATCTGCCCTTGACTATGCGCTGGAATATTACGGTTTTGAAGACCAGGTAGTTGAAGATGAGAGCGAAGTTGATCGAGAGGGTGAGCACAAGTTTGGATTTGTGGTGGTCCGGGACGGTGAGCTCGTCCGGGCTGTGAAGCGCACCAACCCCAACAAGCAGTGGGACTGGTACGAGGTTGGTGGGCGATGGACTGGCACGCTCAAGCTCAAGCCTGGTGCAAAGGGTGTGCAAGGCCGCCCTGGACTGGGAACCCAAGGAGCAAAACAAGGGTATGCTGACCAGGCGAGGATGGGAGACATCGACTGGGCAGGCATGCGTGACGAGGCAGGCGAGAAGGCCGGAGTCTATTGGGATCGGGTGCGGGCACTTGCTCCAAATGTTTGGGAAAGCTGGGACAGTGTGATTTCACGCTTCCCCAGGGACACTGACGGTGCTCGAAATTTCTATCATAACCAAACGGGCAGGCAGGCCCTGCACCAAGCCAAAGACTTGTTTTGGTGTGAGGACTCGGTGCTGGTCGGCCGTGAAGAGTATGTGCAAACTGCTCGAGACAGTGCTGGCATGACCTTTGCATTTGTCAAGGACGGTGCGTGGATGGAGCGCGGCAGCATGGGCTGGTGGGGCATGAGCACAGACGACATGCCCAAGAGTGAGTGGTATGCTCGGATGAATGAGATGATCAACGGACTGCCCGAGGACACACTGATCACCATTGTTGACTGCCACATCTAGCCAAAAAACGGGTTGACAGCCCTGAAAATCGTGCTATACTGCCCACAGTAGCTGGAAAGGCGCTGAACATGCACTACACGTTTCCCGAGATCACGCACCTGGATCAAGTGCTGGAAGCTGTCCAGGGTGTGGAAGGCTTCATTGTAGCCCAGCGGCCCTGGGGCACTGTGGTCAACTACATTCAGATGGGCCCGGACATGTTCCCCGAGGTCCATACTGCTGGAGGCAGCGCCAGCATGCGCGAGCGGCAGACTCGACTCAAGGCTATCCGCCGGGAGTGTAGGGGGCTGCTGTTCAGCCTTGATGGAAAGTTGGTGAGCCGCGCATTTCAGAAGTTTTGGAACGTGGGCGAACGGCGCGAGACTTTGATTGAAAACATCGATCTCACTCAGCCACACATCATCCTTGAGAAGTTGGATGGAAGTATGATTCGTGCTCTACCTCTAGGTAAGGGCTACTGTCTTGCAACCAAGATGGGGCCCACTGCTGTAGCAGCACAGGTTGAGCCGTTCGTGGCAACTCGAGACAACTATGACCGATTTATCCGAGACACACTGGAGCAGGGATACACTGCCTGTTTCGAGTGGTGTACTCGTCAACAAAAGATTGTGTGTGATTATCCAGTTGATCGACTGGTGCTGACTGCTGTGCGTCACATCAACTCGGGTGAGTATCTCACCTACTCTCAGATGCAGGAACTGGCGGCCGAGTATGAGCTGGATCTAGTCAAGGCCTATCCTGGTACTGTGGCTAGCATGGAGCAGCTCGTTCGGGAGACGCATGAGCTGGAAGGCGAGGAGGGGTGGATCATCCGGTGGGATGATGGACATATGGCCAAGTTGAAATCGGCCTGGTATGTGCGTATCCACCGTGCCAAGGATGCTCTCACGCAGGAGAAGAACCTCATCGACCTCATGCTGGCGGAAAAGCTGGACGACGTCAAGAGCTTTCTGCCTGTGGAGGACCTGGCTCGCATCGACGCCTACGAGAACGCCTTCTGGACGGGTGTGGGGCAAACTGCCTACATATGGAAGGACCAGTATGTCAAGCTCCGGCGGCAGTTTGGTGACGATAGAAAGCGGTTTGCACTGGAGGCAGCACCGGGTCTTGAGCCCAACCTGCGTAGTGCTGTGTTCAAGGTCTGGGCCCGTGAGGGCCACGTGGACTGGCGTGAGCTGGTGTGCGATGTGATCCGCAAATGCACTGGCACGCAGACCCGGGTGGACGAGGCACGCTCACTGTTCCGTGCGCCGCGGTGGAGCCAGCAAAGTGTGGGAGACGAATGATGGCCTACAAAGGTGACACGGTGAAGTTTCGAGTGAGCAGTCCCAACGGCACTTGGCGCACAGTCTCCACGCTGGAAGAGGCTGAGCAAGAGATCAAAACTCTGGTGGACACCTATGGTGTGGCCTGGGCCGCAGTGGATAGGATTGAGACCACAAGGATCCTTGTTCGGCAAGTCAAGGCTGATGAGTGACTCTTACCTTGTAACTTTGGTAGCGCCTATGTGCGATGATTTTGATCAAGTGTGTGATTGGTGCATGCAACAATGGCCGTGTAAGGAGCGGCGCTGGCATATACACTGGGCTGGATTAACAACTAGAGGCAAGGGGTGGCAAATCACTTGCAGTTTCTGGCACCAAGATGATCTCACCATGTTCCTGCTCACATGGGCGCACCTGGTTGAATCTAGATAAACAGGCGATAGTGATGGCTATACTGCCCTACACAGCCACATTGGTAGCACCCAAACTCCGGGAGCTTGACCAAGTTCAGGAATGGTGCCTACAAATGTGGCCTTGTACTCATCGAGCCACATGGTATCAAGATAATATGACAATGCAAGTATTTGCAAGGTTTGAATTCAAATGCACCTGGAGTTTTCAGTTTCGAGAAGATCTCACCATGTTCCTGCTGACCTGGAGTCATTTGGTGGACAGCCATGAGTGATGCATATGTTGTGACAGTGATGGCTTACTCACTTGAAGAATTTATCCCAGTTTACAACTGGTGCTGCCGCATGTGGGGCGATACAAGCTTGTATCAGACTTGGTGTATGGGTTGGGCTAATTCAGATCTTTTGCGTGGAGTATATGTTTGCGATTGGGCTTTTCAACACAAGGATGATCTCATCATGTTTTTACTGACTTGGGGTCATTTGGTTGACTCTAGCCAAGAGGCAGAAAGTTGTGAATGACAAGTTCAAGATAACATTGAGTGCCCACACAAAGGGAGAACTCGAAGCTGTGAATCTATGGTGCCAACAGTTGTGGCCAGGTGAGTGCGGGACAGTATGGGACAGCGGATGGCCACTACCTACAACTTTTTTTTAGAGCAGGTGGCATCACTGCGTGGCGTTGCAGTTGGTGGTTGACACGCAGGGAAGATCATGCTATGTTCCTGTTGACATGGGCACATTTGGTAGAGCCGCCCCAGAATTACACAAGGTATCCTCAAAGTGAATAAGGACAACAAACGATGACCCCGGCACAGAAAATCAAACAGCGAATCCTTCTCGATCTTGTTAACCAGGGTTCACTCAGCATTGACCCTGCTGCTATCACATCAGACAATGTGGACGAGCTTTACGAGGAGCAAGATGCCTGGGACATTGAGTGTGACTTTCGCCAAGGCGAAGTTGAAACTGGTATTCCCTGCGAATATTCCCGGCACTACGAAAGCCAGAGCGTGGCTGCCCAGATGGCAGATGGTTCCTGGGTAGGCTGGACCTACTGGTATGGTGGCGGCAAGCATGGTGAACCCGAATCCATTCCTTGGATGAGCGAGGCCTACGAACTAGACGTCAAGGAAGAGGAGAAGTTGGTGATTGTTCAAACGTTCTCAAAGAAGGGAAAAGAATGAACCAGGATCTCAAAACTCGGCATATAGCACTGGCCTTGGCTCGAGCTGATGATGAATACCGTGGCTTTGAGCCTTTTCCGGAACCTCCCCTGGATGCTGATGCGGACTGGTATCATGATCACGTGGATGGATGGCCATGGTATAAGCACATGGCAGAAAGGCTGTTGACGCAACCCAACCTCTGTGCTATCCTACAAAACAATACATGAGGTAAATCCATGCAATACCTGCTCACCCAAGAAGAGTATGACGCACTCCGAGCTCGACAGGAGCATGAACTCAAGCTGAGTAGAGCCAAGCTTCAGAAACTCTGCACCAGGATTGCGGACACTATGCCTGTGAAGTGGGGATGGAGCAAGGACGAGGAAGCCAAGCCCTGGGGTTGTATCCACTCTCAGCAAGAAGAATGGTATTGCGATAGCTGTCCTGTGCAGGAAATCTGTCCTGAGCCCCACAAAGAGTGGAGCAAGTGACAGCACTCCTACTCACCATCGCACTGGTCACAGGACTATGCTATCTGGTCAGCTTGTATCTGTCATTGTGGGTTGGTGTGTTTATGATCCTATGGATACTGTTCAGCATCGGCTGGTTTTTCCGAACCTGGGCAGTCAAGGACAAGGATGGCCCGGAAACCATGTTTGATCGGATAGTGATCTCAAGCATAATACCAGTTGCCATGCTGTTTGGATTTTTGAATAATCTCCTACAAAAAAGGTTGGGATTGCCCTGATGAAATCAGATATTATCAATCGCCTCACAGATCAAGCTGATGAGCATGCCAGTGACTATGTTGGCAGTCTACGCCAGCGTGGTCTTCAAGTGCTGCCCGAATACTACGAGCAAGCGTTCAGGAATAAGTTTGCTGAACTGATTGTGAGAGAATGTGCTGACATTGTGGACCGGATGGATGAGGGTCGCAATGAATACTTCCAGCGACTGGACGGGACCAAGGTCGTCACCGGAGACGTATTGAAACACTATTTTGGTATCCGGGAATAACCAACATGCTGTGCTATAACCCAGCCCACCCACACCATCACAATCAAACATTGTGGTGTGTGTATGGGTTTGAAAGCTTTCCTGAAATTATCTGCTGCAAGATTGTCCCCCATCCCGAGTTTGGGCCCATCATCTGGGGCTACAGCGTCTACCGGGGCGTGCCAGGGTTCCGCACGCTGGGCCAAAATGTCATCAACTGGCAGAGGGGATTGGAAGAGCGGTTTGGCCACACCATGTTTGAATTCTATACCACGCAAGAAGAGGCCTTGGAGAGGCTGCGGGAGCTTACCACCCCAGCGGCAGAGGCAGTGTGACTTATGCACTTGATGCGCACCTGGCTGTTGAATCTCAGTGATGAAGAAATCACCCAGGCTATTGACAGTTGGTTTGATCGGGAGATTTGGGATCAAACTCCCGACAAGCTGCGATGGATAGTGATTGATCTTGATCTCTACGAACAAGCCGTGCATTTGCAAAAGTGTAACTTTGATCGTGCATATGCCCAACTCACCTGGAAAGGACCCAGCTAGTGCTCTATACCGTAGCTGTGAGTTATTTTGCCACAGGCGAGGGACATACCTTGAGCCTGTGGATTGGCGTTGCTAGAGACCCCCAGGATGCCCGAGAAAAGTTTCAGCAGGCTGTGCCCAATGGCAGTTTTTGGGTGCAGGGTGCAGAAACTTTTGAAGGTGTCAATCGTGAGCATGTGGCATGCAAGTATCTGCTCACACCATTGGCACTCACAAATCTAGAGGATCCTCATTGCATGCGTGAGTTTTCTGCTCAGCTGCATTTCAACTACAGTTGACATAGTGACAGACATGTGCTACTGTGCAAGCTGCACAATAAGGTGTGTTCAATGTTTAGGATTGAAAAACGGCTCAGCAGTTTCTTCCGCAAAAACAGCTTGCGTGGTGCTCCATTCAAGCAATGGACCTTGCACAAAACCTATGACAGGCTAGCTGATGCAGTTCAAGCCTATGATACGATGATCTCCAAACCCGGATACGGTATGAATTGGCGCATTGTATCTGGAGATACTGTAGTCAAACAAAAGAACAAATAGACATGGTAGCCGTATTATGAATTGGGAAAGTTTGTTGTTCCTTCTGCTGAGCATGTTGTTTGCCAGCTTGGTTGTGTTGACCACATTATTCCCATAGCACAAGGATTGAAGAAATGAGCCAAGACTTGGACGACGATTGGGATTGGGAAGAATTTTTCCGTCAATTTCCCTGTGGTGCGGCTGTGATTTTTGGTAACCATGTGGTGCATGCTGAGGGGTATCCTGAACCAGTCTCGGACATTGACGAAACTGAATTGCGCAAAGAGTTGGCAGAAGATCACGAGCTGGAACTGACCCTTCTCCGAGATTACTCAGTCATACGATTGGAAGGAGATAACTGGCGCCAGTTGATGCAGCAGTATGCAGGTGCAGATGGCACGCAGAAATAAGACGCCACAACGGATCAAACCCCGCCGAGGATGGCACCGCGTGGTGTTGCCCAATGTACCCAATCCTTGGCGTGAGTTACTGACGGGCATGCCATCAACTGTGTCAAAGATTGACGACTGGCTGGCAGAAAACACCTCTGGCAAATGTGAGCAGTTTCGCTACAACACATGGGACTTCAAACGCCAAGAAGATGCCCTGTTGTTTACCTTGACGTGGGGATAGCATGGAAATAAAAATCACCAAACAAACTGTCCTTGCCCCTGTGCGTAAGTTGAGCGCAACTTGGACAATGGAAAAACCACAAACATTGAAACACACTGTGAGCGATGAGATCGAGCAACTTATCCAGGAAGAGATCAACAGTGAAATTTTAGCCGAAATATATCGAGTCCAAGGATGGTATCTTGTACCCCTCACTGCTCACAGCGTCTGGACAAAAGGCGCAGTGACGCCATGGCTCTTGGAACATTACCCAGATGGTGGTTACTATCTCTTCACTGGTGGTTGCATGTTCCGGGACAAAGAGATGGCTGTGGAGTTTGAGCTCACATGGACATAATACCCAAGTTCAGTTTCCTGCATCGTGTGGAATATCGGGATCTGCCCGAAGACCCGAGAGTTATGAACTATGGAGAATCTCGCACACAAATGATCATATGGTGCTGGAAAAATCTTCCTTTGAGCGATTGGTCGCATGACCCCTTGGGTATTGATTTCAAGCATCAAGAAGGTCTCATGCAGTTTATGTTAACGTGGACATGATTGTTACCAAGTGCTTGCCCGGCGGTGGATGGTATGCCGAAGTCATGCTGGACGATAGTGAATGGCCACCAATTGATGAAAATGACCAATGGTTAGACAGACCCATTCGACGTTGGGTAAGAGAACACACTGAGGGAGCACATTTTTTCAGTTTTAGGGGAACAATACTGTTCAGTAACGAAAGTGATCTCACAGCGTTTGTGGTCTCTTGGTCATAACACGTAGAGTGGCCCGCTTTTTGGAAAAGGAGAAGGATCCTCTCTACCCTTATCCGGTTGTGTTTGACAACATGGAAGTCTCTGAGGCTGAAATACTTCGAGCCTGGCTAAGACAGCATGGTGGCCGAGAAAACGAGGATTGGGCTTGGACTCATGGATGGTGGGGAGATACCGTTCACTGTTTTAGGTTTCGAGATCCTTGCACAGCAGAGTTTTTCCGCTTGACTTGGCACCCAACAAGCGTATAGTTGCAGTATGAAATACGACTCAGATATATGGTGTTGTGAGATTCTGCTGGCACGCTATCAGCAAGGATGTTTACAACATACCAATCTATCTTCTTGCCCTGATTTTTTGGTGAATTGGGCAGCACAATCTCAATTGTTTTGTAGGCAGTGGAAAACAAAAAATGAACACCAATAATCCCAAAACTGTTTGGCACGAGGATGGAACCAGCCCAGTTCCTGGCTCGCGTGTATTTGTTTTTGGCAGCAATCTCGCTGGCATTCACGGTGCCGGAGCGGCCCGGGAGGCTGCCGCTAAATTTGGTGCCCTGTATGGTTGCGGCCATGGCTGGCAACCTCTCAATCAAAGCTATGCCATTCCCACCAAGGACCGTCGAATCCACACCCTAGCTTTGGATGAGATCAAACTCTATATTGATGAATTTGTGCGACTCACACAAAGCCCGTTTGTTATGAATAGTGGTTATTGGGTCACCCGAGTGGGCTGTGGCCTAGCTGGTTACCAAGACCACGACATTGCACCATTGTTCCGTGGCGCAGTAAATTGCAGTTTTCCTTTGCCTTGGCGCCAGTATTTGGAGCTTGAGACTTGATTGACATAGCTTTTCCTAATAGCCGCATTGGGCACTACATGCGGGTCACAAAGAGGTCTGGAAAGTGGGTGATGCAACAAAGCTACATTGCACTGATTCACAAAATCGCCACCACCGAAGACTGCTATTACCTTGACTTCTACAAAAGCCGAGATAATGCCACAATGCTGGAGTGGTGCCAAAACGCATGGGGTCCGCCAGAGGTTGGTGAAACATGGTGGCAAAAGCTCACTGGGCAAGCTCAACTCACACTTGTGATACGTGGCGAAGAGCGTGTCACGCAATGGCAACTAACCTGGGAGTAAGCCAATGAGCAGTGAATATCAGCATTTGAAAACTCTTGCATCGGAAATTTTCCGGCTGATGGGCGAGGAGAGTTTCACAGAGATAGACAGCATCTTGAGCAATATGCAGCCTACACTTCAAACAGAAGTAGAGATGGTGGCACTGCTACGCTACAGTTTTACAGCTCGGCATCATCTCACCTGTTACCATATCTATCTTGACGCAGTAGCACAGGAATTGCTGCGTCGTGGCAAAGATGTGGAGAGGATTTTGCAGGGACTGCCCTTCTACAGCATCGATAGGTATCCATGAGTCAGCAGGCTGCGCAGACTAGGGAGGCACATTTGTTGAATCACCAACCAGTTGACTGGGCAGATGATGTGATGGGGTTTCCCTACGCAGTCGCATGCAAGGTCACAGTGGTGGATTTGTGGCTTCGAACCAACTGGTGCAAGCAAAACATTGGCTGCTGGTTGGTAGATTGGACTCACACATATGATAACCACCGGCAGGTGTATTGGTACTGTTTCTCTAGTCAGGAGCAATTGACACAGTTTCAACTCACATGGTGTTGAACGTTTCACAAGAAGGAAGGAACAGGTGATTCGTATGGTTTTGCAGAAAATTTATCAACAAAATCAATGGTATGATAGCTTAAGTGGACATTACGTGCACCCCTACAAAGTTCCTGTTGTTTCTCACGCCCCAAGCGGTTGCATTCGCCCGGGACATCTATTGGGTTATACTTTTCTCAGGCACTCCTATGTTCCTCTATCTCATGTGGGGCTTATGGCACTGTGGCGCTTTCCGTATGTGATCAAGAACAAGCGTCAGCAACGTTGACACACAACAACAATCCGTTACTATAATATTACAAAAGGAGACTACTATGCGAATTCAGGTGCCATTCAAGCCAGGCTACCGTTTCTGGAGCCCGCGTGTGCTCCGTCGAAGCGAGCTGGTCACCATCACGCATGAGTGCAAGGAGTATTCTCGGCGAGAAGAAACTCTTGAGATCAGTGCCCGGCACAAGGAGATCACCAGTGTTGAAATCACACTGAACCAAACTGGTGAGTCCAAGTTTCGCTATTGGGCTGTGACTGTGGGAAAGACAATGGCTATACACACTCTTGTTGATCCCTATTCGGGATTCAGCAATGAGCAAGATGCAACAGAGTTCGCTCGTCTCTGGCGAGATACACAGAGCACTGAATATTTTGGTAGCCCAATTGGCGAGTGCCATGATTACGACCATGAGTGACGAAGTCATCAATTATGTGATTGCACGTCCTTGGGATACTCAAGAGCCCAACAATCTCTGCATCTATCACTTGCACAGTGAAGTGCATCGTGGCACAATAGAGGATGCAATGCTGACCTTGTCTCGTGTGCAACAGAGTAATCCTGGTTTTGAATATGAGGTATATGAGGTGTTTTACAGGAAGTTAAGTTGATGGGTTGGTTTGATAACTGCACAAAGGTTTGTCTATCGGGCCAAATACCCTGTAACTGTGATTTCATGCCGGGTCAGCAGGTGTTTCTCACAAGCAAGGACAGAGATCGTCATGCTGAAGACTATGCAAGTAGGAAAACCAATTGGAGTGCGCCTTTTGAACCTTGGGTTGTGGAAACATGGCGCAGGTGTAGTGAAGCAACAGGCGCAGACAAAGTTGCCCAGAAAGTGCGTGACCGTTTGACCAACAGGCCTGTCTTTGCCAAACGACCTTAATACCTGCTGTATTTTTGAATTTCCTATGGGAGGTGTTACCAGCTGGGTAGTGCGGTTGCCCAACAGCACCAACGGCCACGAACCCCAAGTAGTCAATTGGCTAATTGAGAGATTTGGCATCGACGATCACGAATATTGGACAAAAATCTTCAACCAGAAGAGAGAGACGCCCAACAGCCTTTGGAAACGAGGCAGCATCTGCACCTATGTGTATCAGGAATACTGGTTCACCAACAGAGATGATGCATTTGAGACCTATTTGGTGTTCTCAAAAATTTAAATTGAAAGGAAAATTATGTTAGATACTATGGCAGATGTGATGCGCACAGCCTACGAGAGAGGTTGGATCACCACAAGAGACGGAAATGTAAGCATGCGACGAGCAGTACAAAACTGCATGTATATTACACCAACAGGAGTTCGCAAACAGGTTCTCACCAGCGAGAGCATGATCAAGCTGTATTTTCCTGAAGACCGGATGAGTTCAGATGCATGGAGCAGGATGACTCGTGCTGATGACCTTTACCAACAGCGAATCATTGGCTTGCGTCCCAGTGGTGAACTGCCCTTCCACTATTGGCTACAAGTTAACACGCCTACTTCAAATCGTGTTGTGTTGCATCTTCATCCCACTCACATTGTGGCTGCAATGTATGCTGGTATGGATCTACAACAGATTGTACGTGATTTTCCTGAGCTTGAGAACCACACAACTGTAGGCCCAACTGTGGGCAAAGTACAAGCGCAAAGCACAGATCTTGGCTCAGCTGTTGCCCAAGCTTTTGATGTGCAACCTGATGGAGGCATCAATAGCCACATAATTGGGTTGCACATGCATGGCGTAGTAGCAGTGGATGTGGATCCTTGGTCAGCCTATGGTCACATCGAGAGATTGAACCATGTGTGTGAGATTGTGTTGGCTGCTGGAGGAATGCGTGACCAAACCCGTTGAGCATGACCTCAACTCACTACCCCTTGGTCAAATCCACGAGGCCATGATTTGGTTTTACGACACATATGATGTACGAGAAGCTGAGGCTGACAAGTCTACTGGCGTAATAAACGTTAAACTGCCTATTGACAACTTCTCTGAGGTGGCACTGACTTTGCACGAGCTGTGGCAGGAAACCTTCCTGCGCAGCCAGCACAGTGATCTCAAGGACGAGTATCAACGCTATGAAAGTTTGCGTCTGTTGATCAAAAGCTTGACTGAAAAAACAATTCGCGTATAACAAGACAACACTGCACTCAGGAAGCATCATGTTTGAAAATGTAGATTTTGGCATTCGAGAAGATCATTTTGGCCATGGGCTGTGTAGCCGGATGCGGTTGGAGTTTCTCAGCCAGCAAACCGGCGCGACAATGGTAGTGTGTCGAGCTGTGAAGCTGGAAATGCGCCGCAACATCGTAGACGTGTTCACTGGTATGGAAAGCCTCCTAAACAAGACTTTTCCTGAGGCAGAGGGCACTTGGCAGTTTGTGCAAGTAGATCCTGACTACTGGATGATCCAGAATAGCAGTATGTTCATTATTGGTGAGCAGCGCAGTGCAAACAGCCGACGCAGTTGGGGGTATGATGAAGGCAGCGTTCGTGTGAACCGTGCCAGCATCGAGGCATATGGAACTCCAGACCGGGTTAACCAGCTGCTGACTGCTGTGGAAGACACGTTCCAAGATCGCACTTTTACCAAAATCACGTGGTATTACAAGGATGGTTCTTCGGTGGACTATCGCAGCCTCTACGTTGATCAGGACAACCAGATTCAAAACAGCTTTTATCCTTGGTTCACACAAGGTGTTGATGCCTTCATTGAAGATTACCTGACTAGCACAGGCACAGTGCTACTCCTCTATGGGCCACCTGGAACTGGCAAAACCAGCTTTCTCAAGCATCTCATTTGTAGCCGGCGCATGAATGCGATCGTCAGCTACGATGAAGACATCCTGCGTGATGATCGCTTTTTCATTGACTTTTTGGCTGATGATGAGCACAACATCATGATCATCGAGGATGCTGACCTGCTGCTGAGCAATCGAGAAAGTGAACAGAACAAGATCATGAGCAAGTTCTTGAATGTCAGTGATGGCATTGTGAAGGTGGCCAGCAAGAAGATGGTGTTCACTACCAATATTAGCCAACTAAACAAGGTGGACCCAGCTTTGCTACGCAAGGGGCGTTGCTACAGTGCAGTGGAGTTCCGCAACATGAGTCCAAATGAGGCTGCCCTTGCTGCTGAGTCTGCTGGTGAACCCCAGCAAAACTGGAAAGGTAAGGAGCATTGGACACTAAGTGAAGTTTTCAATCGCGATATTGCCACAGCAGAAGTTACGCCTACAATGGGATTTGGTTTCCGGGTTTGAAAATCATAGGAAATCTATAAATAAGGAACTATTACCAAGGCAGGCAATGAAAACAATAGCAGTAATATTTCTTTCATATGTAGGCGCGTTGTGCGCCTTTGCTGCTAGTGGTTTTCTTGCCAGCTGGGCATATCAGTTAAATGGATGTATATGGACCTCAAGCGGTGTGTTTGGGGTCAGTTTTTTGGCTATTGTAACTGGATTTGCTGGTGTAATTACAAACTTGTTTGACTTCTCCGACTGGTTCCGTTGACAGCCAAAAGTTTCATGCTATAGTTAAGCATGAAAAAGTTATCCTTACATAGTATAGTAGTTTTGATTGGTCCCACTAAGAGTGGCAAAAGCACATGGGCCCAAAACCAGTTTGACGCTGATGAAATCATAAGCCTTTCTTCAATCAAGAAAGAGTTGACAGGCAACAATTCAACAGTGGATATTTTGCCAAATATTTGGCACGAACTCTATCGTAGAGTTGATATTCGTATCGCCAACGGGCAACGTGCAGTAGTTGATTCCACTAATCTAAAAGACAAGGACAGATTTACTTTTCTTGATATTGCCGAAAAGTATGGTGTGGAAGTCTATTACAAACCTTTTGACCTTGAATGGGGCACAATACAGCAAAACTCTGGTTCTTGTTATGACTTTGACTCTTTGAGAAAAAGCTATAGTATATGGAAAAATGCTCGCACACAGGTGTTACAGGGCGATAATAAACGAGCTGTTGTGCTGTGTGGTGACGAAACCACTGTTGGATTTCCAAATGAATTGCAGAGTGCAAGGATTTTAGCAGTAGGCGATGTTCATGGCAATTTTCCAGCTATGCAGCAGGCAGTGCAAATGGCACAACAGTTACACGCAAAGCTAGTGTGGCTGGGAGATATTGTGGACTATGGCGCCAATAATCTCAAATGTTTGAAACTTGCATATGACACTGTTCGAGACGGGCAAGCACTTATGATTTGGGGAAATCACGAAAGAAAAATTGATCGCTGGATTAGGAGCGACTTGGGTGAAACCTTTAATGGCAAACTTAGCGAGTCAAATCTATCTACTATAAGAGAAATCAACAGTTTGAATGACTTGCGGAAAAAGAAGTTTCTTGCAGCTTGGACAGCACTAAGAAACTGGAGTTTTAACCACCTAACAGTGGGAAAATTTTTGTTTACTCATGGTGCAGCAACACCTGCCATGTGGGCCAACAAGGATCGCAGATTGCAAGGTGTTTGTGCAAATATGGCCTATTTTGGTGAGGTAGACACTGTTTCACCGACCAAGAATGATGGATATCCAAACCGTATCTGGAATTGGGTTCAAAACATACCTGCTGATCATACTGTTGTTGTAGGGCATGATTGGCTTGATCGTGTCAGTTACAACGTTGTGGAAAAAGCAAATTCTTGTGGCGGCCGGGCATTTGTTACAGATTGTGGTAGCAGCAAAGGCGGTCGTTTGGGTGCACTTTTTGTTGATCAACATAGCAAAGAAGTTTTGCCTTACTATTTTGACACTTAAATATCATAGCAGTTAAAAAAGGTGTGTTATGAATGCCACTCTGGTACTCAATGCTGATTACAGTCCTTTAGGTGTAGCTCCGTTGAGCACACTCAATTGGAAAGAAGCTATCAAGCTGATTTATCTTTCTCAAGTTAATGTAATAGAGCAGTATGACGATTGGTTTGTTCATAGCCCCAGCGTAACTATGCAAGTGCCCAGTGTTGTTGTTTCAAAAACCTATGTTAAGAGCAGTAGGACTGTGAAGTTCAATAAACAAAATTTGTGTATACGAGACAACTATACTTGTCAGTATTGTAATCAAATATTTGAGCTGAAAAGCCTTACTATTGAGCACGTTATTCCACGATGCTGTGGAGGCAAAACAACCTGGACTAACGTTTCAATGGCTTGTTCTAGATGCAACACCCGAAAAGGACATCGATTAGATATACATCCACAAATCTTACCTTACAGACCCAGTATTGGTGAAATTATAAGCAAAGTTAAAAGACAGCCAGTTGTTGTGCCCAACAGCAACTGGCTGCCTTACATTGGGTGGACACCCAGTTTGGTTTCAGTACGAGAGCCTTACAAAAATATTGACACGGTTGCATCAAAACACACATAGTGATACACCCCTATAGGAGAATACCAATGAGTGAAACAACAGAGGCAACAATGCCTCCCACATCTGCCTCTGGAGCAGCAGAAATAACCATTACTGATTTAAAAAATGTTTTAGTCCTTATTGATTTGTGCACCCAACGAGGTGCTTTTCGAGGACCTGAATTGAGTTCTGTTGCAGCTTTATACGACAAGATTCAAGGCTTTGTTGGTGTGGCTGAAGAAGGCAAAAACACTAAACCAACCGGCATTTAAGGAGCACAATGATGTTTGACAATATGTACCGACACACAGGCCAGCTAAACAACACTGGCAAAAATGTAGTAGTTGTATTCATGCAACTGCCAGAAGATCCTGCACATGCATTAGTAATTGACACAGATGCATTGCCTGACATGTATAATGAGGCTCTCAGGAAGGTTGTCGAAAGCACTGAAGGACAGCAAGCCAAGAATCTTGCTGACGTTTTGGCCCGTCGTCCCAGCCCAGATGGCAGTTCCAGTAACATGCTAGCTAAGTTTCACCAAAGCAATAGACTGCAAAAAACACCTGTATCTAATGTCACAATGGTTCCTCGCCGCGGAGTTCGTTGGCCTCTCTCTGATGTAATTGCAGCAATGGCATCACAGGAAACTGTTCCACAAGGCTTTAATGACCTAGACCCTGAAACAAAGGCTATGGTGGCTGCCGATCTCAGGAAGTTCAATGTTCATGCTGTGAACTCAGAAAATGACAACACCGGGCAGATAAAAGCACAGGCTGCCAATCTCTTGGAAATGGCACGCATGTTGGAAACAGATGCACATAGCAAAAGAGAACAAGCATACCGGATTGATCCCAGTCTTAGGCCCGCAAAACGTAATCAACCAGCCGCAACAGCAGCACCTGTGGAGATAGCAGCACCTGTGGAGATAGCAGCTGACCCTCTTCCGGTTGTGCCTACTCTTAAGAAACCAAGTAAGGCTAAGCGAGCTGCCTAAGTAAAAATCTCAAGAGCTGGACAAACTGATAAATAAAGGAACTCCAGTTCTTGAGGTAGCTATGGCAAAGAAGAAAACAACTGAAGACTTGGAATGGGAGTCTATATTCAACAGTATCTCTTTTAATACTGAACCTCCCGCCAAATATATAAAAGATGCTGTAGTACGCACGAGATACGGAAAGCGCATCAAATTATCAGGCAAAGAATTTGTTTCTGTAATGGAACAAGAGCGTATGATGGATCCTGAAGATGCGCTTATTGAAAGCTGCAAGGTAACCTTGGACTTTGATCGACTCAAGCAAGATATCTCACGTTTTGCCAACAGTGTGCTCAAGAAGGCCAGCAGTCGTTACAAAAAAAGTCGTGCACAAACAAGTCAAGCAGCTAAGTTACGCAAACTCTTATCTCAGCAGAAACAAAGTTAATTTTATTTCCCAGCTGTTCAACTTGATTTAACCCAGTATCCTAGGACAAAATAGCAGTATAGGTATTGGAGATTGAGATGACAACTTGGGAACAGGTGGCTGACGACAGCAGATACACAAAGGTACTTGACAAGGGCTTTGTGGGCTTGATTGACCACATGGGCAGTGATCAAGCCATTGTGCAAGCTGCTCGAGTCAGCTATGGCGAGGGCACAAAATCTGTAAATGAGGATCGCGGTTTGATCCGCTATCTCATGAGGCACATGCACTCGACTCCATTTGAGATGGTGGAATTCAAGTTTCATCTCAAAATGCCAATCTTTGTAATGCGTCAACATGTGCGACACCGAATGGCCTCAATCAACGAATACAGTGGTCGTTATAGTGTTATGACGGATGAGTTTTATATTCCTGAACCAACTCGAATTCAAGCGCAAAGCAGTGACAACAAACAGGGCAGTGCCGGACAACTTGCAAAGCAAGAACTGGAAATAGCACTCAACACAATCCAGCGAGTAAGTGCTGAAAACTATCTAGACTATCTCAGCCTCATAAATGACCCCAATGGACGAGACTATAAATTTGGTGAGCGTCAGGGCCTGGCACGCGAGCTGGCACGTATGGTGCTGCCAGTAAACAACTACACTGAATTGTATTGGAAAATTGACCTCAAAAACCTGTTTCACTATCTCAATCTCAGAATTGATTCTCACGCGCAATATGAGATCCAACAGTTGGCCTTACCTATTGCAGAGCATGTGAAACGCATTTGTCCAATTGCATGGGAAGCGTTTGAAGACTATTGGCAGCAAGCCACAACTGTGAGTAGGCTTGAAAAAAACCTATTGCAGGAGCTTATCAACTTCAGTAACGTACAGAGCGTGAGTTTTGCAGACAGTTATGAGACTATGATCCAAACCGCAGGTAGCAAATCACAACTGCAAACACAGTTTGGAATGAGCAAACGTGAGTTGGCAGAATTTGAGAAGCAGTGGAAGCTGGCCCTTTAGGCCAGCTTCGCTTCTAGGGCTGCAAGTTTTTGACTTAGTTCTTGCACTGCTGCCCATAATATAGGTACTAACTTGCTGTTGTCTACTGACTGATAGACTGGATGGCCGTTTTCATCAACTTCATCTTTCTGGCCCTTAACAGCTTGTGGTACCACAGCTTGAAGTTCATGAGCTAAGAAGCCACTAGACCTTTCAGTCCGCATTGAGTCAACCCAGTTATAGGTTTTGGCATGAACTTTGCCTACTAAATCCAGGGCTTGGCTTAACGGAGCAATGTTTGTTTTGCGTCGATAATCAGATAGGCTGTTGTAATAGGTGCCGGCATCATCGAAAAGTATACTTCCTGACTCATATGCGTTTAGGATTGATGTTGTATTGATTTTGAATGATATACCTTTTTGGACCGCAGGTGTTATTGGATAACTGCCCCAAAGATTTATCATAGTATTTGGCTGAGGGTTGAAGGGCTGACTTACGGTTGACCTGATGTTGATACCATCGGTGTTGGCTTGATTCATATTGATAGTAAGAAATGAATCATTGAACGCTGGGGAGGCAGTGGCATTTGCTGCAATTGTTACGTCACCCAACCTCAAACCACGGTTTACAAACCGGGCAGTCTCAACACCAGATATGAAACAGCTTAGCTGATTTGACGCCACTTGGCCTAGTCCTGTTTGTAAATCACCTTTGAAAACATATTTCATAGGGCCATCAGATTCAGAAGGGGAGCCAGCACAGAATTTGTGAGAAAACACTGTCCACAATTTTGTGTTCAAGCTACCAAGGTCAAATACGGCATCCACAGTAGGAATATTTGTAGCATCTTTCCGCATGAAAATTGTGGGACTGACGGGAGGCGTCCCAAGGGTATCAGCATTTAAGGCGCTTGTGGCTTTGCCATCAAAATTTGTGGCGTAGATAGTATTGTATTTGAAGCTGGTACTACCAAGGTTGTATAAGTTGTCATTTATTGGTAGATTTGTTTGGTCGCGACGCATGTAGCTTCCTGATGGTATGCCACCAAGGAAAACGCTGTTTTGGGCCAACAAAGTGCTTGTGCTTTCGCCATAAAATTTGGCATTGGGCAATGTGGGATTTAAGGTTATTCCTGGATAGACACTTGTGAACCCTTGTAATGGATTGGTTGGTGTTGCTGCTGGAGCGAAAGTTGCATCATTACTTACTACTGCAACCAGTTGTCCACCTACAGTCAATCTCAATACCTTATGGATTGCATTTAAGGTGTCTGTTACCAACAGTGCATCAACATTTGTATAGACTGGTATGCTGGGACTATTTGCATCGTTGCCGTCAGCGGCACCCAGCGGACCAACTAAGTTCCACTGTGATGAACCATACACAAAAAGTTGTTTTTTAGTTTGATCATACAACAGCTCTCCGTCAACAGGATTTACAGGGCCAGGAGGAGAGGGAGGGCCTGGAGGAGTAGGACCAGGTGGTGTGGGTGGAGGTATGTTGGGTGTAGTTTGTACCGGGGCTGCACTTTTCCAGGCAGTGCCGTCATATACTTTCAATTGAGCGTTGGCAACGTCATACCATAATTGACCAACTCTTGGATTACTGGGCCCAGATAATGGTGCCCCAGCAAAGTTTTCCAACATCCATACTAAGTTTTCAACAACAGGCTCACCGTAATTGGGATAATTACGCCCAGGCAACCGCAACGAAGTTGCGGTTGTGTTGATTGTCTTGTCAGGAATGGATGCAATCGGAGTTCCGCTGTAACTGTTGATCACATATGTCATATTGCTTGCCTCAGAGTATTTCTGATATTTATGCAGCAAATGACCTTGCTAGCCACAAAAAGCTTAGGCTGTTTGAATACGGATAGTATAAACCACTTCAATTTCGCGATTCAAAGATTTTTGAACTGGTGAAAATACTACATGGCTTATCAACAATCCTGTATCTGCAACTGCTTTTTTGGTTTTCAAGCCCAACTCATTGAACACGTAAGGACTTGACACATCTGTTGCTGTATCAAATGCATCTTGGCCAGCTGGTTCACCCAAGCCCAAAACACATGTGATTTTCACATCAGTATATACTGTACCAGGTCTGTGAATAACTTTGATAAAGTTACGAGTGGGGTCACTGTTGTCTGGACTGAGATCATTTACAACTTTGTAATATGTTTCGTTGTATAGTTGTGCATCAAGGCCCTGTACATTGGGTGGGAGATAAATTACTGTTCCTACACCAGAAACAACAGCAGCACCATTGCCGAACACCATTTCTTGAATATAACCTTCGGGGCGATAAGCCAACCCTTGTGCCAATGCAATGCTGAAATTCTCAAAATTGATGGCATTGTATTTGTCTACCAAAACTTCCTTGGTATGAAAGTCGCGGATCAAAACGTGTCCTGTAATATTATTCAAGGGAGTTTCCATTTTTAGGAGAGCCTTTTGTCTAGGATTATTTTGTTTGAGTTTAAATCTTTTATCAGTAGATGACTGCTTACTACTAATTTTTGACAGTCATCTACTTTTGTATCAACTATTTTTTCTGTCTGCTGTTCCATGGCTATATTTATGCTGGTATCGACCCAGGTTGTGACAACAAAAATTGAGCTTGGTAAGTGCTGCTATATTGTAGCCCTAGTCCACCATAAGGCCACTGATACCCACCTGGGATAACTTGCCGCACACTACCATCTCGCACTACGCTGGTAGTTGGGTGAGACATAGCTGTTGTTTTCCAGTCTTGTTTGAAGATTATAAGTCCAATATTTTTATTGCCTGCAGGAGGTGGTTCAAAAATTGGAGCCAATGTCTGAGAGGGGAATTGCAGATAAAATCCAGGGGCTGCATTTGAGGGGTTGCTTACTAGCATCCAATCGTTTTGGAGCTTGCCATCCACAATAACATACGCATTTACCATTCCTGCTTGCCATTCTCCTGCGTTTGTAATAGTTACAGGATACAAATCACTGTTGCCTGTGCTACTCCAATACTGTGCCACAAATTTATCACTAATGCCGCCAGGTGTTCCCAGTGTGCCACGATTGATTTTTCTCAAAACAGCTTGGTTAGGAAATGCAGTTGAGGCCGCAGGAGCTTTGTCAAAATATTCAATTCTTTCACCCTCAATCCAAATAACCCCAGGTCGTTTGTCATCAGGTTCAAGAAGAGTGTCGCCATTTGCTACAAAAATTTCCTGATCATTCCAGTTCAACACCTGAGTAAGAACGGTCCTGTCCTGATTCCCAAGGCGTAGGTATTGTGTGTCGTTATACACATTTGTCACAGCACGGAATGCAACACCATCTTTGCTGGGCAACGCTGTGGGATAATAGGCTTGAATCTCATCAGCTGCTGTCAAAGTGTAATGATTTCCTAACTTTAGGTACCAACTGTTTCCGGTTTTGACTATGGTATAGTCTAAAATCCAGCTTAAGCTACTGCCGTTGAGCCATACTTGCACACTTTGGAACTCCAACGGAGTATTGGTGAATAGGTATTGGTTGCTGGAATCACCTGTCCAGACATCGTTATAAAAGGCACTTGCGCTGTCTTCACCCCAAGTTCTTACAACAATAGTATCGCCGTCAACCACCGCCCAACTTGCCAAAAGTAGGTTTGTTCCTTGGATTTGATAATCATAGTTTTGGGCGACTGGATCAGCCACTTCAATGTAAATGAAACTTTTATCTGATGGCGCTGTAGTGAATATTATTTGATTTCCAGCCAATGTATATTCTGTGTTAGGCAATACTGAGGCATTTAACCAAACTTGAATAAATGACCCAGGATCTGGGAAAATAGCCAAATTATATGCTGTTGTGTTGTTGTCACCAATTGCACTCAAAAGGTAGGGTGGCTTCAATCGCTTGCCGTTACTGTAGACCAGTGCATTGTTACTTTGTGCAGGATTGAATCCGCTCAAGGGATTATTTGGTGTATTCAAATTCAGCGGATACGTGAGCAATGGCAAGGTTACTACCAAACTCTGTAATTTTTGTAGACTTTGATATTGACTGCTGTATACCAAAATTACAATAGTGTCGCCAGGCAAAGGTGTAAATCCCAGTCCAATTTGACGATTGTCGGCAGGGTTTACACCAAAACTCACTGTAGGCACTCCATTCCAAGTCATCAGAATAGTGTTAGCGCCTATGGGTTGATCCATTGTGATCACAAAACTTGTGATGTCAAAAACAACAGTTTTAGTTTCTTGAATATGGCTGGAATAGTTAGCAATGCTGAACCCTGTGCCAGTACCAGGTGCTCCACCACTTATGGTTACACCCACTTGTTGGAGGCCAACATTCTTATTCAAATAACTACCACGAGTCAACGGCAAGATGCTGGCTACTCCCCATTGTGGAGTAATCAACCCTCCTATACCTGTTCCATTTGTATACCATTCATTTTGACTTATGCTGGGCTGAGTATAATAGCCTTGATTTACAATACTCACAGCAGTAATTTGTCCAGCTACACCACCAAAAGCAGTAGTGCTGTCAACCTTGATTACCAAAGTTTGCGTTCCGCTCCCGTATTTGAAATACAAGAGATCTCCTACCTTGTAGCCAGATCCTGGCTGATTTACATTTACAGCAGTTGCACGTATTGCAGTGACTAACACTGTTGTAGATGTGTAGCTCTGTGATGTATCACTTAACACGATAGTATCGTTCAAGTTGTAATCAATTCCTTGATTTACTATGCTCCAATTTCCGAGACCAGGGGTTGCTCCACCAAAACCAAAGCTGGTAATTACAACTGATCCCACTGGCGGGAAAACAAAAACAATGCTATTGCTGCTGGGATCATATACATAATCAGAGGTTGGTCCTAGAGTTTTCAAAATTCCGCCTACACTGACAATAATGTCAGCAGCACTGAACACTGGTTGGCCAATATAAAATCTATCAGTAATGCTGTCGCCAAGCCAACTTTCAGACAACACATTCCCAAAGCCCACTGTGGGTTGATTGGCAACATCTATTATCAAGGTTTCTTTTCCTTGAAGCGGGAACAACTCTTCAGGATGATTGCCTTCCACATGTGGTCGACTCAACCCCTGTCCATCATATACAGCATCAAGCGTGCCTCCTAGGGCACTTTCAAATGTGCTGCCTGCTTCTGCTACCCAAATGTTGGGTTTGGCTACAGCACTAAGTGGCGCCAGTGCAAATTCAAGACTTGTGCCGCCCCAACGTAGGACAAAGGTGGCATTTACGCCTGAACCGCCAGAGGCTTGCACTGCTGTTCCACTGGGAGTCAGTGTGTATGCCCCTGGAAAGACCACCTCAATTTTCAAAATTGCACCTGTCAAACTTGTGTTGACTACTTTCAGCTGAGCAGGAATAGTATAAGTGCCTCCAGATACAGAGAGTATATCATTTACACTATATCCTAATCCTTGATTAGCAACATCCACAGCAGTTATCCAGTTTTTGACTGTCCAATTGAGAGGAGTGTTTTGAAGATTACCATTTACCCAAACACGCAAGTCATTTGGAGCTTGTGGGGCCTGAGGCAGGGCAAACTTTGTTTGCAGCCCGTCCCCTTTGAATACCCAATATTGTGGCCTTGCTCCACCATTTATGTATTGATCAAATAACCGATCAACTTCTTGGCTAGTGTTGTCCCAGCCCAATACGCCATCCCACACTGGCTCGCCCCAACGACCATTTAGATTGAAATCCAAACCATCCAACACTGTTCCTTTGGGAGCACATCCACTGATCAGTAAGGGATCATTTGGAGGAGGCATGCTAGGAGTGGGCTGATACAACTGTTGAATTCTGTCTGCTGCTCCGTTATCCAGTTGATATCCAACCAATTCAAATATGCCTTGATTGAACACAAACAAACTCCAAAGCCCAATGTTGTCGTAAATTACTTTGATTATTTCTCCATTAGGCAAGTTTGTCAGAGCTTTCATTTCTTCGATAGTGTCAATAAACCTATTTGGCACAGTATTCTCGCTGTATCCAGGACTGTAATAGTCTTCTGCGGGCACACACGCCAGTCGGTCCAACACAATTTTTGTCCTTGTGCTGCGTACACTGAGGTTTGCTATATCAAATACAGTCACAGTAACAATATCTCCAACACCTGGTGTGAAGTTGAGTTCAACGAGAGTGCTGTCGTCTAAATTTATCTCATAATCATTAGTTAATAAGTTGTTCCATCGAACTTGTGTAAATTGCCAAGTTATGGGATTTGTCATGCTTACTATTTGAGAAATGCCGTCACCAATAAATGTCTTACGCTCAAGATAGCTAGATGCGTATACATACGCCTGCACAACATCGTTAGTGTTAGGCACAAAGACCAAATCAATTATTGAGTTGTCTCCAGGACGCAAATTCCAAGCTTGAGAAAGCTTGCTATTCCAGTATACCAAAACATTTTCAGGTTTGGTGCTAGTGCTTAGTTGAAGAGATTTGGTTGATCCGTTACCAGTTAAGGTCACTGTTTCAATCAATGCACCACTGCTGGCTTTGTAGTTGTCGTACCACGGCTTGTATATGGTATCTCCGGACAAAATCGCAAGATCAACTGGGTTACTGACATTCAAGATTGAAACATTATTGTTCAGGTCAATATAGGGAGGGTTATCCAAATCGCTGCTGTTGCTTTCCCAATAGTCCGAGACCACTCTGTAATCCACAAATTGGCGTATGACAACGTGGTAGGGTTTAACCTCTTGAATATATTTTTCCAAGCTGTCTATTTTACTTGGGTCATAATAGGCTGAACTCAAGAGTTGTTGGCTGAAACCTTTCAAATTGATAAAGCTTGTTTTGAAACACCAATCTACGAAATTTTGTTCAGCCAGCACATGGCTCACTAGCTCAAAAAATACCATGTTACGTTCATTTACATCACTGTCAACTTTCAAAAGTCCCACAGCTTTGTTGTTTTCAGGCCACAATCCCTGCAAAATATAGCTCAATTCTAGGCGTGTATCATACTCCCAACCTTGATAATCAACTGCATAACTTCCTCCACTGAAGCCCATGCTGTACTTTTCGTAGTCATAGAGATTGTCACTGAGTTGTAGATTGCCGTTTTGTACACCTACTACGGTCCATAAGGTTTCAGAATCAGGCGTGTATTCAAAAAGATTCCAACGGCCATTGCCTGTATTCAACACTTTGACCAAAGTTCCAGAGTCAACCACAAGAGTGTCACGGTCAGCCAAAGTGGCAACAGTAGCCCCAATCAGGGTGTCGGCACTGATGCCGCTGGCATACCAATCTACCAAGTACCAAACTTGGTTAGTGTCCCATGCTTGCATACGCTCTAATGAAAACTGGTTTTGTCCTTGATAAAGCCAAATGGTCCAGCGGTTGTTGGTGGCAGCACTTACATCTACCAAAACTTTGTTACCAGGTATTAGGCTGGGAATCAAAGCATCTCTTGCCGCCAAAGTAGCTACGTAATAATCCCAATTGCAGGGCAATATGCCTTTTACTGGCCGTACAATTTGCCACTCTAGGGGATCAATTCCCAATTTCAAAATGTTCTTGTTGTTTTGAATATAGGTTGTTGGCAATAGCTGTGATGCACCTTCCAAAACCAACACTTGTGCATCTATTAGGTTGTCATCTATGCTGTCAAAATCTGCAGACCTCATCAAGATCCATGGATTGTTGAGCGAGCCAATGTCCACTACATCATAAATTCCATTTTGATTAGGTGTTTGTGTGACAATAGAGCTGGTAAGAGTAACTGGATTTTGATTTTTAACAATTATTCGGTCTCCCAAATTTACTGTTATACCATCAACAACCAATGCACTATAAGATGAGCCATTATAGGTTAAGGTAGCACCCTTGCCATTTTCCCCAGGATAGTAAACAGTGTCTAGAGCAGTTGTGGTTGCCACTCGAGCATTGGCTTTGGTATTTTTTTGGAGAGGCTGTGGCTCTACGCTCTGAAAATACTGTAACCAGCCAAGCCTGTCAGGGTCATCCAATGGCGGCACACTGCTGCTGCTAAGGAGGCTGTTGATTTTTTTAACAAAAGCTCTCCTAGCAGTAATACCATCCTTGAACCAACTTTGTGAAGGTCGTGTCAGCATGCCATACTTGCTCATTTCAGGCAGTCGCAAATTGGGAACACTGTTGCCTACGTTGTTGAATTCCACAAGACTATCACACATTTTGCTCCACAAATCTAGTGTAGGTGTGCTCAAAGGATCGTTGGGTCTCAACAATGTCCACTCTTTGTAGATTTTATCTACATTTTCTCTACTTGTATAATTCACTTGCCAGACAGTGTTGTTTTCATCCAAGAAACTGCCAATGTTTGCTAACAATGCGCCTGTGCTGCTGATTGCGGCCCACCAGCTTTGGTTTTGTGTTTGTGGACTTTCAACAATTTGACTCAAAGATGCAACACTTATCTTGCGATCTGGCACGTTGGGCACTGTGGTTTTGTTTTTTACCCAAAAGTAATAGGCATTTGTGTATTGGCCGCTTTCATTACGCTCACTTGCCAACACGTAGGGATAATCAGCACCTTTTACTGATCCTGTAGGGGTTTGATCTCCCCCTGTGGCTGCTGAGTTGCCCGCTGTAACAGCGCCTGCCCAAGATGAAGGAGGCACAAGGCTTCGTATCCATTCATAAATGTCAATGCTGATTCCTGGAGCAATTTGTCCCCAATGTCTCCGGCGGTAGCTGTCTGTTCCAATTTCATAATCAATAAACCTTGTTGTGCTTAAATCCCACCAAGTTTGCCCCACTTGGTTTGGGCCCCACGCTGTAGAGGGGTCAACTTGATACAATCTTGAATCTCCAGCATTATAGCTCGCTGGATCCCAGTGTGTGCGATATGTTACTTCCTCATTTACAAGCCCTGGCAATGCACCTTTGCTGGGGTCCCAAATATTCAAATGAGCTAGTGTTTGTAATGTTGTTTTGTTATAAAGTGTGCTGGTCAATAATAGGCTGGTGTCAACTTTCTTGTCTTCTCTGCGATATTCAAACCAGACACCATATTTTTGATAGACTTTCCAAGGTTCATCTTGATTACCATCAACATAGGCAAAATCTCTTTGTGTCCAACCACCAGGAGGGGTTGCGTTATTGAATGCAGCATATGTGGGAAATCTTATACTCCAGTATTGTAACACTTGTCCATTGGCACCAGTAGCAGAGGTGGTTGCCTGCACATCAAAAGTATTCCTAGTGACATTGAAAACTGAAAAAGTACCATCCAGTCTACCATTTACCCCTGTAACTCCGCTCAATACAAGGATGTTGCCATTTTGCAGATTGTGAGGCAAGCTGGTTGATATTGTTGTTTGATTCAATGTTACAGGAGTAGTTTGTTGAATTTGCCAGGCTGGCCGGCATACTTTGTAAATGTTCCATCCAATAGCAGTGTCAATAAATTGCCAAACTCTGTCATGTGCCTGCAAGGGAGTATTTTTAGTTTCAAGAGTTTGAGAGAGACTAAACAACTCTGCTTGATCTTTGACATAATAAGTGGCCTCGGAAAATAACACGTATCCGCTGTTTGGCAAATCCCCTGGGGCTGAACCGTAGTGGCTTCTCAATGAGAAGTTTGGCGTTGCCTCACTTTTATACAAGACTCTACTGTCTTTGGGGGTTATTGTAATTGTGTCGTCATAAGCCAAATCTTCAATAGAGCCAGAGAAAAACTCAACCAACTGCGGATTACTTCTCACTTCAGTTTGCAGTAGCAGCACGTCAATGCCGTGAATAAGTTCGTTGCTGCCATAAGTACCCAAACGGAAAGCGTACTCTTCGTAGTAGCTAAAGCTTTCATTGGCATCAACCAGTTGAGTGTTTCGCAACAAACTATCAATAGTGCCTTTTGTGCCTTTTTGTTTGATCATGCCTTGATAAAATTGAAACTGTGTGGTTTCATCCACAAGGAGATTGGTCAAATATTCGCGTTGTTGATAGCCCACTAAGTGAGTAGCCAACATGTTATATCTTTTAGGCAAGGCTTGCGACAGTGCGCTGGTGGCATTTGTATGCATCCCTGTGCTGTCGCTGTAATTGTAGGGAGTTGGCACATCTATGTTGTATAACTTGCGAATATCGTCAACAGTTTTTTCAAAGTTAGCTAAGATCTGGTTATTGACAATTATCCGATCACCAATGGTAGATGTGGTTTGTGTTACTAGATAACCAGGCGCCTCAAGACGGCCTGCCCAGTCCATGCTCTTGTAAGTCTGTATCTTGAATCGGCTTTGTCTTACGTCAAACAGTGGGTCATACACAATATCGCCAAAAATTGTTTTGTTTTGGAACAGGAGTGCATGTTCAAGGCCAGTAGTGTAGAGTCTAATGCCAAAAATGCCTTGATCATTCAAAGGTCTTACTGAAACTTGATCATCAATGCGCAAGAAATCTATATTTTGGACTTGAATTGGTCGTCCGCCACGATCTAAAATCGTGTAGCTGCCATTTACTATGCCGCCGATGTTTTGAATAGTTCCAAAACTTGTGACAAATTTTGTTTTGAGTGCCAAAGGACTCAAGGCAATGTAATTGCCTGCTGCCCAAGGTCCTTGACTCCAGAACAAGAACTCTCGGCCGCTCAGGCTCCAATCTTGCAATTGGCCAGTGGTGCTGGAATATTCATCAAAAATCCAACCTTGGCTGACTTGCCAACGCCCCAAGCTTACCAAAAAGTCAAATACATCTTGCTGTGTAGGCAAAATGGTACCATACGGCACTTTTTTAACAGATGGCAACCCCAGCTTGTATTCAATAACCTTGATTTTGTCTACAATCACTGTTGTTTTTGGACCAGTAAGGTTACTGGGAATTACATAAAAGTTGGGATCATAGCTGTCGTATCCAATGACTCGGTAACCCTCAGATCCTCTATATTCCACAATTACGCCGCTATAGAAGAACTCTTTTAAGCTGGCACTGCGTATGAGATTGTTGGTCACATCTTCTTGGGGGATCAACAAACTGTCGTTGGAGCTTAGACCAAAGCTGTCAACCAAAAGCTTAACACTTGTGCCATCAATAAATCCTCCAGCTCTGTATCCTAGAGTTACATCACTGTTGCGGATAACATTACCAAAATATTCTGTGACGGAACGACTGTCATTTATCAAATACTCACTTATCCAGTGTTGAATGCCGCATGATCCATAATAGCTTAAGTCACTGCTTAAGGTTGTTACATTTTGTGGATCTTCACGATGAACAAAAATGTCACTGTTGCTGATTCTTTTCCTGTAATCCTTCCAAACCCATTGACTGTTGGTTTGTGTGGCAAAAATCTGTTGGGCCCGTGGGCCGTCCCAGAGGTATTCAATAAATTGCGCTGGCTTGGCCAGATATCCTATCTGCGCCCAAATTTGGTCACTGTCAACTGCTGTAAGCCAGACATTTTCCAAAGGACCGCGGTCCCCAAATTTCCAATCGGCCCGGGCTTCAATTTCGCTAGGCAATGTGGTGACTATGCGAGCTGGACCAGGAGGCAACAGTTGCCCAAATTCGTCCACTGGCAAATATTGCATCAACCCAGGACGAGCATACGCCGGATCAATTCCCTGTCGTTGTCCTTGGCGTATCCTGCCATCTCTTAAATCATACCACAATTGGGTGTTGCCACTGGTGTAAGGTGCGGCACCATATTCTGCATTCCACCAAAGTGGTTGCTGACTGAAGCCCAACATTTCCCAAGGGCAAGAGTTGGGGCGATCAGTATCAAAAAAGAGAAAATAGATACCGCGCCAATGACCAGGCACTGGGTTGTTTTCTTGATCAGTGCAACTGCTGTAATTCCAACTAAAGGGATCATCTATTTTGTAGGTTGTGTTCTTAAATGCATCCAACTGATTTGTTGTTAACCAACGTTCAAAAACTGGATACAACATTGTTAACTGATCTTTGTAAGAGTAGTTTGTGGTTCTCCACTTGCCAGAAAATATCGTTTTGATATCAAGCTTTTGCACACTGTCAGGATTTCTGTAGCTGGCTGGCAGAGAGTTGAACAAATTTACTTCCAATTGCATCCAAGCTCTAGCCACAGGATGCGTCAACAGTTGAGGATCAACGGTGCTTGATTGCTGGTCAGCTATTGTTCCCAAGTCAGCACCGTTAAAATCTTGTAATACAACAACTGCACCATTGTGGCATCGGAGACTCAAGGGACTGTTGGGCTGGGTGACATCAAAAAATGCTGTTGGCACAAAACTGGGGGTGACTCCCAGCCGGGCTGCGCTTGCTGGGACAAATGTGGGTGTTATTGACTTTTCACTGCAATATCGGCCAGGAACGCCGTCAAAGCCGCTCATTGCCCAAGGACTGCTAAGTGTTTTGCCGACATTTATGGATTTCAATGCCTTATCTAGCCATTCACTAATGGGATTGGCCAAAGTCAGGCCTCCACTGTTGAATAAGTTAACTAAACTGTTGATGTATTTGTTGTAAAAGCGGAGATATTCTTTTTGTGACCATTGCATAACACCAATGGGATCCAACAATGCATTACTGCTGGTCAAAGCAGATGTTTGTGCTATGCTGTTCAAAATCATGGTTTTCAACAAAGGTGCACGATGTTGAAGTATTACGGTTCCAAGACTTTGGTTTTGTGCAGTATCACGCCAATTATTTGCACCAATTATATTGCCAATAATATTTGATTGGTTACCAATAACAGTAATCAAATGATTGATGATATTTTGCCTTGTGATCGTAGAGACCTCAAGGTTATTGGGATTGGCTTCAAGATTTTTAGGAATTTCAAAATAGCCAGTTGTTGCTATGTTGGTAATGTTTTGCCATGTTTTTACCACTACATTGGAATTGGGCTGCACACTGTTTGCTAGAGTCAAAACTTTGCCACTTACAGTGTATTGATCAGGAGTCAACAATACACCGCTTACTTCAACATTTATTGCACTAGGACCAGGAGCACCTGTCCCAGGTGCTTGATCCAATGTGAATGTTTTTTGACTTTCTTGTGTATAAAATTGATTCACCACATATTGTCTACTCAACACAGGGCTTTTGAACCAATTGTTTTGATACACTGGTTGAGTAGTAACAGGATCAACAGTTTGCCAAAACTTGAATCCGCTGATGTCTACTCTTAAATTATTGGGTTGGTATGTCCAAGTGTTTTGACTCAATGTGTTTTCAAATGTTAATTCATTTGCTGAAACCAGCAAAGAGCCTTGGTTTATTGCAGCCAGTTGACTTGGATCATAAGAGAACAATGATGATCCACTAAAGCTGCTGAGCGGATAAATGCTGGGATCACTCAAACTGTTGCCGTCAATGTCAAATAATTCAAATAAGGGACTTTGACTGTCCACAGTTTGTTTCCAGCTTTGTGCACTTACCCAACTGTTCGTGCTGCTTTGAAATCTCAAATAAGTGTCAAAAAATCTGTTAAGAGGATTTCCGCTGGCCACATACAGACTGTCATTGTTTTTGGGCGCACCTGTAACATCACTCTGGTTTGGCAATAATTGTAAGGTCAGCTTGTTATCGCTGCGCAATCCGCTAACTCGATAAATTCGATTATTGGCTTGACCGTCTACTAAGTTGGTGAACAAAATTGTCATGCCATCGTCAAGACTTATGCCGTCGACCAATAAGGGATTGCTGTTGCTTTGGCTTCGTCCAATCAAACTGCCTAAGTCAGTGGTGAAGCTATCAACTACTGTAACCCTACCTCTACCAATAGTGCCAAAATTCCAGAGTTTAGTGGTTTTGTCAAAACATATGATAGGATACTTGGCAACTAGCGCGTTAACATCTTGCAAGAGTGTTTGGCTTTGCACCAATACATCTCTATGGAACCAACGGTTTCTGATACTCCAGGGATTTTGGTTACTGCTGCCGCGATGCATAACAACATACGCAGGTGTAACCAACTTATCAACGCCGTCCCAAGGAGTGCTGTCGTATTCTTTGGGATTGTCCCAGCGTATCTTGATACTGCTGTCTGTGTCGTCAACAAAGTAAATTTTTCTGCCCACGCCTTCAATAATCAACTCACGATCTCTAAGAGCTATATCCAAGTCAAGAGTAGGTTTGATTTTTAGCCCAGTGGAAAACACAAGGGGGTGTGTGGCGCCATTTATTATAGATGAAGGATTATTGGCAATTGCGTATGTGCCAGCATATACATATGCTGATTCATTACTAACAGAGCTTAGGTCTGTTATGTCCAATAGCGTAATAGTATCTGGTCCATCACTTAACCAAACATATTCTTGAAAATTCAACCACATGTCCACATCACATGGTAAACCAAAGCTGTAGTATTCTTGTTCAAACAAGCGATTATGATCGTTAACCAACGCACCTTGACTGCGCAACTTGTTCAACAAATCTTCATAAAACAAAATGTGCGAAACTGTGTCACTGCCTTGGCTGCGGCTTATTGCTGTTGCCTCAACTTGATAATCTTGGCGGGATTTAGAGGTCTCTACGACATAAAAATCCTTTTTGGGATTATACCAACTGGGCATTCGACCAATATAGTTGTTCAAATATTCAACTTTTTCAGGTTGAAACAAATGGTCAGCTGTGGCTGCGAAAAATTTACGAAGGATATCGGTTTGTAATACCTCGGGTAGCAGATCGCTTATTCTACGTTTTGTATCGCTCATTTCAATCTCAATTCAGTTTGATTTAGGCTGGGAACAATTAAAATGTCAGTGACCCTGGCACTGCTGATGAAAATTTCATCAGGTTGACATTTTATTTCAAATAAATCACCAAAACTACTGTTTTGGTTTTGTGGAACAATCACTAAGGAATTCAAGATAGCCGGATTTTGTTGGTGAATGTATGCCGCAAGCTCAGTGAAAAAGAAGCTTTGACCAAAATCCCAGTTAGCGATACTGAAATAGTTGTCAATGTCTCGAATAATCCGGGCTTTTATTTCACTGTCTGTAATGCTTACACCAGAGTTCTTAACTACCTTAAATGATACTCGCAGTTCAGGATCAGCACTTTGTCCAAACAACAGCTTGTATTTGACTGGATGCCAAATCAATTGATCAGTCATCATTTTGTATGTGTCAAATTCAGCGAAAGTAATACGCAAGTCTTCAGGTGCTGGTGGCTGAGGCATAGGGTCTGTGGTTTTGCCTCTGGCAATCCAATTGCGCATAGCTGTATCATAGCTGCTGGTCAAAACATATGTGTCGATTATGTTCATGATTGCAGGGTCAACTCTTTTGCCTTTGTCTATAAAGTGTTGCCAACAATAATTGAGATCATTACGGCCCACTGCGGCTTTGTATGACGGTGTTACGTCAATTAAGCTGTTGTTACTAAATTGGTATTTGAAGAACAGCTTTTGATCTCTAACATACGCTACCTCGCCATCGTTCCAACTCAGTGGGTTTGGTGGGTATTTGGTGCTCATGGAAATGAGATCGGTGAATATCTTATCAACAGTTGTGGGGGTCAAATAATCAAAACCATTTATTACTGTTGTTTTCCAAAAAACATAGGGAAAACTGCTGCCAGTTATTAGGCCTGTATCAAGGTCAATTTGTTGTTCTCGATCAGGGTCTACAATCACTTTGAATTCATCAGGATTGTCAACAATGCCATCAAAATTAGAGTCTTGAAACCTTACTTGCACTCTGCGGGGCTCAATATAGCCATCTGGATACAATTGCTGTGATGCAATAGGCCAAAACCAGTCTTGAGAAAAGCTGAGATTGGTAGCTAAGTTGGTATTGACACGCAATATTTTAACAAAATCCTGGTTGGCTAACCCTGTATTACTACTGATTACAGGTGAGGTGTTGATTGTATAAAACCTTACATCATTTACACTTTCAAAAACATATTTCAGGCCACGACTGGTGATGTACCAGCCAAAGCCAGGCACATACTTCAATTGAATAAGCCAACTGGCATCTAAATTTTGATTAGCTGTGTTGCCTTGCTGTGCAAGAGAGAAGTCTGCGTCAACAGCCAAATTACTGGTGGAAATAATTTGCCACATGCCAGTTAGTTGGATATAACTGATGCCGAAGGAAAGTTTTTCATCCAAGGCATTTTTGACTGCGTCTTTTTCAGCACTCAAGAGCACGTCTTTGAAACTGGGTATTACACTGCTTAGCATCGTTCCATTGGGCACAAAGCTACTGATAATTGCATTACCAGCACTGCTGACACTGTTGCCTTCGTCCACGAGATAGCTGCTGGTTCCGTTGGCAAAAAACAAATAGCTGCCTTTCCGGATCCCATATGTTGTATCTGGTAATGCCAAAACAAAGTCAACTGTTTGAGTATAAAAGTGAGCATTGGGAAATACAGTGTTACTGGGGTTTTGGTTTGTCCATTGAATATTGCCACCACCGCGTTTTGGATATTTGGCTAGATAAAAGTCCCGCATATCGGTGTTGATTTTTCGTGAATCAACACTGCCTTGAATCAAGGGTTGAATGTAGGTGTCAAGGATTTGTGTGTTGTTGACATTTAAACTGTTGGGCACTTCAATGTAGGTTTCATGTTCTTCTTCAAACAAGATTCCATCGTCTGAAAACACTTTTGAATTTTGATAAGTGCTAGTGGGATCATTTATATCAATGTAACGACTTTGGCCACTGTAAACACGGTTTACACTCTTGATCTTCAATGCTTGACTGCTGATCAAAGGGTAGACGTTGTAATCCTCTCCATTGACCATTCTGTTTTGGGAATAAAACACTGCTGGAGCACGTTCGCGTATAAATGCATTGCTTTCCCTGCTCAGGCTGTTGGCTACACTGCTTTGTAAATCAAATTGCATTTGCAGCAGATTTTGCGATGTACCATCGTTATCGCGATAATAACTCAGGCTCAAAGGAACACTGGATATATCTTGTGGTAAGATAGTATAGGTTAAATTGTTACTGGTCCGGAAGTAGACCCGTATCCGGCCAACTGGTATGTTACCAAAATTACCGTCACTAAATTTGATACTGATACTGTCTGTGCCACTTATGTCGCGTGTAATAACTTGAAAAATATCTCTAGTAGATCGATTCAAGGAATTGTAAGCTATATTTGTGCCAAACAAGGCAGGTACTTTGGTCCATTCAACCAGTGTATTGCCCTGGTCATCAACTGTTTCAACCCACACATCACTTTCATTTACATTTAAGGCTGTTAAATCAAGAACACGATTACTCAAAGGCTCTGACAGAACAAAATCTGTAAATGATAGGGTTCCTTGTTTGAACAAGCCAAAAAATCCTGTATCAGGACTGGCATTGCCATTGCCATCGTTGCGATACAATACGCTCCAAGGCTGTATATAATTGGGAGTCTTTTCCCTATAATACCCAGCTGATCCCACAGTGATGCTACCACTTACACTGTTGACAAAATCAGTATTGACAAACTCAAAATTCATTTGTTGTCCGTTCACCACTCCGGTGAAGGGAAATGCAAGAGTGCGGGTCACTGTATTATCTAGGTCATATCGCTCAACAGTGAGTCCGTTAACTGCCCCGCTTTTTACAGGCTGACCAAAAGGATTGACCTTGCTGAAGCTGGCATTTAAGACCAAGATAAATTGTTCAAACCAATCAGGGTTGTTTGCATCATTCCAAATAACAGGCACATTGGCTAGATTGAAACCATTGGAGTCATAGATATTTTGATCAGTGATTACTTGAGTTAACTTAACCAAACCCTGTGCAGCAATACAGCGTCGTGGGTTGTAGGAAATCAGCCTGGCAAGGCGAAAAATACTGTCACGTCGGGTAGCAGTATCGATGAAATTTTCCCGAATATTCAGATCCAAACGGAATGCCAAACTGGATGCCAAATAAGCCAAAAGTTCAATTATTGCGACAAATTCGCTGCTTTCAATCCAGTCGTTGAAATCTTCTGGATAATTCAAGCGGATGTAATCAATCAAAGCTTGGCGGATAGTATCATAGTCATAGGCATTAAAATTTACCTGACTCATGGCTTGATACAGCACACGCCAATCTTGTCCAAGGAATAAATTATTTTGTCGGAGGCTTTGACTCATTCGATATGTGCCCTGTTTTATCTACTTGCGTATTTAAGCGAGTTTTAACCACACATATAACTTAAGATTTAGATAATAGTGGTTTCAACATTTCTGCGATCAAAATCAATTTGGAAAACTTCCACAATATCCAACGGTTGGTAGTAGAGATCCATCTGGAGTTGCAGGCCATTGTCATATTCAGTAAGTTTGATATCTCGTATTTGAACTCGACCATCAGCTGCCACTATTTGATAGCAGTCGTCAATAATCATCTGCAGGTTGTCAGCCACCATGGGTTCAAATAACATGTCCCAAATTATTGATCCAAAGTCTGGGCGCATGACTCTTTCGCGTTTCCTTGTATAAAACGCATTAACCAAATCTCTCTTGATAAGATCAAGATCAGTGTATTGTGTTTGTTTGATACTGGTGTCCACTGAACTATAACCAATGAACAATCGGGTGCGGGGTGCTACTGCCATAATACTTATTTAGAGAAGATTTGACACTCTAAAATCTTGCCACAAAATAAGTGATGAATAAAAAACATTTGAGTTTTGATGATATTACTGTTCTTACCTACAGTCTTTGCGATAATATAGAGGCGTCAGGTTGGCAGCCCTCGATTGTTGTTGGCATTACTAGGGGTGGCCTCCTTACAGCCAAAATGTTGAGTCATTATTGGAAAGTGCCTATGTGCACAATTGATGTGAGCTTGCGGGACTATACCTTATGGAGCGAAGATTTCAATACCAATTTGGTAATTGAGGCATTCAATGGTCACAATCTTCTTGTGGTTGATGATATAAACGACAGTGGTGCAACAGGGATCAAGATCAAAAACACTTGGACCACTGTAGTGAACAGTTTGCCAGAACATCAATCATTATGGCCCAAAAACAATATCAAATTTGGCGTGCTGTTGGAAAATGAAGTCAGCTCTCACCAAAGTGACTTTTGGGGCTCAAAAATCAACAAGGAACAAGATCCCATTTGGTATGTTTTTCCTTGGGAGATCCAACGGGGCAAGGGTGATTGAAAAAACACACAATCTATTGTTTCCTTGGAGCGTGAGAATGAACTTTGATGTGGTGGATTGGACACCTATGGACCATTGGTGTGTAGAGCATTTTGGCAATGAAGGTGTGTTGTGGAGCATTGGTTGGGAGAATGGCACGTGGGATTTTCAAAAATTTGAGGATGCAATGATGATGTGGCTGACATGGGTGAGATAATTGAAGATTGGAGCGTTTCTGCAGATCTCTGCTGTCCGCTAAGCTTGGATCGTGATAGATTGGATTGTGAACTGGCTTTGTTGAAGTATCGCACAACCCAAGAAGTTCAAGACAATCTCATACTTATCTATCTCAATATGCCAAGTTTGGGTTATCCCATTGGCCAATTGGAGTTGGTTAAAGAGTGGCGCACTATTCTCTGTGAAGAGCTTGTGAAACGGAAACCCATTCATTGGCGTCATTTCTTGAAAAGCCGTATGGACAAAAACGCTGCTGAGAAAACATCAGTTGACGAGCCCAGCCCTTCAGCGTAAGTTATCAAGGGACACGGAAGGAATGATTATGACCAAAGGTGAGCTGCTAGGCAAGTGTTTGGTTTTTGCCACCAACGCACATGCTGGTCAGTTTGACAAGGGAGGTGCTCCATATTTGCTCCACGTCCTAAAGGTTATGCACTATTTGCGCACCGAGGACGAAGAGCTGCAATGCATTAGTTTGCTCCACGACGTGTGTGAAGATACTGATGCCACCTACGCTGATCTCAGAGATATTGGCTGCACCGAGCGTGTGATTGCGGGCGTGAGGGCACTGACCAAAGTGCCGGGTGAAACACTCGACGAATACAAGGCTCGAGTTTTCGCCAACCCCGATGCCATGCGTGTGAAAAAGTGCGACCTGCGTCACAACTCGGATATCCGGCGCTTGAAAGGTGTCACAGAGAAGGACATTCGGCGCATGGCTCGCTACCATGAGTTTTACCTGGAGATTTGCGAGCGACTCAAGCTAGCTGATTGACAATCCAATCAATACTGCTATAGTGCTGGGGAAAGGAACACGCTGATGATCACCATTGTGAAAAAGTCCACACAAAATCGTCGAGCACTCTTGGGCCAAACTGGTAAACAGTTTGTGAGAATGTCGGGCGATGCCGTGCGCTCCATTGTGGAGAAAAATACTTTTGATCCCACTTTGGCTTTTTGGGTTCATTGGTACAATCAAGCACCTGCCCTTGATTTCGATGCAACTGCGCTCACACCAAAGCAATGCCAAGATTTGATTGAGCTTGTGACGTTGCAGACCAAAAAAGATCTTGAAAATATTCTCAAGTATCTTGATGAGATCAGGCTAGATCAAGAATATTGGCGCACCGTGTCAGAAAAGCTGAGCCAAGGGCTTGAACCACCCAACGCCCCATATTTCTTTTGGGACCCGCCTGTCGGCATCCCAGACTTCTCCCGGTGGACGCAAGCTGATGCGCCAAATCAAGAGTGGCTGGAACATGTAGACAATCGCCTCAAGAGACTGAAGGTAGTTGAGCGCGACTACCGCAAGTCAGCCAGGCTCCACCAGGATCGCTTGAACGACACATACATTTGGGCAGATGTGCAGACCGAAACTGTGCGCACCACTGTCATCACTCCAGTTTGAGGGTCACATGAGCAAGGACAGTCTTGGCGACAGGATGAAGCTGCTGGAACAGCAGGAAACTGATCGACGCTTCCTGTTCAGCTTGCCCATCTATGCGCGTATTGACGGACGGGGCTTCAGCAAGTTCACCAAGGACATGGAGCGACCTTACGACACTGGCATGACCACTAGCATGATCGAAACCACTCGAACCTTGGTGGAGAAAACCCAAGCTACTCTCGGGTATGTTCAAAGTGACGAGATCAGCTTGGTGTGGGTGCCCACAGGCAATGGCCATGGTTGGTTTGATGGCAAGATAACCAAGATGACCAGTGTGCTGGCTGGCCTGGCCACAGCAGCATTCATTGAGAATGTTATTCAGTATTTTCCCAACTGGCAGCAGCTGGTGCTCCGCCTGCCGCACTTTGATGCAAGAGTCATCAGCATGCCCAGTTTGAGTGAGACGGCGAACATGTTACTTTGGCGCAATCTTGATTGTGCCAAAAATTCCGTGAGCATGGCTGCCCATCACTATCGCAGCCACAAAGAGCTGCAAGGCCTAGATCAAAAACAGCAACAGGAACTCATTTGGCAAAGTGGCGTCAACTGGAGCTCATATCCCGCAGCATTCAAGCGAGGAACTTGGGTACGTCGACGTGTAGTGCAACGCACGTTGAATGACTCTGAGCTGGGGTTGATTCCGGAAAACTACAGGCCAGATCCCGGCACACTGTTTGCCCGGAGCGAGGTGCAAAGCTATGATCTGCCTCCTCTCAATCGAGTCACAAACCGAGTGGCTGTGCTGTTTGAAGACGCACCGCCTGAATACAAAACAGATAACCCTTGACATACTCTCTGCCACTGCTATAATCCGCGCATACAAAGGAGACAGGTTGATGGGCAGCTGGAACGAAACTTGTGGGATCACACGCTTGCCCATCCATTCAGGCGATCCTGTGGTGCTGATCATGTTGAGCCAGGTCACTGACTCTGGTGGTGCTGATGGCGCTTGCTATGCCAGCCACTACTGGAAGCCCTATGCGCTCCCGCTACGTGCAGTCTACAACGACTACGGTGGTATTGAAGATGTGGGCACAGAGTGGAATCAACGCTGGATCCTGGGCAAAACTCGCGAAAGCATGGAGAGCATGCCAGAGGGAGAAAATCCCTACCACGAGCCCGCTGTGGATCCACTACAGCTTGACAGCATGGAAACCCTCATGGAGTGGATTCGATCTGATCGGGTGTGGGTGAGAGGTGCTCGCAATCCCCGGGGCGGTGGGCATCTCCTGGGCTGGACCATGTGCCACGCTTGGGCATGGGACCATCTAGCCCAGCAGAGTGAACACTGGAATGGCGATGTGACCACACTGGAGATGAACTACAAGCGGGGTCAGGAACGCTACCGCAGCCTCTTCAAGCTGGCACAGGATCACCCGGATGGTATGAACTTTGAGATGGCTTATTGGCGCTGGCGGGACACCCACTCCCTACGGGATCACTGGGCTGCCTTGCTAACTGGAGGCAGCAGCTTTGAAAGCTATGGTGGTGCCACAACTGGCATCCGCTCTTACGCTGATCTCATGCGGCTGTGGGCAGTGGCAGGACGTGACGTCGATCATCCCGAAGTTGACGACTTTCTCCGGGAGATGAGTGCCTTTCTGTTGGTATCAGACAACATGTGTGGACTGCGCATGACATGGCACCCGCAAACTGGCAAGGGCAGTCAGTGCGCCGAATACCCTCTCTACAAAAGTTTTTTTCTTCGCTGCCAGCAGCATGTGGACCTGATGCTGAACGGTGGCGACGATGATGACTGCGACACTGATGACACTCTATAACCTCAAAAACAAGGAAACCGTGCTGTGAACAACCTCAGCCTTCTCATCTACCTTGCTGGCGTAACAGGCAGTATTGGTAGCTTTCTGGTATTTGTTGCTGTTCTGTTTGGATTTGGAATAGCAGTCTGCGGTGTCGTTTGGGTCGTAAGTCTTGACGCTACCAATTTCCGCACTGTGGAATATGCCAATCACGTCAAAATCCACAGCTGGCGCTGGCTTTGGGCGTTTTTGGTGCTGATGATTTTTGTTGGTAGTGTGTCAGCACTGGTGCCCAGCCGACAGACAGTGCTGCTGATTGCTGGCAGTGAGATGGGCGAGCGAGTGCTCAATCACCCACGCTTCAACCAAGTTGTGGATCCTGGACTAGAGCTGGTGACAACCTGGATGCAAAAAGAAACGGCTGAGATCCGCCGGAGCATGGATCCTACCAAAAAGCAGTAATAGGCTAGCCCAGCTGGCCCAGGCTGGTGACAAATCCCGGGCGCCCGGGCTGGTTGTGCAGGATGAACTCGCTTTGTCCTGCACGATCGGTTATCCAGATGATGCTGTTAACAGGTATGTCAGCTTGCAGGACTTTCTCAAGCTTGCGGTCTCTCTTTTGCAACAGCTCAGTGATCCAAGTTTGGTCTTCTCGGAACTGCTCCTCTAAATCGTCCCCATCAGTTATCATGTCACCATCGCTGTCAAAGATGTGATAATAATAAGGGTCTAGGTCAGGGTCATTGGTGGGCTCATCAGTGCGCACATATTGTTTCCCTCTCCAAGTGACTTTGCCCTTTTGGTTATACTCTTGCACTGCTTGTTGAATAGCCTGATCAGTTATGGGCTTGACCTTCATGAGCCTGGGATCTACTCCTGCAAACCAAGCTGCAACGCGGGGGTCACTTGTCCAGCTGAGTGTGTGCCGGGGACCACCTTTGTCACCCACAGGGGTTTGAGCTCGATAGAGACGTATGGTGTCGCCAAACTTCCTCCGCAAGGCCGCTTGCACTGGCCTAAAACTCTGCTCCAGGCTGGCTCGGATCCGTTGGCCCCGCTCACTTGGCTGTGGGCTGTAGGCATCTTCCAGTTGAGCACTTTTCATGATTCCGCCCCACATGCCCTTGTTTTGGGCATCCGGTGGCACTCCTACAAATCCCTCTAGGGCATCAGCAGCCTCTCCGGTCAAACTGTCATCAGCTTGGTCCACTAGATTTTTGATGCCCAACTGCTCAACGCTGATGTTGGAGAAGCTTTCCCGTAGGATCCGGGGATTGAGATCTGTTATACGCATGGGATATTTACGCAAAAAATGGTTGACAGGCCAGCCTCCTTGTGCTACATTCCTTACTGTAAACAAGGAGGCTGCTGTGAGCGATGAACCCCAACTGGATGGCATGATCCCACTTTCTGCCCTAGCAGATTTCCTCCGTGATCATCTCACCGTTGAGGTGGAGGTGTATGAGGAGAACTACAGCCAAGGCTACGTTACCACTGAGGTCACCATTAAGTTGGGTGACATTGTGATCACCAGGGGCTCGGACAACCACAACTACACGCGCTAACAGGCGATTTTTTCAGAACAAATGGTTGACAGGGTGGTCAACCCATGCTAGTATGCCTACATAAGCTAAAGGACGTAGAGAGATGCAAGTTTCCGAGCTGATTGAACGGCTGCAAACCTTGAAGGAGCAGCACGGCGATGTTCCTGTGATGGTAGGCAATGACGATGGCGACGTATGGGATTGCATTATTGCTACCCATTATGTAACAGAGCAAGATGAGTTTCCCAGCAACTGGAACATGCCAGAAGGCTTTGAGTTTATCAAGCTCAGCAACTGAAGGATCAAGATCATGGACATCACTGCATTTGGCAAGACCCAACCGCTGGAACAGCATCTTTGGGAGATTGCCAACACCCGGCGAGATGAGTTTCCCAAGGATGTGATCAACCTCATGCTGGCAGCCTACTCTGTCATCGAAAGCCAAAAGATTTTCATCCAGCAAGGTGACGAGCGTGAGGCTCGGATAAACACCCAGCTCAATGCCAAGCTGGACCAACTGCTGAGTTGTGTGGATCAGCCTCGTTGGTTGGTGCAGGGCACGGTGAGCGTGAGCCACTACATGCAAGATGGGCGCGAGCAGAGAGTTGAGACCCTGGTGGTGCTGGCTGACACTGAGCAGGAAGCCTGTGACAAGTTTGTGGCTCATTGGGAGAGCAAGACCTCAGAATATGCCGTCTACTACACTGCCTGGGCTGACAAGGCCCATCAAACTGGTTGACACTGACTAGAGTTATGCTACAGTGCCAGAGACAGAGTAAGGACCTTTGCCCATGACAGTAATCCGAGAAACATGCGAACTTTGTGAGCATAACAGGCTCTGCTATTGCAGATCATGTGATTTGAGTGGCGAGCCCAACCCAGAAGCTTTCACCAGAAATGAACTGGTAGAGGCACTAATCTCCTACTACAGGGCCCCAAGGACCGCTGAGTAATGAAACTTCTTCGATTCCGCGAGAAGCATGGCGATCGAGTTTTCCTTTTCAAAACCAAAGAGGAACTTCAGCTGATCCTAGCGCAGGTTGCACAGGAAAGGCTGGACGAAGGCTATTGGTATGACACTGAGAATGGCAGTGATCAGGTTGACAGGCTGTGGCCCATGCGGCATCTCAGTGATGCGGACAAGATCGCACTTCTGCTCAAGAGGCTGCACGACCCTTCTGCCCGGCCCAACACCAACCCTACCAGCTATTATCTGCACCAGGTTGCGCAATGGATGCGAGCTCGCCGGGACTATGAGTATGAGGGCTGGGATGAACTGCCTGTCGAACAGTGTCAACTCACCCACTACGAGGGCAGCGTGCGTCGCACCAGCTCTGCAACATAGAGGTTGATATCATGAAAACACTGGCTAGGTTTGGTGTTTGAATGGAGTGTGGACAAGAACAATGTGCTGTGGATCAGCCCAAACCAAACTCGCAAGCAAGCTTTTTTTTGATCAACATCAAGCGGAGATCCAGCGCCTCACTCGGGAGGCTATCCAATCCATCTCTGCCAAAATCATTGCGGTGAACAACAACCCATAAGAGTCGTTGACAATCGTCTGTGGTGTGCTACACTAGGCACAGGAAACAAATGGGAGACATGCTGTGAAGAAACGTGTTGTTGTCACTTTGGAACTGATTTACGACCATCCCGAGACTGTGACAGTGCGTGGCAAACAGGTGGCCTATCCCTTTGATGTAGGCTATGTGTTGAGCGAGATCAAGGGCACGCTAGAATGCAGCGACTATGGTGTTTGGGGCCTGCAGAAGGTGAACGGCGGCTGTGTGAGTCACCTGCAACTTGTGCTAGCTGACGACATTGTTGACGAGTAATTCACTCATCACACAAGGAACCCTCTGATGCGACTGATTCGATTCCGCGAGAAGCATGACGACCGTGTGTTTGTTTACTCCACAGGATTGGAGAAGCAGCTGATCCTTGCCCAAGTGGCACAGGAACGCTTGCAGGACGGCACTTGGTATGATGATGAGAATGGCAGCGATCAAGTTGATCTCCTCAAGCCCAAGACTCATCTCAGCGACGCGGAACGGATTGGCCAACTGCTGGAGAAGCTCTTTGATCCCAGCAACCGTAGCGATGCTAGCAAGGCATACAAGCTAGGTGAGCTCACTTATTATCTCGGCCTGGTCGAGCGTTGGATGGGTGGCCGCAGGCACTATGAATACGAGGATTGGGACGAGCGACCGGTTGACGCCCTAGAGCTCAAATGCCACCAAGGCAGTGTGCGCCGTAATACCAACCGGGAAGATTAGGAAAACACCATGCGAACTCTAGCCCGCTTTGCCATCCGCCCTGCTGACAACCAGTATTCAAAGGGTGACCTTATCCTGGGCGCCATGTGTGAGGAACACGCCACCAACCTTCTCAAGCCCAACCATGTGTATGAGATCCGCGAGATTGATGGTGTGCTCACTATAGCGGACATGGGCGAGAGTGCCATGGGCATGTATCCTGTTGAAGCCCGGGTAGACAGTCCTCTGAGGGGGCAGGTATCGCGTGTGGGTTGGTTCAACGAGATAGGCCATTTGTTGAGCGTGGGCGATGGCCAGCACTTGGTGACCCGAGAGGAGATAGGCAGGTAGGCTGCGGGGAAAAACTGGTTGACAGCGCCCTGCATCGTGCTATAATGCGCACACAAGCAAGGAGCCGACCTTATGAGCCGCGGAAAATATAGCCCTGCAACTCCTCGCAAGAACAGTGACGCACGCATGAAGCTCGACGCGGTCGAACAGTTCGATCGCAACGCCTATGGTGAGGTTCCCTCTCCCTACCAGGCAGGGGTTGACCAATATGATGAGAAGATCCATTTCGTCAACTATGACGAGTGGGGCTACGACAGCTATGGCTACTCGGCCTGGCTTGAGGATGGCACGTTTGTTGGCCTTGGGCAAGGTGTAGACAGGCTGGGCTACACTGAGGATGACTACATCACCATGAGAGATGATGAGTGGGAGGATGTGTGCTGGAGCATTGATCCTGCGGTGTTCAAGCTTCCTTGCCCTGGTATCACACTCCGCCAAACTCCCCGGGCCATTCTCAGCCAGCTTGAAGGAGAGATTCAGCATATTTTGAACCGTGCTGAGGATGAGATCAAAAAGGCAAAAGAAATAGGGTATCACACCGAACTGTTTCACCAGCAAGGTCGACAGAGTGCTGCCAACGAGCTGCTTAAGGTTGTGGTTCGCCTACAGAAAGAACAAAACGGTTGACAGCCCCTTGAGCTGTGCTATAATGGGCATATAGAGACAGGAGCACGGGACATGAGCAAGAAACTGGAAGTAGGCGACGTGTTTGAGGCCTGCAAGAACATGAGTGTTTATGCCAAAATCCCCAGCCACTTTGCCTATGTCAACCGGCCCAACGATCCCACTCCTGCAAAAACTGAGGTGCGAGTGGGATGCCTCATGTGGCGAGACGATCATGCACTGGATCTCGGCTACCTCAAGGGTCGCTATGTGGTGGAGCATGCTCGGAGTGAGGGCGGCGGCACTGGTCACGGACCCCATGACATTTACCCCGACGGTTGGCACATCCGGGCTCGCAAGCTGAACGTAGATGGCAGCTACAATGCCACTGGTGTAGAGATCGAGTTCTACCAGAGCGGTGCGTTCACTGTGGTGAACAAGGATGTGCCCGTGGTAGGCAAGCTGCACCGGATTTTTGTGGCTGAATAGACAAAAAAGCGGTTGACAGCAGGCCAAACCCTGCTATAATGGGCACACAGAGAGAGGAAGCAACACCAATGTTCAAGTTCGAGCTGGACCAGACTGTCTACTATCTCATGGACAACCGGGTGTGCAGTGCTCCGGTGTTGTGCCGCATGCTGGTGGAGAATCAGCATCCCAAGTGGAATGCCACCGACAAGCAGGCGGAGTTTTTCCAGCGTTTTGGTCCCTGCCGTGTGGTGTATGCCACCTGCCATGGAGAGCATGAAGAAGCCATGCTGTTTGAGAGCCGCGAGGCACTGGCTGCTGCCATCATTGCGGAACAGATCTAATGACTGCTGAAGGAAAAGTGCTGTATCAGCGGAATACAATGGGCTATTGGATCTTGCGACATCCATCAGGGTTGTATCCTGTTGATACAACACAGGGTTTTTGGAGTAATCATAGGGTGGCAGCCATGAGATTCCACACAAAAGAGGAAGCTGATGCCTGTGCTGCCTATCTCTCCACGAGTGTTATAAGCGGGATCAAATGTAACATGCTCTTGGTGGAGATGTTGTTTCAGATGTAAACAACGCTTTTGGTATCAATATCTAACCCACGGGGTAATTATGAACGGCGCCGGACATGCAGACTACTGTAACATACGAATCAGTCGAGAAGGGCTAGCACGCGGCAAGCTCGAGCTAGTGCATCGATATGTAATCTACTTTGCACGACAGTATGTGACTGATTATCTTACAGGAACTGTAAGCGGAGCACATCTCAAGATTGGCCAAAGCACTTTGTTCAATTCGCTGCAACGTGGCCGAAACCAAGCGGGTGGTGATTTTAGAATTCTAGCTGAGCTGTGTTTTCAATCAGCTGATGCTGCCAAACAGGCAGAAAAATATGCTCATTATCTTTTCATGAACGATCAGGTACGCGGTCCGCAAAATCAGCAAGAATTGTTCAACATCCCTGATCAAGATGTTGAAACCCGTGCAAAGGCGCTGATTGCCTATTGCACCACCAACAATGATCATCCGTTGCCTTTTGTTGAGGCCCTGTTGTTTACAGGCGGACAAGAAACCGTGGATATTATCTGAGGCAGACATGAGCAAAAATCCCACTTCCAACCAAATCATCTCTTGGGTCAAAGCCGAAGCGCAAGCTCGCCTAGACAATGCTGGTTATTCTGGACGTTATGATGATGGTGGATACGGCGCTCTGCTGCGTGAGGTAGAGGCTTATCAAGCCGGCCAGGCCGGCACAGTGCCAGGCTCTTGGGAACCCATCATTGAGAAACATGTTCGGCAGCAGGATGCTGAGTATCAAGAGTATCTCAGGCTAGCCAACAAGTTTGGTCCACCAAAAAATTAAGGCTAGACATAAAACAGCATCCTGCTATAATGCCCACATAGAGAAAAGGAACCCAGCCGTGAGTGACGAAATTGATCGCTTGCTGAAGTTTGACCCACTGGACACAGCTGAGCGCATGCTGGGCCGCAACAATCCCGATAGTGTCAACCTTGGTATGGCGCTGCACGTCAGCCACAACCAGCGCAAGCAAAGGGCTCTAGAGGAGTTGGGCGACACCACCTTCAGCAACCGGCTGGTTCGCTACCAGGAGATCATCACCCTCATGGGTTTTGAGTTGGCGCTGGAGCTGCCCTTTGTGGTACGGGGATACGACAGCACTGATCCCGATCGTGAAGAACGCTATTTCATCTACGCTCACCGGGACGGGCTGCTGCTGTGTTTCGACACCTTCTGCGGTGACCATGTGAACGGTGCAAAAGTCTACTACAACTGGATTCCTCACAGCGGCACAGACCGTTGGTGCTACACCAGCAGCGGGCATTTTGAGGGCTATGTAGACCAGGAAAATCCCGGTGTGTGGTGTGGCGACCATGATGCTCGCGAGGCACTGCGCCACAAGATCCAAGGCCTGCAGAGTGCTGGCGATCTCCTGCCCCAGTGGAGGCATCGTCCTTGGCTTTGGTTGCTGCACTACCAGGACACCAAGGACACCAACTACGATCATGCAGCCATCACCCAGAGCCGTATCAAGATGTGCCCCGAGTGGGTGCAAAACATGATTGGCGCAGTATGAAGCAGCACACGTTGATCTACTGAAAAAGTCCTAGACACAACTCAGCAACCTTGCTATAGTCACACAACAGTTGAAAGAAACACACCCTATGACAGCTGATTTCCCCAGCTTCAGCACTGCTGTAGCCAATCGAGTCAAGAGCCTCAGCCAGCATGAGCTGTATGTGGTAGAGGGTATTGACCTCTTCACCAGCTACCTGCTGAGTTTTCCCGAGGGCACTGACCCCATGTTCCGGGTTCGCACCACGCATGACTGCTCTTGCTGCAAGAACTTTGTGCGCAACATGGGCGGTGTGGTGGCTATCGTCAACGGCCGCAAGGAAAGCGTGTGGAGCGTTCCCAACCTCCCCGAGCCCTATGCCACTGTGGCTGCGGCCATGGATGCACTAGTGCAACAGCTTCCCATCAAAAGCGTGTTCCGCACCAAGGAAACTCGCTTTGGTGCCTCACACACCTATGACAGTGACAACCGACGCTGGGACCACTTCCATGCTGAGGTGGCAACTCGTCACCGCTGTGCTCGTCCCGACGAAGAGCGAGGCAGCATCAACACCACTGCTCAAGTGCTGCGTCGCGGCCTAGACACCTTGGGTGACGACACCTTCCAGACAGTGCTGGACCTCATCGACAGCAACGCCCTCTACCGTGGTAGTGAGCACCGTCGAGCTGTGCAGGAGTTTCAAAGCCTCCAGCGTGCCTACCGTGCCTCAGGTGACGGCAGCCTGCATGTGTGGAGCAACGTCGGCAACCCTGTGGCACGCTTTCGCAACACGGTGATTGGCACGCTGATCCAGGACCTCAGTGATGGTGTGGACCTCGAGCGTGCCGTGCGCGGTTTTGAGCAGAAGGTGGCCCCCACCAACTACAAGCGCACCACTGCACTCATCACGCCTGCCATGGTCACCAAGGCAGTGGAGAAGTTGCGTGAGCTGGATCTGGAGCGGAGCATCGAGCGGCGGTTTGCCCGACTGGAAGATGTGAGTGTCAACGACGTGCTGTTTGTGGACAACAGTGTGCAGGCACAGATGCGAGATGGTCTCACCAGCCTGCTCATGGAGGCAGTCGGCTCAGCGCCGCCCAAGAACGTGAGTGGTGTCACTGGCATCCCGGTGGCTGAGTTTGTGAGCGATGTGCTGCCCAAGGCGCGCCGAGTTGAGGTGCTGCTGAAGAATCAGCACCTGGGCAACTTTGTGAGCGTGACTGCACCTGTGCATGTGCATGTGGATGCTGGTCGGCTGTTCCGCTGGAACAACGATTTTGCGTGGAGCTATGATGGCGAGGTCGCAGACAGCATCAAGGCTCGTGTCAAGCGGGCAGGTGGCAACACCAATGCAGCACTCCGAGTGAGTTTGGCCTGGAGCAACTATGACGACCTTGACATCCATGCTCACTGCCCTGACGGTCACATCTACTACGGCAACCCTGGGCGCATCCTGGACGTGGACATGAATGCAGGCCGAGGCACCACTCGAGAGCCTGTGGAGAACCTCAGCTGGACTCGTCCGCTTGATGGTGTCTACCGCATTCAGGTCAACCAGTTCAGTCAGCGTGAGACTGACAACGTGGGCTTCACACTGGAGATTGAGTGCGAGGGCAAGGTCTCTCAGCTGAGCTATCCACTAGGTGTCAAAGGCACGGTGGACTGCATCACCTTCCAGATGGTGCGTGGCGAACTCACTGATCTCAAGATTGTCAACAAGTCAATCCGAGGCGGTGACGTGTCAACCCAGAAGTGGGGTGTGGCTACGGAAAACTTTGTGCCGGTCAGCACGCTGATGTGCAGTCCCAACCACTGGGAAAACGCAGGCGGTGTGGGCAACCAGCATTGGTTCTTCATCCTGGAAGGCTGCAAGAATCCCGAGGCCACTCGAGGCATCTACAACGAGTTCCTGCGAGGCGACCTCGAGCCTCATCGCAAGGTGTTTGAGGTGCTAGGCAACAAGACCAAGTGTGCACCCTCAGATCAGCAACTCAGTGGCGTGGGCTTCTCACGTGGACGCAACGACGAGGTCACTGTGCGAGTCTCAACCAACAACTCAACTCGTGCCTACAACATCATTTTTTGAAAGGACACCCAACATGAACGATCTTTTTGTTACCGCTTCTCGACAGGCTTGGCGCTTTCCCAGCACTCGTGGCGAGCTCACCACCGAGCAACTGTGGAGCATGCCACTCCTAGCCAAGAATGGCTTTGACCTCAACTCCGTGGCTCGGGGCCTCAACCAAGAGGTCAAGGACCTAGGCGAGGAAAGCTTTGTGGAAACACGGAGCAACCCTGCTCGCTCCACTGCTGAAGGCAAGCTGGAACTGGTCAAATCCATCATCGCTGTGCGACAGGAAGAGAACCGGCTGGCCGAGCAGCGTGCCCAGCGTGCTGTGGAGCGTGCTCGCATCCTGGATGCACTGGCAGCTCGCGAATCCGAAGAGCTCACCAAGGCCAGCAAGGATGAGCTGCTGGCCCGCCTGGCCCAGCTGGACGGCTGATTGCTCAAGTGAGGGGTGTGACCGTGCCCCTCACTTTTTCTCTTGACTCAGTCTATGTCTGTGCTACTATGCCTATTGACACGCAAGAGGTGAGAACGTGAGCCTGATCAACAAGCGTATTGCAGACAGCATCCGACGCTACCCCACTCTTTATCGCTGCCGTACTGATGTGCTGGAACAGTGGTTTTGTGTGATTGGCAATGGCATGGAATGGCAGGATGGACAGCTAGTGAGCATATTTGACGAGCCACCTTTGCGCACTGTGGAACAGCTGGTAGCAGAAAACACCAAGTGGATGAGAGAGCGGCTGGAGGAAGATGCCAACGAGATGGATGCCTCTACTTTGGCTCGATATCGTGTGATGATCCAGCAGGAGAGCATGCGGATTAGGGCCACCGTCGAAAATGCCAATGATCTGGCACTAGTGGAGTGGAGCCACAACACACCGACCAGGCTCAGAGACAGCTTCTCAGCCAAAAGCATTTATCCTCTCTGTGCCTACAGCCGGATGAGCCAGGTGCCAGATGATGTTGACCCCGAATGGCTTGCAGCAGTGCGTGAGATGATTTTTGTAGTGTTTCGCAGTGAGCCTGACCAGTATGGATTTGACCCTGAAACCAATGCGAAACAGCACGAGGCCAACATCCAGTTTGCGAGCCAAACTTCGGCTCACTTGGCTCAACGTTTTGGTGATGGTGGTCGGCCAGCCAGCTATGAATCTTGGTGCTCACGCCAACGGGCATTCAACATCAAGGTCAAGGCAATGATTCAAGACATTTTGACAGGAGTGTAAACCGTGCAAGTCAACAGTGATCAATGGTATGTGAAGTGGTTCCTATGGAACTGCAATATTCTGGACCGGTGGCTCAATCCAGGATACGCTAGTCGACGAGTAGAGAGGGCTATGAATAAGGGCACCGACCTCTGCACCTTCTTCCGCACAATCCTGCTGGGCACCCTGGTGGCCCTGCTGAACTTGGCTGTGTGGGCGTGGGTGGCGTTTGTGATGCTGGTGATGCCCTTCCTGCTGTTCAATGTCACAACGGTGGCCATGACTGTGGGACTTTTTGTTGGTGTGTTTGCTGCCGCTATGTTGGTGGCAACGGCTGTTGTGGGAGCACCTGAGGCCATCCGGTGGGTGGCAAGAAAGACCAGCAGCGCAGTCAAGAAAGCTCCTCAGCGTGCGCCCACATTCCTACAGGTGTTTGGGCGCTATCTCATTGGCGTCAAACAGCGTTTTTGCCCCACCATCACCATTAAGGACAACAACAATGATTAACATCATCCGCAACGGCAGCTTTTTGATCCCCCCAATGGGAGCAGTGGTGGCTGTGGCTGTCACCAGCCTGGCGCTGTTTTTCATGGTCCTAGGCAGCAAAGAAACTCGAGTGCGAACCTCTGACGCACGGTGTGAGGTGGGCGAAGTTGTCAGCGGCAGCGAGACCATCCGCGTCAAGCTGCTGTGTGATGAGGCGGGTGAGAAGACAGCCACCAGCACCGGCCAGGCCGAAACTGTGCTGGCCATCCTCAAAACCAACCCCGCCACTGTGGTGTGCAATGTCATGCATACTGGCTGGGCACGGGACTGCCGCGTGCCCTAAAGGATAGAGTAGATGGTAAGGATCATTGGCAAGGACGAGCGGGAGATGCGGCGTGTGACCTGTCGGTTCTGCGCCAGCATTTTGGAGTACACCCAGAGCGAGACCACCACACGGTGGGTAGGAGACTACAGCGGTGACCGTGAGCAGATTAGAGAGCTGGCTTGCCCGGGATGCGGCAACAAAATTCCGGTGAAATTTTATTGAAAATTCCAGTTGACACCTCTGTGATTTGTGCTATTATCCAGGCGTAGAGCAAAGGCTAGGTGATGCCAAACGAGTGCCCAGACTGTGACAGCATGTGGTGCAGACAGCGTGGCTGCCAAGGCAGCATTCCACAACTTCCCCCATATGAGGAGATCCGTCCCATGACCAAGCGTTTTACCATCGAGCGTGTGATCAAGGTCTATGATGAGGACACCGGTAACCACTTTTATGTGGGTCCCGATGCTGACGGACTTGATGGTATGGAGATTCGAGATGTCAATAGCGAGGGCAAGATTGACGCTCGCTTCTTCATAGGGCGCGAGCAAGCTGTGCTGGTGGCACAGGCCATCCTCGAGCTATATGGGGACAAGCAGTGAGCCGGGCTGCACTCAAGCCCAAGCTTGATGATCAGGATCTTGCAGAGATCCGCAAGGATCACGATTGGTGGATGGCAGCCGCTCCTCCCAACTGCGTGTTGATTGGGTGGACCGATCGAGAAAGCGCAGTGTTTCAACAGGGTCCTGGTCCGTTTCCCAAAACCATCACCATTCCTGGTGTGGCAGCCGAATACATCCACACTCTTCTCAAAGGCAAGGAACTCACACCATGAGCAAGCCCAATGCTAGAGACCGGCGCACTGTTGAACGTCGTCGTGATCTTGACCAATACAGCGGACCTTACCGTCTAGAGGACCTACCTGAGCTGCAACATGGTGCTGTATTGGTTCTTGACAGCTGGTATGATGAAACCTCAGTGTATCTTGCCTGGGAAGAGCTAGAGAGTGAGGAAGAGTGGAGGGCTCGAGTCAAAAAGCTCGATGCGGCTGCTGCTCGTCGCGCCCAGAATCCCACACCACGCAAAAGCAAGGAGCAGAGGCTGCTGGAGCAGGCTCGCCAAAAGCTCACGCCAGAAGAGTTGGCTGCCTTGGTTCGAGATGCCAGGAATAGCTTGACAATGTCCTAAAGCCTGCTATAGTGGTCACACAAACGAGGAAAGCTCATGAATCACCAGCAGGACAGAGATCTACAAGTTTGGCTTGTCACGCTCGATGGAACTCAACAGGCCCATAATGTGGTTGTTGAGCTCAAGAAACTAGGATTCTTGCAGTTGACGGTAATGGATGCAATTGGCGTGATCACCGGCAGGGCAGATCAGTCTATTGCCGAGGCAGCTCGCATCCTCCCGGGTGTTTTGGATGTGGAACCAGAAACTCCAGTGTCAGTTTGATATCTCAAGGAGTACCGGATAGTGCAGGACGTATTTGGTCAGGATTTGAACGTTGGCGATAAGGTGGCTCTGACCCCGCACGGATACAAGAGCCTGGTTGTTGGCACGATTGTAGGATTCACAGCACAGCAGGTGCGAGTCAGCTATGAGCGACGACGCCGGTATGGCGATACGGAGGAGACCACAATCCTTCGACCTCCCGGTGATTTGGTCAAAGCCCCAGAACATTTTACCTCTTGACATTCAGCTCGAGTCTGCTATAATCCCCACATCAAGCGAGGACAGCACCATGTCAATCAACACCAGTGAGCTTTGGGTTGTGGTCTATATCCACAATAATCCCTACAGCTTTGACACTGGCATGCCGGACACGGTCTACCTCAAGCGGGAGGAGGCTGAAGCTGCCTGCCGTGAGCTCAACAGCATGCCCAAAACTTTCAGTTGGGAACGCGAAAATCCCTATTCTGCTGAAAGCCTGTATGATCGCATGCTGACTATTCGGGACGAGAGTCGGCGAGAAGGTGAGCGAGACGAGCGTCGCAACGCTGACGGCTACTAGGGGGAAAAGTGACCATCAACCGCAAGGCGTTTCAAACACCACAGAAAACTTGGCATGCAGTCAAGTGGACTCGCAAGGGGCGAGGATCCTACACTGATTTCGAAGCGGCCAAAAGGTGGTGCAACGCTCATGCTGGAGTCTACAGAGGTGACTGGTGTTACCATTATGGCCCTTGGGAATTCAAGTTTCGCGACCCCGCTATAGCCTTGATGTTTCAACTTACATGGTGCTAGTATGAAATGGGAATGGACTCTGTCCGTAGTTGCTGAGCGTGATGCCTCAGGCAAGCGTCGTCGACTTGAGGAGCATGAGACAGCCGTGGAGGTGCAAGATGGTGGACAGGCACAGCTTGTGGAGTTTGCAAACACCAGTGAGACCGGGCTGTTTGTGCGCTTGCAGAGCTGGGATGATCAGCGCGAGCATACCGAAATGGCTCAGTTGCTGAACAAGCGAGTGCGAGTCACTGTGGAGGTGCTGGACGATGAATGAAGTTTCAAAGATGATTTGTGTGGGCATGATCCTGGCTTCAAAAAAGCGCAAGCCTGACAGCTTGTTTGTGGTCACGCATCTCTATCAGCGAGAGTACGCCAATGGTAATCTCGCTGATAGAGCAACAGGATTGATAATTAGCAAAAAGCGTGACCCTGAACCTTGGCTCGAAACTCGGGCTCACGGTGCTCCCCCTCCGGGGATTGATGGGAGTGAGCTCCGCGACCTAGATGTTAGAAGTCTCGAGCAGATGTTTCCCCATGTGTGGTTTGATCCAGTTGTGCCAGAGCATGAGGAAGACAAGTGAATTTTTCTGGTTGACAATCTTCTCTAGGCTGCTACAATGGCGGGGCAAGCAAGGAGCTAGAGCGATGGACGACCTCAGCAAACTGATTGGGCGCACTGTAGCCAAAGCCGAAATGTTTGGAGACGGTTATTTCCGGCTCACGTTTGAGGACGGAAGCGAGCTGGATGTGATGGCGCACGGCACTGAGCCGCAGTGGTTGAGTGTTGACTTCACCGATTGACAGAGCAGTAGCCTTCAGCTAGTATGCGCTACCAAAAGAGGAGTTGTGCTATGCAGTTTGTTGTTATTGATCTCAAGACTCGCTGCCTGGTGAAGCATCCGCGCACTCGGAAGGAAACCTACAGCACTGAGCGTGCTGCCAAAGCGGCGAAGACCCGCTTGACCAAAATTGATATGGACGCCTATCTCGCAGGCAAAAAGTATCCTCGCTCCGACTATGAGGTTATGGACGAGGCAACATACAAGGCACAGGTGCCCATGCGGGAGGTCACTAATCTTATGACGGGAGCCACCGTGCTCGAGCGTGCTGACACACCGTGGCACTGTTCAGTCGGTAGTGAGAGTTACTGGAGCAGCTGACGTGAGTAAACTGGTGACAGATGGTCATGTGGCTGTGCTCTACAGCCCAGGTTTTGGATCATGTTGGTATGACCCCAGCTTTCCCTCCTGCCTAACTGATCCCGCAGTAGTAGATTGGGTGATGGCGGGAAAACCCAAAAGCCAATTGAGAGAAATTATAACCTATCTCGCTCTAGCTTACGGTGAGGAATTCGGGATTGGCGGGTTGGATCAGCTCGCAGTCTCATGGATCCCTGAGGGCACACGGTTTGTGGTGCATGACTATGATGGCAGCGAATATATCTTGCGAGAAGATAAAATGCCGTGGAGTGTGGCATAATCCAGAAAAAACTGGTTGACTGAAACCAAAACTTTGCTAATATGTGAGCACGCAAGCAGCAGGGGCTGGTTGCACAACAGGAAAGAAGGTTACAATGGGTATCAGCACTGAACTGGCTCGGAAGATCCTCTCGGACGAGATCGACATCTATGATGCGGTGGCATATGGTGAAGGCTGCACCAACGAGGAGCATAACTACCTGCAGAACATGTATGACGAGATTGCTGCTGAGCACTTCCTGCATCGGGACGATGCCTCTGAAGAGATCATGGAACGCATCTACGATTGCATTTATGACGACTTTGGCGAGGAGGCTGTGGCGTAACAGCCACACCCACCACAGCAACAAGCAGAACTGAGGTACCAAAAATGAACACGCAAACTTCTGTTTCCGAATGCCTCCAGGAAGCTGACGAGGTGATCCAGAGCCTGAAGGAAGCAGGCTATGACTACAGCCACAAGCGTGCCGAGATTGCTCTGCTGTTTGATACTCAGCTCTACAACGGCAACTGGGACTGCACCACGGACTTTGACGATGGTACCCCGGACCTCCGATTGATCCAGGAGGACGAGTATGACCAGCACATGGATGATGAGGACAAGCCTGACTCAGTCACCTATGCTGCCGGGCACTATGTGATGCTGGCCTAGGAACACAAAAATGATAGCCACCATCACACTTTGGACCATGCTGCTGTGGGCCGAATCTCGAGCATCCAGCAGTTCCTTGGAATCTACCCAGATAAATGGGTTTGCGACCCAAGAGGCGTGTTTGACCGCCCTGGCACAAATCACCGGGATCAACAAGCGTCTCCAAAATGAGAGAGGGAGTGCAAGGTCAGGCGAGACTGGTGTGGACTTCAAGCTGACGATGTGCATTCCTGTCGAAACTCCCAAGAGTTGATGGAGACAGCAAATGTGGGACGAAGAGCTTAGGAAGTTTGTGGGTCGCACTGTGGAGAGCATCACTCGCTATGGTGATGAGTATCTCGAGATTCGCTTTGATGATGGCACCTGTCTCACTGTGGGCTCTCGGGGCAGTGAGGAAAGTTGGCTGGATGTAGATTCTTTGGGTTGACCCCTGCTCAAACCCTGCTATAGTGTGGTTGCAAGAGAGGAGACCGCAGACATGATGAGGGCTGTGAAAGCGTTGATGGGCTGGCGTAAGGTGGTTAATGACAGCCTTACAGATGTGTCGTTTGGGTCAAACGGTGGAGGCGAGTGGATGGCACAGGAACTGCTCTCCATGTCAGACGCTGACCGTATCGCCCTTGCTGCCGAACTGCTGGCAGGGACGGGATACGAGACCCGGCGTACGGAGCGTGCAGGCTCTGATGTGGCGGATTTTTTGCTGTGCGGCGCTTCAATGAAGAGGGAGTAGTAGAGATGAACCTCAGCAAGCTCAAAGTGATCCAGACCACATATGCGCTAGAGCGTGAGGACTACGTGTATCGCATTACAGTGGACGAGGATGGTTGGGTCATCATCAAGAGGACTGACTCCCAGCATCCCATGTGGACGCATGGGGCTCTCACCCAGGCTTATGACGCGGTCTGTGAAAAGTTTGTGGTGATGATCCGTGTGGAAAACATGCGTCTCCGTCCCGATGAGGCTGAAAAAGTGCTTGCAGGGCTTTGAAGCTGGTGCTATATTGAGTTTGCACAACAGGGACACGGTGATATGGCCTACATGAACCAAACTCGCAAGAATGAGATCACTCCTGCTGTGAAGCGTGTGCTGAGCAAGTATAAGATCAAGGGCACGCTGAGTGTGCGCAATCACAGCACCTTGGTGCTGAGCATCAAATCCGGCAGCATTGATTTCTGCCAGAATTGGTATGACAAGTGGACTGCCGAACATGCGCGCCGCCCCACTGCACATCAGCCCACAGAGGTTCCGGACCACATTGATGTGAATGTGCATCACATTGGGAGCCACTTTTCCGGACGTGCAGAAAAGTGCCTCCAGGAGTTGCTGAACGCTATGAACGAAGGCAACTGGAACCGGAGCGATGTCCAGACCGATTATTTTGACCGTGGATGGCACGTTTCAATGGGCATTGGTCGTTGGAACAAGCCCTACGTTTTTGAGAAGGTTAGCAAAGGTGTTTGAAAAGCGTCTATGGCTGGTCAAACTCAGCTTTAGAGATGATCGTCAGAGAGAGTTGGGCACTAGTGAGTTCTCAGTGATGGCTCGAACTCATTGGGGTGCTCAGAGAGAAGTACGTCGTCAGGTAGAGATCATGCGACACAGCTATGGCCAGATGTATCCAGGCCAATCAGTGTCGATCTACAGCACTGTGAGCCTAGGAGTTGGTGAGTTCATCTGCGTAGCCTAGTTTGGAAAACATGCGCCTTAACCCTGCATTGCGATAGCGAGGAAACATACATGACTCGAAACGAGTTTGACGGTTACATTCGGCTGGTGTTCAGCAGCGCAAGCAATTGGCGCGGCGAAGACCACATTTGGTGGCCACATGGAACCGATCTCTACTACGAGGTCACATGGATCACAGGTGGGATGACAGGGGGCAACTGTTGGGGGGACAGTGCTGAGCACAGTGTGAGCAGTGAGCCTGAGCCCTCTCTTGAACTGCTGGATCAATTCTTGGATGAGGTGTGCCCAGATCTCACTGCTCGGCAGTATCGCCGGCTACTTGCAGAGGTTCCTTATCGAGACAGCTACACTGACTACGAGTATTATGGCAACCACACCACACGTGGCAAGAAGGTTGTATCCTTCAAGGACCTCTACAAGTGGTTGTGCCAGGAAGTTTGGAAGTGCTGATTACCTGTATCGCTGGCCTGCCCGGCAGTGGCAAAACCCATCTCATGGACAAGATTAGCGACCAATACCCACCGCTCAGAGCATGGGCGGTAGATGACATAACCGAGCTGGGGCAGTTGCCAGGAGTGCATGCTGTATTCCATCTTGACCATCTCATTATCGCCGATCCTCACTTCTGTAGAGAGAGCACCAGGGTACGTGCAGAGACTTTGCTGACGGGTTGGTATAACCGGCCCATAGAATGGATCTTTTTTGAGAACAATCCCCAACGATGCCGCGAGAACGTGCACTGTAGGAACGATCAACGGAGGGTGTTGGGGATGATCCACATCCTAAGTCAACTCTATACCATTCCAGCAGGGGCTGATGTGCGGCCAGTATATTGTCGCATAGACTCATAATTTTTAGGTCTTGATCAAGACTCCTGCTATACTCAAGGCAGGAGAAACATGAATGAAGAAAATACTTGTAACTGGTGGGGCTGGGTTTTTGGGCAGCCACTTGTGTGAAAGACTTGTGGCCCGAGGACACCATGTGCTGTGTGTGGACAACTATTTTACTGGATCAAAATCCAACATACAGCATTTGTTAAGCAGTTCCAATTTTGAGGTCATACGTCATGACGTCTGTGTGCCCTTATATGTGGAGGTAGATGAAATCTATAATCTTGCCTGTCCTGCAAGTCCCAAAAGTTATCAAAAAGATCCTATTCAAACCATGAAAACCAGTTTTATGGGATCTTATAATCTATTAGGCTTGGCCAAACGCACAAAAGCAAAGATCTTTCAAGCCAGCACTAGCGAAATTTATGGCGATCCTTTTGTTCATCCGCAACCAGAATCCTACTGGGGCAATGTAAATCCTCTGGGCCCGCGTGCCTGTTACGATGAAGGCAAACGTGCTGCTGAAACACTTTTTATGGACTATAACCGGCAACACAATGTTGACGTTCGGGTGGCTAGGATCTTCAACACCTACGGACCGCGCATGAGTGTTGATGATGGGAGAGTAGTTAGTAATTTTATTGTGCAGGCGTTACAAGGGCTGCCTTTGAGTGTGTATGGTGAAGGCACCCAAACACGTAGCTTCTGTTATGTTGATGACCTAATTGATGGCATTTTGACATTGATGGAGTCCACATCTTCTGGCTCACAACCTGTGAATTTAGGCAATCCTCATGAGGTAACAGTCAGGAGCCTTGCAGAGCAAATCCAACGCCTCACAGGGTCCACTAGCCGGATTTTAAATTTACCGTTGCCTGTAGATGATCCACAACAGCGTCAAGCTGATATTACTAGAGCAACAAGCATACTGGGTTGGGAGCCAAAAATCCCTCTTGAGCAAGGACTACAAAAAACTATAGCCTATTTCCAACAGGTGCTGACCAATGCCTAAGGTAACAACCGCAGTTTTTATCAGTGGACGAGGCAGCAATCTCTTGAGCCTTCTCAAGGCACAAAATGATTCCCATTGCCCCTTTCAAATTCAATTGGTGGTTAGTAACAATGAGGATGCGGGCGGATTGAAACTAGCACAAGATCATGGCGTGCAATGGGCAATCTTTCCCAACAGTGCGTACAAAAAAGATAGGGAAGGTCAAGAGGGGGCTATTCACCAACTTTTGGTGGAACAAAAGATTGAGCTAGTTGCGCTGGCTGGCTACATGCGGGTTTTGACTCCGTGGTTTGTTGCACAATGGAGTCAACGAATTATCAATATTCATCCCAGCTTGTTGCCCAAATATCCTGGATTACACACTCACCAAAGGGCTTTGGCAGCAGGGGATCAAGAACACGGTTGCACGGTACACTATGTTACAAAAGTGTTGGATGCTGGTCCTATTATCCTACAAGCCAAGGTTCCTGTAGAGCCTGGAGATACAGAATCTGATTTGAGTCTTAGGGTATTGGTGCAAGAACACCTAATCTATCCCCAGGCATTGTCCTTGGTTTCCCAGCAACTCTGCGACAAAAAAATAGTGGGAGAAAAAGGCATTTCGCTGGAAAAACCGGTAGACAGCTGAGATGGTGATGCTATTATGCGGTTGTAGGCAACGAAACAGAGGATGCTACACGATGAACACCAAGCAGTTCAACATCATTGGTATTAGCCGCTTCCAGGGCGTGCTGACCTTCCGCGTTAGCAACGGCAGCATCAAGCACCGTGAGACTGTGCTGGCACGCGAAGGGCACACTGAGGTGCAGTTCAAGACCCTCCCGCAGCCCATGACCAAGGCTGATGCTGTGGCTTGGATGCGCAGCCAGGGCGTGGACGCTGTGGTGCCGGCCAAGAATCTCAAGAAGAAGATTGAGGCCATCTTGGCTGCTGAGCGGGAAGCTGCTGCTCAGAAGGCTGCCAAGGATTGGGCCGAGATGCAGACCAACAGCATGAGCAAGCTGGCTGCCAAGCGGGCCCGGGACGCTGCTCGCAAGCGGGAGAAGCGTGCTGCTGAGCGTGCGGCTCAAGAGGCTGCTAAGCAGCAGGGCATCAACCAGCTGATGGGGGCGGTTGACCAGGAGTTTGGGGTGGATGTGGAGCGTGAGCTGGCGGGGGAGTAAGCAGAGGAATATGGAACTGGTGGGGTGACGAACCCGTAAACCCAGTTTGACACCAAGAAAGCGGCTGGTGGGGTGATGAACCCGTAAACCCAGCCGCTTTCTTGTGAGTAAATAGGGGAACAAACAAAGGATGGGTCAGTGAGAGCAAGTGATTTTTTGTCGCCAAAAATTCAGTTAACTGAAAGCATAACTGGTAGCGAAATGCTGACTCTCTACAAAAGCATGCATCACGAAGAGCCCACTAATCCTGCTATGGTCAACTGGATCAAAAGTCAAGACTGGGGCATAAAAATGATCAACCCGCAAGACTTTCCAGATCACTATGGTGATGTGCTGCCAGATGATCCTTTTAATCGGGTAATTGATATTGACGATGAGATTGTGAAAAAGCTAACCATCAAACTAGAGCGTGGAGAGCAAGTGGACCCTGTGATTATGGGACCAAATGGCAGTGTTGTTGACGGCAACCACCGAGCGCAAGCTGCCAAGGAGGCTAGTGTAAGCATCTTGGCATATGTTCCCATGGGGCAAACTGTTTGACGCAAGCTTGATAAGATCGCATACTTGACCCATGAGCACATATCAAGAAGCTGGCGTTAACATAACTGCTGGAGAAGAGTTTGTTGACCAAATAAGGCCCTTGGCCCAATCCACACACCGAAAGGGCGTGTTGGGCACAATAGGCGGCTTTGGCGCAGTGTTTGACATCGGCAGCTTGGGCATGCGTGACCCCCTGCTGGTTAGCACAACTGATGGCGTGGGAACAAAGCTGTCACTTGTCAAAGAGGCAGGCACACGCCTTCAAGGCTTGGGGCAAGACCTAGTTGCTATGTGTGTGAATGATCTTGTGACAACAGGTGCAACGCCACTTTATTTCTTGGACTATCTGGCTGTGAACAAGCTGGATCCCTCTACGCATGTTGATATCATAGAGGGCATTGCAGAAGCTTGCAGAACATCTGGTTGTGCACTAGTGGGCGGTGAAACAGCAGAAATGCCAGGAGTCTACAGCCCAGGCGATTTTGATTTGGCTGGATTCGCTGTGGGTGCTGTAGAGCGCAACAGGCTGCTTCCTAAAAATGTTTCTGTAGGTGATGCAGTAATTGCTCTGCCCAGCAGCGGAGTGCACAGCAATGGGTTCAGCCTCGTGAGGAAAATCCTTCACGACAGTGGCACAAGTCTTGATGCGCTTGTGCCTTGGGACCTTACAAAAACTTTTGGTCAAGTGTTATCTACTCCCACTGCCCTTTATGTCAGCACAATTTTGGAACTGCACACAAAAGGCCTACTTACGGCTGCTGCACACATCACTGGTGGAGGCCTGTATAGCAATCTCAAGCGTGTGTTGCCAAGTGATCTTGATTTTGAAAAAACCAGAGGTTGTCCGGTGCCTGAAGTATTTCGTTGGCTACAAACCGCAGGGCATGTCTCAGACACTGAAATGCACTCTGTGTTCAATATGGGCGTGGGCATGTGTTTGATCTCCAACCAACCCAGCAAAGTAGTTGAGCTGTTGTGGGCGCAAGATCAAGCCTGTTACCTTATTGGGCATGTAATCAATAAGCGATGAAGTATCGTGTGGAGATTTGGGAGGCAGTGCGTGGTTTAGAGCCCACTCTTATTCACGTATTGCTGTTCAACACCTTAGATGACGCCCTTACAAGAGCTAGATCCACTACCTTAGCCAACACCTTGCCTTTGGCTCCTGATTGGTACTCATTCAGTAAGGGACCATATGTTCAAACCGAAAGCATTACAATATGACCCTTCCTCACTTGCTGAGCATTGATCAGTTTGACCTCACAAGTATACACACATTATTCACAACTGTGAAAGGCATTGAACTGGGCCTCACCCAACCAGTAGCTCAAGGGAAGGTATGTACTAACCTCTTCTACGAGCCCAGCACACGCACCAGCAGTAGTTTTTATTCAGCCATGGTGCGGCTAGGTGGCGCTGTCATCCCCATCAATGATGTCAGCTTCAGCTCTGTCAGCAAGGGTGAGAACCTAGAAGACACTATTCGCACTTTGGCCAGCTATTCAGACTGCATTGTGTTGCGCCATCCCGAAAAAGGGGCAGCTCAATGGGCTGCGGCTGTAAGTCCTGTTCCTATCATCAATGCAGGCGATGGAGTTGGTGAGCATCCCACACAAGCTCTCCTAGACCTCTATACCATCCAGCGGCATGTGGGCTTGACTCGTCCCATTGACGTGTGCCTAATGGGTGACTTGCGTCATGGTCGAACTGTGCACAGCCTCACCAGGTTACTGCGTCTATATGATGTGAGACTGCACATGGTGAGTCCACCAGGTCTGGAGATGCCGCAAGAACTCACAGAGGAAACAGACAAGCTTTACACCAGCATTGACGAATGTGTGGACAAGGTGGATGTGATCTATGTTACCCGTGTGCAGAAGGAGCGGATTGCGCCGAATCTACAAAGCACGATGGGCAAGTATCAGCTCACTCCTCAGCACATGAGCCAGGCCAAGAGCAGCAGCATCATCATGCACCCTTTGCCGCGTGTTGACGAGCTGCCCAGCAGCTTGGACAGTGATCCCCGGGCCGTGTACTTCAAGCAGATGCGCTATGGTCTCTATGTGCGTCAAGCTATCTTTCTCCACATGTTCAGTGACAGCGTGCCTTGGAAGTTTTAGGTTGACATCTAAACACTTCTCTGTATAGTGCGCTTGAATCCGCAAAGAGGCAACTATGTTTGGCTTCATGAAAAGTTGGTTTACTCAGCCGTCTCTGTCCGTCAGATCCGCCCAGGATCTCAGCTACTTAGAGCTAATTGAAGAACTGCGAACCAGGGATGATATTGAAATCTTTGCCCGCTTGCGGTTTCGAGATCAGTGGGTGAAGAATTTTCACGAGAAAAATCCTGGTGCAAAAGTTCCAAGTGGTTTCCTCATGAGGTTTGGTGCACTGGACAGAGTGGCCTCAGAACGCATGCTGAAACTGATGAACGAACTCAGAGTCATGCGTGAGCTACCAGAAATCAGCCATGAAAAGCTGGAGAAGCACCTTGCGGGCTCCTATCCAAAGAGCATGCGATGAACCAATTGATCGAGTTGAGTTTTTTCCTGCCCGAAATGGTTCTTTTTGGGGCAGGGCTATACACTTGGTATCATCTTTTCACCTCCATTGGAAAGTGGAGCTGGAAGCGAGTGGCTCTATACCTCTACGGTGCAGCTTGTGTCTACAGCCTTTGGATCATGGGTTACCAATAGCTGGTTGACATGCCATCAAAAGCTGCTATATTGGCGGGGTAGAGCACGGAGACAGTAGATGAGCAACTGGAAGGTAGAACCTGCTGCACCGCACACGGTGGAAGGCATGATCTGCTCTCTTGCAGGCGTGTGCGACGGTGCAAGGCAGCATGACCAACAAGGGTTTTCTGGTGCAGACACTGAGTTTGGCCACAGCTTGGCCAATCGTGCTCAGCAAGGTAGGCCCTTCACGCTGAAGCAAGCGCAGGCTGCATTGAAGCTCGTGAACAAATACCGCCGACAAATTGGTGGGACGGACTTTGTGAAAGCGTTCCTGGAACAGCCAGTGTTCAAGCTTGCACCGCTGGATCCCAACGCAGCAGTTGGCAACCTCGAAGGCAGGCATCACAATCCGCGGCGTATCATCAGCGAACAGAAGACTGCGGTGTTCCACTTCCCTTACAATCCGGACTTGGTGGCTGCGCTGAAGATGGTCCGAGGCGAGCACAAGGGCGAAAAGTATCGGGCACAGTGGGAGCCCTCCCGCAAGGTTTGGTTGTGCCCTGTGAACGAAAGCAGCATCTGGAGCATCATGGATGTTGCAGATAAGTTTGAGTTTGAGGTGGAAGATCGTTTCACCACTTACTTGGAGCGTGTGCGAGAAAAGACGGAAGAAAGTCGAGTTCATCTCATGCTGACAGGCGGCCAGCATGTGACATTGGCAGGCGACACACTGATTGTGTCGGTTGACGACGCTGCCATTCTCAAGGAGATCGAAGATGAGCTCAACACTGACGCCTGATTGGATTGACAGAGACCTACTGGCAGAGGCATTTCGAGAGATGCCTACCCCACATGGTGCCACCTTCGACGATGGCCGCCGCTGGTGTGGACGGTGTGAGAAGCCTGTGCTCACATGTGAGGCAGTGGTTGGGGATGGTTGGGCTGACAAGATCTGTCAGCGTTGCACCAGCATCTGGCCCGAGTTCAGCGACCTCTACCAGCTGCAACTGCTGATGGCGGATGAGGATGAAGATTATTTTCCGGATACTATGCATTGACGCTGACAGCTCTAGACCAAATTCAATTCCCTCTCAATCTGCTCAAAACCCGTGACGCTGATCAGTGGCCCTATATGATTGAGGTTTTAGACGTGCCCAATATTACTTTGAAAAGAAACCAAACACTGGGGCTACAGCTTTTTGGCACTCCTGATGCAGAGAGTTGCAGCAGCCGATGGTCATGGCATGCCATCAGCATCCATAATTTCTCATGTGTGAGGTTTTGGTTCCGGTCCAAGGATGACTTGACACAATTTGCGTTGATGATGGAAAGGTAGAATATGGGTATCGAAGATCTCAAGGGCATCACTCTGCTCAACATTGAGCTTGAACGCGAGCCAGACCAGCTCATGTTTTACAGCGAGTGCGGGCGTAGGTGGCGAATGTGGCACTGTCAAGACTGCTGTGAGAATGTTGTCCTCCAAGACATCATTGGCGAGCTAAGTGACCTCGTTGGTGCGCCTATTCTTGTGGCTGAGGAGCGTGTGAATGGAAGCGAGACTGAATGGGGGCACGAGACCTGGACATTTTCCGAACTAGCTACCATCAAGGGCAGCGTGACACTGAGATGGCTGGGTGAGAGCAACGGCTACTACAGCGAAGCAGTGGATTTTGAACAGTTGATGAGTGTAGAGGAGAGTCTCCGAGCATGAGCAGCTACCTAGTGATCCGTCAAGACGACAACGGTGTGTGCACAATTTTGGCCGACAAGCTCAGTGAGCACGAAAGCCGGCGCTTGGTTGAGATGATGACCAAGCGTGGACACAAGGCCACTTACTTTGCCCAACTATATCTCAACCCTCATCAGCGCCAGCAGATTCTCATCACTCATCATGTGAATCTCTAGATTTAGGATTGACCATCCCTTCAAACCTGCTACAATGCAGGGGTAGGAAGGAGAGCTTACATGTTGACTGTTCCAGCCTCGATTGAGAATGCTCGCAAGGTGCTGCGACTCAGCACCAAGCACAACCTCAAGGTTGATCCCCGAGTTGAAGCTTTCTTGAACAGCATCCCTCGGGTCACCCAGCTGGAAGGTTTCAACTTCAAGCTGAAGCCTTACCAGGCAGAGGCTGTTGCGTGGTTGGAGAGCCAGCTGGGAGTTGGACTGTTGGCTGAAGAACAGGGACTGGGAAAGACCGTTGAGGTTATGGCCTACGCCCACAAGAATCAGCTGTTTCCTATGATGGTAGTGCTGCCCAATACTCTTAAGTTGAATTGGCGGAATGAAATCATCGCGATGACTGGCACTCGGTACCAAATCAATGTGGTGGGCACTTCCTACAGCAAGCGTGCCACTGCTGAGCGAGCTGCTCGGCATCCCAATGTCATCTACAGCAAGCGGCCCACAGCCGGTTGCGACATCTACCTTGTGAACTACGACATCCTCAGTAGCAACCTCGACGACATCGAGGCATTGAATCTCAAGTTCATGGCGGTGGATGAGAGCCACAAGATCAAGAATCCCAGTGCCAAGCGCACACAGGCTTACATGCGGCTAGCTACTGGTGAGGTGGAGGAAAAGCTCAAGGGCGGTGTGCGCAAGACTCACAAGGTCAGCAAGCCTGTGCCGCGTGTGGTTCTGATTTCAGGCACTCCAATGGTAAACAGGCCGGCAGAGCTGTGGAGCACTGTCAGGAGCTTGGCCAGCTATGTGCCGCAGTTCAGCACTTGGAACAAGTTCGCATGGCGCTTCTGCAACCCGGTGAATAACGGGCATGGTTGGAACTTCGGTGGCAGCTCGAACATGGATGAACTGCACCAGCTGCTGACAAGCCACCTCATGCTGCGTCGCTTGAAGCGGGACGTGCTGAAGGAGCTGCCGCCCAAGGTGTATCAGGTTATCCCACTGGAGTTTGACCGTGCGGAGTATGACAGCGTAGAGCGAGCCTTCAAGGGAATTGATTGGAAAGCTGGCCTTGAGACTATGATCCGCTTGGGCAGCAATGCTCCCAAGAGCGATGAGCGCATTGTTGCGATGCAGAAGCTGCGTGAGGTGGCTGCGCTCAGCAAGCTCGCCAGCACTGTAGAGTGGATTCGAGATTATACTGAAAACGGCGAGAAGCTGGTGGTGTTTGCCCACAACCGGGCGGTGATTGACCATATCCAAGGTGCGCTAGCTGCGGACCAGGAGTGGGGCGGAAAGGTTGGAGTTATCTACGGTGGGGTCAGCAACGAAGAGCGTGCACAGGCTGTTGAGGCTTTTCAGAATGATCCCAAGACCCGAGTGATTTTGGTTAGCATCTCTGCTGGTGGTTTTGGCCTTACCCTTACGGCTGCAAATGCGGTGGCGTTTGTGCAGACGCCGTGGAGCCCTGGAGAAATTCAGCAGTGTGCAGACCGTGTGCACCGCATTGGTCAAACTAGCGACCAGGTTACGATTTTCAACTTGGTGGCTGAAAATACTATCGAAGAGATGATGGCAGACATGCTGTTCAGCAAGGGGCAGGTGCTGGATGCGGGATTGGATGGTGGGGCTGTGGTGAACACAGTGGACTTGCGTGCAGCGGGTTAACCGGGATCTGGAAGCGGACTACAGCCAGTGGCACGAGGTGCCTATTGAGGCAGACAACCCAGTGCCTTTGCCCCATCTTTTGGACGTGTTGGGCGAGCTGCGATGGAGTTGGCTGAAGAAGACACCTGGAGGCAGCTACTGGCTCCAGTGGCACAGTGGGGTCAACCCCAAACGATATCAACTGGTGTTTGAGCGTGAAGAAGATGCTCTGCTGTTCAGGTTGACGTGGACCTAGCGCATGTATGAGACCACAGTCTTGCCTCAATGGCCACATATGGTAGTGCTGGAAGGCATGTCTCTTGCTGAGCACGAAAACATGCTGCTGTGGTTGATAGATACCTTGGGCCAACCGGACTTTTTCAAAGCAAGTAGCCGATGGAGCTATCGTTCTCTGTCATCTCACCAACATTATGAAAAAATTTGGGTGAGCTTTCGGAGCCAAGAGGATGCCAGCTTGTTTGCCCTCTTGTGGGGAAGGTAGCATATTGACAACCTTTGGGGTTTCTGATACGCTTTAAGTATGACACTTGATTATTCCATTTGGCTTATTTCACAAAATTTTGACGATTTACAATTTGCCAACAGCAAATTACAAAACAATACAGTGAATTGGTTCAATGGCAGCAATTATCCCAGTTTTTCCCTGCTGGTGAACGATTGTGTTCACCAGAGTCCTACAGAAACAACTATCATACTTTGTAATCGCGTTGCCCCCTCTGACGAAAATATTCAATTGATTTTACAAAAGCTGGATGAAGGGTTTGCCTTTGTGGCGTTGTATGATTTCCGTTTTTTTGGTATCAAAAAGGAATTGTTTAGGCAAATAGGTGGCTTGGACGAGAAGTTTCCTGGAGGCTTTGAAGACGATGATTTCATATTGCGATTGATTGGCAACAATCTAGCCTGCTATATTACACAAGAGGCTGAGTATTTCTGGGCCCCCAGCACTTGGGCCCCTTCAGGACAATATCTTGGCATAAGCTATTTTCAAGAAAAATGGATCAGTTGGCCGGATGCAGTCAACACAACTGAGATGTATAAAAGATTGCCCGACAGTTTTAAACAACGAGATTGGGGACCCAGGACGCCAGGTGAGTTCTTGTCATGCAAGGAACACAGCTATGTTCAGTCTTGGTTATGCAAGTATTTTTACTTGAACTCAATCAGGAAAATTTGTGATTTTTAAGATATGTTATGCCTCTACATACAGGCCGGTGGCATACCAACCAGTGACATGTGAACTACTACGCCCTAAAGGCACCTAGCTTTCCGCGGCAGATTGTAACTAGCCATGTATTGAAATTCATACCTCCTTTTAATTTTTTCCAAGAGTGATTGTCAATTTAAATAAGTGTTATGAATCAACCAATAGATCCTTGCCAGGGCGTGAGCCTCACAGTTACATTTCCAAAGTTTGAATGCACTGATGGTGTATTACCCAATTTCAACAATCTTGATGAGTTTGGCCGAGGGCTAGGCAGCATACCAGGGCAATTGGGTCAGATAGCTCAATGCACTGTTACTGCCACAGCCAAACAAATTTCGGATGCAATAGACAGTTTACTGAAATTATTTGACAAAACCTTTGGGACCACACTAGGCAGCGTGGACAATCCTGTGTACGGCCCTAACCTCAAAGTCCCAGAACAAGAAATGGGTGTACGACTGCGAGCACTGTTTAATGAGTTCAAACTCTATTTGGAACTCAAGTTATTGGACATTTTGGGCAGGATTATTCCCAACTTGAGCTTTTTGAATATACCGTTGCCGTTCCTGCCCAACTGTACAGTGCGTGATCTTCTTAGTGCAGAGGGTAGAGCTAAAATAAGAGCTGCAATTGGCGCTCGCCAAGATCAAATAGCAAAAGCCTTGGGCCTACCTTGGAATATCACATTTGATGGAACATTGGGTTTGAAGAACGATGAAATGCGCCAACAAAGCCTAATCAGTAGAGTATGGAGTGAGTTCCACAAAGGTTTATTGAGCCTAATCAACAGAGGTTTCCGAGCACTAAGAGCTTTGACTGAACCGATCAAAAAAATTTGGCAAGCCCTGCGCTTACCAGACCTTCCCAATTTGGTGGCCCTAAATTTTGAAGAGCTTTTCAATAGTGTGTGGCAACCCATCAAAGACTTGGCCATCAGTGCTAATGAAAAAATGCAGCGCATGATTGATTACTTTCTTGAGTTTGATATAAAAAACTTTTTGGACAAGGCATTTAGTCCCTTGTTGAAATTCATAGCTTGGCCTTTTCCCACAAAAGTCAAACAGCTTCTCAAAATATCTGACCCACCCAAAGATCTCAATCTTGAGAGCAAGGAAACCCGCTTCAACAGCATAATGCAGGCTGTGAAAGACTTGTTTGAACAAATTCCTACTCTGATATTGGAACTGTGGATGAAGCTTGTCGTGGGGTTCTTCAAAGCTATCTTGAAGTTTGTTCCCATACTCAAAGAAATCTTCAAGTACATTCCCTTCACCTTCTGCACATTTATTGGGCTGGTGTTAAGTCCCATTTTGGGACTGGGAAGTGCAGTGGCTGGCCTTATTCCTCCTGGAATCTCAGTGCAACAAACTTAGCCGCACTGAGTTCCATTCAGTTGATCAAAAATGGTCTTTGCTGTATTGAATCTGTTTTGAGCTTCTGGGGTAATTGTTCCCTGCCGTCCCAACAGCCCTGATGAACTGATCTCGTAGTATTCATTTACTGCTCTAGCTGCTGACTCAGGACTGTTGGTTGCCAACATCTTGGAGTAGGCACTGCGATGTGTGTTCTTGAATTCCCAATCCACAAAGTCTAGGCTTTTATACAAGGCAGTGTCGTTTGATAGTTGACTCAATTGTGGCCAACTTACACCAATAGCCCGTGGCATATTTTTGAAACGATCGGAATTCCATTGAGCCAAGCCTTTGAAGGTGGGGTTGCTGTCCACTCGGGGATTCAAGGCACTTTCAATAGTGAAATTGCCCAGCAAGCCAGCAATGTGTTCGGGTTGATAACCTTTGCCCTTCAAGTAACACCAAGCTTTTTTGGCTTGATTGGAATCAAATCCTTTGCCAGCCCCACTTGCTGCTGCACTGAAGTCTGCATCAGGTCTAGCTTGGCCACTGAACAAAAATGCGTTGTTGAGACGGCGAGTTTTGAGTTCAAACTTTTCTTCGTTGTTACAAGCCAAAATCCATCGACTCATTTCATTTGGAACTTTGTTGTAGTCTCCGCTGCTGATCATGCCAGTGATGCCGCTCTTGTCAAAGTTGTCAGAGCCAATGTTGTAGATGAAGTCTGCTAAACTATTGAACTGATCTTGTGTTAATAGGTTGCTACCAATGCTGCTGTGAATCTTGCCTTCAATTTTTTTGATGTCTGTTTTCAACAACACCTTCATATTGGTTTCGCTTATACCCTCTCCAACATTCAATTGCGTGCTGATCTGAGTGCCAGAATCGTCTGTTGCATTCAAGGTAACTGTGTTGTTTTGAAGTTCTTCACTTGATAACAAATGACCATAACCCAACAGCTTTTGCCCGCTTTTGCATGCATCGTCAAAGGGCTTGCCAATCAAATTGCCACCCAAACCTTCATGATCAATTATGATTTGAATACCACGGTTGTTAACTGTCCACTCTGTGGAGGGGAGCAATACTCTGGGACCCAACGGTTTGAATTCATATTGTGGAGTCCCACCTTCGTCCCAACTTTGCCCAATGTGCAAGCCAGTTTGACCATTCACTATTCCATATACTTGGAGTGGTTTGTCTTGTGCTGGACTCACTTGCCCCACTTTGTAAGTGCTTTCAGGTGGAGTGATTTTCCTCTGCACTAGGCCTGTGTTGGAATAACCTGGGCCTGAAACACTTCTTTGTCTCCAAGGATCAGCTCCTGGCAGTCTGCTGACAATGGTTTGAACAATCTGAATGCTTCTTGCAGGACTCACTACATTCTGCAACTGCACTCTTTCTTCCGTTCGAATGTCAGGCGATAATGCAACTACTCCTGGTACAGCAGTTATGGGATTATCTGGATTGGTGGGCTTGGCTGCATCTGGTAAATTAGCAACATTCAAGACTGTTTTTGGACCAGTGTTCACACTTCCTGCACCAGAACGCAAGTTTACAGATCCATTGCCTTGAACTTTGACATCAGCACCACCTACTAAATTCAAGGTACCTGTGCTTTGAACTTTTACATCAGCACTGGCAACTAAATTTAAGTTACCATTTGTGCTTCTTAACCTTACGTCACCTGTGCTGCTGGCATCAACATTGCCTCCTGCAAACAAGCGAATATTACCAGTCAAGTTTTTGATGTCAATGTTGCTTTCTTGAGTGGTGAGAAATATGCCATAATTGCTTCTGTATTGTAGGCTGCCTACAGCAGTGTTGTAGATATTTGAATTACTGACAAGATGCATATTTCCTTGACTGAACAACAAAACATCTCCACCACTGCTGATGTTGAAGGGCTTTTTGCTGAACATGCGTGTTTCATCTAGGCTTCTCATTTTGATGCTGCCACCAGCTTCAATATTCACATCTCTGTCAGCATGTAAATTGATGTCTTGTCCGGCACTGACACTTACACTCTTTTGTCCAAAAATGTCAATGTTGCCTTCTTTGTCCATCTCTATCCTGGCTCTGTTTGGACCAGTGTTGATTATGATTCTATCTTTTGTATCATGAATAACAATTTGAGCTAGGCCACGAGTTTGCAGGCGGATGAAAGCGTCTTCTGGGGTGTCGTCCATAACGAAGGTGTGCCCATATGGGGTTCGGATACCCATAGTGCGAATACCCTGTTGCATACCTCTCGGTGCTGGTCCACCTTGTTCAATAGGGAGGTTAACTCCTCCAGATTCTCGAGCTGCATCGTAACCTGATAAAAACGTTGGTGATTCACCAGTGAATATATTTGGGTTCTGCTCTTGTGGATTGCTGGCAGGAGTGCTGGCAGGAGTGCTGGGAGTCATATGATTGCGGTCAACTTGGAACAAACATCCAAACCAAACCCCTCGGCTAGGATCGCCATTTATGAAACAAACCAGCACTTGGTTATTGAGGTCAGGTGGTATGAATGTCATACCATAGTCTGTTTGTGAGCTTGTGGGATTTAGGTTTACATCAGCTACGTTTGATGCCCCAGCAAATGGACTGGCGTAATCACAAATGATCCACGTTGCTTCATTATTGATTGCTCCACCAAGTTCAGGGATCCAAACTCGGATACGTCCCATGTTGCGAGCATCATTTACGTCTCGTATTAGGCCAAGATAAATTTTGTCCCAGGTGGCACGTAGCCCCCCAGGCTCTAGCTCATAAGCTCCAGGTAAATTTACTGTTTGTTTTAATGTTGCCATTTATAGCTTCTCAAATTATTGATTTATACCTGTTCTCAAAACTGCCGGTACAGTACCAAACTCTGTTCGCGAGTCGCCCAAATTACTCAAAAGGTCACGGGTTGCTTCACATCGTTGGGTAAATTTCCCGTCTCTGAATATGTGTGTTACTTGCACCATCATATAGAGAGCATTGAAAAAATCAACATCATCACGCAAGTCCATAAACCCTGTGTTTTCGTCAGGAATAGTTCCTGCCCGGAAAGCCAACATAAAAAATGCATCGTAAGGTTGGTAAACGGCGTATTCATCTATATAGACTGGAACTCCTGACTGTTGACCAAAATATGTCTGTTGTATATAACTTCTCAACTGTCTATCTCTTTCTATATTTGAAGCCCCTAACCAGTAAGGATCACCACGTATCTCCATTGTGATATTCACCATATCTTGCATGCGAGCATAAATTTGTTGTGTTACACTGGCATAAACTTTACGAACATCCGTATCAGTAGCAGTCTGAGGCCTTAGTTGATTTATAATATCTCTAGTATCTTGGATGTAGGTAAGCTGAGCAGGCAATGTCCTATTATTACTACTAAATTCGTCCTCACTAAATTCAACACGTCTTCGCCTTGTTCGTGCAGCATCCCGCTCTCTTTGGAGCTGCTCCCGTAAGCCGGTTACTGGAGATTGATCTTGACCAAAACGTCCATATGCGTCTTCTAATGTCTGAGCCACATTTGGGTCAAATACTACTAACGACCCTTGAGCTAAGGCACGGCGCGCTGCCTCATCTTCTTGTTCTATTTCTCGTAAACGACGCTCACCAGCAGCAATTTGAGTGTCTAATACAACAGCATCAGACGCCTGTGCGCCAGCCCTAAGCCTCCGCAATCTAAGTAACTCTTGTTGAGTTTGATCGTATTCTTGAAGCGCAGTCTGTCTACGAGCTAAGGCGCTTTGTAAGTCGCCTAGAGAAGTACGCAGTGCACTAAATGCACTTGGCAAAACTGTTTCATTTGTCATAGGCAAAGGTATCCAATGCAGTGCATTGAATTGAACATCAAGATTTATAATCTCTGTGTTGTTTCCTGTGTAAAAATACAAATAAGCCTTTTTCAGTAGCTTAACAGTCCCAGTATTAATACTTGCTAATCTAGCATCGTGAAATTCGTTTACAAGTTGGAAAGCTCGGCCAAATTCTTGGCTAGCTATAGCTCTGCGGGTCTGTTTAACTCCAATATAAAATTGGAATTGCCTTATATAATCATTTCTTATGTAGTCCCACCCAATGTTTTTTACTACACACTCAATCCAAGGAACTTTTATGATACCTGACCTATCATCTGGTATAAAAAATGTAATGTCTTGAATTGATGCACAGACGTCATCTACTAACGCACCAATGCTTATGCCTTTACCAGCAATAAATTGAACTTTGTCTCCTACTTGCCTAAAACTAGCACGCCGGTTGTTGATTTGTGGGCTAAACTGGATTTTTTGATTTCTCAATGCCTCCTCAATGAAAAATTGATAAATTACAACCTGTGTTTGTTGATCTTGTGGCCGTTGACTACTTCTTAAATCAATATAAAACTGATTTAGTTCATCTTCCAATTTTCCAAAAAATTCACCAACTGTTTTATCAAAGTCTATAATATTTTGCCCAGGCAGTACCCCTCCTGGATCAGAAATGCCTATCCTTCCACTTCCTAGTTCAATAGTATAAGTTTGTGGTAAAAGATAGAATGAGTTTTTGAATGCCATATTATTATTAACAGCGGCTTTCATTCTATAAATGGTTCCTGCAGCCGTAAGTGTATTCGACAAATCAACTATATTAAGTTTGTAGACTTTAAAAAACTTTCTTTGGGCATTGGCAACTATATTTCCGTCAGCATCGTAATAGTTGAACCATAACATCAAAAATATAGGAGCTAATCGCCAATTAAGGTTACCTAGTTGCTTGCTGCTTTCAAAAATTTTGTCAGGTAAGCTCATATTATACGGTTCTGCAATCACCATGTCTACTTCTACTGAGGTTGCATTTTTAGTACGAAAATTATGGCTTACAGCATCTTTTATTTCACATTCTATTATATTGAACCCAGCCGTAACTCCACTTTCAGCCACAACAACATATCTAACCTCATTTAGGTACAATTTTTCATCAATATCATCTTCATCAGCTTCTCTATCATTTACCAAAACTAATTGTAAATGATATGTGTATCTGTCATGAGAATTTAGCATATTATCTTCTGGGCTGAAATTTAGGCCTTTAAGAGCGAGCTCACTTAAAATGCGTCGAAGATAATGATTAGTCACAAGTGGGGTAGCCATTACAAACTACTTTCTATACTAAGCTGGTTAGGTGCATAAATTGTTATCCCAGGAACGAAATCATAAATTGGATCCACAATTTGATCAGGATTTAGGATAGCAAACGCCCACCATGCCCGGGGATTCTGATATAGTTCAAAACTCAATAAGTCAGGCCGATGTAGATGCCGTTGTGCCAAAGTAACAATTAGATCGTCAGTTGTTCTTGTGAGCAATGGAGGTCGCCAAAAATCCAGATATGTAGTGTTTTGTGGAGTACGATAGTAAGGACTACTGCGTAGATAAGTTACTGTTGTCATTAGATGAAATCACTTTGACTTGGGTCACCATTGATGTATTTGGGCAACTCGAATCTCTTCCGCAATGTGGTAGGAGTGTGTTGCACAATCAATGTTACTGAAATTTTAAACAAGCTGGGTAACCAAACACCTTTTGTAGCTGACGGTGTTTGTTGTTGAACACTGGCTCCAGGAGGATTGTTCAATGGATCGTCCCAATTCCGGTTTGCAGGCTGGGTAACACCAGGCAAACCTTGCAACGCTAGGCCAGGTTCGCCAGCATCTTCAAGCTGTTGTGGCGACCTAATTATTGGTGTGGGTCGCACTGTAGGTTGATTAGTAGCAGGCAGCCCACTAGCCACTTGAACATAGTCTACATCATCTGGAAATCCAATACTATAGCTCTTGACTATGACTGGCAAGTTGTTGAACACAAAGGGACCGTAGGCATTGAACAAGAGAATAGGAGGAGGTGTGCCTGCATCTTTGTCATTTTCACCAAAATGCATCTTGCTCATGGTTCTCAAAAAGTGTATGCATGCCAAGGCATAGCGTCCTTCTTTTTGATTTTGAACAGTGAATTGACCATCCACACTGAATGAAGTTGCAGGAGTACGTGCAAATATATGAAAGTCTTGGTTTGTATGTACAGTGCTAATGGTTTGATAATCAATGTCTTGTTGATAGTTGATTGTAGGTGTGTAGGGCCAAACCATGCCATTGTTTGTTTCTCGCAAAGGATCCAATAATCCCTTGCCCAACACGCGATTAGCAGCAGCTGGTCTGGGCCGCAGGCTTACACGTCGGTTAGTGGGATCTTGATTGTTGAGTGTTCCCAACAAATTCACACCATCTCCAATTCCAAAACCGCCAAACACCCCGCGTGGAAAAATAGCAGAGGCAGCCGACCCCACAACGTTGTTTACAAGTCCACCAACCAAAGAACCAGTGTTAACACCAAAACCACCAAATCTAGGCATGCAATTCTTTCCTCAAAAATATTAGCCAAATATTTATGTGCTGGAAACCAGCTGGAATCTAAATACTAGATCATGAAACAGTTTGAACTCTCCCCACAATTAGTTTTTGAAGGCGGCAACGTATTCAAAACCTCAGATGGCTATCCACGCACCACTCGTATCCCACTGGCTTTGATCAGTCCCACGTTGGATTGGCTGGAAAAAATCACAGGGCTGCCTATGCATGGCATGACCTTGGGCAGTGTTGGCAAAAAAGCCAGCAGTGGGGATATCGACATTGTAGTCGACAGCAAGAAAATGTCAAAAGCCCAATTTGCCCAAAGTCTCCAAAACTGGGTGTTGAGCCAAGGTTTGAACCCCAAAGAGTATGTGAAGCCTGCTGGAGAAGTTCATCTGTTGACACCAATTGCAGGTGATCCCAAGAATGGCTTCGTGCAAACTGACTTTTTCTTCCATGATGATCCTCAATGGATGAAATTCAGCATGCAGAGTCCAGGAGACGCCAGCAACTACACTGGTGCAGAAAGAAATCAACTCATGAGCAGTATTGCCAAAGCATTGGGAATGAAATACAGTTGGCAACGTGGACTGTTGAATCGGGAAGATGAATCTGTTATCTCCACTGATCCTGATGTGATTGCACAAAAGCTATTGGGGCCCAGATTCACTCACGACAGCTTCCAAAGTGTTGAAACTATTCAACGAGCCATCAAAGGCAATAGGGCTATTCATCAAGGGTTGACTGAGTTGATTCAAACTCTAAGGAGCTTGGATAAATTAGGGCCCACTGGCAAACCCACAATGGATGTGAAAACTGGGAAGTTTAAGCAGAAATCTCCCAGTGAGCAACGCAAATCAGAAGAAGAAGCTGCAAGGATTGAGCAGTTGACAGGTGTAGCTGTTTAGCTTTTGTTTCCGTATCGGGGATCAATTGGCTTGACATGAATCTGATCAAACAGCAGAGGAAAGTTGGGCAAAACTTTTGGTAGGTCTGTTCTCTCCAACCAATTGTAATTTACGCTGCTGTGTGGAATGAAGTTGGGGAAATCGTGAGTTCCGCCCTTGCTCTTCAAATGATGATGAAATTTGTGTGCCAGGTCACAATCTAGGTCTAGGCACAGGGCTTTGTCGCCCATTTTGGTCCAACCTTTTATTTGTGCTGGCACAACCACAGTGTTACCATGCATGCTCATGAGGTGAGGCACTGGTTTTTGGCTATACAAAACAGTCATGTGAAGATCATCAGTATTCATACAGGGAACACCTTGACTTTCACACCATTCTTTGAGCTCTCGAGCATTTTTGGGACTCATGCTCAAAACAACTATGGTGCCAGCAGCGTGCTCATGAGCTTCCATTACTGTGTTCCTAGGGTGCTTGAGATAGCGTCGAACTGATTGGAACAGCCTATTGGAAAGTTCATCATCCAAACCCACAGCTTGGTGGAAAGCCTTTTTGTCTTTGTTCAAAACAGCCTCACGTGCCTTGGTGCCGCTTATTCCACTAACGCCAATGCCATCTGGATGCCGTTCTCCAGCTGATACAATTTCAATCGTCACTGGTTGACGTTGATGTTTTTCACGTATTTCTGGACTGTTCCAAGAGTCAAAAAGGTCTTTCATGCCCTGCACACGATCTTCGCCGGCAACAAATACAAAATGTCTATAGCCTTTGTTGTAGAGCCATTCTGCGGCTTGCAGCGGAGTTTTGATGCTCTCATCCTGCACCACATGATCTTGGTGTTGAGACATAATCTCTTGGAAAAACTCCAGCTTTTCCGCCCAAGGCAATGGATTCTTTTTTCCGTCTTGACTGTGACTCAAAAAGATCCAATAGTCACCCTTGCCAGCGTGTTTGGCCATTGTGTTAACCAAGTGCTGATGACCACGAGTGGGAGGATTCATCCTCCCAAAGGTCCAAACTACCCGGTTGTGTTCTTGTTCCATCAATGAATCAGGCTCGCCTTTTCTCATAAATTGGGCACGATTTACAAACTTCACTATTCCAGTGGGAGTTACAGCCACAAATCCCTCATGTCCTGGATCTCCACCCAAACTAGCACCCACTGTCCCATCTGTTTGACGGTCCATTTGTTTCTTGAGATCCAGCTTCAAACTTGTTAACAAACTTACTATCCGCCACACGCTATTGTAACCATGGATGTGGCTTTGAATCCATTTCAAACACTTGGCCTGCATTGCAGGGCTAGCAGTACTGTTGAGCCCTGTAAGCCACTCCAAAAACTCTCTACTCACATGGCTAAATGTGGAACTACCACGTTCTGCCTTTTTGGCCAAAAAGCTTTTCATCAAGCCAGGAAGGCTCAAGATTTCATGACTGGCTAGTTGTCCTCTGTCCAAAAATGATTTCACACTTACAGCATGCACTCTAAACAAGTGGGATAATTTGTCAACTAAGTTTTTATCCAGGTTCAAACTTTTGAGCATGGTGGCTTCATGAGGTAGGATAGCCAGTCCTTGATCAGTGCGAAAGCCATATTGACTAATGTTTCGCAAGGCTTCTGGTTCCTGATCTTCAGGGCTTTGATAAACACTGTGCATGACCACGCCAGCACTGCTGTTGGCAATCATTTCACCATATTGACTGTTGACAGGCACACGATAAGTTATTTTGTTGGGTGTAAATTCATATGCCCCATCTACAATGGGAGGTACACCAGTCCACAACAAATCCGCTTGAACGTAACCGATAAATCCTTTTGGGGTAACTTTTTTCAACAATGGGTAGAGACTGGCTATTTTGTTGGCATATGCCAGTCGAGCACTCTTTGCACTGGGGCTGGTGTCTTTCATTTTCCTGCTCATGAGCATATTGACAATATCCTCAGGGCTTGTGGTTAAACCATTGTATTTTTTACTGCTGAATCCAGCTTTGTCTGTTAACACAAATTTATAGTCTTTCCATCCAGAAATCAAGGCTGGTGTTCCATCCATTTTTATACTAACATACTCGGGTTGATGAGCAGTTGTGCTCAGTATATGAAAAGCTCTTTTGGCACCATCTAACCCCTCATCGAAGATCATGTCTTCTGGATGCTCGATACGGGCTTTGGCCTCAGTCAAAGAGAGATTTACTACTGGTAATAAGTCAAACAGCTTCATTGTTACGCCCCAACATAATCTTTTGGCAATCTATTGAATTATTTAACAGATCAAGGCGTCCATTTTGACTTCTTCTGTAACCAATTACAAAATTTAGGGTTTCAAACACAAAGGACTATAATGGCATTGGTTCCCAAGATCAAATATCTAACAAACAAAGATTTATTGTCTGCAATCCATGAAAGTAAGCTTACTTTTTGTGAATTTGTTGACAAAAAATACACTGATTTTGATGTCATTGTATATGATCTTGCAGCAGCAACTCCAGAAGTTTTGGACGCTGCTCGACACAAAAAGCTAGCTAACAAAATGGCTGAAGAAAAGAAAGCCAGCGGCAGCAAGACTTTTGAATCTTCATTAACATTGGATAATGTGCCTTTGGATGAAATTGTTGTGAGGCTTATGACTTTTGTGCACATTCCGTTAAACCCTGCCAAAGCTGACAAAGCCAAAAATCAGGCAGAAAAACACATCAGATGCAATTTCCCTCCTTTTCAACATTGGATTTTCCAAAACAATGAATGGAAATGTGTGGGCAAGAGTCATCACAAAAAGGGTGAATTCACCTTAACTGGCGGTAGGATTACTGATAGACTGGCTGCTATGTGGATCAAATTGGTTGATCGCTATGGGCATAGAGGCAACTGGAGAGGTTACACTTATCTTGACGAAATGAAAGCGCAAGCACTGGTGCAATTGGCACAAGTGGGACTTCAATTTGATGAAGCTAAAAGCTCAAACCCCTTTGCTTATTATACTACCGTAAGTAGTACAAGTTTTCTCAAGATATTACAACTGGAAAAGAGAAGTCAACACATAAGAGATGATCTTTTGATCATGCATGGTGCAACACCCAGTCACACCCGACAGACCGAGGATCAGTTGGCACAACAACTGGGATTTGACAATGCAGAAGCAGCAGTCCCACTTGTTGTGCCCCAAATGAGCCCAACTGGCCCCATCTAGTATTTTTTGATCCACACTGCGTTGCCTGCATCATAAAAACGATTGTAGCCCAAATTTTTGGCAATTTCTTGCTCTGTATTGCCCGCAGCTAAGCCTTGTATTTTGTGTTTTTGAAATTTAAGTCGGCTCTGAACGTCATTTATATTTTTCCAATACCAATAATTGGGTGGACTGATATGACTTAACTCAAAGCCTGTTTTTTCGTAACCATTTCCCAGTCCCCAGTTCAAGTTACTGTAGGACACCAAGCTTTTGAATCCCAACTCCTGATGTGCATGATTCAAAAGCTTGCTAAGCCCTCCTGGCACATGATACCCAGGCAAAATACAATAACGGGCCAGCTCATAATCACTCCCTTTGCTATACCTAGTTTTGACAAAGCTAGCAAGTGCAACAAGCGACCCGTTGTGTTCCAAACCCCAAATATGTTTGGTTGGTATGTTGCCCTGCAAGTGTGAGTTCTGAATAAATGTTTTAGCTGTTCCAAAATCCACAACTGTAATGTTGCATTTACGTGCACCAACAATTGTTTTTTTCAAACCCACTACGTGTGACAATCTGTCAAATATAATATTGGGTTTTTGCACCATCTCATGTTCCCAAATTTGAACAAGCCTTACACCTTTTTCAAGAGCTTGTTTCCATTTATTTTGATGATATTTTTTGTCTCCTATTTGGCAATCTGAATGATAAAAGATGCCATTAAACTCAATACCCACATTTAAATCTGGAAGATAAAAGTCAATCTCCAATGGCTTGATAACTTGCCTATTCCATTGCTCAAAAGATATGTTATTATCCCACAACCATTGTTTGATCTTTGTTTCTCCCCAACTTTCTTTTCTTGGATAACAAGCAAAACAACGCAAATCAGATTCTCTTTTCAAGGCAACACTGAATTGGTTATGGCATTTTTGGCAAACAAACGAATGTTCAGAATAACGATGTGAGTCCAAAAATTCTTCTTGAGTGAATAACGGAGTGTAATCAGTCCTATTTGTAATATAGGAATCCCAAGATTTTTGCCGAAAAGTTTTCCTATTGGTCTCCCTATGCTCTGTTGTCAAAAACGGGGCCACAACACCATATTTTGAGAGGTTGGTTTTTTTGGTTTTAACTAACACCTCCAGGTTTTGAGCAGGAACAGGTGCTCCATAAGTGTTTTGAAACACCTCTATAGTTTTGGTTCTTATATCAGGATGTTGCTGAGGAAAGTTTACTCCCCAATTTTCCTGGATCGTTTTTTGTGCTTTGTCTAAAACAACAGGATTTAAGGTTGGAGCTTTTGCGCCATACTTTTCAAAACATGTGGTCTCAGCTTTGGCTTTGACCTTGTCATGTTGACTTGCATACTCAAAACCATACTTTTGAAGGTTGGTATTTTTACGTTTTTCGTGAATATGATTTATTTCATCTCTAGTGCGGCTGTGTCGAACGCTTTCCTGATATTCACGATTACAGGAGCATTGAGATTGATTACCACAGAATTTTCTGAACCCTAGAACCATATTATTGAAAGTCCTGAACTTACCACTCTGTTCACACCAACTGTTTTCTGCATTAGTGTTATGAACGTATGCATAAAATTTAGCTGCAATTGGGCCTTCACAAGGAAATAATTTGTCTAGCTCTTCTTTGTGTATAGGCAACAACTTTGTCAACCTATTTGGTGTAATCTCCTTGTTCAACCAAAGTTCTTTCAATTCTGCCAAATTCACAATTTTTCTCCAACCCTATTGCATATTATTTATATATCATAATGAATATCACAAATCTAGGTCCTGCCCACCTGTTGAACTAACAGTTTTTATCAGCTATACTCTGACTCAAGGAGACTTTTGAGTCATGACTATCAATCTAGACAATGTTGATTTTTCAAAAGTAATTGCCATAACTGATGTGCATTTTGGCATGCGGAACAACTCCAAACAGCACAACACTTGGTGTACTGAGTTTTTGGAGTTTGTGGTCAAACGAGCACAAGAGCTGAAAATCAAAACACTCTTGTTTTTGGGCGACTGGAGTCACAACCGCAACAGTGTGAACATCAGCACACTCAATTACAGCCACAATGGCATGAAACTGCTAAACAACAATTTTGACAATGTGATAATGCTCTTGGGCAACCATGATCTCTATTTTCGAGATACTCTAGAGCTGCACAGTATTCCCTATGCACAGGATTTTTCAAATATTCACCTAATTGACAAAATCACCACAGTCAAAGACTATTGTTTTGTTCCTTGGTTGGTGGGTGATGAGTATAAGTTGATTCAAAAAATCAAACAGCCTTATTTGTTTTGTCATGCTGAAATTGCCAAGTTCCGGATGAATGCCATGGTGGAAATGCCCGATCATGGCGGCTTGAACAGTGAACACTTTCAAAATCAAAAATTGGTGTTCAGTGGGCATTTTCACAAAAGGCAGCGAAAGGGCAACATTTGTTATATTGGCAATGCCTTTCCTCACAACTTTGCAGATGCGGGAGACGATGATAGAGGGTTGATGATCTGGACTCCTGGAACTGATCCCATATTTGAAAAATGGCTTAGTGCACCCAAGTATCGCACGTATAACCTTACAGAGGCACTTCAGGATCCTACCGGCTTGATAGACAACAAAACTTTCGCACGGATAACAGTAGATGCTGACTTAACTTATGAAGACCTTGCCTTCATTAGAGAGTTATTTGAAACTCAGCTAGCTGCCTTGGATGTGAGTTTTATTCATGGCAGAAGTGATGGAGATGACACTGTTCTTGATGATAGTGAAATCAATTTTGAAAGCGTTGACTCAATTGTGGTGTCACATTTGAATAGTATTGAAAGCACTACAATGAACAAACAACGCTTGATTGAAATCTATCAGAGTATTTGAACTTGATCATCCTCAAAAACGTCACAATCAAAAACTTCATGAGTGTGGGTGCTGTTACACAATCAGTTACTCTCACACAACCTGGCTTGACTCTTGTATTGGGCGAGAATCTAGACTTGGGCGGCAACGGCAACCGGAATGGTGTTGGCAAATCGACGCTGATTTCAGCCATTTGTTATGCCCTGTATGGTCAAGCTCTTACTAACATCAAGAAAAACAATCTCATCAACAGCATCAACAAAAAGAACATGGTGGTGAGTATTGAGTTTGAAGCCCACGGCAACAGCTACAAAATTGAACGTGGCCGTGCCCCTAGTTTTTTCCGCTATGTTGTAAATGATGAATCAGTAAATGAAAACAAAAGTGCAGACGAAGCTCAAGGCGAAAACAAAGATACTCAGAAAGAGATTGAGAAGGTATTGGGCATCAGCCACACCATGTTCAAACACATTGTGGCTTTGAACACCTATACTGAGCCATTTTTGAGCATGGGTGCTGGAAAACAGCGAGAAATAATTGAAGAGCTGTTGGGAATTACATTACTGTCTCAGAAGGCAGAAAACCTCAAAAAGCTTATTCAAACAACCAAACAAACTATTGAACAAGAAGAGTTCAAAATACATACTATCAAAAACAGCAATACACGTATTTTGAGCACTATTGAAAGTTTGAATCAAAAAACCCAACAGTGGGATACTCAACATCAGAACAAAATTCAAGACTTGGAAAATGCACTAGATGCTTTGAGTCATCTTGATGTTGAGCAGGAAATTCAAAGTCACAAAGACAATCTTGTGTATCGTGAACTTCAAACAGCATTGAAGAATGTGCGCAGCCAAAGCCAAACAAAAACACAGCATGGAACACAGCTGAAGGCGCAACAAAACAACTGGTTAACTCAGTATAGTCAAATTCAAGACCACAACTGCGCAATGTGTGGTCAAAAGATTCATGACGAGAAACAAACACATCTGCTGGACGACCTTGAGCACAAAATTACCAAACTGGACAGCAGCATTCAAACACTGGAACAGGAATGCCTGAGTTTGACACAAGAACTGGATGAGCTCATGGGTCTGTCTAGTGCTGTATCGCTAAACCAAACATTTTACAAAAGCATTGATGAGGCATATGAGCATCGAAACAGTCTCACACTTCTTAGTGGTGAACTGGACAAACTTAAGCTTGAAACCAATCCTTATCAAGCCCAAGTGGGTAATTTAAATGACACACTGCAAGAAGTCACTTATGATTCACTAAATGAACTCAGCCAACTCAAAGACCATCAAGAGTTTCTCTTGAAGCTGCTAACAAACAAAGACAGCTTCATCCGAAAGCGTATTATTGATCAAAACCTCAGCTACTTGAATCACAGACTGGGTGAATATCTAGCTGGATTGATGTTGCCACACCAAGTTAAATTCAGCAACGACTTGGGAGTTGAGATCATGCATATGGGCGTAGACTTTGACTTTGACAGTCTCAGCCGAGGTGAACGCACAAGAGTTTGTTTGGCACTCAGCTGGGCATTCCGAGACATTTTTGAAAACATGAACACCAGCATCAACTTCATGGCTGTTGATGAGATCCTTGATGTGGGACTTGACAGCACAGGACTTGAAAGATCTCTAGAGACGCTTAAGGCTATGAGCAGAGATCGGAACAAGAACATTTTGTTGATCTCACATAGAGAAGAGCTAACAAGTCGCTGCGATCGAGTTTTGTATGTTATCAAAGAGTTAGGTTTCACTCGTTTCAGCTATGAAAGCGGTGAGTAATTATCTGTACTCCATAAATATAGATATATGCCGGTCACGACCCTGGCAGGTCCACCGGCTCTATCGCTTTAAGGGAGCAACAGCTATGTCTATTTATCGTAATATCAAACCCTTTGGGTTTTATGTGTATGCCTACTTAAGAAAAACAACATCCAACAATGGTCCTGCAGGAACCCCTTATTATATTGGAAAAGGGACCGGCATACGTTACAAAGAAAACCACGGAACTCTACCTGTACCAAAAGAAGCATGGAGGATTGTTGTCCTTGAACAAGGATTAACTAATCTTGGTGCTGTTGCGCTCGAAAGAAGGCTGATACTCTGGTGGGGACGCCTGGATAATAACACAGGTATATTACACAATCGAACTGATGGCGGGGATGGGGCAGTTGGGAAGATAGTCTCTGATGAATCAAGAATGAAAGCAAGTGTTAACAATTGTGGCAAAAAAAGAAGTGCAGAAACAATCAAGAACATAAAAGATGCATTATCTCTTATCGACAGGTCAGGAGAGAATCATCCGTTATATGGCAAAAAGCATTCTGATGAAGCTAGATCTAAAATGAGCGAAGCTAAAAAAGGCAGGTCCTATGAAGAAATTTATGGCCCAAAAGCAGAAGAGATGCGAGCTGCACGCTCACAAAAATCTCGGGGACGAAGTCTGTCTGCTGAGACCAAAGAAAAGATAAGTTTAGCAAATCGAGGCAAGAAAAAACCTGCAGGCTTTGGAGTCCGAATGTCCGCAGTAAGGTCTGGCCAAAAAGTCTCTGAAGAAATTTTGAAGAAGAGAGCACAGATATTCGAAGCAACAAAACAAACTTGTGAACATTGCGGGAATATCTTTGGTTTAGCGAACTATATCAGATGGCATGGTCCTAATTGCAAAACTCAACCTAACCAACTACTATAGGCGATTCGATTGGGATTATACACCAGCAGTATAACTCAGTTCAGCAATCTTCAGCTTGTTTTGTTCAAAAAATGGCTCAAACTCTGTTATTACAAAGGTTTTGTAACGTGCGTGGTTTTCAACCGTGAAGTCAGCCAAATGTTTTTGATCAAAACAAGCATAACTTCCTTTGTGATTGATGCGTATGACAACAAACCACAAATCTTCTGGATCACATGTGTCAAGTGTTTGCTCTATCCAAGCATCCAGTTGTTTGATATCTCCATTGCACATGAGTCGATGCCACGGAAAGTCTTGATAAAACTTACTTTCAATCACCAGCTTTTTCATATGGGAAGGTGGAATGAGATCACTTTTGAAGTAGCTGATTTGCGTAGCATCCATAGTGTCTTTTCTCTTGGTGTTTGCTCCTCCAATGAAGGCACCAGAATTAGGAACCCTAATAAATTTGGCTTCATATAACGTTGTGAGAAACTTGGCTATCCGTAATTCGCCTGCATTTCCTTTTGCCTTGCCTTTGGACCCTGCCATATGTTTTTTCCTGTAATCCAGAAAAAGCTCTGGAAGTCTTTGATTTTATAGTTTTAGATGGCTATAATCAAAATAACAAAAGAGCATTTCAAATGAAGCACAACAAGCCACAACACCGCAGCATTTTTATTGTAGTTGATCCAGTAGATCAAAATCGGCTCAATAGTTTTTTCCGACAAGAGTTGGGATTTTACAATACCCTTGTAGGAACCTTTGGAAGTCGTGTAAGAGCATTTCCACAAACTATTCTCAACATCACACACGATCAAGCATCACTCTTTTGTGATCTAGCCAAATACAATCTCAACATTCGCGAATTGGTGAAAAAGCCTCAAGAATGGCCTGAACAACTGAAAAGTTATTTTCCAGTTGCTTTTGACAGACTCACACAAAAAACAATTTTGACCGAAGCGCAAATTATGATGTTTGAATCTGCCGGAGCCAATCGCTGGATTATGATTCCAGAAGCCAAAAAACAGATGGCTAGAGCAGTTATTGATTTTTACAAAGAGCAAGCAGACATTTTGGCTCATCCCCAATCAAGCGATATAATTGAGGTGGCTTACAAGACACCACCCAGCAGCTTGAGTGAGTTGGAAATCAGCAACAAACGTCATGCACAGATCCCTCGTAATGAAATCAAATACAAATACAACAACACTGAACAACATACAGAAATTTGGACTCCGTTAACTACAAAACCCATTATTATTCCGCATTTTAACCTTAACGAATACAATCGATGGACAACAGCAATAGTCAAGCAAGAGAGTGGTAGATTCTGTGAATACAACACACCTTGGGTAATTGACTTCAAAAATACAAAAAACAATTATCTTTTGAAATATCTAGACAGCACAGCACGTAGTCCAGGCAATTATAGAATCAGCAACTACGCATAACAGAGTATATTTTTAAAACATAGTGGCTTTATATGATGGTGTAGTGTCCATCCGTATCTACCAGGCGCGAAGGCCGGGGAAAATTGCGTATGAGGGTTTACGGTTCTATGCCCTCGCCACAAAAGTGAACAAAAAGGATCCAGCCTCTCACTGTCCCGTGACGCTGGAAGGGGTTCAGTCAACAGCCTGTCTGACTGAATTCCCTGCGTGTGTGATGAGCACATAACCGAGAAGGCAGCTCCATGAGCATAAGTCCGAGAAGAGAGTCAGGAACGCTGGAAATAGGTTCTCCGCCAGCTGGAAGCAATTCCCAAGACGAGACAGGCAGGCCGAAGCCCTATACGAAAGCCTTTTCACACTTCTCCTCCCGGTGGGGAGAAGTGTGACTTCCTCCCTAACGAAATACCCAGAACTATTATCAGTCCAACAAGTATCCTATTCCAGATCCAATAATATCATCAATAAGATCATTGAGATTCATACTAGATCACGCCCAGCTAAAATTATCACTTCTTTGATTGAGCCTTCCTATAAGCTTCGGCTTGCATCTCATAGTGTTTGGAAATAGTTCCACTCAAAGATTTCATCTGTGAAGTGGTGAGACGCCAAGCTTCACTGTAGGTGAGTCCTCCGTTCATGTAATACACTAGGTTGGCAATATCGCTTTCAATCATTTCCACTTCTTTTTCGCAGCTTCTCAGTACTTGGGTGATGGCTACATGATCACCCCTGAGAAGCTTTAGTCGAAAAAACTTGTGGGATCAAAGTCAATTGACTGGCTCCAAGTGTGTGAGCAACCGTCGCATTGAAAAGAGGTTTCGGTATCAATACCAGTTTTGTTGAGCTCTTTCAACTTGTCGATGATGGCGTTGGCACTGGTTGTGGGAATACCTTTCACAAACTCTTGAATGTATTCTTGATTGGTGACCAGTTCACCACTACTGATTATTTTGATTTCAGTTATGCTCATGGCCATGATGTCCAATGTGCGTTTGGCCATGTGATTCACTTGTTTGGTCACACTACTGATCTTTTCTGCATCAGTTGTGTCTGTTTCTTGTAACACTTTGATGCTTCTGGCTTGTTCCACTTCATTCAACAGTTGTAGATTTCTCTGCTCAAAGTTGTAAGGACGCAGGAAAACTTGGAGTGCTCCATCTATTTCAATATAGGTGGGGCCTTCAACATAAGTTTGTGTTTCGATAAATGCAGAGAGGTCTATACCAAAGTTGTGCTCTTTTCCACAACTGGGACATGTGGTGTCTATTTCCATAGTTGACCCTGCACTGGCAATTCTTATGGCAACAAGTAGGGTGTTGATGTCAGGCTCCACAAGCTTCTTGGGATCTTTGACTCCAGGAACACAGTTTCGGAAAACACTCAACAATGCATCGCCATTCAACAGCGCATCAGGAGTTTTCAACATGATTTGATCAATAGCAGTCAACGGATACACTGCCATTTCGCCATTGGCTGAAGTCTCAAGGAAATCACTAGGATAAAATTTGCCTCGTGTTGGCAATTGTGCATAGGCCTTGGGTGTGTGAAAGTATTGACTCAATGGATTACTCATTACTGGCGCCCTATTATCTAAGTATGTTATTCCCTAGTATTTAAGGGGCTTAAATATGGGTAGTCTCCTGTTGTGAGAAAATTTGTATGAGTTTTACAGCTAGTGAATTGAAAGATATCAGCAAGAATTGGGCCCAGGAGCGCACTCTCGGAGAGTTGCGTGACAAGATGGCGTCAAACAACAGTATTTTGGCTGCTATTGCTAAAGAAAAGTTCAACTTAGATGCTGCAACTATTCGCTCATTTGAAGATGCTATTGATGATGCCAAAGATGGCTTGACAGAACTTCAAAATAGTGCGGAGAAAGCTAAAAGGGCTCAGGTCAATCAACTGCGTCATGAACAACGCATGCAAGGCTATGAACAGGAAATCAAAGGCAATTACAAACGCAGTGTTGATGATTTACGCTCAAGCTTAGACAAAATGAGTCGATTTGACAGCAGTAGACTGTATGAAGGTGTCACAAGTGGTATCAACAGCTTAAGCTATAATTTCCGTAAGGCAGATGGTAGTGCAACTGGGTTAAGCACAGCATTTGCTGGCTTGAACAAAGTGGTGGCTGTTGTTGCTGCTGGTGTGGGAATTTTTGCTAGCGGAATGCCAGCTTTTCAGGCCATGGCAAACACCGGTGTTACTTTTGGCGGCAGTCTTGAAAAGATGCAGGAAATGGTTGGTCGTACAGGTTTGAAGCTGGAAGAGTTTCAAGGACTTGTTGGGCAATTTGGTACTACAATTGGTGGAGTGGGTGAAGAAAATTTTGCCAAATTGATTCGGGCAACACAAACAGCTACTAGGGAGTTTGGTATGTACGGCCAGACGTCTCAACAACAGGCTGAGTCCGTTAGTTTCTTTGTGAACAGCTTAGTCGAAGGTGGGCTTTCATTCCAGCAAGCAAGCGCAATGAACGAACAAGGCACTGCACAATATTTGCGTGAGCTTACAGCACTTACTATTTTAACTGGCAAAGATAGAAAAACATTAGAGGCTAGACAAAAAGAGCTAGATCAAGATAGATTTATTAGACTTCGGGTTAGGCAATTGGAACAGACCAATCCTGAAGCGGCAGCAACATTTAAGAAAAACACTGGCCAATTGGCAATGGACATAGGGCCTAAATTGACAAGAGCCATAGCAGGCATGCAATATGGGCTTATGCCTCCTGACGAGCAAATGCGCGCCTTTATGAGCATAGGCGGGACAATGTCTGGAATGGAGCAATTGTCTAGGCAGCTAACATCAGGATCTACCTTAGACATGATGGAAGGAGCTGGGAATTTAAAACGTAATTTTAGCCAAGGACAGGGCTTAAATGATTTTGTAACACAGGCGTATCTGGGAAGTAAGTACGCAGGAGCAGGTGACATAGCTGATGAATTATATGGAGACGCAGCACGGGCAAAGGCGGCTGAAGCGCAGCCAGGAGGTATGCAGAGGATACTTGATATCTTCACCGGAAGAGGTGGAAACTTAGATCAAGCTACTACTGCCATGCAAAAAGTGACTATGGATACTGCTCGTATCACTGGTGACTTCAAGGCAGCGCTCTGGGCAGCTACACAACAGTTGGGCTTGTTTACGAAAGTTCTTGAACCCTTGGCAGCAGCAACTGGCGCAGGCGCAGGAGCAGCAAACTCATTTTATGGAATGGCTGCCAGTGGTATGTCCGGAGCAGCTTCGGCCTTAATGACAGGAGCTGCTGTGGCATTGATGCCTAAATTGCTGGCAAGTACAGCTTTAAAAGCTGCAATACCACGGTTACTGGGAGGAGGAGGCTTGGGTTTGACTTCAATGCTGGGCTCAACAGGAATGATGTCTGGTATGATGGGCGGGGCTGGTAATCTTGCTGCTAGAGGAGGGTTGTTAGGAATGACAGGAAATCGCTTACTAGGTTCGGGGTTAAGTAGAGGCATTTTAGGAGGAGGTTTAGGAGGACTCGCAGGAGGGATGGCGGGCGCAGGACTTGGTAGCATGCTGGGCCTTGGCTCATTTGGTAGTGGTGCCTTAGGCGTATTAGGTGGGGCAGCAGGCGGCTTCTTGATGGGTGGGCCGGTGGGGGCACTTGTAGGTGGTCTGGGTGCTGCACTACCTATGCTTATAAGTTCAGCAAGTGCATCAGAAGCAAGGCCAGGTGATCAAACTGGCAATGCTGGTGGTTTATTACAAGATTCAACTGCACTTGTTGAAATGCAAGCAAGCAGCACGTCATATGTTTCTGCTATGGCTGCACTTGTAAGTAGAGTAGCAGCACAAGCCACTATGACTAGTCTTGCTCCACCAATAGCACCGCAAAACGATGCACTATTAGGTATGGTCACTACCTTGAACAGCACAGTGGCAGCACAAACACCCTACATCCAAGATCAAGCAAGACAAGCACGTATCACAGCTGGAATAATTGGTGACTTTGCCTAGAGGTAATCTTTTTTCTGGGTATTTTTCTCACATAAATATCAAAAACCGAGAGAAACAGAACCCTGATGGCTTGGAAAAAATATTTCACAACAGTACCGAGTCAAGCTAGACTCACTGCAAGACTAGCAGAAATCAACAAAGACAACAGTCAAGGTGCAACCACTACAAAATTCAGCAGTTATTTGCCTGAAGTCTATGCTGGTGCTCCAAACCGAGTTGAACGCTATGTGGCTTATGAACAAGCTGATTTAGATAGTGAAATCAATCGCAGCTTGGACACTATTGCTGAGTTCTGCACACAAAACCAAAGTGATGATGAGCCTATTCCTTTCCGATTTATTTGGAAAGGTGATGTTACTGAAACTGAAACAGAACTTTTGGCCAGTGCACTTCAACAATGGTGCAGCATCAATAAACTGAATCAACGAATCTTCAAAATATTCCGTAATACTGTCAAATACGGTGATCAATTTTTCGTCCGAGATCCAGAAACCTATGAGCTGTTGTGGGTAGATTCAGCCAAAGTGGAAAAAATCATTGTCAATGAGGCACAAGGCAAAAAAATTGAACAATATGTGATTAGAGATTTGGATTTCAATTTACAAAGTCTAGTGGCAACCAACCCTCTTGTGCATGATCAATACAGTTTCCCAGGAGGTTACCCTCGTAGTGCGAACCCAGCAGCTGGTGCAGGCAACATCAACTATGGACAGCCCACAACACCTGGCGGCCGTACCAGCAGATTTTACAATCCAGCCAACAGCATGGCAATTGATGCCAACCACGTGGTGCATCTCAGTTTAAGTGAAGGCTTGGATCAATATTGGCCTTTTGGCACCAGCATCATTGAAGCAGTTTACAAAACTTACAAACAAAAAGACCTTTTGGAAGACTGCATTCTCATTTACCGTATTGTGCGTGCACCTGAGCGCAGAGTGTTTAAGATTGACGTGGGTCAGCTGCAAGGTCAACGTGCCATGCAGTATGTTGAAAGAGTCAAAAACGAAATTTACCAAAGGCGACTCCCAAACCGCACAGGTGGTGGCTCAAGTATTATTGACAGCGCCTATAATCCCATAAGCATTACAGAAGATTTCTTCCTTGCAACCAACAGTGAACAACGCGGCACAACTATTGACACTTTGAACGCTGGCGAAAACTTGGGCACTATTGACGACTTGAAATACTTCAACAACAAGTTGATGCGCGGGCTGGGTATTCCCAGCAGCTATTTGCCCACTGGACCAGATGATGGCACAGCAGTTTACAACGATGGCAAAGTGGGAACAGCATTTATCCAAGAGTATAGATTCAACAAATATTGCCAAAGATTGCAGAACAGTCTTGCGCCAACATTGGATATGGAATTTAAATTGTTTTTGAAGTTCCGTGGCATTGAGGTACACAGCAGTTTGTTTGAGTTGGCATTTAACGTTCCACAAAGTTTCAGTCAATATCGCAACATGAGCATTGACACTGAGCGTGTTAACCTCTTCAGTTCAGCTATGAACAGTGATGCAAGAGCTTACATGAGCAAGAGATATGCGCTCAAGCGTTATCTAGGATGGACAGAAGAAGATATTCTGGAAAATGAGCGGATGTGGAAAGAAGAAAACAACGACAAAGTCAAAGGCAAGACTGGCACCAGCCCCATTGAAGACAGGGGTGTGGGACTGGGATCAATAGGGATACGCCCTTCACCAGAGCCTGATTTTGGTATGGGTGGACCTGAGATGCCTCCTGAAGCCCCGCTTGAGACACCGGGATTTGAAACACCTGAAGTTGCTCCAGGTGCTGAAACACCTCCAACTGAAACACAGTAAATATCAAGATGAATACAAATATCACAAAGACCAATGGCACTACGCTGGCAAGTATTCCGCCAGGACAGTATAACAGCACAGTTTCCAGTTTGATCCTATTTGGTAAGAATTTTGCCAATTACGGTACTTATTTGAATGAAAATCTTGTTCATCTCATGGAAAATTTTGCCGACCAAAGTCCTCCACAAAGTCCCACACAAGGACAGCTTTGGTACAAAACCACAGACAAACAAATGTATGTTTGGGAAGGCAGTGTTTGGAAACTGCTAAATGCAGAAAGCCTGCAACAGATTGCTGATGCAATTGTTAAAAATCGCATTTACGTTGCAGAAAGTGGTAATGATACCAACAGTGGACAAAGTTGGTATAGCGCCAAGCGAACTGTGAAAGCTGCATGTGCTGAAGCAGCTAGACAAATTGCCACAGGTGCATTCCGACCTGATCACACAGCTATATTAGTAGCAGCTGGTGACTATACTGAAGACTGTCCTATTGAAATTCCGCCAGGTGTCAGCATTATTGGCGATAATCTTAGAGCTGTTTCCATACGACCAAGAGTCGCAACTACTGATGTATTTTATTTGAACAGCAAGTGTTATGTGTATGGCATTACTGTAAGAGATCATAGATTGAATCCATCAGCATTGGATATAACTCCAGCAGGTTATGCCAACACAAGTGGAGTGAATACATCTGCACTGATCTCTACAACTCGACAAACAGGATTTGCCTTTGGCTTTGCTCCAGGTGCAGACATCTTGGTCAGTCCCTATGTACAAAACTGTTCCAGCATTAGTGGCGATCCAGACACTGGATCAGGGATTTACCCAGGTGGTGGCGGTGTGTTGATTGATCCCAGTGTTTTGGGACCCAATAATAGGATTCACAGCATTGTTATTGACGCATTTACTCAAATCAATCTTGGTGGTATCGGCGTCAAAGTCATTGGCAAAGGCTACATGCAGTTGGTGAGTTTTTTCGTTAACTTCTGCCAGTTTGGCTTGCTGTGCCTTGATGGTGGTCACGTGACTGCATTGAACAGCAATTGCAGTTTTGGCAATTATGCTCTTTGGAGTCAAGGACACCGGTATCTTGAAACCACTGACAGCCCTGTGGCTGTAAATCAAACTTGGGCCACCAATGGTGTCAGTTCTGATTTTGTCACAACGGGTGGCACTTATGTTTTGCCAAATCAATTCAGTGACTTGGAAGTGCAATTTTTAGACACTGCAACACCGTTGCTGCCCACTGTTGACTATACAATATCAAAAGGTGTAACAGCGGGTGGTTTGCCTTGTTCAGTTATTAGCTTGAAGTCTTTGCCCATAGCTGGCCGGCAATTGCGAGCCAGGATCAAGTTTGGCTCCTTGATTGAAGCCAGCGGCTATACCATGAGCTATGCTGGTGCTGGCTTGGATTATGCCAAACTCAGCCCCAGTCAAGATGGCAGTGGCTACGCTGATCCCAACAAATATACTATTGCACTAGCTGGTGGACGTGTATTCCATACCACAACTGACGAAAGCGGAGACTTTTATGTGGGGGCTGTGACACCCAATCCAGCGTTTCAAGTTGGCGGATTGACTATTGCCAATGGCGGAGGCAGCTATAACGTAGGGGATACATTGAATTTCATTACCCCAGCCAACGTTAACAGCACCTATGCTGTGCCCACAACACTTAAGGTTTTGAGTGTGTCCAGTGGTGTTATTACAAGTGTTGCGATTCTTATTCCTGGATACTATCTACTTTCGGCGCCAGGTAGCACAACAATTGGCAGTTTGCCCACAAATCCCATTAGTGCAACGTCAACAAGTGGTGGTGGATCGTCAGCTACTTTTAACTTCGTGTGGGAGAAACCTCCTGCCAGACCCAGTTTCCGCATAAATCAGAGACGAGGTGCTATTGATGGACGCAGCTTTTATCAAAGCATCTTTGGATTTATGACTCCCTTTATACTTGCTCTTTCACGCAAAGGATCTTAACATATGCCTGCACCTATTTTTAACTTTCGTAATGTCAAAGTTAGAGTTACAAATGATCAACCCACAACCATTTACAAAGTTTCAAGTTACGATCAAACTATTCCCAACACAACATTGCCTCCAGGTGTAGATCCAACTGAAGTCAGTATTGTGTTGTTGACTGTTCAATGCAGCAACATTACAGGCAGTCCCAGCAGTCCTACTCTACGGAAAACCATCAATCTCAGTGTATGGATTGATAATCCTCCTGATCCAGCCTATCTGCCCACTGGTAGACGTTACCTTGTTAACAATTACACAATTATTCCCAACAACGCTTTTGACCCCTTGAATGGCAATTTGATCATGAGCAGCGGAGATACCTTGGTTGTACAAGTAAGTAATCCTCCAGCAGAAACAACCAATACCAGTACTGATAACTGTGTTGATGTTGTTGTAAGCCTATTGGAAATTGCCAATGCGACTGCCAATTAAGGACTAAGCATGCCAAAGCTACTTGATAACCGCGTTGTTGGATCAGCTGATCTTATTGATGTGCAACTGGAAGGTGTTCCAGCTGGCTTGGTATTGAAAGTCTCTGCCAACGGAGAGCAATTCTTTTTTGGGCAACAAATTGGACCACCTGGACCTCCAGGTATTATTGGCACAGCAGGGAGCCCTGGCCCTCAAGGACCACCAGGAGATGACACATTTGTTGTTGGTCCACCTGGGCCTCCTGGTCCTCCTGGTATGGGAGGGGGAATTCCTGGAAGCCCAGGAGTTCAAGGACCTCCAGGTCCAAACAAAGGCCCGCCAGGCGATCAAGGACCCAATGGTGATACTGGGCCAACAGGACCACAAATAACTGATCAACAACATTATGCAGCAGTTTTCAGCACTGCTGGTCCACAAACATGGACAGCGCCACCTGGTGTTAGGCGTGCTAGAATAACACTGATCGGTGGAGGGGCTGGGGGAACGTTGGGCATTTATGTGCCTCCAGGTTCAGTTCCACCTACAGAAGGTGGCCCTGGGGCTGGCGGCGGAGGACTATTTTGATTACCATAAGTAGTAACAGAGTCGTAGCATAAGACAGCCATTGTCTATTATAGGGATTTAAGGCTATGCAACGCTGGGACTAAACAGTTGGGGTGTAACAATGGATAGCTATAGAGGATTACTGTTATGAGTGGAAGCATTGGCGGATGGTTTACTGGCCTGGCTGGAGGCTCTGGAGCAATTTTACGGCTGTGGGTAGATATAATCCCAAATGCCACCTATAATCTTCAAGTTGGTGCTGGAGGTCAAGGGCAAACATCTGCCACAGTTCCTCCAACAAATGGAGGCAACACTACTATGAGCGGACCAGGTGGAGTATTTTATTCTGCTGGAGGCGGCGTAGCAGTGAGTGGAGGCAATGCAGGCACGACACCAAACATAATTTGGCCCTTGGTACCTGGATCATATCTCCATGGTTTGGCAGGTGCAGGAGGCGATCCCACTAAGCCAAATCCTGCAGGGTCAAATGGCTCAGCTGGCCTTATTTTGATTGAATGGATTAACTAATGCCTCGCTTACTTGATAACCGTATTGTTGGCCCATCACGAGACGTTTTGACTACAACATTATATGGGGCACCTGCCGGGTATGTGTTACGAGTATCCCCCACAGGAGATACACTTGTGGTCACAACCCCAGGTGGCCCACTGGGTCCTCCAGGTCCTCCTGGCCCCGCTGGACTAGCAGGGCCTGTTGGGCCACCTGGAGCCAGCAGTGCATTAGTAGGTGATACAGGTCCCCCAGGTCCTCCTGGTCCTGCAGGAGGACCTCCTGGTCCTGCAGGTTTAACTGGACCAACGGGACCAGGCGGGGGACCAGTGGGTCCTCCAGGACCGCCTGGAATTACTGGACCTATTGGGCCGCCTAGTGGCAATCAAGATATAAATGCAGCACAACTTGTGTCTCCTGGTGTATGGACAGCACCCCCAGGTGTGTTTTCTGTTAAGCTGACACTTATTGGAGCAGGGGGAGGCGGTAGTTTGCCCGTGAGTGGGGGTAGTCCAATTGAATTTGACAATAGTGCTCAATCTGGTTGGACAATACAAGGTATTCCTGGAAGCAGTGGTGGCGTAAATGAACAATGGGTAACTGTGCAGGGCGGACAAAATTACAATGTCACAATAGGAGTTGGGGGTAGTGGAGCTATAATATCTGGAGGTGGGGTGTACCCCAATGAAAATAATATTCCAACATATTACCCACAATATATATACGTTCCACCAAGTCCTGGCACCCCTACAACATGGAGTGGTCCAGGCAGTCCCACAGTCGTAGCAGGCGGCGGCCCATCAGCAGGCACCCCCGCAGGAATTCTGGGTACTCCTGGAGTGAATTCCCCCTTAAGTGTGGGATTGGGTGTGGCAACAGTCTATGGATTTGGGGCAGGAGCAGAACAACAGGGCGGCCCTGGTGCAGCACTTATAGAATGGATTTAAAAGATGCCAAAACTTCTTGATAAGCGTATAATAGGCGGGTCTGCAGACGTCCTGAATACAATACTGATTGGTGTGCCTGCTGGGTTGCCCCTTATAGTGGCGCCAACAGGCGCCGCTTTGCTGTTGGGTCCAGCCACAAGTTTTCCAGGCGTAAGGGGGCCTACAGGGCCTACAGGATTGGGAGGAGCGCCAGGATTTGGTGGATTTCCTGCCCCTCCAGGTGTAAAAGGTGCCACTGGGTCTGCTGGGCAGCCTGGCCCATTAGCAGGACCACCAGGCACACTAGGGGCAACCGGGCCAGTAGGTGGCGCTGGCCCGACCGGAGACCCAGGGGCAACAGGAACTCTTGGTTTTCCAGGACCCCAAGGGACAGGCCAAAAATTAGCAGTAGCTGGCTTTTTGTCTCCCAGTACATGGGCTGTGCCTGCTACAACTACTAATGTAAAAATCACAACTGTGGGCGGAGGAGGAGCAGGTGGTTGGGGAGCAATTTATACAACACAGGATTACACAGGTGCTGACGGCGGCTATGCTGATGGTCCCACTATAAAACTAATTGGAGGCAAGGGTGGACCAGGTGCCGCTATAGAAACATGGATACCGGTCACGGCAGGCAGTAATTTGCAAGTAATAGTTGGAGGTGGTGGGGCTGCTAACATTAGTAATTCTGGAAACCCTGGCACGCCCAGCCAACTTTTGGATCAAAGTGGAATAGCCCTTGTTACAGCAGGTGGTGGAAGCGGCGGCCTCAATGCCAACATCTTCACACCCGGTGCCAATGGTGCGAGAGGAACTGCCACCAGCATAGGCCCGCTGGTTTACTTGAATGCTGACTTAGGCCTTAGGTTTGGTTACGGGGGCGTGGGCCGAGACGATACATCAGCATCAGGTGGACAACCAGGTGCAGTTCTTATAGAATATGTTGCTGTAGGTCCTTAACGCAGTGCTGGACCAGTTAACCAAGCCACCAAAGTGCGGCGTAACCCACTTGTAACGGGTGTTACTCTATGCAGAACAAAGCTGGGAAAAACGGCTACAAGGCCTAGATCCTTGCTAATGGTTTGTGGATCAGCGCCTAACTTAACTTGTAGATTGCCACCTTCATACTCACAGGGATCGCTCAATTGTAAAACTACACTGAGTTTTCGAGGACCGTGGTTTGTGGAAGTGATGCCACTGTCAATATGCCAGGTGTAGTGACCCTCATCATCCCCGTAGTATTCAGTGTATTGCAGGTGTTCACCAAATCCCCACAAATCAAAGCGAAAATGCTGGCCATTTAAATTACGAACAATATTACCCAAGCGTTGATAAATCCAATCAGTGTCAGGACTGGCTTCAATCCAACTGGTTTTGCTTTTGCGTATTTGTTCATAATTTTGAGCGGGATCAAATCCACCAATTACCGCTTTTCCTGGCTGTCTAGCCTGCCCTAGTTGAATTATCTTTTTTATATCATCTCCTGAAAATCCATCTTTCCAGGTTGCTACGTTTGCCTCACCAGCGCCAAAGCTGGGACTTGGTAAAAATTGATAAATTGACACTCTGTTGCTCCCTTTGATTTGAACTATACAAGGGCCTTTGTTTCTCTGCAATAAATAGATTTATGAGAGCAATGGATTTAGATAGTGCTGGCTATTACAGCCCAGACCAAGATCATTATACTATGCAAAATCAGTATGACCCGCGTCGACCCAAGATTACAATCGCACATTTAAATCAAATGAAAAGAATGCGTAGTGCCAAGAAATTGGAAAATCTTGTGCGCAGAGATCTTTTGGGCCTGTTGTATGGCGCTCCCTCTGCTGAAGGCGGCGGAATGCCAGGCATGTAGTCTAAAATTGCCTTATTTTCCATATAAATCCAAGTTATTCTTCAACTCCTTCTAAATAAACACAGAGTCTATCAACTTTACCAAAGGAGACAAACTATGGCTAATAGCAAGCTGTTGAAGGTAATGGATTACCTTATCAACGAGCAAGAAGACAAGGCTCGTGACCTGTTGCACCAAATCTTCATTGAGAAGGCACGTGCAATTCACGAGGAAATGCTAAGTGACGACGAGCATGAAATGGACAGGGACGAGGGCAGAAATCTCGGAGATGACATTGAATTTCACAAAGAAGAAATTGAGAATGAAGAGCATTATGGCGACGGCACAATGGAAGATGTTGACCTCGATGACGCGGTTGAAGATCTCACAGTAAGTGCTGGCGATGATGAAGATGCTGACGATGTTGATGTTGACGTGGAAGACGATGACATAGACATGGACGCTGAAGACGACATGGACGATGAAGACGACATGGACGATGAAGAAATGGATGCTGATGAAGCTGAAATGGATGCAGACATGGACCACGACGAGGAAGCTGAAGGCGAGCGTCTAAAAGACATTGAGCAAGCAATTGAAGAGTTGACTGCTGAATTTGAAGCTATGAAGGCTGAACTACATGGTGAACATGGTGATGCAGAGGGAGATAAAATGCCCCTGCAGGAAATGGCAGATTCGGGCACTACGCCTGGTGGTAAACAGTACAAAATTAGCGGCGATTTTGAAACCGTGACTGTTAATGGAACTTCTTACCCAATCCGCAAACTGAGTGGTCAAGGGGACAACCCCGACTACGTAATAGATGACATCCATATTGGTCAAACATATCAGGACATGCCACACCCTGACGCGGATGAGGAAGACTATGAGGAAGAATATGAAGTCTGGACAGAAGCACCAGGACAAGCAGATAACACCCTACACGTTGGTACGTGGGATGAGTGCTGGAACTTTTTAATTGATCAACTAGGAAGTGAAGACCATTCGCGTTTGAAAAGACGCCTACAGCGCGATGCTAGCGGTGGTGGCATGAGAGAAGGCTGGATGGACAACACTGACGACCTTGATGAAGACTATGATGATCTTGATGAAGCCATTGCCCTCGATACAGTTCATGTTGATCTCAAGAAAGTTGGCGAAGTTGGCTCAGGAAAGTTTTCTCGTAGTGATGTAAGCAAGCATAGCCCAGTGCCCAAAGGCGTTCAAAGCCCTGTTCCAGGTGCCAAGCCAGTTGTGACAGGCAAGGGATCAAAGGCTGATGGATATCATCTTCAATCTGCCCCCACAAGTGCCAGTATGAACTTGTCCAACCGTCGCAAGAAGGCTAGTGAAGACATGACTCATGTCAGCAAGGAAGGCAGCACAAAGGCCATGTTGAACAAAGATCGTTCAGAAGGTTTTGGCGCCGCCAACGTTCGCAGCCCACTGGGCAGCACCGGCACAACACCAAAGAAGTAATTTATCAACAAGAAATTATGCTGTAACTCAAAAGGTTACAGCATAGTTCTTTGAAAAAACACTGGTTTCTTACTGG